TTGCAGTGAAATTAATTGTACCTGCGGTTATACCAACTTCTTGTATATTTGTAGTATCATCTGCAAACGTATTATCAGGTGCAACTAATGTTGGAAAAAATGTTGTTACTAACATTTCTTCAATAATATTTTCTACGGTTCTACCTGTTAAAACAGTACCTGTTGTAATTCCACCAACATCAATATTTGAAGGTGATGCACTATTATAAATTCCAGTAGCACCTGATGATGTAATTATTACAGTGTCACCAGATGTTGTTACATTTGTATTACCAGAACCTAATAATGTTCTTATTTGTGCAGTTTCACCATTAATACCACTTGTTATTCCTGAAAATATTTCACCAGTACCCAAACCAATATTTTCCATACTACTAATACCTGATGTTACACCACCACCTGTTGCTCCTGATGATATTACAAAACCTCTATATTGATAGATTAATGCACTATTATTATCAAAAGTTACCAATATTGGTTTTGATATTTGACCAAATACTGTTGGATCTGTTGATTGTATTCCACCTGCTGTACTTGTTGAAAGATAATATGTTGTACTTGGATTTAAAACAAGTCCACTTATACTAGCACCCTCAAGATAACCAGCATATACTACAATAAATTCATCAATAGTATTAACCTGACTAACAAAACCAATTACCTCACCACCTTGTGTACCATCAGCAATTGCTTTAATATATGTACCACCAGAATATGTGATGACATCACCAATTCCAAAACCGTGTGCAACTTGATTAACAATTTTTTCAATTCTTTCACCAGAACCACTTCCACCACCAGAACCCTTAATAACTAAGTTACCATTACTTACACCTAATTCATACCAATATTCAACATTAGCAATATTAACTGTCAATCCTAAATACCTTTGAGCAATAGGAATCTTGGTATTAACTTCATTAGTGTCAATATATGGTGAATTAGCAGCACTAAGATATTTTTCATCTATTGGTGCACCTACATTTATCTTTAAATTATCACTTAATTGTATTGCCATAATTAATTATTTCTAAATTCCATATAAGTTGAATTAACTTGTTTATTACTCAAATATATTTTATATTGTATTCCATTCCAATATGCACTAGGTGAATCTACATTTGGTATTGCAGGGTCTGGGAATAAATTACCTGCTGGAGAAACTGCACCACCAATAGTACCATTATCTAATCCATTTACATACCATTTTAGTTTTGATGTTGATGTACTTGGAATTGCAAACCATATATAATCATCTGGTGTTCCAGCGAAACTATTTACTACAATAGTTCCATTACTATTTCCAACAACAATATTTCCATTATCTATTAATGATTGTGCTGTTACTGGATTAGTAGGATCAGGTCTATTACTACCTGAAGGTGCACCACCTGAACTTATCTTTCCAAAAAACCAAGGATAAATTGATGTTATTGTATAATTCTTTTGTCCCATAGGATTAGCTTCAGTATTTGTACCCTTAACACCCCATGTATGTGATATTGGAATATTATTATTTATTGTTATTCCTAATGCTAAACTTTCATTACCATCATTTGCGAGTCCAGTACCTAAAATAGCATTACCATTAGTAACATCAATAATTTCAATACTGTTAGGTTGAACATTTCCAGAATTTGTTGTGTTCCAATTAAATGTTTTTGAACCTGACCATGAAACTGGATTACCTACTTGATTTAATAAACTAATATTATTATTAAATAAAGTAAATGTTGGTACTTGATATACTACTAATAAATCTTCCCATAGTTGTTCTAATGGTTTACCTGTAAGTGTAGTACCTGCTGGAATACCACCAACAGTTATTGTAGATGGTGATGCTAAATTATAAAATCCTGTTCCACCAGATGTTGATGGTTCTAAAACTATTCTACTTAATGAATCGTTATATGTTAAAACATAACCATTAACTAATGCACTTGATCCTGTGATAGTTGCATCAATTTCTACACCTTTAGATTGAAGAATACCAACAAAATTAGTTGTACCACTAAGCGTTAAAGTTGTGCCAGCTAATTGTTTAAATTGTTCATCAATAAGTTCTGGTCTTGTGAAAAATGGCATATTATATATTTTATTTCCTTTCTAATTAACGTAACACATTGACCGTCCAGTGAGTTACAAAAAAAATCGAAGTTTATATCGATTATTTGTATATAAATACATAATAAAAATAAAGAAAACCAGAATATTTTAGATTAAACAAAAAAAAACCCATAGGAATGTCCTATGGGTTTTTAAATCAAACTATTAACTAATTTCGGGAGAACCTAATCACCATTTTTACAAGCAGGGCTTTCTAGCTGACAAAACCACCTCTCATAGGTGGTTTTGTCAACTATTTTATATGTTGCGAGTGCTGGACTCGAACCAGCGTAAACCCAAAAGGGACTCCGTGCTTATGAGACAGGCGAGATACCAACTTCTCCAACTCGCTAATCTTAAATATTTTTAGTAGGTTACGTTTCAGGGACTAAAGGGAATATTTTCACCCAATAGTTTGAAAGAGGTTTTTACCTACTATAATTTCTTTTTAAATAAAACTCTGAGACTACAAGTTTAACAATAGGTCTTGAGAGCATTATCTTATTCTCTCATTGTCCAATGCAGTTGCCCACATTATCCTATCATCGCAAGTTAATTACGTTAACCAATCGTATCGTTACATTTTCTACTGCTGTTTCATATCTATCTCACCCGTTTCAGAGCAAACTAACTAGATCGACTAGAATAAACATCCACAACAAATATTCGGATTGGCTACCGACTTACCCCACCTCAATGGCGAGTTATGCGACTTTCTAATGCAACGCCTAAACACTTGTGCTTTTATATTGATATAAAATCTGTTTTGATCTAAATTCAAAAGATTATAAAATTTACAGCTAATTCGGAGTTTTGAAGTCGTGGTTTAGGATGCAGTTGCCCGTCTTTTGAACGATCAATGCTGCACGACTCCATGCGTATACCAATCCGCAATTAATAACCTTCCTGACTTATTTCCCCACCCGAAGATGGTTGTGTTCGCCTTACGGTTTAAGTTACCAACTGGTTGCTTGCCCTTCATCCTTGGTAGGAATTATGAACATCAACCCTACATTTACATTTATTGTATTTTCATACTCAACTATGCAGTCCTTTCTGCATAATCTATGTCTTCATCTGGTTAGACCGTTAGGCACTCCCCAAAAGAAGGAAGATGTATTGTAGTGCTTATTTGAGGTCGCAAGCGACCCGATAGAGTGGACAATTAGCATTTCCACCTAACCCTTATCCCGATTTCTCGGTTTATCTTTTCAATACCCGAAGGTAATGAACTTACTATCCGAAGACAGCAGGGAGCATAAGCACCCCCAAAAGTTTTCAATATATTAAAGAACGTTTTCTTAATAAGTGGAGTTGATAGGTCTTACACCTATACCTGCACCTCACAGGTGCTATACTAATTTATACTACATCCCCATAATTTATTACCTTTACTTCTTAAAGGTGTTGCAAATGTAAAATACTTAAATTTAATATGCAAGTATTTTGTAAAATATTTTAAAACTTTTATTTTTTGTTTTTGTGTGATAATAAATACGGATTTATTCCTCAAAGGTTACAAAAAATTCCATTTTTTTATAAATAATTTAATTATTTTTCATAACATTTTGACTTTCACGTTGTTGTCTTAATATTTCAGTTAAATCTGTTTTAGATTTATCTCCAATATCTTCTCCTTCGTGAAGATTTTTCAATATTTCTTTACCATTTTCAATAGCAATAGGTTTAATGTGTTCAATATTTTCATTACTATTATTTATTTCATCTGCTTCATTTTCACTACGTGCTTTATATCTTTCACTTATTTCTTGATTTAAATTATCTATTTTTTCTTCAGTAATTGTAGGTAAATTAATTCTAGTAGGATCATTAACTGGATCAGTCAATGCTATTTCCATAGTATCATTATTAAATATACAATCTTTAAATACATGTCCATCACTTGCCATTCTTGCTTTTAGAATAGCAATATTAGCTTGTCCTATTAATTTTTGTTCTTGAGTTTTTGCAACAGACATCAAAAAATGTGTTTTTTGTGCACGTTTTATATTACCACCCATTTGACCTGTATCTACTAATTCAGAACCAAATCCACTTCTATTAGTTTGAAGTGCAGTCCAACATGGAATATCTAATTCATGTGCCATACCTTCAAATGATTTAACTATTTGAAGTTCACCAGCATTTTGATCTAAACCTCTTGTATGTGGTTCTAGGACATCCAAATAATCTAATATTATAATATCAAACGATAACCCAAATTTCTTTTTATATCTATTAACATATTGTCTAACTTTAGGCATTGTGGTATCTTCCTGCGAAAATTTCTTTATTATTAATTTACCAAATATATTTTCTTTGTGCCAATCAATAATTTTATCATTTACCTTAACTAGATTATCATCCATTTCAGATAGTGGGATTTTAGACCATTTAGCAAAATGTTTTCTCCTAATATCATCTTCTTTATCTTCAAAAATAATTTGTAAAACATTTAACCCTAAATTATATGCAGTATTTGCAATATATGTTAATATTGTTGATTTACCAACACCTGATGGTGCTAATATAATTCCAATCTCACCACCACCGAGACCACCATTAGTTAACGTATCAATACCTTTAATACCTGTTGGTATTGGTTTACGAAATTCTTTAGTAAGTGCTCGACTAATATTATCCATAATTTCGATACCCATATCATCTTCATCACCAATCTCACCGATTTTCTTTAAGTCATTTTCAACATTAAATAAAAATTCATCACTATTATTACCTTGTTTAACTTCACCTTGAATATAGGATGCTATTTTTCTATATTCTTGTTGTTTAATAAAATTTAATGTTTCCTTTTGAATTGTATCACCATCATGTTGAAGTTCTTTATTTAAAACTCTTTCGTTCCAATTATTTAATTGGATTGCAACTGCATCCAATAAATCAATTTCAATAGGGTCATTTTTTTTACTGAATTTTCTAATTGCATGTAAAATACTTTTATTTTGTAAATTAGGTGGTTTACCATTTAATTCAAAATATTGTTGTATTATAGAAAAAAATCTTTTAAATGTAGCATCATCAAAATACGATATTTCTAATAATGGAATTGATTTTTCTGCAAATTCTGGTTCACTTACTAATTGCCATAAAATTTTTAATTGAAATTCAGCACCTAAATATTGTGAAATAGTATATTCATCTCCCATCATTATTGTTTACTTGTTTTTACTTGTTTTTACTTCTAGAATAATACATCTAGTACATTAGTCTACGTATATATTCAAAACGCTAGAGTTAACTTTCCAACTATAGGTTTATAAAAATATAACAGGAATTTGTGTTAATTATTTAATTGTTGATGAGTTTGATTACAATAATGAGATTTAATCATTTTAATATAGCTTCTATCAGTTGATTTTTCAATCATTTCACTTCTTCTATTTTTGGATAGTTCTCTTATTTGATTTACATATAATCCATATATGTTAATCAAAGTGTAATCATCCCACATATGATTAACATCTAACTCTTTTAAAGATTCATGTATATCATCAATAATTTCATTAATAATTTCTCTTATTTCAATAGAAAATCTCGAAGCAGGGTTATAATTATCAACATAAAATTTCCTCTCAACAATAGGATTATCATTAATATATAAACCAAATTTACATTCAATACCTTTTATGGTTTTATTACCATATTTATATTTAATAAAATTTGGTTTAGATAGTTTATTTTCATCAATACAATATAAATCTATTAATTTCTTATAATTTTCTAAGAAATCATACCCATAATCCTTATAATTTAAATTTCTTCCTGACATAACTCTTTGTAGATTTTGAATTATTTCAGGAATGGAATCCCGAATGTCAACCGAATATCTAATTATGGGATTAAAAACATCTGCATTGAATATTCTTTCAATTATTATGTCTTTACCTTGATAAAGGACAAATTTGAATTTATTTGTATGTGATTTTTCTTGTACTTTTTCAGTCATTTTATGTGTGTGTTATTGTTATAAATTGTTTAATACAAATATACGTTAAATTTGTCTAATATGTCAACCATTTACATGTGATTTCTTGTAATCTTTTAACATTTTTTTCTCACTCATTATAATAGGATAAAATGGTTCTATATAATTAACAAAGTTACCATTATATACTGTTAAAAATTCGTCTTCAATCATCATATTAATTAAATTTTTAGAATTTCTATTTTCATCATTTAGTGGTAGTGATAGTTGTTCTAATTCTTCTTCAGCATCATCATTTAAAAATGGATCATCTAGATTAATAAGTTGATAATTTAATTTTAATCTATCTACATTTTCGGTTAAATTTGTAAGTGCTTTTAGTGGTTTCATTTTCTTACTAACACGTTCTTCATTAATCTTATCTGCATTAGTACATATTTCTTTTACAGATACATATCTATTTGCTAATTCTGGGAAATGTTTTAATAATGTTTTTATTTTTAATCCCTGAATACCTTGAATATTATCCGAGACATCACCTTCAATTATTTTCAAAGTTAATCCGTTTTTATAATCATATGGAAAATGTAAGAAGAAATTATGTTTATCTATAATCATATCAATATTATCAAACATAATTTTAATATTTAATTTTAATAATTGAACAAAATCTCTATCATTGGTATAAATTATAATATCTTCTTTATTATGATTTTCATTGCAATATTCTGCAATTAAATCATCAGCTTCTACATTAAATACCTCAATTTGTCTTAGAAAAAGTTCTTCTGCATATGCTTGAATTCTCTTACGTTGTTTTAAAACAGATTCGTCTTTTTCTTTCTCTTTCTTAATATCGTAATCAGACATTACTATTCTATCACCCCAAGTCTTATCTTTTCTATTTGCTTTATATGCAGGATCAATATTGTGTCTATATATACCACCATTTTCACCATCCCATGCAAGAACAACTTTATTAATTTGATTCTCTTTAACCAATTTCCTAAGTTTGGTCATAAATTGGTATAACCCACCAATATGACCAAACTTTGGTGTATAAACATCTTTAGCACCATGAATCGATCTCTTTAATAGAAATGATGAATCAACTAATAATGTTTTTATTTTCATGTAACTTCACCTGTTTCAGTATCTACATTTTCTAGAAAAGATAAATCCTCATCATTTCTTATTGATACAAATTTAGTTGCAATATCATTTAAATCAACATCACCACCTAATGCATCTCTAAAGAATTTTAAATTATTTTTCTTATAAGTATCAATATCATCCTTATCTGTACCAATAAATCCATGTTTAGTTGAAATAAGTTTACCTTCCATATTTATACCACCTAAAGCACCGTCTATCTGATTCTTCACAATTGCTACTTTTGATTCAATTCCATAGGCAACATCTCTTCCTTTGCTAGTAGCCGTTACTTTTCTAGTTCCATGTGATTGAATACCACCATGATGATATATTAATCTTGCTCCAAAGAAAAACGCTTCACCACCTTTATGTTTTACAACACCAGCACCTTGCATTGAATCTAACCATATTTTTTGTACACCAATAATTGTATTTATATATGGTTTATTTTCTTTTCTTGAAGATGGTATTCTACTATTTAATAGATATTTAAATGATCTTTCAAAAGCACCTGCATTCCACATATTATTATCAGAAGTCCCTTTATCTGCTGCATTAATACTTCTAACACAATCTAAACTACCAAGAGAATCTATAATAATACATAAGTTGTTTTGTAATTCACCTGAATCTTGTAAATTAAGAAAATGTGTTATACAATCAGCCATATCTTCTATTGCTGCTTCTGATCTGTTTTTATCTTTTACTTTTCCAAAATGTTTTAACAAATAATCATTTCTAATCATTATTACTTCATTAACATCTAACCCCATTGCTGTTAATCTATCTTCACCAATATTATTCTCAGTGTCAATAAATATAACTAAATCACCTTCCTTTTGTGCTGCAACTGCTGCTTCTGATACTGATGTTGATTTACCTGTATTTGAAAAACCACGTGCAAGTGATACGTATCCTTTAGGAAAACCGGGTAATCCTGTTGCTTTTTGTAAAGCACTAGATGTTTTATACCAATTTAATTGTTTATCTTTAATTATTTCAGTTCCTGTTTTTTTTCTAAAATCATCTAATGAAAATGATTTTTTATTGGTAGGTTTTCTTTTACCACCTTTAGGTATATCGCTCATATTAATGTTTTTTTATTTGTGTGTTTTAGTGTAATAAAAAAAGGGGGAAGATCTAATTCCCACTCTCCCCTTTTATGTTCATCCTATTTAGAATGGTAGATCATCGTACTCTTCACTTTCTACATCATCTTCAACTGATGGTGTAAATATATGTGGTGCTTGTTCTACAACAGGTTGCGGTGCAACTTGTTCAGTAGGTGTATTAGTAAATTCTGCACCAACATCAACTGCATCATCTTTATGTGTTCCTACATCTTCTGCTGTAACATTTGTGATGTTAACATTATAAGAATCATTTACAACATTAGCTGCTGCTACGTCTGAAGCCATCTCATAACTTTCTGTTGAATCTGCATCAAGACTTTCTGATTTTTCATTTGCTTTTACCATTAAATCTGCATCAGCAACATCTGGAAATATATATCTCTTATTATCTTGATCTCTATCATCCCAAAATGGGTCTGTACCTTTAGCAACTCTTTCAAGATATTCTGACGAAGTTAAAACTTTCGTCATTGTTGCTTCTTTAAATACATCTCTCCAAGTAACTTGATCACTTAACCATTGATTAACTACGATATGATCATCATATAATTTACTTGGTTGTCTTGCAGTAATTGAAGAAACATCTTTATATGTGTTACCATTTGGCATTCTAGAGTCTACTACATTAATATATAAATCAGTACCTTCATTAATATCAGTTGGATTTTTTTGTTGATCTTCGTAATATAATTTAAGAGCAGGAACTAACTTATCAAGAATACCTTGATTCTTAAAGTTGTCTTTAAATCTCCAAAATTTTACACCATCTTTTACTTTACCTCTATCGATACCACGAACAATGTGATATTTTCTAGCTTCCCACTTACCTGCTTCCTTATAAATCATAATATTCTTTTCACGAATTGCTAATTGTGCATCATTCATAGCATCTTTCTTAATAAACTTAACACTTGTGTCAAGACGTTGCTTAATTTGTTCTGCCTTTTCACATAAAGGGCATTTTTCGGCAACTAATACAGGATTGCCACCCTGATCTTTAATTACCATACCTTGTGCATCTAATTTAGGAACTTTAGGAGAGTTGTGTGCAGGACAGTAGATTTTCCTCCAACCTTTACCTGCTGTTATTGCTTTATTAACAGGTACATAGTGAAAAAATGCTGATTCAATTATTTTTCTACCTTTAAGTGGTGGTAAAATTCTAAATTGTTCAATCCCATTACGTGGGGTGAAATATTTAGCAAGAATGTCTTCTTTTGTTTGTTTAGGCTTGTTGTCCGTTGATTTATTTTCATAATCATCAAACATTGTCATTACATCAGAGTAATCAGCACCTTGTGCCGTTCCCTGATTCGGGTTTTCATGTGTGTTTTCCATTTATTTACATTGTTATTATTTACATTGTTATTATTTACATTGTTATTATTTACATTGTTATTATTTACATATTTACATTGTTATTATTTACATTGTTATTACAATTTTAAATACATTTACAAATCTACAATTTTTTTCAGTGTTCTACAAGTGTTTTTGAAAATAAATTAATATTTTCGTAACCTTTACTAATATAAATACGTATAACTTTAGTTTTGTGCACCAGTAACACCATCGGAAACAACAGAAAATTTAATTTTTTCTTTTACATAAAAAATGTCTCCTTCTACCATTCTAACTTGAAGAGAATAGTCTTGTGGAATTAACCACGAAGTATCTAATGTGAATTCATAACCTTTGGATGTTCTATCTACTTTAGTCCAAGGAATTACATCAAATTCATAATTATTATTCTGTGTTGAAAATAATCTATATTCGATATCAAATGTTTGATTATTATCTTGATTAGGATAAAATGCTTTAGTTTCAACAAAAATCTTTCTGAATCTACCTCGTTTGATATTTTCACTTTCTTTAATACCACTATATGTAAAATAGTGATTATCTGATAATACTCTATTTGTATTTTCAAAGTTAAAATATTTATCTTGAGAAATCAAGTAAAATTCTTGATCAACATCTTTATTTTTTCCATTTTGTGTAATATTCCAACGATCAGTAAATAATACAGCATCTGGATATTCATCGGAATTAATATTAAGTGTTATTCTATTAACACCTTTTCTTATATTTTCAATTGATGTACCACTTACAACTGCTACTTCAATATCATTATAATCAATAATCGTAACACTGTTAACGGTAACATCTTGTAGTGTTCCACCAACATTAGAATATAAATATAATTCATTATCCTTATCTAGGTAGAAGTAATTTCTATCATCTGTAATTCTATTATCGTATATGGTTTCAATATATGGTTCAAAAAATGTTGTTGTATCTTTAACATGGAAAGCTACAGCTTGTCTATTTAACGTTTCAAGTATTTCTAAATTATCAGGAAATTTTAAACCTAAACCATAAGTAACACCTGATGTTGTTGCTGTATATCCTGTTGAACCACTGAATAATATATCATTAATATAATCAGTTACATCAATTTCAATATCTTCATTTCCGACTTCAAAATGTTGTGATGCTAATATGTTAGTTGAACCACTAATATAACCACCTTCAACAGTCCAAGGTACATCTGTTTTTCTATCGAACCAATTAACTGCTTGATGTGGTATTTGTGGAAATTGTTCATCTATATAAACAAAATCATATCCATTTCCTTCATCCCAATCTTCATCTATATTATATAAATCCAAATCAAAAGAAGTTGTTCTATCAGTAATGAAATCATTAAACTTTCCACCTATTCTATCTTCACTAAATCTTATTGTATTAACCATTTTAAGAACGTGTCCTACAATCATTTCTGGTTTGATAGTACCATTATCAATATAGGTTTTAAGTCCTTCTAAGTCAATATTAAATATGAATCTACTTACATCAGAATTTGGTGTACCGTAAGAAATTTCGGTAACAGGATTTTGAGAATTGTTAGTTCTATTATTCTCTATCAGCGTATTGTTTTTAAGAAAATATGATCGATATATACTCATTACCTTGTATGTGATTAAGAATATTTTATTAATTATGTGATTGATGTATGTAGTGCATTCTTTCCTTCTTCCCAACTATCAGTAACTTTAATAATATCATCAAGTTCACCATTAATATCTAAAGTAACTACTACAACTTTCCAATTATCACTACCTAATGGTTGTTCTAATGATCTTAAAGCAATTTTTTTATCTTCATAACCTTCAGGTATCCAATTACCCTTTTGATCATATTTAAATTTAATCCCTTCCATCTTGTCAACAACACCTGTTTTTTTATTTAAGTCATAGTACGATGTTTCAAACATATTTCTTTGATTTGGGTCTTTAGTTTTTTTATCCCAAGCTAATTTAACATCTCCTTTACTCCAATCACCACCAGAAATTGCATATTCATGATTCATTATATCATAAAGAGTATTAAAATCATGTTGTGTATAATCAATATTTTTTTCATCTAAATCTTTCAAAAATCTATTAAAAATATCATCTAATTCTTCTTCATTTTCAGTATTTACCATATTATTAATATCTGCAATTACATTTGCAGCAACATTAATAATATATTCATCATCTACATTATACATTTGAGAAACATCAGTAATGTCGTTATGTGGTATTGTTTTTAATGAATTTGAATATCTCATTTCTAATTCATTATAAATTTCTTGATGTAATTCTTCATCTGATTGTTCTTCTTTAATTATACCTTCATTTTCTAAACTATCTTTACGAGCAAAATCAGCACGACTATATTCATCTTCTCCATCAACATTAATTGCTTTTTCTGTAATATCTTCTAATACTTTACCATCAAACTGTACCTTTTGATTTAATTTTTGTAATGCATCACTTGATAATTTATATTCATTATCATTCCTATCCCATATTACAATATCTGAAATTTCACCTTGAACATTTTCAGGATATCCACCTTCTTCAGGTTGTATTTGTGTTGCTGCTTGATATGATGGTTCATCCCATGTTATAGGATTTGCTTCAATTTGAACTGTTAATTCACCTACTTGAAATTCCTCTTCAGTAATAGTATTTTTAGAAATATAAGTAAATAATATTTTGAAAATTACACTATCAGTTCCTACTTCATTACTTAATGTATCAACATATGATTCATTTAGATTTACCTTATTAACATTTTCGAACATCTCGAAAAGTCTTTCTTTAGTCCCTATTTTTTTATGTATTCTCATAGTTTAAATATCCATTACACTTTCAATTGTTACTGTTAATCTATAATAATCACCAACATCTTCAATATCCTTTCTTTCTTTAGTAACCCAACCACCAGCATTTCCCTCAACACCAGCATCACTATAACCCATATATTGTTTCATGGAATTGTACCAATTTTCGTCAAATTTTGATTTAGGAAAATCAAAAACCCAAACATCAGTACCCCCTTCAAATTTATTACTAGATGGATTACTTAATTCATTATTAAGATATTTTTCATATTTATTAATAGGGACACCATTAATATCAATACCATTAATAGAATCTACATTTTCATCTATTGTTTTTTCATCATCATCTTCAAACTCACCATTTTTAGCTTTTTCATAAAATTCATATTCTTCTTCACCAGCTTCAGGGTCACCACCTTCAAGTGGATAATCCTCTTCTAGTTCTTCATCTCTCATTGAAACATTTTGTGGTGTATAATCATCAACCCAATGCTTAGAAGGGTCTAATAGACTATCTTCAGGAGCACCCATATCTGTTTCCATTCCTTTAGCTTCAGCTTCCATAGCTTCTAATCTATCGTAGTAATCAGAAATTTCGGTTAAATGATCCATTGCAATTTCTAATGCTTTGTGAGGATCATCCGTATGTTCCATTTCTACTTGAATACCTTTAGCAATTTGAACAGGACAAAAATCACTAGGTTGTGCATCATCTGCTAAACCACCTTCGATTTGATCAACATGTGGTTCTTCCATAGTATTTGTCATTTGTTCAACACCACCATTTTCAATTTCACCACCTAATTCTGGTGCATCTTCTGCTGCTTCATCTGGTGGGAGTGTATCCATTTCCATATCATCAGGTTCTGGTTCATCACCAAAATTTTCATCCCACGCTGGTTTTTCTTCAGCACTTTCACCATCATCATTATCTACTGGTTCTTCATCAGGATTTACATCTAATTGTGTTTCTTCAGAATTTTTATCTACAACATCTTGATCATCTTCATCAAACGCTTCTTTAATTGGAGCATCATCACCTTTAAGTTTTTCTAATGATGGGTCTTTAACTTTTAACCTATCTTCTACTGGATAACGTATACCATCATCATATTTAGAAACTTGTGAACTTTCATCACCAACAGTCTTATCTAAATATTTTTTATCTTTTTCCTTTGGAGAATCAAATGATTCATTTGTATCAAATTTACCTATTGATGGTCTTTTTTTATAATACTTTAACTCATTATTTGCAATAAATTTACCTCCCCTATCACCCCTTACATTAACATGACCATCTTCAAAACTTTGTATTGAAAATTGATTTCCTTCAGAATCTTCAAGTCTATCATATTGTTTTAAATCATCAATCGAAGTATTGTGGATTTCCTCATTTAATTTAATCTTATTAACGTTTTCGAACATTTCAAAAAGTTTTTCTTTAGTGCCTATTTTTTTATGTACTCTCATAATTAAAAACTGTCAGTTACTTCTTGATCTGTGTATTTAGGTAGTGTATCAAAATCAGCAACAAATGAACCATCATCAGTTTGTTTCATACCTTCACTATTTTCAACTTGTCTTCTTGCTTGAAATGAATTACCATCCCACATATCATTTAAATTATAATAAAAGGGATGTGAATCTTCCTTTTTTGACATTAATTTTTCAACATTAGTTGGTTCTCTAACTTCTTCAACTTCTTTGTTTAATCCATCAATCTTTGAATTCAACATACCTAATGTTGATTCTAAACTATTTAATTCATCATTCATTTTCTGCATTGCAGATATGCTTGACTTTAATATATTATTTTGTATTTCATCTGCTGATGGTGGTGCTGGTTCTTCTGGTATTGGTTCTTCCATACTCATTTCACCATCCATAGCCATAGGGTCTTCAACTCCCATTTCTTCTTTTGGAAATTCACCTTCAGCAGGTACAGGTTCTTCAACAGGCAATCCTTCGTTATCCATTTGTGGTTCTTCATCTTCCATAACATTAGAATTGTTAGGAGATACAGGTGATACCGATGATGGTTCTGTCCAGATTTCTTCTGGAATACTATCATCTTCCTCTATTCCATCAATAAGGGTATAACTAGCCTCATTCAACGTATATTTGAACAAGTATTTCATTCTATCAACGGTTTCGTTCATAGATTTCTTTTTCTCTATTGCCATATTTTAAAAGTTTTAGTATTGCTCTCTTAATAATTGACGACCTTTACTATCTACAAATGTACGATCAATTCTCTCAATCAATCCCTCACGTTCATCTAGGATTATTTTTTTTTCGTTCTTAATCTTTTCATCAACAACCTCTTCTTCAGTACCAAGAAAATCATTTAATACTTTTTCATTATTATCTTTCATTATTTTTTTTTTAAAATAAAGTTATTTTATATAAATACTTACAAATTCATTAAATCTTCACAAACAAATAAACAATTAACTCAACCACTTCTTTTTGCAATGTTATATAGTTCAATGTCATCATTTTTAAATTCATCCAAACAATCATATTTTCTAATCAATTTATTCATTCTATTAAAATCCAATACAGTAGAACAACTCCCAATTCCACCTGTTTTTCTTCTATTTAATTTTATTCATTTATTTTTATTACAAACTTTATATACTCTTTCAGAATTTTTTCTAAATTCATGTAAAAATTCATATTTTAGTGCTTCTAATTTACTATTTTCATACGTCCATTTTTTTATGTTATTATAGACTTAAACTAAAAAACTAAGGTTTTAACATTAAAACTACTAGGTATCTTTTTAATTCTTCGAAAAAAGGAAAAATTTTATATTGTTTTTGATAGATAGAACCATCTATATCGTGTTTTGTTGTAATACTTCTATCAATAAGAATAGATGTTAATTTATCTAGATTAAAATTAAAATATTCATACATTTTTAAATCAATACCAAATATATTATTATTATTATCTAATATGTAAATCATTTCATCCTTATATTGAAATGTATTAAATTTTTCATTAGGTAGTATATTTTTAAAATTTTCTAAATTAGATATTTTATCAAATATGGGATCAATATTTTTATATGTATATTTACCTCTAAAATAATAATACGGTGCATTTCTAACAAACATTTCTATTCCACCTACATGTTGTGCTTTATTTTCATTGAAAGAAAATTCCCAATATAATTGATTTGATTTGATTTCTTTATTTAGAATTGATATTTTATCATGGAAATCATTGAGTGTTACTTTAAACTGATTCCACCCTACAAACAATATTGGTATATCTGTTGGTATATTTAAATCATTACCACCATTTTTCATATCAATATAATTAATATAATCAACCTTAGTATGATTAACTAATTCATCTTCATATATAATATTACCTATTTTGAACATTAAATTTTATCATTATCTACAACAACAACCCCCTTTTGTGTAACAACATATGATGCACATCTGTTTGCAAAATTAATTGCAGATGCAATATCGTTATTTTCTAGATAATCCGCAACAAAACTAGCTAAAAATGTATCACCAGCTCCTGATAAATCTCGAACTTCTGATTTGTTTTTAATTGGGTGTATTATAGTTGTTCCTAATGTCTTATCATAATGTTTAGCACCCTCTTTTCCTAGTGTTGTTATAAGATGATTTTTAAACCCATATAACTCATCTTCATTTTCCAAATATTCTTTTTCATTAATTTTAATGAAATTAATATCATTTGCCCAACTACCTATTTTTTTCTTAGTATCTAGAAATGTTGGTATTTTATGTCCCTTACAATATGTAACTATTTTAAATATAATTTCTTCATCTAAAAACCCTTTATTATAGTCAGAGATAACAACACCATCCCAATGCGTTAGTTTTAATTTACCCCAAAAACTTTTTAATGGTTTAACTTTATCTTCAGTATCTATACGTAAAAGCATTTGATTTGATACTTCATCAACATATCTTACTTTTGTAGGTTTATCTGAATCGTTTGTAATAATATCAACATGAACATTCAATGCTAATAAATTATTTAATACATTTTCAGCCATACCTACATTACTTTCCGTATTTGTTGGTTCAAATATTGGTACTGGTGCTTCAGGACTTATTCTATTACATTTTCCATATTGGAATACATCCAAACAACTATCTCCTATTACTAATACTTTTTTCATAATTCTTTTAGTATTTTTACTATCTTTTCTGAAGCATGTCCATCACCAAATGGTGATTCATATTTAATAATTGAATTGTTTATATATTTTTCAAATATATCTGGTAATTCTAATGGTGATTTAACCATTCTTGTAGAATATCCTATTGCTTCGGGTCTTTCCGTTACTTTTCTGCAAGTTAAACAAATTTTATTTAAAAAGCTACATTCTTCTTGTATCCCACCTGAATCAGTTATAACTAATCTTGAATTTACTAAAACATCTAATAGTTCATCATGATCTAATGGTTCAATTATTTTAATGTTTGGTGCATCAATGAATACTTTATTTATTTGAACTTTTGGGTTTGGATGCATTGGAAATATAAAATTAAGATAATTATGTTTTTTTGCTATTTCATTTATTAATAAAAACCACTCTTTCATCCAATGATGATTTTCTCTTCTATGGAGTGTAATTAAAATATCGTTGCTACCTGTAAATGTTTTTAATTTTTCTTTCCAAGGTAATAGATTATCTAATCCTGTATTTCCCACAACATATATATCACCTTCTGTTTTTTCTCTTTCTAAGTACGTTTTAGATAAATCTGTTGGACATAAATGTATATCAGCAATTGATGACACTATACGTCTATTTGTTTCTTCTGGATATGGGTTTTTCTTATCAAATGTTCTTAATCCAGCTTCAAGATGAATTACTTTTATTTGATGATGAAATGCAGACAATGCAACGGCTAATACTGATGTCGTATCGCCTTGTACTAAAACATATTTTAATGTTGGTTCTAATCTAATTATAGATGTTAATTCATTCATTATTGAACTAACTATTGAATCTAAACGATTTTCACCATCTTTAATTGATATTACATAATCTGATTTAAAATCAGCAATATTTAAATGTTGACCAGTAAATAGTATTTTATAATCAATATTATTTTTTATAAACTCTTTAATTAAAGGTTTAATTTTCAAATATTCTGGTCTTGTTCCAAATGTTAATAGTATCATAAGTTTTCAATTATTTTTTTTACATATTGAATATCATCATCATTTAATTGTTTATTGGTATATAATGATTTATACCATGTTTCCGTTATCATACCACCCCTTCTAAGTATATGCCCAAAATCTAAAACATGTTTTTTATCAGTACCTAATATGATAGCACCATCATTTTTTGCAACATCTCTTAATTCCCATTCCCAAGGAGAAATTCCTAATTCAAAATATTTCATAAAATATGATGTTCTCCATACACCATAATGTAACGATAATCTATATTCCCCATTATTAGGTAATTTAATAAAATTATAATCATTCCCATTTTTATAAATATCATTACCATATACACTTGGTGCAGCAGATGTTAAACAGATTTTTACTACTTTGTCATCATTATCCATTAATTTTTTAAATTCATTTATCATTTCAATATTTAATTCATCAACTGCAACAATATCATCATTACCATATATAAAATATTCATCTTTAAAATCTTTAAAAAAATTATATATATCATTAGTGAAATTATCTGCACCATTATCATTACCCAAACAAAAAAACTTCCAATTACCCATATCAAATTCAGGTTTTTTATATCCTAAAATAGTAATGTCTAAATTTGAACCGCCAAATTTATCCATTGTATATTTATTAGCTTCTAATATATTACGATATTTATCACATGTAGGTATTATTATTTTCATTATCTATTCGATTTAATACCCTGTAATTCATCCATCCAATGATCAACCATTTCATGCATCATTATCTCAAATGAATATTCTGGTTTCCAACCTAAAACATTTCTTGCTTTTGTTGAATCACCCTTTAGATATGGTAACTCTTCTGGTCTAATAAATTTAGGGTTTTGTACTACATAATCTTTATAATTCATATCTAAATAACTAAAAACAACATCACACATTTCACGAACTGAATGTGTTTCCATTGTTGATATAACAAAATCGTCTGCAATATCATGATTAATTACTTTATGCATTGCACGAACATAATCTTTTGAATGCCCCCAATCTCTATAAGAATCAATATTCCCTAATTCTAGTTTATCTGCCTTTCCTAATTTAATCATACATGCAATTTTAACTACTTTATTTGTAACAAAATTACTTCCTCTTCTTGGTGATTCATGATTAAATAATATTCCGTTGGTTGCGTGTAAATTATAAGCACGTCTATAATGACGAACCATATTATATGAGAATACTTTAGCACAACCATAAGGAGATACTGGATTCATTAATGTAGTTTCTCTTTGAAACTTATCATTCTCAACAGTTAAACCAAACATTTCAGATGAACTTGCTTGATAAAATTTAGCATCAGGGCAAAGTCTTTTATACGCTTCTAATATATTAACAACACCCAACGCATTTGTTTGTACTGTAAATTGTGGTATATCAAAACTAATTCTAACGTGTGACTGAGCACCTAAATTATATATTTCATCGGGCATTATTTCGGTTAATAGACGTTCTATTGATGTTTGATCTAATAAATCACCATAATGTACGTACATATTTTTATTACTTCTTAAACCTTCAATCCTATATTGTTGGTTTTCAGCAACAGAGTTTCTTCTAATCATTCCATGTACTTCATATCCTAGTGATAATAAATATTCACTAAGATAACTACCATCTTGACCACTAATTCCTGTTATAAACGCTTTTTTCATATTTTATATTTATTTTACTATATTCTTATATTTTTTATCATTTCTTCAATATCTGGATACATCGTACTATTTCCACTATCTTCATTTTCTTCAGGTACACTATCCATTAATATTATTCCTCTTGCTGCATCTTCAGGTGTCATATACATATGATATCCCTTTGTTTTTATATGATTACAATCATTATATGATACTGTCAGATCTCTACCATCATAACTCATTAATTTTAACATCTTTGCTGCTTCCTTATCATCAGTTAAAATAATACCACCCTTACCAATTGGTATTCTTTTCTTTATTTGAAAAGATACAACCTGTAATGCATTATTTCCAACATACATGTCTTTAGTCCAACGTACTGCACCATCATATACTCTAGTAGGATTTAATCGATAAATTCCACTCCATTCATAATCTTTAAACTCATAATCTAATCCTACTTGATTAATTAACATAGGTAATGAAACATATGTTCTATTAGGTATGGTTATTTTAGGATGAATATTCCATTCAACCATTATTTCACCAATATTCATTAGATATTTTAATGATAAAAACATACCATTTGTACAACAATCAGTTAAAATACCATATTTTGCACCTGCAAATTCAGCAACTTTTTGTTCAAACATGTCAATCACTTCTCTTGGGTCGTTCCAATAATAACCCATTTCTTTTATTATGTCAAGTTCTGGACGTTGTAAATGTTTGGGTATTTGACCTAAAGGATAACTATCATATTTTTCCATTCTTTATATTTTTTATTTCATTTTTTAATATCCAATCATTCATTTTAATATGTCTCATTTTAGGATAAACTACAATACCATTACATAATAGTGCAGATGCATAACTAAAAGAACTTATAGATAATACTAATAATTTAGCATTTATCATTCTAATAAACATTTCATTTGAACTAATTTCATCATCATATATTATTTTATATTTATTATATGGTTTTGGATTAAAATTCAATCTTTGTGTGGTTATTATTATGTTTTCATTTCCATTTTTTGTTAATGTATCTAATATATTTAAATAATAATCATCGTTTAATATTCTATTTTGATATTTTACAATGTCTGATCTTCTAATATGTATGATTATTTCGTTTGACATTTCATGTTTAAATTGAAATAATGAAAATATCTTACTTCTATATTTTTTCATTATTTCAATACTTAAATCTTTTCTATCTAAATGTTTATGTAATGTTGATATTAAATATATTTTATTTTTATGTTCATTATTTTTTATTTCTCTAACTACTTGGGTCATATCACCTTTAACAATAGTAAAATCATTTAAAATTATATTATTAACATCAACACCCACATAATTTAATGTTTTATCCCATTCATTAGCACTCTTAATATACCCTTCTCTATTCCATGTACTATAATTTTTTGATCTTGTTTTTTCACCAGCAAGAAAATTAACACCAAACCCTTCATATGATAGTGGAACATTTAAGTATTCAATATCTTTAGAATATTCTTCATTTAAATAATATGCAAACGCACAAACATTGAAAATTCTTTGAACTCTAGCACCCATTCCATCTTGTGCTATATTACATGCAATATATGTTTTCATATTAATATGTTTACATTTCTTTCTAAAGCAATTGTATTATACATTTGAATATCTTCTCTATACATATTCATTATTTTCATTTTAATATTAAAATTTGTTTTAATATAATTTGAAATTAATTTTTTCTTTTCCTCATTACCAACATTATCGTTTGGGAAATCTAAATCATTTTTAATCTTATATTTCTCTTTAAATTCTTTATATTCCCATGATAAATTCTTCTCTAACATTATTTCGTCAATATCATTAATATTTAAACCTCTATCTTCTATAAATTTAATTTGTGGATATGTAACAGCATCATAATAATTATTATCACTAATAGCATTCAAAAAATATTTAAAACTTTCAATAACATCATCTTGATTCTTATAAAAACAAGATTTTTTTGTTTCTTCTATTGGATGTTGATTTGGATATCCATTATCTTCAAGTCTTAATAAATAAAGATACATTGAAATTACTCTATCAATTGGATTTCTTAATATACAAACAGTAACTAATCCTTTATCTTTAACATCAATATATTTAAAATATCTACCACGCATATTTAATGCATTTCTAAATGAAATTGATGCGTTTTTATATATATGAATAAATGCAAACCTTTCTTCTGGGTCTACAAAACAACCATCAATTTTATAATTATATTTATTATATGGTTTATGTATACACATATCCCAATTTTTTCGCATTTTCAATTATTTTATTACCATCAATCTTTTTTATCAACTTTGCAGGATTACCCTTATATATACCCCATTCTTCAGTATCACCATATATTAAACTTCCTGCTGTAACTAAAACACCTTTTCTTAGTATTGTACCCGGTAATATAATTGCATTTGAACCAACATTTGAAAATTCTTTCATTATGATTGGTTTTATTATTTGACTACCAACCAGTTCTTTAGGTATTAAAGCACCAAATAAACCAGAATCATCAAACCTATCTGAACCACATACAATTCTAGCACCAGCCATAATATTATTAAATCCTTTTAATGTTAACATTCCATCAATACCGCCAATAGATGTCACATGTGGTGCAATATGGATATAATCACCTGTTTTCATTCCAGTTGTACAATAAAAACCATAATCAATTGCAATATGATTACCCAGTTCAATTAATTCTGGTCTTTTAAATTCAACATTTGAATGTATAAATATATCTTTACCTTGTTTAATTTTCATATTTGTTACATTCAATATTTAAACTTATTAGTTGTCCATTTTTTTTATTCATATGTGGTAAATACGATTGTGAATGATCATCAAATTGTGAATGGTCTGTATTTCTCCAATCATATTTCTTAACATTTTTAAAATTAATACCATTTAATATATTTTTTAATGAATCAAAATCATATATTGTTTTATGATAAATTATATTATTACCCATTTTCATTTTGCCGAAAATAGGACCTAAAAAATTTTCTATTTGATAATTTTTATTATTATATAGGTTAGATATTGATTCAATATCAGGTGTTGCAATTCTTAACACACCGTTTGGTTTTAATACTCTATACCATTCTTTAAATACATCAATAATTTCATCTCTATCAAAATATCCAATCACATGTGATGCATAAATTATATCAGCAAAATTATTATTAAAGGGTAATAATGAGACATTACAATTATAATCTAAATGATTATAATCACCATTATCAACATGAATCCAATCTTTACCAAAATTTCTCCAACCACAACCTAAATGTAATTTAATTTCTTCCATTATATAAACCTTTTATCTAATTCTTGACCCTCATAAGGACCTGTCTTATATTCATATACTATGGTATTATCTTCCAATATTTCATATGTATGACCACCATACAATGTAAATGAAGCATCCCCAACTTTAAGTGTTGGTGTTGCAATAACATTATCATTAATATCATAAAAAGTACATTTAACACTACCATTAATAATCACCCAAGATTCTTGTGCAATTTGATTTTCATATGTTCTTTTCTTCTTAATATGTTTATGTGGTTTAAATTTCTTACCTTTTTTCATTTTTAGTGAAGAACACTGAATAAAATTATCTTCAGGTACTAATTCAACTCTAGTTTCTTGTTTTTTTATATCATCTAATCTTCTTATAATATGAAGAAGTAATTTTGGATCTACTTTTGAATATATTTTTTCCATTATATTTTTTTATTTTTAAATGTCATTTCTTTATGCATTGTTATACCATCATTTAAATCGATTAATACATCAAAATATTTTTTTAAATAATCAATTAATTTTGATAATTTTTCTTTTAATTGAATATGAATTTCTACTGATATATATTTAATTTTAGATAAATCCTTATTCATTAATAGATTATATTCACTCCCCTCACAATCAACCTTCAAGTAATCAATTTCTTTAGTTCCAATTATTTCATAAATATCTTCAATAGTAATTGTTTCAACCATTTCATAGTTATTATCATCCCATCTATCATCATCATATGTAGATGCATTTCCTGAATAATTAGATGCTTTATATGCTTTTAATTTAATTTTATCACCAGATTTATTTGAAACAGCATATTTATAAAGTTTAACATTATCAAACATTTCAATATTTTTTAAGCATTCATTATATGTATATTCTGCTGGTTCAAAACAATATATTTTTTCAAATTTATTATGATTAACAATTGGAAACCCACCAACATTTGCACCAACATCTACTGCAACACCAAAACCATTAAATTCATCAGGCACATAATATGCCTTTTTTACACCATTTATTCTTGTTGTTAACCAATTTGTAGGGTCGTTAAATTCTATCATATTTGTTTAAATTTATTAAATACATCATTAGTTTTTAAATCTTTATATCCACCGTTTTCACCTAAATCAGCAACATTTTGTGGATAATTTTGCATTAATGCAAGACCATGTGCTGCTTCTTGTGGTGTCATATACATATTCCAACCAAGTGTTTTTATATTATCATCTTTATAACCAATTGCTGATCTTCCTTCATATCTTGCTTTCTTAAACCATTCAACAGCTTCAGGGTTGTCGGTTAATATCATACCACCCTTACCCATTGGTAGTGTTTTTTTTATATGAAATGACAAACATATAAATTTACCTTTCATATACATATTAGATGTAAATCTTTTAGCAGCATCAATTACAGGTAAAGGTTCTAATGAATACATACCAGACCATTCATAATTTCTAAATTTTACATCATAACCAGCATGAATTGCAGACATTGGTACTGATAAATATGTTTTATTTGGAATAATAACATATTCATTATCATAATCTTCTAGTTCTTTCATATACATTAAAGAAAGAAATATTGCATTAGTACAACTATCAATAGCTACCGCATAAGGTGCACCAGTATATTTAGCAACTTCTTCTTCAAACATTTCAACAATTTTAAATGGATTATGTAAATTTGTTTTATATTCTACAAATTCTTTTTTATAATATTTGAATTTTGAATCTTCCATTACAAACTTAAACCCACATGAAATAAAAAGTTTATTACTAGACTCATTATCATGTTTAACTTTAGCAAAAGATGTTGGGGCTAATCTCATTAGTTCGTTAATCATTAATTTACCATATCCTTTCTTTTGGTGATCAGGATGTGTACAAACCCTAATATCATTATCAACAGAACCAACAAAACCTACTGGAATATCATTAACCAAACAAATCCAATATTCGTCATTATGCTTTTCCATATACTTTTCCTGTTGTTTTGATGTAATTTGAACATTTTCAATAAACCCATCTTGAACTTGATCATTAGATCTTAGTTTTCTAATAAATTCCCAATACCTTTTCTCGTTCTTTACTAACTTTACCATATACAAATTTTTCTATTTCCTCCTTTTAAATACCCCCTTATACCTTTCATACCTAAATAATCATTCATTGTAGTACCAACATCTATATATGTATTATTTGGGTATTTCTTATATAAATGATGTATTAAAAAATTACTTAGTGATGATGCCGAAAATAAAAATACATGATTTTCAATTAAATTTTCACTAATCCAATTGTCCATATGTTCAATTAATTCATAATCATTAATAATACAATTTTTACCAACTCTAAAATCTTTTTCAACCTTAAATGGTAGTCCATCAATATGTCCAATTTCATTTAGAACGTAAACAATTTTCTTATTTGAAAATTCTGGAATCATATATTCTTTAAATAATGGGAAATTACCATTAACCCATAAATTAGACCATGTTAATAAATCACTATTTGGATTACCATCATACCAATCAACCATTTCATCAAAATCTGCTTGACCAACACAACAACGACAAGATAATCCCACATAATAGTTATTTTGAAGATGTTGATAAGCATCCATTAATTCTTGTCTATAAAATTGGTGTTTATTTGGATCAAAATGTTTATAATCCTCTGGATGATAAAATCCTGCTGTTTTTTTATTACCTATTTTAAAATAATCATTAGCAAGAATAAGTTCTTTATTTTGCATTATACGTAATTCACCATCTGAAAATCTACTAAAGGCAAAATTTTCACCCCTTTTAAATTTATCAAATAACATAAAAAAATGTTCTTTAAATATTTTACTCATTTTATTTTATGTACAGTATTCCAACCTTTATCAATACATTTAGAACAAACCAAATCTCTTAATCCATAATGATCTGCATTTATCTTAAATGATGCAACATTATCATTTCCTAACCCACCATCTCTTTCTGGGAGATTACCCCACATTTCTCTATCACTTTCAGGATGTGGTGGTACAAATGTATTTATTCCACCATATTTTTGTGCTAAATATGAAAACATAATATCTTCACCATTATCCCATGATACTGGTTTTTCATACCACATATATTTTGCCCATTCTTGTTTAAAAAACCACCCATGACCAACTAAATCAACTCTCATTGTCCCATCACTATGTGTTCCTGTCCACCCAGCCTTAGAGTGTGGTCTATACGCTTTACTATTAATTATAACACCACTAGACCCTAATATACCATTATGTTTTTTCATCGTAGTTAAACAATTTTCAAACCATTTATTACCCGGAATAGTATCATCATCAAACATTGCAATATAGGGTGTTCTTATTAATAATGGAATTGTAAATCTTCCATGGAATTTACTATTCCAATTAGTCACATATGTTTTTACGTTTTTATTTATTGGTAAATTTTGTCGAATATCTGATTTATTAAACCAAACATGAATATTTTCTGGTTTAATTTTAACTGTTTGATTTAAAACAGCCTCAATTTGTTTATCTAAACTATGTGGTCTTTTATATACGTTTAATATAACTGATATTTCTTCCATATTTATTTGTTTTTATCATCAATAAATCTCCATGTATGTATTGGTTGTTTATCTCTTTGTAATTTATTCATTTTAGAATCTTCATTTCCATTATGTTTAACTAATGAGAATTCGGTTTTATGTACTAATAATTTCATTTGATGAATTTTTTGACTTACTTGTCTCCAAACACCTGAACTTAATTCTTTATCATTTTTCCATCTACTTTCTGATATTTCATCAATATTAAATTTTATTTTTTCTATAAATTTATAATCAAAAAGAGTTCCACCATCAACCCAATGTTTAAAACCCCATGCTAATTGATTTGAATTATGTGTAATATGATATGAAATTCCAACATATCTATTATTTATTTCTTTCAATTCAAAAAATTTATCTAGTAAAATATCTAAATAATTTTCACATAAAATATAATCATCATCAATTTGTAATATTGCATGGGATTTATTTTCTGAACTAACTTTAAATAATTCATTAATTGTTTTCCAATATCTATATTTCCCACCATTTTTAACATTTTCAATATATTCTAATTTAGGAAAATAATCTTTTATTGTTTTATATTTATAATACGTTGAACCGTCATTCAATAATACTATTTTAAATTTATATTTACTGTCTTGTGTATATAATTGACTAATTAATCTTTTAACTTTGGCATATCTATTAAATGATGATATTAAAATTACAACATCATATTTTATATTTAATTCTTTTAAATAATCAACATCAAAAATATCATCATAAACACCTCTTCTAATAAGCCCTCTTTGCTCATGTTTAGTTAATCCTTTTTTTATTTCTATTCTTTCTTTTCCTTTTGTTTGAGAAGCATCAATTTTTATATAACTCTGTTTTGGTTTTGGTGTACTAATTAATTTTGGTTGTTTTTTTGATATTAATTTATTATTAATACGACTTTCTCTATTATTATTAATAACAATCCTTTTTTTTATAATATTTTTTATTGTTCTATTTTTAGCCATTTCTTTTATATTTTTTTTATAAATACTACCATGACCCTAATTTATGTTTATTAATTATTTTTAGTAAATTTTCTCTTTCATTATTAGTGTTTGATGTTATTCCTTCATCTAGATAATATGCAAAGAATTCAATATCTTGTACTGCAATACCCTCTATTCCTTGTTTCAATAATGTCAACCAAATATCCCAATCTTGTAATCTTTTTAATGATTCATCAAACATAGGAAAAATATCACTTCTTATTAATGACATTGTTGATATATAATTTTCTCTTTTTAATACTCTACCATCAAATGGTCTTGTTGATATTCTAAAATTCGTTTTTATTGGGTGATTAATTTTATCTTGTACTATACCAAAATATCCTCCATATGCATATCCTTTATCTGGATTTTTTTCTAAAACATCAATTGCTTTTTCTAAAAAACTAGATGGAAATATAATATCATTATCACTAAATAAAACATATTTTTGTGTAGATTTTTTAAATCCGTCATTACGTTTTTTAGGTGCACCACCATCATCAGTATTTATAATAATTTCATTTGGTAGCATTCCTTCTATTGATGGGTAACAAAAATCTTTAAAGAATTTGTCTCTTATTGGTGTTACTTTATGTGGTATTATTACTGATACTGGATATCCATCATCATATTTTTCTATGTTTATCATATATGTGTCCAACTTATATTTCTAATTATTCTTGATATGGTTAATAGTGATACTTTATATTTTTTACCAATACTCATATCTATTTATTTATATTTTTTTGAACTTCCAATATAACAATTTCCACTAATTTTATTTAATATATATTGAATAATTCTACTTTTATCGGTAATTCCGATTTATATTTTTAAATTCATTGTACCATTTATTTTTTGTTATTGCATCATGTGCACCAAGTTGATTTTTTTTAAAATCATTATATGATTTATATTTTTTTACTTCAATTAAACAATTCTCCAATGTCCAATAATTATTTGGTTTTTTTAAAAGAATCATATGTTTGGTAATATCAATATACCAATTATTTCTATGTGCTGCTTGATAGGCATTAGAACTATTTTTTTTAAATTCACTTTTTGTTTTATATTTTTTTGCCTCAATTAAACATTTTTCTTTTGTCCATTTTATTTTTTGTTTTTTCATATGTTTACAACATTCTTTTAACCACCCATTATTTAATGTACTATTATATGCTGTTCTATTATTTTTTATAAATTCAGTTTTTGTTTTATATTTTTTTGCCTCAATTAAACATTTTTCTTTTGTCCATTTTAAATGACTATTTTTTGGCATATGATTATAACATTCTTTTAACCATCCATTTCTTTTTGCGGAATTATATGCACCACCAAATTTTATTTTAAATTCTGATTTTGTATTACATAATAATCCAGCTTCAACACATTTTTTTTTCGTCCAAAAGATAATACCACAACCCAAAGCACCACATTTATTTTTATTTAAAATATTCCAACCTTTCTTATTATAGTGTTCTAGAATATCACCCACAACAATTGAAGCAAGTTTTTTATCTAATAATTTAGTTTTTTGAATAAAAATTGGTACTAATTCAGTTTTTTTTATATATTTATATACAGTACTTTTTTTAGATGTTAAATGTTCATTTTTCCTTCTACTAAGATCATATGTTAAACCAACATATATTGATTTATCTAAAAATTCAAATACATAAATAAATCTTTTAAACCTAGAACCTAAAATCTCCATATGTTTAATAGAGTCTTCAAAACAATTTAATTTTTTAGATGCTTTATATGAACTATTCGATTTTATTGCCCATTCGGTCTTCGAATTAAATTTTAATGCTTCTATTTTAATATTCTCAATATTCCATTTTTTATTTTTTCTTTTAAATTTCCCTTGGTAATTCATCTTTATATAATTCACTAAAGATTTTTTTATTATTATCCCATTCAATGTTTGTTTGACCAATAGAATTATGAATTATTGAGATTTTATCTATAACACCAATATTACATCCATCTAAATAGTTTGGAAATATCATTCCTAGATCGTAATAGTGAAACCCTTTAAATCTTTCATCAAATCTATTTATAATAGTTTCACCATTAACACAAATAAAAACACCATCAACAACAACAACTTCTTTAATATTTTTTATTTCTCTACTATAAATACTCTCAAAAATTCTAATTCCATTATTATGATAAACTCTACCATACATTTTTTTTCTGTTCATTTCTTTACCGTCTTCGGTTAACCACCAACATCCATGTTTAGGCAATTCCGTACTACCTGCCAAACCAATAATATCATAATCATTTTTATTAAATATATTTACTATTTTTTTGCTCCAATCTTTTGTTCTAATTAATATATCATTATGTAGAAATACAATTATATCCTTACCAAGACCTAATTTATCTAAAGTTTTCCATCCCATATTATATGCTTCAGATAGTGAAAATTCATTCATATTTACAATACATTCTACATGAATAGGTATACCAGCAGTATTTTTTAAATGAGATATAAATTTATTATTATCTTCTTCAGAATAATGACTACTAAAAATTACTGATAAATTTTTTTTCATAAAATATAATTAGTTATCGCATCTTCACTAGAAGATAGAGAAATGGTTTTATTATAAATATCATGAAGCAAATACTGATTATGATTAACAAAAGCATGTACGATATGAGGTATTTCACATGTATCATTAATATATTGTATAAACATATCGTTTTCATATGTAGTTAGATGTGAACTAAAGACTACTATTATCCTTTTTTTCATATGTATTTGCTATAATATACAAATGTAGTAAATAAAATTCAAAAAGTAAAGTATTATCTATCTCTTATTTTTTTTAATTCAGTTTCGTAATCTGTTTTAACTTTTTCAAGAGGAAAGGGTATTCTAATAAGATCACCATCTTCAATATCAAACTCAGATATATATTGTGGATTTCCCCATAGAATCAAAAAATCAAAAAATTCATTACCATAATATCTTTTAGCAACTTTATCTAATCTACTAAAACCTGCTTTCCAAGTTTCATATTTATCAGAACTATTTGCAGGTAATGTTACATATGGTAATTGATCAGTTGTACCATTCTGATTTTTAAAAATTTCATATCTATTATAATCTATTCTCATTATGCTGATGTTGGTTGTTTAACTTTTCTAGCTATTTCTTGTGTATTATTTCTTACTTCTCTCACTTCATTACCATCAACATCTTTACTACCAAAAAGTTCAGTCATTTGTGCTTTTTCCATTTCACTTGCTCTTTCATAAATACCCGTATTATAAAATGTTGAATTAGCATAGTAATTAAATGATACCGCATTTTGTAGTGCATTAATTGGTGTTTGAAGTGATTGACCACCAACAAGTTTTAATTGTAATTTTATATCAGCTATCATAAATTGCATACCCATACCTTCAGGATTCATATCCCAAGGAGCATCAGTATAATCTATTTGTAAATTATCAATAACAACTTTAGTATGGAACATATCTCCAATTCTTAATATTTGAACTGGTTGTCTACCAAATACTGAATTACTAGCACTAAATGTATTATTTTTACCTCTTTGTTTTCGTATTGCATTACCTTGACGTGTACATTGATGTAAAAATGTTAATCTTCTATGAAAATCTTCTGGTGTTTGAGAATGAAAAATTGGTTTATATTTATTCTTTTGACTTGATTCAAATCCTTTTAAAACACCATCTTCGATTGTATATGTATTATATGTACAATTAGCATTATTTTTTGCTTTTTGAGTTGAAATATTTGTTTCTAAAACTTGAATTTCTTCATTTAATGAATCTATATTTTCTTGATCTGTTGTTGTTATTGGAACTTCTTTATTAATTGTTACATTATTTTGTCCAAACGTTACAAATGCTCTTCTAGCTTCTTTAGCAGGTTGACTAGCTATTTCACTTATTTCATCAGTTGCAGTACCACCAACTTCACCAATAGGGGTTTTTGGTATTACTACCTTTATACCTGCTTGTTCTAATGATTGACCTGTAAGTGTTTTAAATTTTTCATCAATAAATGCTACAACAGCATTAATTCTTCTTCTACTTAATCTTACATTATAATCATCATCATTACCAAGAAATAAAACTGATGCAGATCCATTAATACGTAATTCAGTATATTCCCTAACTTTTTCATCAACAAGATATTTGGTAATATTTTCTTCAATATCTTGAATAAATGATTCATTCAATCCAAAATTTGCACCATCGACATCACTTGTATGTGCAGCAATATCATGATTTTTATCTATTTCATAATATCTACTGATATGATCTCCAATTGATGTTGATTCACCACCAATTTTAGGTTCATCATTAATAAAGAAAAAATTATTTGTTAATTCAATAAAATCAGGTCTAGCTTGTTTTATTTTAGGTTGAATACTTTCTCTTTCCTCAATTAATTTCTCTTTTTTTCTAATTTTATCACCTAAATTACTACCTTGAAGTGGTGCTTCACCACCAAAAGCAAAAAATCTATTAGCCTCTACATGACTCATCCCTTTTATTTGTGGTGGATAATCAATTAATAATTTAAAAGATAAGTTTGCAATTCTTTCAGTATTATTATATGTATAAATTGGTTCACCTCTACCAATAAAATTTGTACTTTCATGATTAACTACAACATTTTCAGTTACACTTATATCATATGGTGGAAACCACATAAGACGACCACCAAATTTACCAACTTCACATAATGGTAGTTCAGTACCTTTTTCATCTTGAACTAAACCATAATTCATTGTTTCATCTGGATATACTTCAAATGCTAAATTTTCAATAGAAAACATCATATTCCTATTATTAATATCATTACCATCAATAATTGGATGTATTTTAGGTATAACATTTTTATAAACTACTGAATTTTCATTACCATTATAAATTTTATTTCCATTAAATCTTATTGCTTTAACAAACGTATTATATGGGTCAAGAACAGTATGTTGACGGTTTTTATCTATTTCACCATCTAATCTAACTCTCAATGGTGAACCGTTAAAATGTAATTGTTCATCATTATCAATAAATTTCTTTCTCGTTAAATCAAAACTACTATTTTTACCTTTAGAGTTTAATAATTCTCTAGTATAGCTTAATAATCCACCATTTTTTATATTAAATTTATCAATCTCACTAATATTACCAAATCTATCTAATTTACTTTCAACACCACCATTATCACTTGGTTGTATACCATCAACAGGATTATCAAAACCACCTACTTCGTCCTTATATGATGTATTATCAGTATCACGACCCCAAACTAATTGTTGTTTAGGATCATCAACTAAACCATAATCATCACCATCTAGTGAATATATTCCTGTACTAATAATTTGACCATTTAAACCAATATCAATATTATTACTATCTAATTCAGCATTACCCATTCCATCAATGAATATTTGTGATGCACCATATTCTAAATAACCAGAACTATCTTGATTTTGGTTTATGAATGTTATTCTTTCTTGATAAAGTTTATTGTTAAGTGCTGTTATATCAGCAGTTGTTTTATATTGATTATATGGATTGAATACTTCATCTCTACCTAAGAAATATTTATTATTAAATTGAACATCAACATTCATTCCATAATTAAATCCTTCTGCATTTGATAAATCTACAAATGGTCTTGATGAAGGTTGGTATAGATTTTTGCTTAATTCTTTATAAAATAATTGAAGTTGTCCTTTTCCTGAATTTCTAATAAAATCAAGATTATTTGTTTCTTTAGTAAATGGATTTCCTTTTAATGGATAATTACCACTAACTTCTTCTAATATTTTTCCTACATTACCTTGGGTTTCTCTTCTTGTTATTTGAAAATCTTCCTTTTTCATTATAAATTTAGTATCAGGATTACCATCAAATAAATTTTCAAACTTTATTGCTGGAAGATATTCAGCAGCAGCATTAGATGCAGCAGTATAACCTAATTGTATTGCAAGCATTTTTAAACCTATTGCTGTTAATGGTGTTTGACCTTCAGCTAATCTACCTACGATAGTTGTAACAGTAGTACCAAAAGGATTTATAACATTAGCTATATTTCCAATTACATTAATAGTTTCAGTACCACTAACATTATATGGATCATTAGGAGTATATAAATTTCTTGTTTCTAAAAACTCTCTGGTTTGAACACTATTATCTTCTAATCTTGACATTAATATAAAATATTTATTATAAATACTTGTATTTGAAATTAGAATTTATTAGATTTACATTGAATTACTATGTACTATCGCTAAATACTATATATTTTTTTTCTAAAATCTAGTTGAGTTGTATATAATAGAAATTATTAAATAATCTAAATCTTATCCATATAACCATAGACCTAAAAATAAAAGCAAAAGGGTTGCCCTGTATAATTTCGAAATGCTTTTAAATATTTGTTGTTTTTGTTTTGTGTTATTTCTCTTTTTGTTTCTTGTTATTAAGTTCTAAAAGCAAAGTTTTGCAAATTTACCGTTTTTATTTGATAAAGTCAAGTCTTTTTAATAAAAAATGAAAATAAATATTTATGTAACCTTTTTTATTTATATACGTATATTCTATTGTCACAAGTTTGACAAATATACAAAAAATATTGAATATGAGGAAGTTAATTAAAAAAATTAACCCAAATGAATATCTAAAATTATCAACATATGCTAAAAAATATAGTATAGTTAAAAGAAAGATATATCGTTATGTTGATGATGATTTAGTAGATAATGTTAAAATAGATGGAATCCCATTTATTAAAGATATTCATTTTCCTATCCTAGAACGTGATAATCGTGAATCTATTGTCCCAAGTTTGTCAATAGATACTTCTATTGTCCCAACTGTGACATTAAAAAGTGGTGAAAGTACTGATAATCAAGTAGATAATCCTATTGTCCCAACTGTGACATTAGATAAGTATATTGTCCCAAGTGTGACAATAGAAGAAAATGAAAAAATAGAATTAAATAATCTTTTAAATAAGCCTGAAAGTGATACAACTATTAGTGATTATAAAAGAATTGAAGAATTAAAAAATAAATATTAAATATTAAACACTACCACCTTGTACATGTACCAATTGTGCAGGTACTTTCTTAGCAATATTTGTGTAGAATGAACTATCACCAACATTAACATCAATATTAGCCACAAGTGCTACTTCTTGTTCACTGAATTGAACTTTAAGCGGTTTAGATAACATATTAACTAATTGACCAATTCCACTATTACTACTTACATCTGTTGATGCAATAGATTGTATTGTATTTTTAACATCTGCAAGCTGTCCTACCGATCCACTCATAACAGCTCCAATACTTGTAAATGCATCACCTACAATTTTCATACCATTAGAACTTGAAGCTATTGCCATTACTGAAGCTGCCATACCAGCAACACCTAACATTGTAATAGGGTTTGCAAATAATAAAGTTGCAGCACCAATAGCTGCTAAATCACCACCAATTCCAGATAAATCTGCACCACTTAACATTGCTAAACCTTCTCCCATATATCCAATACCAGCAGCAGCAATACCAATACCTGCTCCAATACCTAATACAGCTAATGTCAGAATTCCTATACCAATTGCTGATACTTCTGCTGCTTTACCGAATATTAACATACCAGCAGCCATAAGTGGAACAGCAATAGCTAATCCTAGTGCAACTCTTTCGAAACTTTCTAATTGTTCTACACTTAATTTAGACATGGAATCTGCTAAAGCAGCAACACCTTTAGCTGCAATCATTATACCAGTACCCATACCAACAGCAGCAACACCAACACCAGCACCTTTACCTAAAGCAGCCATTCCACCACCTCTTGCAGCACCACTAGCACCTTTAGCAAGACCACCAACACCTTTAGTTGCAGTACGTGCAATACCTTTACCAGCACCACCAATCAGACCACCAATACTTGGTAATATACCTTTTAATATTCTGATCATTGGAGATGCCATCATTAAAACAGCACCAATTGCACCAGCACCTGAAAGTATATCTTTATTTGTTTTAGATAAATCACCAAACCATTCCGATATATTTGTAACAATAGGTCTTATAAATTCTAATACTGAATTAATACCATTAAGCATAGGAAGTAATGTTGATTTTAATTCCATTATAGTATTTTTCATTGCATCATCAAATGTTTGAGAATCTAATGCACGTTGTTTTAAACTAGCACTTTGTTCTTTTAAACCACTTAATTGATCAGAACCAATATTTGATACATCAGTAGCAATACCACCTATTTCAACAAACATTCTACCTGTAGTTTTATCAAATTTAGCAAGACCCTCAATAATATCTTTTTCGTCTTTAGTAAATCCTTTAGAATTCATTTGTGAACGAGTTTGTTGAATTTCTCTCATTCTAAATGCTTGTTTAGTAAGTTCTTCAGTAGTCATACCAAGTGCTTTAGCTGCTTGTGAAAGCTGATCTTTAGCCATAGGAGAAGCTAATGCAAAATCAAATCCATCAGCAGTCTTATTCAACGTAACCATACCTTGTGTCATTTCGTTAATACGTTTCATATATGCTTCAGGATCATTTCTAGATTCAAAAAGCATAGACATAGGATCTGCTAAACTAGCAAATTTACCACCAAGTACTTGTAATTGTGCACTCATTTCAATTACTGAATCTAATCTTCTACCCTTTTCCATAGGTTCAAAAACAGAATTCATATCTATTTTAAATTTTTCAGCATAAATAGCCATATCAGCCATAGATTTTACACCATTTCTAAATGAATATTTTTGAAGTTTTTTGAAGTTCGAATTAACAGCTTTTAATACTTTACCAGTATTAACACCCATTCTTTCAGTAGTATCAACAATTCTTTGTACTTCACCAGCAGTATCAGTAGCATTGAAACCCATCATTTCATATTGACCAGCCATACGAGCAGCACCTTCAATACCTAAAGAAGTACCTTTAGCTATTAAAGTCATTGATTCTAAATTTTCTTGATTAAATTGTCTAACTCTACCTGTTTCATCAGCATATGTACTAACCATTTGAGTAAGACCTTTCATATCAATACCCATACGAGCAGCAAACATGGAAGAATCTTCTAAATTATTTCGCATCATTGCTGAACGATCACCAGATAATCCCATTTCAAGATTAAGATTTTTAATACTTGCATCAGCATCCATTAAAAATGTTTTCATAATACCAGCATTTTTACTAATTGCAGTGCCTAATGAACTAACTGTTTTAAGGAGTAATTTTTGTGTATCTAATGTTTTTTCTGATTTTGATAATATTTTATCTTGAGCATCGGATTGATTTTTATATTTTTTTAGTAAATATTTACTAATTTTATCTTGATTAGATAGATGTTTAGTTATGGTTTCATCAATATTAGCTTGTTTATTTCTTTTTTGATTAATAATTTCTTCCTCTACTGCTTGTTTTCTTCTTAGGTTATAGATATTATCTAATTTTGATAATTCCCTTTCAAGTAAACGAATATTTTCATTAGCAATAGCATTAGCTGCTTCTGTTTCTTCTTTTAATTGTTTAGCCGATATTTTTTTTGCCATTTTTTCAGAATAATTTTACTAATTATAAATACATTTAAATATAATTACTTTCTTCTGGCTTGTTGACTTGCTTTTGCATTTGCTTTTTCATGAGCTTTTTTAGTACTCTCAAGTTCTTCCTTTAAAAGATTAAGATAAAATCTTCTTTTATATACAGGAATCCCTTCAACATATTCAGCATTAAATTTTGCATGTTTTGTAAGGAGATAAATCTCTTCCATTATCATCTTTTTATATTCACCTGCTAGTGACTTGGGAAAAAAAAATCAATACCCATACTTAACGGTGCTTCGAATTTATAACCGTCTGGTGCTGTAAACATATATTTCATTTCAACTTCAGGAGATACATCTAATAATTTTCTTCTTATAGTAAATGCATCTAAGGCTGGCATAACATCAACAAAACGTTCAATATATGATCTATCTCTATTACCATTAATTTCCATAATAGATGCTTTTAATCTCATAGTATTAAATTCTGATACTTCTTCTTGATATGCTTCTCTACGTGCTTCTGCTTGTTTAAATATAATATCTTCAGCACCTGAAGTTAAAAGTTTTACACTAACTTTTTTCTTTCTCATAGGTATTTCAACTACAAACTCACCAGCAGCATTAGGTTTTTCATTAACTTCTTTATATTTTAATGTTAATAAATCCACATCTTCTTCAAAACTATTTCCGTTTCTAGGATCAGGAACAGAAACCTTATATATATTACCATATGATGATGTTCTTAAAAATAAAATAAGTGCACTTCTATCACCACTTAATAAATTTTTAGGATTAATATTTTTATCTACAATTTTTCTAGCTAATAACTTATCTAATACCGAACCATCATCAATGAATGATGGTGTGGTTAAAAGGTCTTCATCTCTTGAAGTAAGATATTCAATTTGAACTTCTTTTAATCCATCTGGATAAAATAAACCTTTTGATGGTAATGAAACAACTTCATATGACATCAATAAATCAGGATCATTTTCAGTTTGAATTTGATTTTGTAAATTATCTGCATTATAATTTAATGTTTGTGCAGGTATATTAATTGGTTCAGGTATTTGTGGTGTTGGTATAACTGATGGATCATCTACTGTTGGTATAGAATTATCTTTTGGTGGTTCAATTCCTTTTGATTTATAATATTCTTCCATAGCGTTTTTCATTGCTATTCCTTCTAATTCTTTTTCTGTTTTTTTTTCTGTTGCCATTTTATAATATTTTATAAAAATTTATTAGTTCTACAAATAAATAGTACATAATAAAATTTAATTCAAGATTTTCTTTTTTCATTCGTATAATATAGTACAATGTCAAAAATTTGACAATATAAATTAATATATGGCAGTAAAAAGAGGAAACAAAAGAAAAAATTCAATTGATCCAGAATCAATTGAACGGGACGAAAATACGACAAGGATTAATGATGAAAAGAAAAGAATTAGGTCTGCTTTAAACAGGGATGTTAATATATCGGCTAAAAATGTTAGTCAAAAAGACCTAATTAAATCTATATTGAGAAATGAGATAACCATCTGTTCAGGACCTGCTGGTACTGGTAAAGCACAACCATTAGATAGTCTTATTTTAACTGAAAATGGTTATGTTAGAATGGGAAATATAAATATTGGTGATAAAATATTTGGTAAAAACGGAAAATTAACTAAAGTTAATGGTGTTTTTTATCAAGGAAAAAGGGAAGCATATTTGGTTACATTTTCAGATGGGTCAAAAGTTGAATGTTGTGATGAACATTTATGGTTAACATATAATGATTATGAAAGAAATTATTTAAAAAATAGTCGTGGTACAATAAAAACATTGTCTGAAATAAACATTAACTATAAGAATAAATCAAATAAATTGAAATATTCAATTCCTATTGTTGATGCAATTGAGTTTAAGAAAAAAAAATTATTAGTTGATCCATATTTATTAGGGGTATTATTAGGTGATGGTTCACTAACAACGACAATTAGAATTAGTAGTTCTGATAAACAAATAATTAATGAATGTGATTCTAGATTACCAAATGATTATTTTATAAAAAAAATAAAATCATCTAAATATGATTATTCTATTTTAAATAAAATATCAAACAAAAAATATTCATATAGAAAATATATTAATGAATTAAAGTTAAATGGTATTAAATCTGAAAATAAATTTATACCGAATAATTATTTATATTCATCAATAAATGATAGAATTGAATTATTACAAGGACTAATGGATTCAGATGGTACTGTAGATAAAAAAAGTGGAACATTATCATTTACTAGTACATCTAAAGAATTAATTTTAAATTTAAAATTTATTATAGAATCTTTAGGTGGGGTAATAAACCCAATTAAAGAAAAGGTAAAAAAATATAAATATAAAAATGAAATTAAATTAGGAAGAATTTCATATAGTATGTCATTTAGGTTACCAAATAAAATAATTCCATTTAAATTAAATAGGAAAAAAGGTTTATTTAAAAATAAAACAAAATATTTCCCTGTTAGATATATAAAAAATATTGAATTTATTGGTAAAAAGGAAATGAAATGTATAAGTGTTGAAGCTAATGATAATTTATATATTACAAATAATTTTATTATAACACACAATACTTTTATTTCACTTGCTTTAGCATTGGGTTTGTTAAGAGCAGAAAATAATAAATTTTTAAAAATTTATCTTGTTAAATCAGTAACAACATTAAAGGGTGAAGAAATTGGATTCTTAAAAGGTGATTTAAATGAAAAAATTGAACCATTCATTTGGAGTTTTGTATTAAATGTTGAAAAATTATTACCAGATACAAAAATTAAATCATTAATGGAAAATGATTTTATTCGCCCATTTCCTTTAGCATATGCACGTGGTGCATCAATTGATAATGCTATTATTATAGCTGATGAAGTACAAAATATTTCAATAGGTAATATGCGTACTTTAATGACTAGAATAGGTGAAGATAGTAAAATGATTTTATTAGGTGATTCTAATCAAATTGATTTAAGAAATAAAGATGAAAGTTCGTTAGATATTTTATTAAATATGTTTAAAAATGTTGAAGAAATTGGATGTATTAGTATGAATGATAAAGATGTAAATATTAGAAATCCAATAATAAATAAAATCGAAGATAAATTTAAAGAACATAATGATGAAAAAATCAGAAGAAAATCAAAATAAACTAATATTAGTATATTATATATCAATTGCTGATGTTGAGATTGATGCTGTTGAAGAATTTATGGAAAGAGTTATGAATAAAATATCTTCAAATTCTGTAAGTGAAAATAGTGAAATTATTGCTATCCCGATTTATGGTGAAAGTAGGGTAGATTGTATTAATCCTAAATATATAACTGATAGTAATTTAATAAAAAAGCATGAAAGACTAATGAGTGAACTTCATGAAAAATTAAATAATCAAATTGAAGAATTAAATAATAAAACAAATGAGTGATTTTAATGATGAAGATTTTCATAAATTTATAGATAGGATTAATGATAAATTAGATAATAATCCAGAATTAAGAGAAGAAATCGAACAAAATGTTAGTAGATTATCTGAAATATTTGAAACAAATGTAAATATTGATTTAGAATATTATCCAAATGCTGAAAATTATATGGATATTTTTGGAGAATATGATGATGAAGATTTTAATGGTGTAATTATACAACCTGATTTAGAATCACCAATGACATTAAATAATTTAAAAACAATGTTAAATGACGAAGAAGGTGATTTATATTTATCTATTGATCCTCTTTACATTAAAGATGGAATAAATGACATAAATGATATGCTAATTACAACAGTAAAAGATAGAATAATATTAATACCAACAATAAAAAAATAAAATGAAAAAAGTAATAGGAATAGATATTAATGAAGTATTAAGATCAAGATCAATGCAATTTGATAGATTTTATGCTATGGAATTTGGTGAAGAAGGATGTCCATCATCAGATGACCCATATAAATTTGATTTAAGAAATGATTATGTATGGGAAGATGGTGAAGAAACAACTAAATTTTTAAATGAAGATTTACCTGATGATATTTCACCAATAGATTATACTATTGATGAAAAAACAGGTGAAGCACCTGTTGATAGTATGGCATTTAAATCTGAAACTAAAACGGTTACTGCTGATGAAAAATATAAAAGATTTATGTATGAAGATTTTAATTTTGAAATACATGGTTCAGCATCACCAACATATAATGGTCTAGATAAACATTTAGAATTGTTTTATAAAACATATAAAGATCAATTTGATATTAAAATAGTATCAAAAGAAAATTGGTTTACAATTCCACCAACATTATTTTTTCTTTCTAAATTAATGCCTAGAATAGGTCAATACCATTTTGTTGAAACCAATAAAGAGATTTGGGATTCTGTTGATATTCTATTAACAACTGATCCTGAACTACTTAATAGACCTATAGAAAAAAAAGTTGTTAAAATAACAAGACCTTATAATGATGGATTAGAAGCTGATTTTGATGTTTTACAAATTATTGATTTAATTGAAAATGAATTTGACGAAGAAACTAAAAAAATAAAAATAAAAAAATCGTGTAGAGATTTCCAAGAATTTATTGGATTTAAAAATACAGAAGAATAATATAAATTAAAAATATAAAATAATGGTAAATAAAAGAGAAGAAGAAATTCAAAATGCTGAAATTTCAAAAATTAATAAAGTAGAAGTAGCACTTAATAAATTAAAAAATAAGGAATCAAGAATATTAATGTTTGTTGCAAAAGGAACAAATCCAGCTGCATCAGTATATGAAATTTATTTTCATGCTAAAACATTAAAAAATTTGGGGTATAATGTAACGATGTTAACAGATGTTGTTGATTATGAAATTCCTAGCTGGATAGAACCAGAATTAACTAACATTACACATGAACCAATGGAAAAAGCAAAATTAACTGTTGGAACACAAGATATGGTTATAATACCTGAAATATTTTCAAATGTTATGGAACAAACTAAAAATTTACCATGTATTAGAGTAGGTTTATTACAATCGTTAGATTATAAGTTAAATAGTTTACTTCCTGCAACAGATTGGACATCATTTGGTATTACTGAAGTTATTACAACAACAGATGAAGTTGTTAATTTAATAAATGAATTTTATCGTAATGCTAATTTTAATATAAATGTTTCAGCACCAGCAATTCCAGATTATTTTAATAACACTAAAAATGTGATAAAAAGACCAGTAATTTCTATTGTTGGTAGAAATCCTAATGAAATATCTAAAATTGTAAAATTATTTTATTCAAGAAATCCACAATTTGGTTGGATAACTTTTGATTCTATGATTACAGACTCAAAACCACCTTCACCATTAAGAAGAATTGATTATGCTGAAAGACTAAAGAAAAATTTTGCAACTGTTTGGGTTGATAGAATTTCAACATTCGGTACACTACCACTTGAAGCAATGAAAGCAGGATCAATACCAATTGCATTAGTACCAGACATTACACCAGAATATTTATTAGATGATGATGGTGAATTTATTGAAAATTCTGGTGTTTGGACTAGAGATATATATTCTCTCCCAATATTAATTGGAGATTTAGTAACTAAATTTTTAGATGATACTATTGATGATAAAGTATATGAAACAATGTCAACAATTGCAAATAAATATACTGTTGAAAAAGCAACTAAGAGATTAGAAAAAATTTATAGTGATATTTTTCAAACACGTATTGATTTACTTCAAAAAGTTGTTGATGATTATAATAAAGCACAAGAAGTTACTACATCAACTGATGAAGAAATTAAAAAATAATTTAAATTAAAAATATAAAGAAAATGAATATAACAACAATAATACCTGTTCACGAATATAGTGAAGAAATTGAAAAATTACTTACTAATGCTCTTGATAGTATTTCTAAGCAAGATAAAATTGGAAAAGAAAGACCAGTAACATTATTAGTATTTGCTGCTAAAATTGAAAAAGAAATTAATAAATTTGTTGATAAATATGAAACAGAGGTTAATTTAGTTTTACTTAAAAACGAAGATAAAACTGATTTTCAAAGTCAAATAAATTATGGTGTTGAAAATGTTGAAACCGATTGGTTCACTATACTAGAATTTGATGATGAATTAAGTACAACATATTATAAAAATGCTTTAGATCATATTTCTAGTGTTGATAATATTGAATTATTTCTACCCATAATAGTTGAAACTAATAATAAGGAAGAAATTCTTAAAATAACTAATGAAACTGTTTGGTCTAAACAATTTGTTGGTGAAAATGGTGAAATGGGTTATCTAAATGTAAACGCACTTAATCAATATACTGACTTCAAATTTAGTGGTGGAATTTTCAATACTGAAGACTTTAAAGCTGTTGGTGGGTTAAAATCAAATATAATATTAACATTTACATATGAATATCTATTAAGAGTTCTTAATAATGGTGGTAATATTTATATTATTCCTAAAATAGGACTAAAACACTTTGCAACTAGAGAAGGTAGTTTATTTGATACTTATAGTACTACATTATCAATAAATGAAAGAAAATTTTGGTTTGATACTGCAAAAAAAGAATCTAATTTTATAAGTGATAGAATTATAGATATGTCATTGCTAAAAGCAAACGAAAAATAACTCTAAATTGATAATTTATGATATATGACAACAAAAAGAAAATTAAAAGTTGGAACACTATACTTTGCAGAACGTGAAGAACAAGCAGTGGTAGATTATATTAATGCTAATAGTTCTGATATAAGACATAAAATATATAATGATATTTTAAGAGAGCCATTCAGAAAAATGACTGAATCAATACTCCGTAGGTATCCAATACATATTGGAAATTATGATATTCATGAAGTAGAAGCAGATGCTTTATCACACTTAATTGTTCAAATGGTTAAATTTAATCCAAATAAAATTAATAAGGCAGGAAAGAAAGTAAAAGCTTTTAGTTATTGTCAAACAATTGTAAGAAATTTTTATAAAGATCATAGTAAAAAAAGTAATAAGGAAAAATTAACTTTATTATCGTGGGAAGATTATTCATCTGATGTAATGGGTAGAGATGAGTATCTATATGAAATAGATGGGTATTATAATGATCTTGAAATATTAATGAAACAAATAATTAAAAGTATGAGAGAAAGAATAGATACCGATGCTTCTTTAAAGAAAAATGAAATTATTGTTGGTGAAGCAATTATTGATGTATTATCCAATTGGCATATCTTATTCATGGAAGATACTCCTGATGGTAAAGTTACTAAAAAAATAACAAATAAATATCAGAAGAATAAAATTTTACAACTCCTAAAAGAACAAACAAGGCTCAACACTAAAGAAATTAGAATATCAATGAAGCCATTTAAAGAGATATATTATTTAGAAAAGAAAACTTTCTATGAAGACGAATAGTATAAAGTTTTGTTATACTCAGTATTTATATTAAATATTGTATTATGCCAAGAAAGAAAAGAACCAAGTTAAAATTTACTGAAGATGGTGTGAATCAATACATGCAAGAACTGTATGATGATTCATTTACTTTAAAATCAAAAATTGATGTATTATTCAGAAAATGGGAAGCTAAAATTAAAGAAGGTGGTGAAATTGCTGCAATGGGCGATAGTATCGTTAAATTAATAGGTGCTATGGCAAAAAACCAAGATCAAAGAATTATGATTTTAAAATATCTTAAAGAAATTGTATTTGTTGATGGTAAAAATGGTGAAAATACACCAGAATCTGGTAATACTGATAGAGAAGCAATTATTAAAGCTGCTCAAGATGCAATGAAAGAATTAGAAAAAAAGAAAGATTAAAATGGGATGGGGATTATTGATAATAAAAGAAACGTATTTAGCCAAATTGGTGCATTAACATCGGTTAAGGATAATCAAAATGTACCAAATCCAAAAGATTCTATATCATCAATAAATAATTCAAAAGAAATTGTACCTTTTTTATTAGATCTATTAGTTGTAATGGTAGGTAGTGAAAAATTAAAAAGTACTGTTGGTGAATTAATGACAACATTCATTAGAAATGTTGAACCGAAATTAAAAGATGAATTAAAAAATCAAACAATTGAGTTTAATTCAGATCAAACATTACCATCATCATTTAATACTAGTGGTATTGCCGTACCAGCAGGGGATATTGATACTTACGAAAAATTAAAAACCGATCCATCATCACAAACAGGTAGTTTATTATATAATAATAATCCTAATGATTTTGATGTGAAATCACGTAGTGCACAAGTAAATGCTGGTACTGATGTAACATTTAATAATACGAAAATAAATTTTAATGCAACATCAAATGAGTTTAGATATAAACCTACTAATTCATCTCAAACAATTGGAGATTTTACTAATGATTATATAGATGGTCTTACAATTATTAATGAAAAAGAATTTACATCTAAAATAACAAATCAAATATTTGGTACAATAGATACTAATCAAAATAAAACTCAAAATCAATTAATATTAGAAGGAAAGTTAGATAAGAGTATAAACAAATTAATTAATGAAGCAGAATCGATTGAAATATCTGATGATGAACTTCGTAAAATTGAACAAGATGCTCAAAAAAGATTAGAAGGAATTCAAGATGTTGATGTTGGTTGTGGTGTTTTAATTAATATTGTTACATTAGATTCATTAGAAAATATGATTAGTATTACAACAGGTAGTACAGATCCCCTTACCGTAGGTAATGCATATTTAGAACTTGTTGAAAGTGGTTTTGATCCTGAAGATGAATCACAAGCAAAGGAAGATGGTGAGACAATAAAAGATGGATTTTTAAAACGTTTAATTAATGCTATTGTTAGTACGTTAGTAGGTTCTGTAATATCACCACCACAAATAAGAGCATTATTTGCAATGACATCAGCATTTAAAAATAATGGAGTACCAGATATTGGTGACCCAATTGATGATTTAGTTAAAAGAAGAAAACTTGCAGATTGTTTAGCTAAACAAGCAAAAGCAACAATAAATGAATTTTTATTCGAATTAATAAAAAATGAAATGTTAAATTTAATTATTCCAGTAAGTAAATTAATATTAAAGGAAAAAATTAATCAGTATTTACAAATACTAAGAAGTTTAATAGGATTTATATAAAATAAAATTATGATAACAGATCAAAAAATAAACAAAATCGTAGGAGTATATTTAATAGGTAATGATATTGAGAATATGACTCAATTAGCTGTTGGATTTAAACCTAATTGGTTTAGAAGAATATGTACACAACTTTTTCTAGGATGGAAATGGGTTAGTGTAGAAGAATTAAAAAAATAATATGGCAACAGATTTCGGCAATTTAGATTCAATTATTGGTGGATTCAATAGAATATTACAAATACAAACTATTGGTGCTCCTACTAATATACCCTCACCATTAATATTGATTGGTGCACCAAGAAGATCTGGATTATCTCCAACAGCAATAGCTTCAAGAATAATAACAAGAAAAAGTGAAGCAGGGTTACCTGTTGGTGCATTACCTTCTGGTGGTGTTGCACCTGATGAAATAATGGAAAGAATTAGAGTTGAAGAAATAATTAAAGCATTTCAAAATGAAAGTTTGATTACAGTTGTAATACCACCCGGTACTTCATTAACAGCAGCAGGTGCTTCGGTGGCAGGACCTGTTACAGTAGTAGGTTCAACAATAACATTAACAAAAGGATATGGAGTAATACAATAATGAAGGATTTAAATGAAATGACCCCAATAGAGTTGAATATATTAGTAAATAAGATAAATGAAAATCATCAAATGGTTAGAGATGAAATATATAAATCACTAGACCAAGTTGATGATCTAAAGAAAACTATAAATTCTAAATTAATAATAATGAAAAATTTAGAAGATAAATATGTTGAAATAATGGGTGTTTTAATGTCAAAACAAGAATAAAATGTACGAAAAGAAACACATACAACAAACTAACACATATAAAAAACAAACAAACCAAGAAGCAAAAATAAAAAGTGTTTATTGGGGTGAAGTTATATCTATTGTAGATACAACTGATGGTGGTAGAATTAAAGTACGTATTCATGATCTTGATAATCAAATAACCAATAAAAATCTAGTTGATTGTTACCCATTAATTCCTAAATTTTTACACGTATATCCTAAAGTTGGAGAAGTTGTAAGAATTATTTTAGAAGATTTACAATATCCACAAAGAGGTAGATATTGGGTTGGTAGCGTAATATCACAACCACAAAAAATTAATTTTGATAATATTTATACGGCATTATCGACAACACATCAAGCAGTATCTACACCAGAAATAGCACCTTCAAATGTTCCAGAAGCAACTGGTATTTATCCAGAATTAGCTGACGTTGCTTTATTAGGTAGAGATAATACTGACATTATTTTACGTGAAAGAGATATTGAACTTAGAGCAGGTAAACACGAATTAGAAAATAATCTTAAATTAAATAAATTAAATCCAGCATCAATAAGACTTAGTTTTGATATTTCTACTGGTAATAGTGAAACTGTGAGTTCTAATGTTGTAATGGCAGATAGAATTGCCTTAATATCTCACGATGGTATTCCTAAATTTAAAGGAGTCGAATTAGATGCTGCTGACAGGAATAAAATATTTTCTGAGGCACATCCATTAGGTCGTGGAGATGTTATTGTGGATGCGCTAGAAATACTACGTAAAGCAATAATTCAACATATACATCCATACGCTAGTCTACCAGTTGACAAATCAGGAATAGTTATTGACCTAGAGAAAATAGACTTTACTCAATTACTACAAAAAAATATAGTTATAAATTAAATGAACCACTAAAAAATAATAGATTTTTAGTTACTTTTACCGAAGGAATTAATATAGATGTAATACAAGTACAAAAACTTAAAATAACAAAAGATTTTCATACAATGGAAATAATGGAAATTGTTGGAAAACCTACAATATTTAACAATATTGAAATTAATACAGAAGTGAAATATGCAATTGATTTAGTAGACCCAACAGGTAAATCATCAGAAACATTAAAATTTGAAGGTAAAATTGAAAATATGGAAATGAGTGAATTATCATATAATAATGATTCTATATTAACAACAAATATCCTAATTAAACTAAAAACCTTGAAAATTTAAATAATTAATAGTATTATTGTATTTATGGTTATACCAAATATACCACAAGAACTATTCTATAAATTTAATGACATCAAATATCATGATGAACCACATAAATATTTTTTAGATGATAAGCAGTTTACTTCTGTAACTACATTAATTAATTCCTATGAAGAAGGGTTTGAAGAAGAAAAATGGTCTAGAATAAAAGGTAAACAATTTAATGTTCACCCTAATGATGTTAAATATGGTTGGAGATTTATTAATGAAAGGGCAACAACTAAGGGTTCTGCTATCCACGACTATATTGAAAATTTATTCTTAAATAAAATTTTCCCATATCCTAAAGATATGATTGAAAAAAAGTTTGGATATGATCCTGTTGAAGAAGAATATCTTAAAACAAAAAAACTTGTTGATAATTTCTATAGTACTGTTAAAAATATATTAATACCAATTAAAACTGAATTAGTTGTTTATGATGAAGAATTCATGATTGCTGGTATGGTTGATATGTTATTTTATAATCGTAAATCTAAGAAGTTTGAAATTTGGGACTGGAAAACTAATTCTGCCGATAATGCATTTAATGAAGATGAAAATAATATTAGATTTTTAGAATATCCACTATATTTGGTTAATAATACTGAAATAGATATTTATTCACTTCAACTTTCAACATATAAATATATTATTGAGAAAAATATTAATATTCAATTAGGTGATTCACATATTGTTTGGTTCTCACATAAGAATGAAAACTTTGAAGTAAAAAAATGTAAAAATTTTACAAACTTAGCTGATGATATGCTTAGAGATCATCGTATGAAATTAAGTATATAAAAAAAAGGAACAATAAGTCCCTTTTTTTAGTCTAGTTATAACATAACCAAGTCCTAAAGCGAATTTTTAGTAATTTAAAATACATCTCCAAGGTTGGATTGTTACAGTAATTTTCTGTAATTCATCCGAACTATGATCATTTGTACCAAAGTCAACATCTACAATTTGTGCTTGCTCTATAAACCATTTTTCAACTTCTACACCTGTTGGATCAAGTGCCTTTAAGTTAATATTTTTCTTATATCCAGCTGCGTAACCCATACGACCAGTAAGTGATTCTGCGTGTAGTCTTACCCATTCCATTAATTGATTTGAGGTCGAAGGACCTATCGTATCAATAAATGTTATATCTAATGTTCCCCACTTATATTTACCAGCAACGTAATTGAATTCATTAAGGTATGGTATTTCCACAGAATTTATATTTAATGTTGGTCTTTTGAAAGTTTGTACTTTCCATACTTCTATTCCTAATTCGCTTGAAAACTCCGCAAAGAATCTATTTTCTCTTTTAGGTTCAAAATCAAACGGAATTCCTCTTAACATTTCTGCCATTTCTCTAGTATTTATATTTAATTGTTATTATCTTTGTTGATAAATACTTTACAAATAAAAAAAAAATATGATTATTGAAAAATTTAAACAATATTTTACAACTAATAATAAATCTGGATATAAAACTAGAGAAAAACACGTAGAAAAAAAATTTTCTAAATTATATAATAATATTGAAAATTATCAATTAAATCATTCTAAGATGTTATTTAATCAAAAATTATATAATTATTTATATAACATAAAAAAAATCCCAAAATGTCTAACATGTGGTAGTGAAATTAAATGGAGAGGTGTTTTTACCGAAGGATATAGAAAATATTGTAATTTACAATGTGGGGGGAAGGGTGAAAAAAGATTAAATAATATTAAAAATACTGTAAAAGAAAAATATGGTGTTGAGTATATTAGTCAATCTGATGAAATTAAGAATAAAATTAAAAGTAATAATCTAAAAAAATATGGTGTTGAACACTGTTTTCAATCTGATGAAATTAAGAATAAAATAGAAAAAACAAACCTAGAAAGATATAAAACAAAACACCCAATACAATCTGATGAAATTAAGAATAGAATTAAAAGTAATAATTTAAAAAGATATGGTGTTGATAATCCAAGTAAATTAAAATCTGTTAAAGAAAAACTAAGACATACTAATTTAAAAAAATATGGTGTTGATAGTGTGATGAAGGTTGAAAGTATTAAAAATAAATTATTAGATAGTAAACTAAATAAATTCGTATTAAAAAATAAATTAAATTTTGGTGTTGATAATATTGTTAATAAAAGTAGTAGTCAATACTTAATAAAAAATCAATGTACTGAACATGATGAATATTTAATTGATAAGTCATTATTTTATCATAGAGTAAAATATGGAGTAAGAAACACATGTACAATATGTAATCCTATCTCTGAACAATCATCAATAAAAGAAAAGGAAATTAAAGATTGGTTAATATCAGATTTAAAACTTAATATCATTGAAAATGATAGAAAAATTCTTAATGGTAAAGAAATTGATATATTTCTTCCAAATTTTAATTTAGCAATTGAATTTAATGGATTATATTGGCATTCAGATTTATTTAAAGATAAAAATTATCACTTAAATAAAACAGAATTAGCAAATGCAAAGGGAATTCAACTACTACATATCTTTGAGGATGAATGGGTTTATAAATCTGATATTGTTAAATCCATAATTAAAGCTAAATTAGGATTAATTGAAAATAAAATATTTGGTAGAAAATGTATTATTAAAGAAATAACTTCTAAAGAATCAAAAGAATTTCTTAATAAAAATCACATACAAGGTAATGTTAATGCAAGCATTAGATTAGGTTTGTTTTATAATGAAAAATTAGTTAGTTTAATGACCTTTGGAAAATTAAGAAAAATGATGGGTGGTAAGTCTAAAGAAGGTGAATATGAAATGTATAGGTTTTGTAATAAATTAAATACAAGTATAATAGGTGGAGCAAGTAAATTATTTAAATATTTTTTAAATAATTATAAACCAAAACAAATAATTTCATATGCCGATAGGAGATATTTTGATGGTAATTTATATGAGAAATTAAAATTTAATTTTATTCATTCAACAAAACCAAATTTTTGGTATTTTAAACAAAATAGTTTAAATAGAGAATATAGATTTAAATATAATAAAAATATTTTAATAAAAAAAGGATATAATAAAACTAAAACAGCAAATGAAATTATGTCTGAAATTGGTTATTTATGGATTTATGATTGTGGAAATCTAAAATTTAATTATTCATCTTAGGAGTTTCATCATCAAATCTAGTATATCTATTAATTGTTATTTGTGGTAATATACCTGTTCTACGATATGCACGTTGTTCCATTGGACTTAATTTAGTAATATCAACTACAATTTCTTCATTAATAACTTCTTCTTTTGTTTTTTCTATTTCTTGTTCTAATATTTTAATTAATTCTGCTTCAGCATCAATACCATGATTATCTTCTAATATTTTTATATCTTCTTCAACTACATTAACAGTAATTTCTAAATCTTCGGAAAAATCATCATCCTCATACTCGATAGAAAATCTTTCATCAAATAATTCTTGAACTTGTTCAACCTTCATTTTATTTAATTCCTTTTTAGTAAATTCACCATTTTCAATTAAATGTTTAATCATATCGTCCTTTTTCATAAGAATTATATTTTTTCATAAATACTGAACATAATCTAAAGTGGTCTAATTAGACCACTTTAGATTATGTTTATTAATTATAAATCATCAAACGATGCACCTTCAGGAGTAATAGTGAACGTAATACCGATGAATTCAAGAGACTTGGTAGGCTTCAAGAATATTTCACCAAATAATTCGTTTCTATCTCTACTTTCAGGAGAGTTATTTGAATCATCCATCTTAATTCTAAATTCAGTAAGACCTCTTTCTCTTCTAATAGAATCCAATACTGGATTAGCTTTAGATAAGAATTCATCTACTGTTGCTTGATCATTTTGTTCAAATAATAACTTACTTGCTATGTTAGCAATAAGAACTTTAATTTGAAGTAATAATCTTCTTACATTAATTCTATCAAGTGCACTTTCTTTAAATTGAAGAGTCTTTTGACCAAATATTGCAGTTCCAACATCTGAAAAATCAGCCATTGGATTAATTCTACCAGCATAAAGTGTATCTCTAGAATCTTGAGACATTCTATATTTTGATCTTCTTGCATCAGTCACACCTCTTTGTAAACCAGCAGGTGCATACCAAGGGAATTTAACATTATCAGTAAATGCCATTGCTTTAAGTACCTCACCAGTAGGTGGTAACCAAATGTTAACGTTATTTTGTGTATCTGGAATTTGAATCCAAGGGAAATATGTACAAGCATAACTTGTATCAATTGCAGTATTTTCTAGTAAATCAACAATCTCTGTTGCTGCAAGATTATCTGCTCTTTCACCTACTTCGATAGCAATATCAATATCAGGAGAATCAATAATATATAATGTATCAGTTCTTTGTGTTTCCATTATTTCAATAGTATCTTGAACAATTACAGTATTATCACCAAAATTAATTCCCGGTGTTGCAAATATGTTAATTGTAACTTCTTCAGGGTTTGCAAATGTTAATATTGCAGTTTCCCATGCTTGGAAATCATTATGTGGTGTAACACCATCTTCAACACCATCAAATATTCCACCTTTTCTATAATTATCACCAAAAGTTCTTGATCCACGATGTTCATCCCAACCATCAAAACCACCAGCAGGAACTAATGTAAATTTACGTGAATTTACTTCACCATAAACATCACCATCTTGAATATCACCTGAAGTTCTAAATCTACCAGCACCAACTTCAAATTCTCCTATTAATGTATTACCATCATAGAAAATACCTGTAGCACCAGAATCCATATGGAAACCTTTAGATTTAGCAGGAGTACCTTTACCTCTGTAATTAAAATGATTTTGATCTATACCTATTGTATTAATAAAATTATCTGCTGAATAAGCAGTTTCAGAAATACCTAATGATACTCTATTTAATCTTTCGTCTGGTAAATAAAATGTTTTATAAAGTATTGATGGTGCAATACCTTCGGCAGAAGCTGTTGTAGCAGAAGCTGCCCAATCATTTTGAATATAACCCTCAAAACCAGCAGGGAAAGCATCTGGTTCAGCATTTTCATTAATCTCTAACATAATATATTCACTTTGAAGAACATATTCACCATTAGCAGTACCAATTCTATTACCAATAAAATTAGTTTCACCTTTTCTCATTACACAACGTGAAAACGATTCTAATACAATAGGATTTGCATCTGTATCATTAAAGTCACGAACTATAATATTAAATTCTTTTGAAATTGGATCAATATTAGTTATTGATATTTTAATTTCTTTATTTGCATTATCACCATCAGATATTGATATGAATTTAAATAATTGATCAACATCATTACCTTTTAATTGTGATACAACCCAAGGGGTTTCAGGTGTTTGAAATTGCTCTTGATAATCTGTAAATATTGATGCATCTGCATCAATCATTATTGTATTTAAACCATAACCACTACCATTAGCATCTAATAATCTTGTTAAATCTGGATAAACTCTTTCACACCAAATTTTACCATTTTTACCTTTAGGTTCGCTACCAATTACACTTGGTAAGAATTCTGCTGAATTAGGATCTAATGATACTACAAAAGTTTCTGTTGATGGATCAGTATCAAATGCATCAGGTGCTTTGAATGCACTTAATTCAAAATTCCCAAACATATTACCAATACCTGTATTAGTTTCATTTGCAATCATTGTTAATGTGTCAGTATCAAATCTTGTTGTAGGTACTGCATCATCATTATCCGTTACACTACCTCTTGAACGAACTACTGCAAGTACCATATTTTCTAATTCAGTTTGAGATGTTGCACTAAAAGTTACCAATGTATCATCAACAGTACCACTTAATGAAGTTCCTGTATATGATGTTACTACAAAATCATGTCTTACACCAGTAAAAGCTGAACCAGATTTAGTAAATCCAGTAAAAGTTGAACCAGTTTGTCCAATAGCATTTAAACCTACACCTAAATAGCTTCCATTACTGAAAGGTACACTAACAGGTGCTGCGGTAGATACTTCTCCTATTGTTGCTTCATCAACACCTGCACTTAATGTAATTGCCCATGCAGTACCTGCATCATATCCCGATAAACCAAGTACTCTTGTTACCCATGCTTGGTTTGATTCATTTAGATATGCATTAACTGCATAGGGTAATTGATATCTTAATTCTAAATTCCCACTTGGAAATTTTTCAGTGTTTTGTTCACCAAAACGAGTTCTAAATTGTCCTTTGTCCTGTACGAATACTGGTTCAAAAGCAGGTCCTTTAACAGTTTCACCTACGATTCCCAATGTTGTTACACCAACATTTCTAGTAACGAAAGATAAGTCTCTTTCACGAAATTTATAACCGGGTGAGGTAAATACAAATTCAGCCATATTAATCTTGTTTTATTCTTTTATTTTTATTATTTTTGCATTCTAACACAATAGTTATACTATGTTTTTTTATAAATACTTTTTTATTTATGAAAATCAAGAATTTATAACAGAACTATTTATAAAAAACTCTAAAATTGTTATATTATGAACAAATCATATAGAATAAAAACCGACATAGGTACAAATGCAGATAAGTCCATTAAATTGAAACTTGAACAAGATGTAGATACTTTTGAAATTTTATCATTAAAAATAGATCAAAAGGATATTTATGAAGCATTTAATTGTGATTATGGTATTATTGTTGGTAGAGTTAATGCTAATGGTTCTGTTGGAATACCTAATGCTAAGATTTCAATATTTATACCTATTAGTGAAGATGATAAACAAAATGCAGAAATAAGGGCGATATATCCATATGAAAATCCACGTGATAAAAATACAACAGGTAAAAGATATAATTTATTACCACGTGTAGCGCAAATACAAACAGATGGTACTGTAAGACCAAAACAACCATTTGGGACATTTCCAACAAAAGAAGAAGTGGTAACAAATGATAGTTGGTTAGAAGTATATGATAAATACTATAAGTTTAGTACTGTAACTAATGAATCTGGTGATTATATGTTGTTTGGAGTTCCAGTAGGTACACAAACAGTTCATATGTCAGTCGACATTACGGACATTGGACAATTTTCAATGACACCTGCTACAATGGTAACTAATCTAGGTTATTCACCTAATTTATTTACTGACAATGGAACTAAAATTAAACCAAGTACTGATTTAGATGATTTACCAAATATTGAAACACAAGAAATTAGTGTGGATGTTATACCTTTTTGTGGTGATAATGAAATATTTGATATTGGCATAACAAGACAAGATTTTAGAATACGTGCAGAATTAGTTTCAACATTTACTATGTTTGGTAGTGGATTTACTAATGGTGATGATGAAATGTGGATTGCCGAAGAAGGTGGTAGTAATAAGACAGTTAGAGAACTTTATAGAGAACATAATTTAGAAAAATTTATGGCAACTAATAGAGCAGCAGAAGTAACTGAACAAATATTTTATTATCCTGCAAATGTTAGTGATGCAGATATTGCAAATTCTACACTTGATCCATTAGAAGAAAGAATGATTAAATTAAGTGATACTCAATATGCAAAATTTATTAATGAAGGTGATTTTGTTTATATTATTCCATGTAATAGAAATAAAGTAGTTACAAATGAAGAAGGTGAACTAGTTCCAGTTGATGATGATAACCCATCAGGAGTGTTTACAGAATTTAAAGGATTTTTAACATTAGAAATTAGTTCAGAAACACTACCAATGGGATTTAGTGGTGAACTAACATCTGGTAATAATCGAGCAGTTAGACCTTTAAGATATAAATATAAATTTCCACAATCATCAACAACACTTGGTAATACTCTTAGTTCAACAGATGATGAACCAATAATTAATGCTTGGAGAAAACAACATCATACATTTAATTTGAATAAAATATATAGTGTTGCAAGATTTCATGGTACAACATTTAATTCGAGCAGTAGTTCACAAAATAGTGCATTAAATCAAGTTAATGGTTTTGTTAATAATGGTACTGCTTGGGATTTAAATAATATAATGACTTCAACAGAAAGTCATTGGAATGTTGGTATTTTATGGGTTCAAGATACTGCTGATATATTAAGTAGTACTAAAGAATTTCCATCAAACAAATCTGATGGTACTCAATTTGGTGGTAATTGGATGAATTTTACTATATATTTTGTTCAAAATGGTAGATTTCAAGGTGATGTTTCAGCATATCAAGATATGAAATCAAATCCAAATTTTCAACATGCTAGTAATCATGGTTATCATTTTATTGATTCTAACAACCAACCAATTGCGGCAAATGTTTTAAATACACAATGGTTTCCTAGAATTGATTTACACTTTACAGATATAATTGAAGTACCGAAGGAAGATATATTATTATTTAACAACATATCATCAAAAGGATTTAAAAAATCAACATTACTAGATCCTCTGATTGGTAGTGATTATAAAAATGGTTTGAGTCTCGTTCCTATTGCAGGTAGTAGTGATAAAACAATGGGTAGTGGTAAAATAGATGGTAGTACAACAGGTACACAAGACACTGATATATATTTCTATAAAGGATTAAATGGATCAAATTGTACACAATTTTTAGCAGACTTAGGATTGGTATAAAAAAACCCATCGAATTCGATGGGTTTTTTTTATTATTTCACAACGTGATAGTAAATACCAATTGTGACATTATTAATGGTTATACTATCATGAATTAATCTAATAGTCGCTGTTTTTTGAGTTAAATCATATTCAGTAATTTGCCATTGAATATTATCAGTACTATTTTGAATAGTGTATTTTATTATTAATGTTTCAGGATCAAATGTAACAACCCAATTTCTTTCAAAATTATTTCGACATACATCAGTAAATATAATTAAATTATCTGCTGATTTAATGTTGAAATCTGTTAATTGCCAAGTAAGATGACTTAAATTACCACAAACAGAATTTCTATCATAGGTTTCATTTTGATATGTAACAGACTCACTCAACCAAACACCATCAAAATCTGCTAATGTAATACCATTACTAGGATTATCTGGTGTAACTTCATTTGGGTCGCATGACATAACACCTAGTGCTAGTACTACTGCGAAAATCGACATTAAATTTTTCATTTTTTTCATAATTTTTAATAGTTTTATTTTGTTATACGGAAAAATTCTTATAAAGGTTACAAATTTTTAATATTTTTTTTTATAATTGTAACCTTTTTATTGATAATGGGTATAAAAAAACCCATAGTATATACTATGGGTTTTTAATTAAATTTCATCTACTATATATTAAGATTATCACTATATGTAGCAACTAATCCACTATCTGTTAATGACGTAACATTTAGATTATAAACAGTCCCATAATATTTTATCAGAATATTTTTACCCCTTAAATCCCAAGTTGCTAGTTGTGGATTATGACTACCAGTGTATTTTGGATTTACGGCAAATGCAGTTCCATCTGCATTAAGAATAAAAACAAAATGTTTCCAAGATTGATCAAAATCATTACCAGTATCGAATGGTGGGTTTATTGGTGATGTTTCATCAGTACAACACATTGAACTTGTCTGTGTGTAAGTTTCAATATATTCCTCTAATGAATTATCAGGTGTAATAGAATTTTCATTTGGGTCGCATGACATAACACCTAGTGCTAGTACTACTGCGAAAATCGACATTAAATTTTTCATTTTTTTTATTTTTATATTTTATATTAACATATACGTAATAAAATAAATAAAGGTTACATTTTTTTATAATCGTATTTATGATTAGAATGGATATAAAGGAAAAAATACAATTAGGAGAGGATAGTTATATTGATAGTGTAAATGTGAATACAACAATTAAATTTCCATTACAATCAAATAATGACCTTAATTTTGAATATGATATACAAAACGTATTAGATGTTACTCAAGTATTTGATACAGAAAGACAAGAATCTAAAAAATATAGGCTTCATGGCGAATTTGAATACCTTTCAATATTAAATGGATTACCTAAAGATTATACATTGTTAAGTGATTTTTTTAGTTTAATACCATTATCTGCTGATACAAAAAATATATATAGCGATTTAAATATATATTTAGTTAAACCATCAATAGAATTTACTGAATTAATTACAAATGAAAGATATATAAAAAACTATGAAATTATTGCAAACATAAATAATGTAGAAATATTTAATTCTGGATTTGCAAAAAATATTTATAGTGAACAACAATATACATATGTTATTAATTTAGATATTGATATTGCTGATCAATACGATGGATTAAACTTTCCAATTACAGAATTAGCATTATATATTGAATACCAACCACAACAAAACGGTAATGGTGTTTTAGAAACAATGGAGAGAAAAAATTATAATTCTACTGGTGGAACAATCACACAAAATTTTACACCAATATCTTTAAATGTTGGTGATATAATTGTTGGGGATGTAATTAATTACAATAAATTACAATATGAACAAACTGATTTTATATATAATAATGAACCACAAACAATGGAACATTATATTAATACAACATATAAGGATACACCAACATCAGGAAATAAAATTTTAAAATATAAATATAAACCATTTATACCAATTACATTAAAATTTCTTGAATCTAATATAACAAGAGGAAACACTGGTAGTACATCCTATGAAGTGACTAGTACAATACCACCATTTGCAACTCAAATTGATAATGATGGTAATTTTATATGGAGAAAATTATTACCTAATGGATTTTTTGATCCAATTGAAGAAATAGGTGTTAATTTTCCTTTTATAAATCAAAGACATTATGTATTTTCAAATATAATATTTAAAATGCAACCAGATTTAAGTGATTTTAATACATCAAACGTATTTAATCAAATATTATTTGATCAAAATAATTTAATCAATGCTGAACCTAATAGTTCATTAGATAATATAGGAGAAATATGCAATTAATAAAAGAAAAGACTAGATTTACGGGTAGAGATATTAAAATAAAAATACCTCTAGATTCCACCAATAATTTAGGTGGTCTTCAACAATCTATTAATGATTATATAGAAAGAGAAACTGGTTTATCTATTAATCCTATTACTGATGGTGAAACGTTTAAATATAAATCAACAACTAATAGAAGTATTACTCCATACTTTTATAATGGCATAGGTCTTGGTAATAGCTTAGAATATGCAGGATTTACTCCTGATGAAATTAATAATAGTAACGATGTGGTTACAAATAGTTTTTACATATTACAAGTTTATGATACTATTGTAGGTGAAAATCAAACATTATTACATAATTCATATCATAACGGATATGAAATCGAGCATATTTCAACTACTTTTCTTTTAAAAGAAGGGAATGAAGATTCAAATTTTTACATACCTGAATGGTATATAAATGAAAATTTAAATGGTGGTGAAATCAAATTTGTTATTAAATTATTGTTTTATAATGCTAAAACAGGTAAATTACAAATATTTTATAATAGAAATAAAGCTATTAATACTACTGAAGATAAAATATATTACGATGGTACACTATTTTTAGATGATAAAACATATACCTTAGAAACCAATGCAATGAGATACAATGAATTTGAAAACGCTGATTATGCTAATAAAATTAATGAAAGTTTAGATTCGTTTGATAATGAAGCACCAGTATTTCCTGATGGTAAACAATTTAACAATGATGGTACATATACTGAAGTTACTACTTAAATAAACCGTTTAGAATGTTAGGTAGCATTGTTCTTGCAGCAGTAGCTACTTCAGCACCTTTTACACCACTAAGTCCACCTTCAATTGCTGATAATCCAATATTACCTGCTTTTGCAGCACTAGCAAATCCACTTAATGATGCTATACCAGCAGCAACGGTAAGACCTAATATAATACCACTAGCAATTTTTCTAAGTTGTGCATCTTCAACTTTACCATATTTAGGTAGTTTTCTTAAACCATTTATAATTACATTTTGATATGCATGTTCTAATTTATGACTTGCTTCATAGGCAGCTTCACCAGCACTTCTAATCCATTCTGATTTTGTCTTAATACCTAATTGACGAACACCTTTACCGATCATACTCATAATCTTAGGTGCTGCAATTAAAGTACCGCCAACAAGTGCAAGTCCAGATTCATTAACATCAACAGGTTCACCTTGAACAGTTAATACACCATCTCTATCACCTACAATATTACCTAATCTATTTATATCATCAACATCAACATCATCTACCAAATCTTTAATTAAAGATTCTATTCTATGAGCAAATTCAGGGGATTCAACAGCATCATCTAATGGACTGTCACCTGTATTAGGATTGTCTTTATTTGGATCGATAAATTCATCTTCAGTAATGAGAGATAATTTTTTTATTCTAGCAATATGTTCTTCGTAAGTTTTTCTCATTACATTAAATTTATACCAAATCTTGGTAGTCTTGACGTTTTAGTTATCTCAAATTCTTCCTCTTTTTGAATATAACCCAAAACCTTTAAAACATATTTAGATACATAAAATCTATCACCATCGATATTTTCAATTGTATTAGCTTCTTCTACTGATTCTAAATGTACAGGCATTGGATGTCCTTTAGGGAATATATACCCTTGTCTTGATGCAAAATTAGGAAATATGGTTTCATCAAAACTGTTTACATCTACACGAAATTTAGTGAATAATCTTACTTCATATGTAAAATCAATATTCGTTGGTTCAGGTATTTTAAATCTTAAATTAATTATTTGACCTTCATCTAAAATGGGAACATCTAAATACATAAATGTTTTACCTTGTGGTATTCTCCATTGTGTACCTAATCTAGTACCTGCTTCTTTATTTGTTCTTCTAACTGTAATATATGGAGTTGGAATGTTTTTATCACCGTCCATAAATTTCCATGTTTTAGAAAATTCACCCCATCTTTCATTTTCAAGATAAAATACAGGTACATTTTTACCATCAATAATCAATTTTAATTCACCATTATCAACATAATCATTAATTGATTGATCTATATTATGAAATTCAATTGTTCTAGGAAGGAAATTGGTATTAGTATCTGTATCACGCATTAACTGCTCAATTCTATCAAATCCATATTTGAGATATTCTGAACCTACTTTAGGTGGTTCTAAATTTATATCAAATTTGCTTTTCTTAGGTAATCCCATATTAATTCTTTTTTATAAATACTCTTTACATTATTGTTTTTTATTATTATCTTAGTATTTATATTTGTACGGCAAAATACAGCACTTATGAAAGAAAAGAAAATAACAATCAGAATCGATGAAAATTTAAGAAAAAAATATAGAGAATTTTGTAATAAAAATGGATATTCATTATCTAAAAGATTAAGATTAATAATAAAAAGAGATATGAATGAAGAATAAATATAAAATACATCAAATATTAAGTTACGTTTTTTTATTAAGAAAAAATGAAATTAAATTCATAAATATGATAAATGAATTTAATGTGAATTTTCCTAATTCAATAAGATGGTCAAATAAAATATTTAATTATTATAATAATATCATCACCCAAGTAAAATGTAAAGAATGTAATAGTAAAAATGTTAAATATTTATCATACAATAGAGGATATGGTAAATATTGTTCCACTAAATGTAGTGCTTGTTCTAACGAAACAAAAGAAATGAAAATAATAACGTCCATCAAAAATTATGGTACTACACATCGTTTAAAAAACAAAAAAGAATATCAAAAACAAATAAAAAATAATTTAAATAAATATGGTGTAGAAAATATATCACAAAATGAAGAAACTAAAAAAAAGAGAAAAAACACCTTTTTAAAAAAATATGGGGTGGAACATCCTCTTCAATCTAAAAAAATAAAAGAAAAACAAAGAAATACGATTTATAATAAATACGGAGTAAAAAATCTATCCAATTCAAAAATAATCCAAGAAAAGAAAAAAGAAACTTCATTAAAAAAATATGGTGTTGAACACCCCTTCCAAAATAAAGAAATAAAAGAAAAAATAAGAGAAACAAATTTAAAAAAATATGGTGTTGAATATTATGTTTCTTCAGAAAAAAATAAAATCTATTTAAAAGAAAAATTAGAATTAAATAAAAAATTAATATGGAAAAATAAACTAAACATTAGTGAAAAAGATATAATAACACTAAAAGATAATTCTTTTCAAATTAAAAACAATTGTAATAATCATTTAGATGGATTTGAAATTAATAAATATAATTTATATAATAGAATAAAATATGGTGTAAAAAATATTTGTACGATCTGTAACCCAATTTCCGAACAATCATCAATTAAAGAAAATGAAATTAAGGATTGGTTGAAAAACGATTTAAAATTAAATATTATTGAAAATGATAGAGAAATCCTTAATGGTAAAGAATTAGATATTTATCTTCCTGATTTTAACTTAGCAATTGAATTTAATGGTCTTTATTATCATTCAGATAAGTTTTTACCTAATAATTATCATTTAGATAAAACTGAATTATGTGAAGAAAAGGGAATACAGTTACTTCATATCTTCGAAGACGAATGGATATATAAATCTGACATTGTTAAAAGTATAATTAAGGCTAAATTAGGATTAATAGGAAATAAAATATTTGGTAGGAAAACGGAATTAAAAGAAATAACTTCTAAAGAAAGTAGAGAATTTCTTAATAATAATCATATACAAGGTAATGTAAATTCAAGCATTAGAATTGGTTTATTTCATGAAAATGAATTAGTTAGTTTAATGACTTTTGGTAAAAAAAGGGTTATAATGAAATCTAAATCAAAAGAAGGTGAATATGAAATGTATAGATTTTGTAATAAACTAAATACTTCAGTCATTGGTGGTGCAAGTAAATTATTTAAATATTTTATTAATAATTATAAACCAGAAGAAGTAATATCATATGCAGATAGAAGATATTTTGATGGTAAAATGTACAAAAAATTGGGTTTTAATTTAGAAACTATTACCAAACCTAATTTTTGGTATGTTAAGGGGTTAAATAGATTTTATAGGTTTAACTTTAGAAAAGATAAATTAGTTTCAGAGGGCTATAACCCCAATAAAACAGCAGAAGAAATAATGATTCAAAGGAACTATTTTAAAATATATGATTCTGGAAATTTAAAATATAGTCTTTATTTTTAAGCTTTATTCATTCCACATGGGTATATGATACAACCAATCATAATATTAATTCTTTTTTATAAATACTCTTTACTTTTATGTTTTTTTATATTATATTTGTAAAATATGATAGTACAAACGAAAACACACACAGAAGAAGATGGAACTACGGGATATATAGAATGTATTTTTGATTCATCAAATATCCTAATGAGTACATATTTCCCAAAAACAGAAACTCTATATATTTCATTTAATAGAGGTGGTGTCTATTCGTATGGTGGTGTTGATCAAGAAAAATATGATCAATTCGAATCATCGGATTCACAAGGTAAATTTTTTGTAAAAGAAATAAAAGGTGGTGATCATCCATTTAGAAAAGAATTTAAACTGTTTGAATCAGAAATAACAGCAGCGAAAGATATATTAAACGAATGGAAAGAAAACCAGAAGTAGAAGATTTATTAAGTCAAATAAAATTATTAGAAATAACATTAGATTTTTACGGAAATGAAATGAATTATCCAGAAATGGTTAATAAAGACTTGGGAAATCAAGCTAGGTTTGCATTAAAACAAATTAAAAATACAAATAAATATACTGATGATTTAATTGTTAATTTTAATAAAGCAATTGAAGGAAGAGATGATATTGACCAAGATCAAATTGATAAGGCAATGGAAATAATTAATAAGATTAAAATAGAATTCAATAAATAATGATATCTGCAACAAGAATAGAATTTAAAAAATTACATAAAGATGCTATTGAACCAACAAAAGCACATAAACCAGATGGTGGTTTTGATTTAACATGTACATCAATAAAATATACAGATAAATATATTCAATATGGTACTGGTATTGCAATGCATATACCTGAAGGTTATGTTGGTCTTATATTTCCTAGAAGTTCTGTAACAAAAAAAGATTTAATGTTAAAGAATTCTGTTGGAGTAATTGATAGTGGGTATCTAGGGGAAATATCTTTCAGATTTTGGGAATTAAATCATGAAGGACAAAGATTTAAAATCGATATTAACACAATACCAGACGATATATCTGTTTCAGATTATATTGATAAATATATGGTGCAGGGTATTACAATTAAAAATATTCCTGAAATGAATAGAATATATGAACAATATGAAATAGGTGATAGAATAGGTCAAATAATAATATTTAAATTACCAGATGTTTTATTTATAGAAACAGATGAATTAGTTGATTCAGATAGAGGAACAGGTGGTTATGGTTCAACAGATAAAAAATAAAATTATGAATTCAGAAATTGAAAAAGTATATAAGATTAACATATTTATAAAAGCGTTTCAAGATATTTGTGAGCATGATAGTCATAAAGATCACTATGAATGTAAAATTTGTACATATAAAGATGCATACTAAATAATTAAAATTATGAAAGCAGGAAGACACGAAAGAAGACAAAGTGCACTAACAAGATTAGAAGCACAACTAAAATCAGGTAAAAAACCTGAAAAGGTAAATAAGAAATCAACAGGTAAAATGGTTGAACTTAATGATAAGGATAAGACTAGAATTTCTGGTGAAATAAATGTTTTAAAAGAAAGAGTAGTATAATGGAAGATTTTAAGAAAGAATTAGAAGTTTTAATTAATAAACATTCTATGGAGAATGACTCCAATACACCAGATTACATCCTTGCAGAATATCTTACAGATTGTTTAATGGTTTTTAATAAAACAACACAAATAAGAAACGATTGGTACGGTAAAGAAGAAAAGAATAATATTTTTTTTAAAGAAGAAATATGAGTAGACCATATCAAGTACAATATTACGAAATAACCAAACGATTAATTGAAAATCCAATGAAAGTTGGTGATAGTAGAATTGGTAAAATCAATTAATAATATTGATGAAATTACTGCTGGCGATATTGAAATTATCAATTATAATCCACAAGGATTTATTAAAGCACCATTATTAACATGATAGTAAAAAACCAAGAAATTCCTACAACAAAAAGTAGTAAAAAAATATTACAATTTAAATGTGATGATTGTAATCTTCTTTATGAAAGAAGGTGGGATTCTAGAATCAACTCAAATCTAAAACAAGGTAAAGATTTATGTAGAAGTTGTGCAAATAAAAACAGTTTTAATATAGATATCAATAAAAATTATGATAACATAAAGATTGAAAATTCATATACAATAACATGTAAAAAATGTCAGAAAGAATTTAAAGTACCTAAGCACGAAAAGAATAGAATTTTTTGCTCAAAAAAATGTCAAATTAGTGGTATAAAAAGATCAAAAAATTTAAACATTACAAATTGTTTGATTTGCAATAAAGAATTTTCACATTATGGTGAAAGGATTGTTTGCTCAAGAGAATGTTTAAGTGAATATATGAGTGAAAAGAGACTTAATGAAAACAATCCTTCTTGGATTGAAAATAAAGAAACTAATGTTTGCAAAAGATGTAATGAATCTTTTGAATATACAAGAAGAAACCTACATAAAGGACAAAAAAGAGTATTTTGTTCGTTAGCGTGTTCACGAAATAATGGAAACAATAAAGAATTCATTGAAAATAATGATAACAACTATAAATACCCTAGAGTTTTCAATAATAAATTGAAAAATAGAATTAAAGATAGAGATGGTCATAAATGTCAATTATGTTCATCAGAGAAAAATTTGGAAATACACCATATCGATTATGATAAAAAAAATTGTGAAGATGATAATTTAATTACATTATGTAAAAAATGCCATAATATAACTAATCACAATAGGGGGTTTTGGTTACAAGTATTTATTGGATTACAATCTAACTCAAAAATAGTTAAAAAGGGTTGGGGTTTAGAAATACATATTGTTAATCATAACGAATATTGTTTGAAATATTTAATATTCTTTAATGGTAAAAAGTTTAGTTGGCATAAACATCTGCTAAAAAAAGAATTATGGGTATGTATGTGGGGTAAATTTGAATGTGTTATAAATACAAATGAACATTATGAATATTTAAAATTATCTAAAGGAGATAAAATAGAAATACTACCATCAACAGAACATCAAGTTCAGGCATTGACAAATTCAATACTTATGGAAGTATCCACAAAAGATTTTCTAGAAGATTCAATAAGAATAGAAAAGGGCGATTAAATTTATAAAAAAATCATGAAAAAAGTTTGGGTAAACGGTTGTTTTGATATTTTACATTCAGGTCATATTGAATTACTTGAATATGCTAAAAGTATGGGTGACCATTTAATAGTTGGGTTAGATACTGACGAAAGAGTAAGAAAATCTAAAGGTAAATATAGACCAATAATACCTTTAAGTGATAGAAGAGTAATTATCGAAGCATTAGAATGCGTTGACCATGTTGTTTATTTTAATTCAAATGAAGAATTAAAATTTTTAATTAAACATAATTATATTAATATGATGGTAGTTGGTGAAGAATATAAAGATAAGGAAGTAATTGGTGCTGAACATGTCAATAATATAATGTATTTTAATCTTAAAACTGGTAGATCAACAACTGGAATTATTAATAAAATATTAGGAGAACATTGTAAAGAAAAATTTCACAAATGAAAGTAATTATTGCAGGTGGAAGAAAATATGATGATTATGACACACTAAAAAAATATTGTGATTATATTCTTCAAAATTCAAATGATATTGAAATCGTTTGTGGAACTGCATATGGTGCTGATAAATTAGGTGAACAATATGCTATTGAAAATGAATTTAAAATAAAATATTTTAAACCTGATTGGGGTAAATTTGGAAAATCTGCTGGATATATACGTAATGATGAAATGGCTAAATATGGAGATTCTGCTATTGTTTTTTGGGATGGAAAAAGTAAAGGAAGTAAACATATGATTGATTTATCAATAAAATATAATTTAAAATTAAGAGTTTTCAATTATCAGCACCTTTAGCACCACTAATAAAAAATAGATTAGGTCAGCCAACATTAAAAATAATATTAAGATTAGATATTAATGGTAGTGTTATTGATGAATGGAATAAAATTTATGAGTAGAGAATTAAAAGAATATAAATTAAATGATGCTGCTGTTGTAAGAGTTGCAAAAGGAAAACAAAATTATCACAAAGGATTTAAATTCAAATATAAAAATTAATGAGTATATTTGCATGGATATTAATTATAATTCTTGCTTTAGTTATCTTATTATTATCAATAGCATTGGTAATGGTAATAAAAAAAGCAACATATCTTTCTAATAAAGAGAAGGATATGATTAAATTTAGTATCGATATGTATGTTGACTATGGTGAAGAAATTGGAATAACTGATGAAAAACAACATCCAATTATAGTAAATGAATTAGAAAAAATTAAAAAGAAAATCAATGTTTAGTCAAGTAGAAACAAAACAAGTTTATAGTAAATATACTGCATCAGATAAGAAAGTGTGGAAATTACTTTTTGAAAAGCAAGTTGCTAATCTAAAAGAAAACGATATGGCTGTTATGGAGTTTTGGAATGGACTTGGTAGATTAAAATTAGATAATACAATACCAAATATTGAAGAAATCAACCAACGTTTAAAAGAATTAGATAGTGATTTTCAGTTAATACCTGTAAATGGTATAGTTCCAGATGATAAATTTTTTGAATATCTTAGACTAAGTAAATTCCCTGTTACTGTTTGGATTAGATCAATTGATTCATTGGATTATATTGAAGAACCTGATATGTTTCATGATTTATTTGGTCACGTACCATTTCTTTTAAATAAAAACTACACACATTTTTTGAAAAAAATAGGTGAAGCATCAAAGAAAATTTTTAGATATAAAAAATATAAACATTTAAGAAACCACATGTCTAGACTATATTGGTATACAATTGAGTTTGGTCTTGTAAAAATGAATCATAGATATAAAATTTATGGTGCAGGCATCTTATCATCATATCATGAATCAATTAAAGCATTAAGTAGTTCTTCAGAGAAAATAAGATATAATATAGGACTATTGAAAGAACAATTTGAAAAAGACGACTACCAAGAATTCTACGCTTATATTGAAAAGAATACAAAATTTTTAATTAAAATAAATGTAAACTTATGAAAAATTTAGAAAAAAGGATGTACTTTTTAGTTCCGTATAATATTTCAGACATACAAAAATCGATCCAAGCAGGACATGCAGCATTAGAATATGCACATATACATGGTAATGATGAAGAATATATAGATTTTATTGAAAACTGGAAAACTTGGATTATATTAAATGGTGGTACAACAAATTCAAATTTAGATTCTGAAGAAATACCACGTGGCACTCTTGATAGAGATTTTCTTTCAATAATTGAATATAATGAAACAACCAAACATGGTGTTATTTCACCAAAAATTAAATATTCTAGATTTAATGAACCAGATTTAAATAATGCATTAACAGCAGTTTGTTTAGTTGTAGACGAAAGAGTCTTCAATAGAGAAGATTATCCTGATTTTAGAGAATGGACAAAAAAATGGGAACATGAAGCCGAATATTTTAATTGGAGTGTTGAAAAACAAATCGATGAATATATTAAGGATATTGGTATAGATTATAAAACTTACTTCCTTAAAGAATTATTAAATACTAAAAAACTAGCATAATGAATAAAAGAGACATTCTAGCCGATATGGAAGGTGAATGGTTATTTGCAGACGGTTTTGATGAAGCAATTATTAGTATATATGATGAAAAGGTGGTATATTCACTTAATGTATTGAAATATTAAATACTGATTTTGGTATGTCTGAAGAAGAAGCAATTGAATATTATTATTTCAATGTTGTTGGAGCATATGTGGGTAAGAAAACACCAATATTTGTATAAGACGAATTATTTGTTTAACAAGTAAAGTGTTAAATTTATTCCATTTTAAATTTTCACAGTATTTATGTTAAAGAAATATGAAGAATCTAAAATGTTCTGGAATATATGTTATTGAAAATATTATTAATAATAAAAAATATATAGGGTCTTCCAAAAATATTCATAAAAGAATTAAAAAACATTTTGAATTATTAAAAAGAAATAAACATCATTCACTTTATTTACAAAATTCATATAATAAACACGGTAAATCTAATTTTAAATATTATCTTTTAGAAGATTGTCTAACTGAAAATTTATTAAAAACCGAACAAAAACATTTAGATAATATTAAAAATTGGAAAAATTCATTTAATATGTCAAAAATTGCAAAGGGAAATTCTTTTGATTTATCTACACACCCTAATGAAATAGAAATAAGAAAAAAAATTAGTGAAGCAAGTAAAGGTAGGGGTAGTAAACCATTTATTATTGATAATAATAAATATAAGACACTTAAAGATGCTGCAAACGAATTTAATGTTGATATTAAAACAATTTCATATAAAATAAAAAATTGGAAATATAAAAATTATTATTATGAAAATAAACCAAAGGAAGGTGAATTTATTAATAATAAATATGGGTGTTATTGGTATAAACCAAAAATTAATAAAGAGAAGAAAATAAATTATTGTGTTTGTGGGAATAAAATAACATATAAAGCAATTAATTGTCGTAAATGTGCTGGAATTAAATATGCACATACTAAAAAAATAATAATTAATGGAATTATTTACGATAGTATATCAATTGCAGCTAAAGATTTAAACATATCAAAACCACTATTGTTTTATAGATTAAAATCAAATACAATACAATTTAAAAAATATCAATATGTAAATTAATCACTATTTTAATGAATCTCCTTGTAAAAATGGAATAGTATCCAATCTCACTGGAACACCTATGATCTGCTTCCAGTAAGGTTTAAAACCAGCAATTGTTTGTTGTGTAGAGTCAACTACATTTTGAGCAGATTCTACTTCATAATAACGTGGTTTTTCACCAGATTGATTAAATTCCATAATATCACCACGATCAATATCAAGTTTCTTTCTTTTTAATTCATTAAGATATACACTAACTCTAAGTTCACCAGTATCATCACGTGATATTCCACCTTCACCACCAGCATAATATTCACCATCCTTTTCAGCAATATTAATCATTACATTAATTTTAACAGGTGGTAAATATTTTTTATCTTTAGCTTTAGATTGTCCATAAAGATCATGTGTTTTGGTTTCAATAATATTTATTTTATGAATTAATACAAAATAATTCACATCAACATCCAAATAATGTTCACCATACATAACATCAAGGTCAAATGATTCATCATCCATAAATAAACCATAACGTTGGTTTTCTAAATCAATATGTTTTTCTTTCTTCTTAGCCATTTTAACTATCAAATACTACAATTTCAATATTCTTAATTTCAAAATTATCCATAGATAACTCACAACCTTCTTGTGATTTTATATATTTTCTAAATGCTTCTTCATTCATTGTATCTGGAAATACTTGTGGATGTGATGCTGTTGCAAATTCACCTTTACCTAAATAGTGACCATATTCACCAGTATGTTTATGTATAAAAACTTTCATTAATATGTCATTATTGGAAATTTAGGTGGTTGATAACCTCTTTCTCTATTTATATTTTCAGCGATTGTTGCTCTATCTGTCGTTAATTGAACGAGTGATATTTTATTTAATGTTTCAAAAATTTTATCTTTTGTAGCTGTTTTCAATTCTTGACCTTCATCAATTAAATGGCGATAATCCATTGTTAATTGTTTTTCAGTAGCACCAACTTCACCAGAGAAGAATCCTCTCACACCACCAACATTTATTTTGGTTCTAGAAATTAATAAATCTCTTATTTGCTGACGAGCAACAGAATTTACTTCATCGTAACTCAATTCATCAATAGGTGCATCAGAAGGTAACTTAACAACGTCTTTATTATCCTTCAAACACTCTTCTCTATTTCCTTCAGTATCATAATAGAAATACCAAACTTTACGACCAGCATAATGCTTACCCCATCTATCACGTATTTCTTCTCTACTACCCGGAATTGGATATAGATGTAATAATTTTCTACCATCTTCTAAACCAGTAATTCTAAAGGTTAATTCAGATTGCATTATTCTCTCTTTTGTTCTTCTATCTTGTGATGCCATTAATAATGAATATGTTGGTTGAACATACATTGCTGGACGACCCATATAAGACCAACCCATACCACCTGCTTGAAAATTACCTAAAGCAAATGGATCAACTAACCCTTGATTAATTGATGGTGATGTTTCCCATAATACTTCATTAACTTCCCTATTTGCTGGAATAATATAATGTTGTGTATTGGCTGATGTAGTAATAAAATCTCTTTTTAGTTCCCATTTGTTACCTGTAGGTGCATTAGTACCTAAACCAACTTGTTTAGAATATGCATATGTAAAAGATTGCATAAAGTCATTAGATTTTGTAGTAAATGCATTAAAAAAATCACCACCATCTATTTCTAATCCCTGTAAACCAACCCATTGTTGTTCAATTAACCACTCATTAACATAAGCGGAATAATCTTCAATAGCCATTTCAAGATAAGTATCCATCATAGGATCAGTTAATTCAAACTTTCTAAGAGGATATCCTAACTCATGTTTAACTTGTCTTAATAATTTATTTCTTGAAACTGTTGATATTGTAGCCATAATGTAATATATTTGTGAATTATAATTATAAATACTTAAAGAAATTACTTTATGAAGAATTTTGAATATGAAATTAAATTAAATGATGATGGTAGACCTTATATCCACATAGATGATCCTAAGTTAGAAGTATCACATAGATTTGCATGTTTAGAATTAACTAAATACATGTTATTTGAGTTAATGAAAAATAAAGAGGAACTTCCTGAAGATTTTTTAAAAGATTTAGCAATAGCAGGTGATATGGTTAGCGGTATTTCAGATAAAATGGCTGATATATTAAAAGGTCAAATGAATGCTATGAGTGATCTTGATGATATGTTAAATACAGACACAGAAGACAAATAATGGGATTTAAACCTACAAAAGAACAAGAAAAAATATTTCACTTCATTAAAAACAGAAAAGAAAACCTATTAATTGGTGCTCTTGCAGGTTGTGGTAAAACAACTACTGTTGTTGAAGGGTCTAAATTATTACCCAAAGATTCTAAAAAAATATATCTTGCATTCAATAAACATATTCAAATGGAATTGAAACAAAGATTACCAGATGATGTATTTTGTTATACATTTCATGGATTGGGTATGCAAGCAATTAAAAATGTATATGGGGATTCTATTAAATTTGATGAATTTAAAGTAGATGATATTGTTAATAAAAAATCAAAAAAATGGAATCTTAGTAGTGAACTACATAATAAAGAAGATATTGGTATATATTTAGGTAGAATAAAAAAGTTTGTTAATCTATGTAGATTAACAATAACACTAGATAAAAAATATTTACCACATCTTTCAACTAAATATGATATAGAATTAGATGAACCTAGAGATCATAAAAGAGTATTTTCTGTTTTAGAAGAAATACTTAATGATCGTAAAACATTTGATTTTACAGATATGGTATTTTTACCTGCAATTGATAATAAAATTTGGATGTATCAATATGATAATGTAATGGTTGATGAAATTCAAGATTTAAATCGTGCACAACAATATATATTAAAGAAAATTTTAAAGAAAGATAGAATATCTAAAAAGACTACTGGTAGATTAATTGCGGTTGGGGACGTTAATCAATGTCAACCTAAAGGTAGTAAAATATTGATGCACGATGGTAGTGAAAAAAATATTGAGGACATTAAGAAGGGTGATTTTGTTGTTTCATATAATAGAAAAGAAAAGGGTCGGTTTGTTGGAAGATATAAAAACAAAATGAGTGATTGGTTAAAAGAAAGAGCACCAATGGTTGAAGAAGTTTCTAAAAGAAAAATATATGAAAACTTAATAAAAATTAGTTCAAATAATAAAATTTCATCATATACTGAAAACCATAAAACTATGGTTAGATTTAAAAAAGAATCATTAAATAAACATATTTTATATTTAATGAAAAAGGATGATAAGTATAGAATTGGTATTGTTAAACTATGGAACGGAAAAAATGATTTTGGATCATTCAGAGCAAGACAAGAATCTGCCGATTCTTTTTGGATATTAAATACATATAATAATAAATTTGAAGCATACAGTGATGAACAATATTATTCATTAAAATATAAAATACCACAATTAATTTTTAATTATAGAGATCAAAAGGGTAATATTAATCAAAAATATATTGATAAATTTTATAATAGAATAGACCTAAATGAATTACATAGTAACATTTTTTTATTATTAAAAAATTTTAATAAAAGCATTGATTATCCCTTTTGGGAAAAAAATAAACATCAATATTTTAGTAAAAATCATATGTTTGAATTATATGCAGTGAATATTCTTCCTAATGATATGGAAATGATCCATTATGATGTAAATAATACAGCAATTAGAACACATGGAAAAGGTTATCCATCTAAAATAGTTAAACCAACATATAAATCTATTGATTCTTTAGAATATGTACATTACTCTGATTATGTATATTCATTAAAAATAAAAAAATATGAATTATATGTTGCTGATGGTATTTTAACACATAATAGTATTTACGGATTTTCTGGTGTATCTGATAAATCATATGATTGGTTTCTTAAATTTCCTAATACAAAAATATTACCACTCACTACTACATTTAGATGTGCTAAGAATATTGTTATAGAAGCACAAAAGATAGTGCCTACGCTACAAGCGTTACCTAATGCGATAGATGGCATCGTAAGAGAGGGTAGTGTCTTAGACGAGCCTGAAGATGGTGATTTTGTATTGTGTAGAACTACTACTCCATTAATAAAACTATTTTTTCATTATTTATTAGATGGTAAGAAAGCTGTTATTAAAGGAAGTGATATGGGAATATCATTAATTGAAATGGTACAAGGTCATAAAACACTATCACAATTAATGGCATTTTATACAAATGAATTAAAAAAATATGAAGCAGCTTTAAGAAAAAGAGGTATTCTTAATTATAGTGATGATAGTAGATATGTTGCTTTACAAGATAATGTTATGACGTTAGATTTTATGGCTAAACTATCTACGGATATTGCAGACTTAAAAGATAAAATTAAAATGATATTTAGTGATGATTTATTTGGTATTGTTTTAAGCACTGTACATAAATCAAAAGGATTAGAAGCAAGTCGAGTATTTATAGCAAGACCAGATAAAATGCCTCTACCAACAAAAAAAGCATGGCAATACCAACAAGAAATGAATTTAAAATATGTTGCAATAACAAGAGCAAAACACGAACTAGTATTTGATTATGAATGGACTGATGAAGAAGAGGGTGGTAGTTTTGATATAGAAGAAGAATAATTATGAAGAAAAAACTAAGTATACTTGAAAAATTACCTAATGGTGAGGTAGTAGAACCTAATGTAAGATTAATGATTGATATTCATTTGGATAGGTTAACATTAATAATTCAGAAAAAATTAAAATCTATGGAAATTAGAGAAGAATTTTCTGAAACATTCCAAATTGATGAAAAAACACCAATAGATGATATTATAAATGATTTTTATTTAAAATATCTTAAATTAAAAGATATTGAAATATATTGGGACAATACATTAAAAGATACTGAAGTTATTGAATTTGATTTATTGAATGAGGATGAAGATTAATTACTAAAACCACCACCTTCATCGGTTCTGATATTATTTAAATCTCTAAATCTATTGTTAATACCTTCAATATTTCCATTAAGAGTACCAATACCCATATATAATTCTTGAAGATTACTATTCATATCATCTAATCCTGTTGAAATTTTTTCTTCAATTTTAACCATTTTAGTTTCATGATCATACAATTTGGGTACAATGAATATAGAATAAAACCCATACATAATACTTAATATCCCTAGAAGGAAACTAATTACATGTTTAAATCCTACTTCTATTTTTGTTTGTTCGTTTAGTTTTTTTGACATTTTAGTTAAATTCTTGGTTCGTAAGCTGAAGATTCCCATTTTAAATAAAAGACACCAATATTTTCTGCACTAGTATACCAATTATAAATGGCTGTTGGTGATGTGTTAACATAAACAGTCACACCATTGGGATATTGATTATATGTTAATTCATTATTATCTAAAAATACTCTAGTATTATATAGCCATGTTTTAGTTGTTTGTCTATTATGTACGGATTTACTAACAGCAGTTAATACATATTCATATTTAAATTGTTTATATATTCCACTATTATTTTCTCTTTTCCATATATATGCTTCAACACTAATTAATGAACCATCTGCCATTTGCAAAGCATATGTACCTAATGTTCTATAAACATAACCTTGATTTAATAATTCAAAATTTAATAATATTTCACTATGTAAATTTTTAGTACTCAAACCAAAAGAAGTAAATATAAAAAGGATAATTATTAATATGAATTTATACATAATATTTATATTCTAACCATAAATACTATCAATTTAAAAATTTAACTCATATTTAAATTTACCACAATCCCAAATTCTATCAAATCCCAATTCTTGCATCATTTCCCACTCAGTTTTATTTTCGTTATAGTGACTTGGAAATTTTTTCTTAATACTATTTTTACCAAAACCAAATTTATGAAATCTTTTATCTCTAGAGTATTTAGGGTTAAAATACCAATAATCTGGTTTTAATGTTTTAGTTAATTCAAACCCTAATTTAGAATATAAATTATTATTTGAATTTGGTGTCCACCTTCTATCTGCAAATGATATAATTTTGGTTGGTTCATATGTTTTAATAAAATATGATAATAATCTAGAGGCAATACCTGTTATAACATATTCATTTTTAATTGTAAATCTTGCTAGTTCATATACTGTGTTATTATGATTATTTGATTTATTCATATATCTTTTATTATCAAATGTCATAATTCCAACAATTTCATCATTATAATGGGCAACTATTGAAATTTTTGATTTATCATTACCTTGTATATGATTTTCATTTAAGAATATACTTTTATCATTTTTCGCAATATTTTCAGAAATAATACATTTTCTTGCATGAATTTTTGTGGATTCATTTAAATTAAGAATATGATTAATTTTATTTATAATTAGGGTTGGGTTATTTAATAATTCATCACTAAAAATATGTATTAAATCATAACCCTCTTTTAAAGCCAACTCAGTTTTATTTAAATGATAATTTTTATCTTTACCACCAAATAATTCAGTATGGAAAATATTACCATTAATTTCAATACCAATTTTATTTTTTTCATCAATTAAATCAATTTCTTTACCATTTAAAATTTTTCTATTATTCTCAATAAATTTTATATTAACATTTTCTTTTATAAATTCTTCTAATTTTGATTTCTTATTTCCAGAGTAAAATTTTAAATATTTATTATATGTTTTAATTAATTTATTTCTTGTTTTTGGTGAAATAAGATAATATCCATATCTTAATTTATATTCTTCAGGTGTTATATTGTGTTTTTCTTTTAAATGAGTATTAGTTATTGATTTAAATTCTTCATTACAAATTTTACAAGTAATTAAGATATTATAAATTTCTTTTTTAATAAAATCTCGATCTTCAGGATAATTTTTTAAATGTGTTTTAAGATTTATATTGTGAATATTAATTAAATGCTTTTCATATGCACCAGATTTATTATATATGTCCTTAGTCATCCAATCACAATATGAACATTTTTTTACTTTTTTTATTGGAATATAATTTATTGTAAAATAATTATCATACCAAAATTTACCTGTTTTATACTCAATAGATTTTCTTTTATAGTTTGAGTCAATGATAATATTTGGAAATATATTTAGGATATGACTAGTAATAACGCCAGATTGATTTTTGTAATCCACAAAAATTTTATTTGTTTTTTTACATTTTAATGTTAATTGATAATTATTTTTTAAAGGATAATTATTTTTTATATGTTTTTCAAACTCGAATGAATGAATTTGTTTTTGTATAAATGAATATGAGTATGGAAAATTTTCACTTACTTTTCTAATTGATTTTTTTTTCTTATAATATAACTCTTTAATTTTATTTATTTCATATTTAGTTAATTCTTTCTTATTTTTCATATCCATTAAATGGTTTACAATAATAAATACGTATAAATAAAAAAAAGGTTACATAAATGCAACCTTTTTAACTTTATAATTTATTTACGTATTATTGTAAATCACCAATTCCGAATACTTCAAGACCGTCACAGTATACTCTACCATAATATCTATTAAGTATCATTTTCTTAGCATAACGTGTCATAATACCTCTAATTGGTTTGAAATCAAAAGGATTATACATAACAGGAGTTAACTGCATAGGTATGTATGGAGCATAGATATATCCACTTTCAAGGATTGATGAACCTTTGTGACCTATTAACATAGTGTTAGCAGGAGCATAAGGATCACGATACACTTGGTATCTTCCTGAAAGAGTACCTATCTTCTCGATACCCATATTATACTTATCTTGTTCTGGGGCAGCATTAGAAACATGGAAATACTCCAAGTCATCAAATACAGCAGAAATTTCAGGAGAAACAACTACCCATGATGCACCACCTCTAAGAACAGCTTTATGGATTTGAGCTGAGATTTGATTAATTTTAGTAATCAAAGTTTGATTCCAATCCTTCTGTGTACCATAATATGTAGAAGTTTGTTTTCTTAAACCGTTGTAATCCCAACGTAAAGTCCAAGCAGCACCTCTTCTTAAATCTCTCAAGATTTCTCTATCGATTTCAGCAGCCATTTGCTCTGATAATAAAGCAGTTAATTCTGCTTCGGCATCGATGTTGTGGAATGCACTAACATCTTGTGCTAATTCAGGAGTCCATTGTGCTCTCATTTTTCTTGTTTCTACTGAAACAGTTACTTCATCAAGACCAAATGTAACTTCTGCCATTTCCGAATCTTCTTCAAGATCAGAATATACTCTATATGTATAATTAAATACAGGAGTACTTGCAGCACTGAATGGTTGATACCCATCTTGACCAGCATAAGTTAAGTCAATTATTAATACTAAATCACCAGCTTCGTTAACGATAGCTTGACCGTATTTTTGTACCTTCACACTATAAGGAACACCATCACCAGCAGTAATAGTTGCATCTGCAAAAGGTGCAGGTGCAGTTAAATCAACATTAGATGTCATTATTAGTGATGCTAAGAATGATTCAGTGTCCATTGGTACACCAGCAGGTCCTACCAATTTACCTTGTTCTGTAATTGTAAATCCGTTAACAGTAACAGTAACACTTCTATCACCAGCAATATATGCAGGTGATTGAACACTAGTACCTGTTATGAATTGGATTCTACCCTTACTTCTGTCAAATAGACCAGTACCTTCTTTATCATACTCTGTTGCGTAGAACGCATCGTATAATGATCTAGATTCGAATGGAGTACCACCAGAAGTAGTTGCAGCATTCGAATAAGCACCATCAGGTGATGTATGCTCAGTACCGTTTACTCTTACAGATACTTTAGGGTTAATGTAATATAACTTACCTATTGGTAAGTTTAAAGCCTGAACTGAAACTAAGTCGTTTGCTAATAATTTAGCAAATACTCTTCTAATTACAGGGAACGCAACAGTTTCGAATTGACCACTTGATGCTGAATCTGTTGATTCATTAATCATGTGAGACAATTGATTTTCGAATAATTGTGCACAGTTCTCTCTAACGTTTCCATCAAGACCTTCTAAAAGACCGATACTATCCCATTTCTGTGTAGTTATCTCTCTTTGTTCTCTTAATTGTTTAAGACCGATGTTACCTACTTCAGCCGATTCTGTTAAAAAACTCATTTTATTTATTGTTTATTTTCTTTATTATTATTATTAATTTATGATAAGATTTTTTTGTTACCATGATTATCAACATATTCCATCAATTGCTTGATTTTATCAACATGTTCATTTTTAAAAGCTGTTTGCTCGATAATTTTCTCACTTTTTACTGAAGAAGTTTCGATACTATCATTCACTTTTTCTTCAACACTTTCTTCAAGAGGTTTTTTAGTTTGCATTTCTGCAACTACTCTTTTGTAAGTTTCTTCAGATTCAGTAATAGTACTAACATCTTTAAATTGGTTAATTACGTTTTTCTTATCTTCAGCAGTTAATGCTAAACTTTCGTTTACTAAAATGTTATTCACACTAGCAAGATTAGTATTAAATACTGCCATTTCTTGTAATTGATTACGATACTTAACTAAAGCTTCTGAAAGTTTCTTTTGATCATTAGAAAGACTTTCGAATTTCTTAGAATCATCTTTAATTACATTTAATTCTTTAGTTACTTTTTTATTTTCATTAATCAAACTTGCCATACGTTTTTCCATTATTGCTTTAGATACATTCAATTTTTCTACGCTTTCATTTGACCATTGAGGACGATTTCTACTATGACCTTTACGATCTCTATACTCTGCACCATCGTTAGGAAGTGTACCTGCTCTTACCTTACCACTTGAGAATGATTGTCCATGAATTTCATCAACAGTTTCTTTATCATCAACAGTATCAACTTCATCAAGAACTTTTTCATTTTCTTCAGATTCACCCATTCTATATTGTTCAGGACTTTTATTTGCATTAGCAGCAGTACCTAATTGTTCTAGAGCAGCAGCAGCTTTAGGGTTTTTTTGTTTTAACCATTGCATTAATGCAGCAGCACCCCCACCAGCAACTAATACACCAACAGCACCACCAATTGCACTAAGCATAGTAGGATCAACAGCTTCATCAATCACAACTTCATTGATTCCGTTAGGAGTTGTATTGTGTCCAGTTTCAGCAGGAGCAGTAGCACCATGTGGTACTTTCTCATGCATTTCATTAGTTTCGATGTGCTGTTCAACACCATTCATTTCATTTACCATTTCTCCAAGCATTTCGTATATTTTTTTTATTTTTTTATCATAAGGATCAGTTTCACTTTTCCCATTAAGGATAGCTTCAACTTCATTTGTTTGTCCTTCCATTTCACCTAATTCTCTACTAACATCATCGATGTTGATTTGGTCAGTAGAAACTTCAAATTCATCAGAAGTACTTGCATTATTATATGCTTCCTCAATATCATCGATTGACAATTCTCTTAAATCAATTTCTTCCATCTCGTTTAGAGATTCTTTAATATTATCAGTATTTTTTTTACCCTCAATTACGGGTTCTTTAACATTATCTTCAATAGACTCTTTTACCGATTCTTTATTCTTTAAAATTTCCTCTTTAAGAAGAGATTCAAATTTTTCAGGTAGTTCTTTTGCTATTCTATCTTTAGCAGATTTATCGGCAGCTTCAATAATTGATTGTAACTCGATTACTGCTTCTTCTAAAATAGACTTCTTTTTTTTATTTTCCATACCTAATTATTCCATTTTTAAAAACTTAATTTATTATAAATACATATCAAAAGATAAAAAGTACAAAATTTTATATTTTTGCTTTAAATTTCTTGATTTTTTGTATTTTTTTCGTTATTTTTACAACTTTTTTCGTTATTTTTTATTATTATAATAAAAACTGATCAATTGCATCAAGAACTTTTTTATCATTTTCATTTAAATTCACAATTCCATTTCCAGTTTTTAAGAATTTATTCTCACCAACTTGCATTTCATTTCTATCAGGAAATAAATATGCACCCGGTGTACTTGGACTAGCAACCAAATCAAAACATATTAATTCAAAATCTTTTTGAACAATATTTTTACCGTTTGATTCTTTTAATGACCCAACACCACGTGATGATATACCTAATCTAATACCTCTCTTTAAATACTCAACAATTTTATCTCCAACCATAGACACAATTCCTTCACGCATATATGCTGGTGATGTTATAATTTCTAATTGTCCATAAAGTATATTTTCTTTCTCTCCTTCACCCCACCATATTTTTTTTATTAAATGTGATGTATTAAGTAATGATACTACTGATGAATCAGGATGATCTGCTTCAGATATTGCAGAATTGGTATCAACCAATTTTTGATATTCTTCAACTTGTGGTATTAATACTTCCTTTGGATATATTCTATTATTCTTATTTTCTACTCCCCATTTTTGAAGAATACAATTAATTAATACTGGTTCATTCGGTTTTACTACAAAACCTTCAGTTATTAAATGTTGATTTAAATCACTCGAAATATAACCAGCATCCGTTTCTATTAATATACCGAAGCCTGTTTCGCCACGTTCTAAAATTTTGCTCATACCTTAATTTTTTTATTATAAATAGTTTCTTGTTGTTTTATTATAAAATTCTTAGCAGTTTTCTTTGATATATATATACTTATGAGTTCACAATCTTCAAGTGCTTCAATTATATATCTACTGTTTGGGAGTATTAATTGTGTATTTGGTGTTGTAATAATTACATCATCTTTAAATCTGATGTATTTTATTTTTATTGATCCTTTAGTACAAACAATTCTATTAAATACATCATTCGTAATAATATTGGACTTCATACCCTTCTTTAATTTAAAAATATTGGTAGAGGTCGTATCATTTTCTCCATGATATTTTACATCAACAAGATAATCATTACTTTCATTATTTGTTGTAAGACAACTATTATTTGTTATTTCTTTAATTCGATGTTGTATAAAATTATTTGTCTTTTTTAATTCACTAATTTTATCCATTTCTTTTTTTGTTTATTTCAATTGTTGTTTTAATAGATGTCTCTAATGAATCAATTTTATTAATAATTTTTTCGGTATCATTTTCTTTCATTTTTTCACTCATTTCTAATACACTATTTACACCCTTTAAAACTGTTAATGTTTCCTTTTCAGATTCTCTCCAATGAAGATTTCTCTCATCTTCCTTCACAATACCATCTTTTCTAATTTCATCAATTTTTTTTAAATATGTTTCTTGTATTTTTCTAAGTTCATTAAATAAAAAAAGAATAATACCAAACAAGATTAATACTAAAGACACCAAAATCGCAAAAATTGTATTCTGTTCTGCTGCTGCCTCAAATCCCTCTAAATTAATTTGTCCTAATATTGGTAATATGGATAATATAAAATTCATATTTATTGTTTTATATAAATAGTTTTTAATTCTCTAAACGAATAGGGTTTTTTTGAAATGACTATTTATATTAAATTATAAAACATAATGGCAAACAGCGTTAAATTAATAGATCCTTTAGATTCGGTAACAAAACTACCTAATGGAACTCCTGAATATGAAAAAATGTTCATGTTCGCAGAATTATTAGGTGAAAGAAGAGAAAGAAGTATACTTACATTAAATGCTAATCAAGGCGGTGTGTCTCTTAAAACTGCATTAAGTAATACTAATGTTAATATGATGGGTGTTGATTTTAATGAAAATGTAAAAAATTCATCAAAATTTACAACAAAATGGACTGATAGTACAAGTCAAAATGAAAAAATTCTCGATGGTTTTGGTGTATCAAAAATAAATGTTAATATTAATTCATCATTTATACCAACGGTAACTATTGAATTTGTTGATATTCGTGGTATGACGTTTTTTAATTTAGGTGAAAAATCACCATATTCATTAATATATGATTTTCCACCACCAATATTTAAAATGACTTTAAAAGGATATTATGGTAGAGCATTAGATTATGATTTACATTTAGTTAAACATAAAACAAGATTTGATTCTAAAACAGGTAATTATTATATTACTGTTGATTTTGTTGCAAGAACATTTGCACCATTAGCAGATATTCCATTTAAATTTGCTGAAATAGTATCATTAATGTCAACAAACACACATCTAGAACCAGATGAAAAGGTTAATGAATCTGCAATGCAAGATAATGTGAATCCAATTAATCCAAATCAATTAAATTCTGATCCTAGAGTAGTACCAAGAAATACATATGAATTAGTTCAAAAATTAAAAAGATTAATGGATGAATTAAAGAAATTAAAAAATACATCAAGAGAATCGAAAAAATTTGATGATGCTAAATTAGGTCTTCAGAATGGTAAAGATGTTATTAATACTATGAATCAGTTTAGTGGAAGGGTAGATAGTATATTTCAAAAAAATGCTCATTTAATACTTAAAAATAATGGTACAATACCTGAAAATCAGACATCTGATGATGGTGGTGATTTTAGTATTGTGCAACCTGAAAACGTAAGTGTATATGATAGTATTATAAAAGAAGCTACCGATAGTGGTAATAATAGTAAAACAGAAGATACTAGAATGTATATGGGTATTCAATATATACCATCTAGAGATGGTAATATTAATGTTCCATTACCTGATGATGCAGCAACTAAAATGAAAGATGCTTTACTTAGTTATAGAACAGCCTTATTAGATGAAGGTAAAATATTTTCAAGAAATAATATTGTTGATACTGATATAGGACAACCTATTTTCATTAAAGATCAAACACCACCAAACGCAACTACTGAAAATGATTATGATCAATACAATGTAATTGACGTAACTGAATTTTATATTAAATTAAGAAAAATTATTAAAGAAAAACAAGATATTGTTAAAGAATCACAACAAGAATTAGTTGGTGTTGTTAACAATAAAATCGAAGATATACTTGGTTTTAAACCATCAATATATAATATATTTAAAATACTTTGTGATGATATTGATAATTTCTTCAAGGTTTTGGGTGGTGTTAGTAAAAATGCAGAAACACATCATAATAAATTCTTTAATAATATTATTGGTGAAATTCAAGAACAAAAAAGTAAAAATGTTACAAAAAAAATATATCCGTTTCCTTTATATGTTAAAGAAGATATTACTTGTGGTGTTACTAGAAAAGTTCGTAGAATGCCAGAATTTAAAATAGATGAACAATTTCCTGAAGTAGATTTTATTGAAAAATTTATAGATAAAATTATTGCAATTAAAAAAGAAGAAACAATTGCAGAAATGAGAACTCAAATAGATTCTAATGGTAATAACGAATGGATACCTATAACACCTGCTGATAGTTCTTTATATAAAGACCTTGGGGATATATATCCATCACCATATTCAAAATTAGAGCAAGTTCAAGGACAACCAGACTCTATAACAGCCTTTTATGATAGACTATTAAATAGATTTTATATAGCATCACAATTTACATATGGTGATACATTCTATTCAGATGAAAGAAATGCAGCACTTGGTATTGTAGTACCAGTAGGATTAACCGTACCATCATTTGCATGGTTTGGTGGTGGTGGATTAAAAAGAGATGATTTAATTAAATATATTGCAAATGCTGAAGCAATAAATGTTGGTAATTCAATTATTAGTGATTCAGTATTAAATAGTTTAATTGATAAAGCAAAATATGGTGGATTTAAAGGTGATGCTGATTTATTTTATGATACAATAAAAGATATTACCTCATTTAATTCAGTAAATGGTATATTTCAAACATTAACCAACGGTGAAACAAAACTATATAGAAATACTGATGATCCAAATTTTGAAGGAATGTCAATACTTGATAACCCACCTAGTACAAATATGAATGAAGATACTAATAATCCAATTGGTGGATTTTTAAATGATACTAAAAATACATTTATTGATTGGATGTATAATAATGATCGTTCAAATATTAAACAATTTACAAAAGAAAATATACCATATTTTCCTGATTCAGCAGATGATTTTACTGGTAATCTTAATACAATTTATCAAAATAGAATAGATAATTCAATTATCAATGATTATACTGATAGTGAAAATTCATTTTTATCATTTCTAGATACCGTAACATTTACAGATGATCAAGAAAAAAGAAAAGGAAATGGTAATTTTGGATTTAATTTAGCAACATCACTTGCAAATTATGGAACAGAAATTAGAGATGTTTTAACGGGTGGTTCTTATAATATTAGAACAAATGCTTTTTTATTGTCATCAATGTTTGGAAATTCTAGATCATATTTTAGTAAATTACAAATTGATCTAGACGATGATGCTATTACTGTTAATGATTCTTTTCTAACGCCAGCAGTTGTTGAAGTACCCAATTTTAGTGTTTTATATATGGGGTCATTAATTGAATATAATAATTCAAGTATTCCAGTAAAAAGTGAAATTAATACTCTTCTAGATCAAAATTGGTTTAAAGCACTTAGTTTTAATGGACATTATATTAAAATTGATACAAATACTATTAATCAATTATCAGCTAAAGATAGTGCTTCATTTTTAGATTTTTTAGATGATTGGATTACGAGAGGGAATGGTGGATATAATGATTATCTTGACTTAATATTAGATATTATGAGTGCTGTTGATGATGCAACAGATTTAGATAAAACCGATAATGGTGAAGTATATGATTTCATTAAGGATTATATGATTAAAAAAAATATTGATAATGAAATCACAGATAATATGTTTTTGACAAGATCAATACTTAATTTTTCTGAATATACTTTTAAAAATATCGATAGTACGCAACCAAATCCAACTAGAAGTTATCAATCTTTATTAGATTCTAATGGTAATGCAGAAAGAAAAAAAGCAAACGATACTTTTTTTGAAGCATTTTGGCTTAAATTAAGTGAAGTGTTACCAAAAAGAAAAAAAGAATTAACAGAAATAGATAGTGGGTTTAGAAGTCAAGTTGAAGACGAGGATATTAAAACACAATTATATTATTCATTTAAAAATATATCAGATAAATGGGTATCTGGTATTGATACTGAAAAAAGAGGATTCCCATTAAATATTAATGATAAAGATAGTTTAATTAGTAAATTTGCATTTGTTGATAGAGCAATGAATCCTATTGGTGATGATGTTGTAATAAATGTTGATGCAATTATTGAAATGTCACAAGATTACGATTTAAATATGTTCCAAGTATTTTCAAGAATATTATCTTTAAATGGGTTCGAATTCTTTCCATTACAAAATTTTATGGTTTTTGATGGTAATAAAGATGATGATAAAAAAACAGGTAATGGTAATGATAGTTGGGAAAATGCATTTAGTATTTTTGAAACAGTAGAACAACCTGCAACAGCAGCATTTGTATGTATGTATATTGGTGGTACATCATCTACATTAGATAATGTTAATAGTCAATACGATAATGATGGTATACTTGATTTGGAGGAAGGTGGTTTACCTGATTTTATAAATGTTGGTGAATGTGATGATTCACTAGAAGTTAAGAATGCAGCAAAAAGACCTACAAATCCTAATGAACCCAAATTTAATTATTCTGAACCTAAAGCATTTAGAGTAAGATTTGGTGAACAAAATCAATCATTTTTTACGGATATTCAATTAGAGGGTAGAGAATTTCCAGAAACCGCAGACTCGTTAGCTATTTTATCTCGTATTGCAGGTGATGGTAAAACAACAGCACCAGTACCTAAAGGTCAAAATTTATTTAGTCTTTATGAAAATAGGGCATATTCTGTTAAGGTAAGTATGTTGGGTAATGTAATGATACAACCAACGCAATATTTTCAATTAGAAAATATACCAATGTATTCTGGTGCATATATGATTACTGATGTTAAGCATACGGTAAAAGCAAATCATATGACAACAGAATTTGAAGGTGTTAAAATATTAAAATATCCTAATCCATTTGTAAAAAGTTTTGCAACCATAGTAGGTATTGAAACAGGTAGTGCTGAAGATTTAAGTAGTAATAATGGGAGTGATGATGTGATACTAATGTCATCATCAACATTAAAAAATGTTAAAGATGTAAACGGTGAACCAAATTATAATAACTCAATGTTTGGATTATCAATAAGCCCAAATTAAAAAAATAAATATGCCATATAAAAAATTAACAAATACAGGAATACAGTTTATTAAAACAATATGTAAAGGAACTAGTAATAGTTTACTTGTAGGTAAACAATCATATGGATTACCAAATAGTGGTAATCCTTCAAGTACTATTTATACTGCTAATCCTACATTAAATGGAGAACCCATTGTTACTAATTTTCAATTAGGAGAGTCCCTAATACAATGGTTTAATTTTTATGCAGATTTATATGATTTAGATGCTAATATTATTGCAGCACAAGCATATATTGAAAGTAAATATAATTTATGGGCATACTCAAGTACTGGTGCACAAGGAATTAGTCAATTTTTAAGTGCAACATTATATGATGTTGCTATTGGTGGTTTTGGTGATGCGAGTCATATTAGTATAGAATTTACTGATGATGAAAAAGATAAATTAATATTAAATCTAACAAACGGAAAACAACAAAATTCATACGTATATAAAGATTCAAATCCAGCATTACAAACAGCAAAAAACAATAAAATCCCATTTTTTCAAAATATTATGGATAATCCTGATTTAATAATTAAAGCACAATGTAGACTTATGGCTGGTATTGGGTATAAAGCAGCATATAACGCAGCTAGTAGTTTATATGGTTATAATCAAGGATCAAAATATGTAAGATCAACATTTACAGGAACAGCTAAATTAGCTGAAAATAAAAAGGGGTATGATGAAGGAATTAATTATATTAAAAGAATATTTAATGTGTTAGGTAATATTAATAAAACAGATCACAAACCACAAGGTATTTGGTTTGGATATGATATTGATTTCACATTTGATACTTTTCAAGCAGATGTTGAAACATCTAATATTGATATAGATAATGTTGACAGAACAAAAATATTATCTAAAGATTATGTTTTAGGTGATTTAATTGTAACTAGTACAGGAATATTAAATATTCCAAATAAAGCTGAAATTAATAATTTAGAATCATTAGCTAAAAACGTATTACAAAGAATAACAGATGATATTATTGGTGGTGAAAAGTTAACGGTGAATAGTTCGTTCAGAAATAAACAATTGAATTCTAAGGTTGGTGGGGTTGTTACCAGCCAACATCAAACAGGGGAAGCTGCTGATGTGCGTATTAGTGCAACAAATAGTAAAGACTTGTTTAAAGTATTTCAAGAAATTGTTGTATCAACAATACCCTATGATCAAATTATCTATGAAAAAAAGAGTGAAAATATTACATCGATTTGGATACATATTTCTCATAATGCCGCAGGTGTTAATAAAAAACATGCTAAATTGGCAACACTAGGTACTGACGGTAGTATGAAATATCAAAAATATGTTTAAATTAAGTTTTGTTTAAGATTGTATAATAAAATAAGATTTTCATTAACAGTATCAACATTAAAATCCATTTGATTTAGTTTATCAATACCTTCATTTATTTTATCTTCTACACCGTTTTTTTCACTATGAGTTAAAATGTTTATATTTTCAGTTTTTAAAGATTCAAATAAATCTTCTTTCTTTTTTGGATCACCATAAATAATATCAATCAACATATTTTTTTCATCTTCATTAAGTGTTTCAAACTTAGTATTAAATTTTTCAATTGCTACTTCAACAACAGCATCTAAATCAATATTTTCATCAAGTAATTCAAATTTATCTTCAATTTCAGTTCCTTCATTGATGTTTTCTTTTAGATAATTTAATACATTTGAATATGCATTATGTGATTCATTAATATTATTTGATCCTTTAGCTTTTTCAAAAACCAATGTACTAATTGATTTATATAATAATTTTTTTGATTCAGATATATTAACAGTATCTTCATTAGTAATAAACTCATTTAATTTCTCATGTACATCAATTACTTCTTCTTGAGTAAATGCTTCAAATAATTTTACATTTTCATCAATATATTTTGCAGCTAAAACATCATTTTCAATATGTTTATTCTCAATATTTTCTATAATTGAATATTCAAACATTAAAATTGGAGATTCTTTTACTACATTAATAAAATTACTTGCTAATTTTTTTGAGTTGTTAATATTCGATTCATTTAAAAATTCATTACTAACTTTATTCGCTACTATTGTTTTAGCAATACCAAAATTCTTATCTTCCATAATACATAATTTTATATAAATACTCTCTCTATTATAAAAAAGTATTAAAAATCAATTAGTATTTATAGATATGAAATTCATAAAATTTTATACACCAAACCATTATAATTGTTTTCTAAAAAAATCAGAACAATTTATTGATGATTTCAATGATATTGATAAGTGGGTAAAAACTAGAAACGATTCAACAATTGTTAAATGGGTTCGTCTTATTATATTATTTGAAACAAATAATACTGAATATTATGAAGAAATGTCTATATTATTAACACATATAATTAAATTTTTTATAATAGAATTAGATATTGACAATAATCAAATCAAACTAAAAAACAGTGAAATATTAAAGATTTTCAAAAAATTTAAAAACATAATATATTTAGAATACGCATTTAGAAATGGTATTACTGAAATTAAAACACCAAAATATAGTTTATTATAGATTATTTCTTTTTAATGTTTTCAACATCTTCAATATTTAAATTCATAATATCAACACCTTCAGCAATTTTCTTTTTAGAATCTTTAGTTGGTTTATCGATATCATTTCTTTTACTTTCGAAATTTCTTGTAGATACTTCATCTTTATTTGTATTAATAGTATCAGAATTTTCTAACAAAGCATCTATTTCACTAGTCATTTGATCAGCTTTTTCGTTAAGTTTTTTATTTTTAGAATCGTTTTCTCTTATAATTTTCTTTGTTTCAGCTTTCTTTTGGACTTTTTTATTGTCATTATTTACCATTTCTTCAATAAAATTATCGAATTTAGCACCATATTTTTTATAATTATCTTCTGAAACTATTGATGGTCGTTTACCGTAACCTATTATAGGTCTTTTATCTCCAAATCCTTGACCTTGACCAATTACTACTGGTAAATCATTTGGAGATTGTGGTGCATCCATTCCACCACCATCTGCTGGTGGAATATTCATATCACCACCAGCATCACCAAATTCATCATCCATTCCACCAGCAGTATCACCACTAATTGGTAATTCACCAGAACCATATTTATTATCAATATCGGTAAATAATCCAGTTTCTCTAATAACCAGAGGTGAATCTTGAAGTTCTTGAGATACTGCACGTTCCATTCTTTGCATTTTAAGATCATTAATAATCTCTTTTTCTGACATATTTAATACTAGTTTCTTAGCTTCAGTATGTGACATTGCAGCAATTCCACCTTCACTTCTAGTAAGTTCAGTATAAACTTGTGCCTTAGATTGTAATAATTCAGTTTGTAAAATATCTTGTTGTGTTGAAGGATTAGTTAATGAAAGACTAAAATTACTTAAATCTTCTTTACTAAAACCAAGTAAATAAAGATGAATTATAGCCATTTTATTTAATTCCTGTATAACTGCTTGTTGAATACGATTAATCTTCTTAGAGAAACGTATATCCATTTGTGCAAGATTTTTACCATCACCTGCTGATTCTTGAAATCCGAGAAATGGTTTCGGAATTCCTAAACCTGTAAATAAATTATCTCTTAGATATTCAATATCTTGTATTTGATCTAAGTTAGAAGCACCGGGTAATGTATCTATACCTGTTTGAACATTGGCATTTCTTACTGGAATAATATAATCTTCATCATTACCTAAAATATTAAAACGGTAATCAATTTGACCTGTATCACCATGTACTTGTTGTTGCTTTTTAAATCTAGCAGCTATTTTTTGTGTGTATGATTCAATATCATCTTCATCAATATTACCAACATCAATTTTAAATACTCTTTTTTCACCTGCACGTATAATACGATATGTAAGCATAGCATCTTCAGCCATAATTAATTGACGGAAAACTCTACGTACTTTGTTTAATGTAGATGAACCATATGGTAAATATTTATCATCACCAAGCAATCTAAAATGTGCAATTTCAAATAAATTAAATTCATCATTAGTTTCTCTTTGTTTAAACTTAACTGATGCCTTACCATTATGAATACGTTCAATACGTTCCATTTCATAGTTAACCATTTGCTTCATGAAGGTAATACCTCTTTTCTTCTCACCTAACATATAAACAAAATTATCACCATATTTAACTAAATTTCTAGTCCAAAACGGTAAGTTTACGTTTACATTTACAATATCATAAAATAATTCTTCAAGATGATTTTTTATTCTTTCTTTATCTGAATAAATTTTCAACATTTGACCATCAGAACCAATAGTAGTTGCTTCTTCCATCAATAAATCCAATGAAGATGCTATTATTGGGTAATATTCCATACCTTCATAATCTAAATATGCAGGTAAACGAGCAGCTTCATATTGCATAGCCTTTTGAAAGCCATGATCAATGGTGCTGAACATTTTATTTTTAAGTGCCTCTTGTTGCTGTAGTTCAAGACCTTTTCTTTTAATTTCGTCAGGTGAATTACCTCTAATTACAACCTTCTTGTTTTGTAAGGGTTCTACTATATCATACCCAGTCCCATCTAAATTCATCATTGAATTTAAATTTTGATATACTGTTTTATTTTGTTTTGCCATTATTATAAAAATTTATAATTTATTATAAATACTAATTTTTCATGAAAAATCTCAATTATAAATACATTTATAATTCTTAATTTTTTAATCCATCAAATAACCAAGAATTTGCACCATTTGGGTTTGTTCTAGTAACCCTATAATCGGGTGTTCTAGTAAGAACATTATGTTTATCTTTTTCTTTTTTTACATCTTCAACTATAACATCACTACCTAAAACTATTATTGCATCAAGCATTTTTTTTATTCTTTCTTTGCTTTCTACCATTTTAAATAGTTCATGGAACAAAGAATATAATGCCATAGCAGTTCCCATAATAGAATCATCGTGAAACGATCTTTTATGGTCAGCAACTCGATTACCTGCAACAGTCACGAAAGTCTTTAATTCATCAAGTAAACGTACTGAGCGTATAGTTACATCACCCATGTTGATACTTCTTTGTAGTTCAATTAAAACTGAACCTCTATTACTCCCAATAAAGAAACCCGGAATTAAATCTATTTTACTTATTTTACCATCGGGCATTGTTTTTTGAGATACTTTAATATATCCATTTAATCTATCTCTAGTTGGTTTATGAGTTATTTCACCATAATGGATATGTTCATAACCTAATTCGAATAATTTTTCTAATGTTTGTGCACCATAACCACCAGTAACATCAACAATAGTATATGCATTATTATATCTAACACCATACTCATATCCAATTTCACCTAATACACTAGGAAGGACTTTATTATAATATTCTGCAACTTGAACTGCTTTATGTCTTCTAACTTTCTTTTCTTTAGTTTTACCATTTTTGGTAAGTTTTTTAATTTCAATAGTTTCTTCTATTCTAAATATATTAACTGTTGAATAATCTAAACCATGACCAGAAGAAACATCAATAGATTGAATGTATGTCTCATCTGGTTCAGGGTCTTCCCAAATATACATTTCATTATCTAAATATTCTTGACGAAGAGGTGTTTGAATTTGATTATCTTCAATATATTTAATATATTCTTCAGCAATAAAGTTGTCACCAGAACCTAAGAATGAACAAAGTAACTCTTGTGCAAGTTTCTTATTATCACCATTATATTCCATAATTTGATCATCCATCCATGAAGAAACTGCTAACCAACCATCATTATGCATTTGAATTCTTTTTTCTTTAGACCAACCTTCGTCTTCTAATACAATTTCATCTTGATGTCCTCTATTTTTAACCCATTTTAAATCAAGTTCACGTGTTTCTTCATGAACAATATATCTTGGATCATTAAACCACCAAAGTTCAACAGCATTAAATTTACTTTTACCCTTTCTAGCAGCATCAAATGTTTTATAAAAAATTGGGTCAAGACCATTAGGTGTTGATACAAAAATTGCTCTACCACCAGTATTCATTACAGCAGGTCTAGTTGCAGTCCAGAACTTCTCACTATTATCTGCCCAAGCAGTTTCATCCCAAAAAAGTAATGTTGGAGTATAACCTCGAAGACCTGAAGTTGCAAATGCTTTTATTTGAGAACCATTAGAATAAATCTTATGTTTTTCATTATCTTTTTCAGTTGGTTGAGGGACTAACCAATCAGGACATGCTTCAAGAAAATCAACAACATCCTTCATCATCTCATTCATTGCAGTTTCTTGCTTATCGGCAACTATTGCAACGTTTCTTGCAATAGTAGTAAATGCCATATACCAAGCAATATATGCGGATGTTGATGTTGAAATACCTGCCTGACGATATTTATTTGCAATATTTAACCTATTTTTTTGATAATCATGAATAAGGTCTTTTTGGAAATCAAACAATTTAAATGGTACAATACTACCATCTTCACCTTGTGTTTTATCAGTCTGATCAAAAATTGTAAAATATGTTTCAATAAAATAAATAGCATTAACAGCACATTTAGCAATTTCAATTTCTCTTTCAACTAAATCCAGTTGACTAGCTAGTTTAGGAGTTCCATCAGCAGTAACAATAACAGCTTCAAGATTTCCAGTATCTTCTCTTAATTTTTTAGCTAAAATTCTTGCTTTCTTTTTCTTCTCTTCCAACTCAATATTCATTGGAATAACCGAAACATGCTCTACACCACTATCTTTTACTGATTCAATTTTTTTGATTTTTTTAACCATTTATAAATTTATATGTTTATAAATACTTAATTTGTGAGTTTTAGGTGTATTCTATTTTGTGAGTGCACTTGTGTTAATAAATTTTTCTCCTTTTAAGATAATATTTCTTTCATATAATTTATTTTCAACATCTTTTAATGTATTTCCATAATGAAAAACTAATAAAGGTAAATCATCATTATTTTCAAACATTTCATCATAATCTTTAAATTCACTTTCATATTCGGGAGAATCAATATCTTCATCTTCATATGCTAAAGCATGTATCAAATGATAACCATGAATATAGGGTCTATCAACAGCATCATGTAGACAAAACAACGTAAAATCACTTGTAGTTAATGAAAATACTTTAGAAATATATTCAGAGTCTGGGACACTATATTCTTTATGTTCTATCGCTGGTGATCTATCCCAATTCCACATTTCCCATATATCAGCATTAATACTATCAGGATTATCTGAAAAAATAAACTCATAGACACCCTCATTTTTGGAATTCTTACCAACTTTGAGAATATATATGAGTTTTAGTTTATCTGTACTCATATTAATTTATTTATACACATTTTTTAACACTTTCACCAAGCATCTTCCATTGTTGTTCAATAAGTTTATCTAATTTTTTTAAATTATCTGATTTCTTACTTTCATTGATATTCATTTTCTTCTTACCTGCAAGTTCTTCTAATTTTTCTTTAACATATTTTCTAACCTTATTTTCACCTTCGGTAACTTCAAGTTTAACAGTTCCAGCATTAACATCAACTTCAACAGATTTTGTTTTAGGAGCAAGTCCATTATCTGGTCTTGGCATTCCAGCACCCATAACTTCAGTATCTGTTGCAAATCCCATTGCAGGTGCAACATCTACTGGTTCATCGGCAGGTTCACCTATTGAAACCGCACCAGCTTTTTCACCACCATCTATTTCTGCATGTTCAATACCATCAACATCTTCAATTTCATCTGCAATTCCTTCTTCTTCCATTTCAATTGCAGGTAATGTTGGTTCTGTCATACCAAAACTCATTCCTTCACCTTCCATAAATGGTTTTACTTTATTAGCAAATTCACCATGACCGTATTCAATAAGTTCAGTTGCAACATTATCGTTCATATATTTACCAATTTCTTGGTAATCAGATTCTCCTAAACCTTCACCATTTTCAGTAGCATAACCACTCATAATGCTTCCCATTTCAGAATCTGAACATTCTTCAAGATTATCTTTAGAATATCCTCTTGATTCCATATATGTTTCAAAAGTACTTCCAGCACCTTCACCATCAGGAATAGCATCATCTAATTTAGGTTCACCATTAATTTCAATAGGTGCATCTTCTTCCATTTGTGGTTCTTCAGCAGTATCCATAGCTGGTTCACCACTCATTTCTGGTGCAACTTCTTCTTCACCACTCATTTCTGGTGCAACTTCTTCTTCACCACCCATTTCTGGTGCAACATTCCCATCAGTATGACCACCCATTTGATCTGGATTTTTTATGTCTTTAGCCACTTCTTCTCTAGCATCTAAATCAATTTCAGGTAACTTATCTTTAAACGATGTGACTACTGATTTCAAGAAACCTTCAGCAGTTTCTGGTTCTAAATTAGTTGTTCTAATTTTTTCAGTAACCTTACCTACTAATTTTTCAATTTCTTGAACTGCAAGGTTTTCTGCATTTCCTTCTTCACTTTCTTCATCAGGTATTTCATCACCCATTTCACCACCTAATTCAGCACCCATTTCAGTATCAACAGGTTCTTCACTAGTACTCATTTCTGGTGCAGTTTCTTCTGCATCGGTAGCAATATCTAAATCATCAAGAGCACTTGCAGCAGCATCAATTTCTTCACCAGCTTCTTCTGCTTCAGCAATTGCATTATCATTCATATGAAGTGATGTTCCTTGTACTAGTTTTCCAACATTATAATCAATATCACCACCCTTATCTTGATTAGCAATAGAATCTGCAGGTTTAATATGTGAATCTTTAGTAATTAATGATTCTCCTTCTGACATGTCTGCTTTAGCAGCAGCTTGTGCATCACCAGCAGCAGCTTCTATATTAGCTAATTCAGCAGCATCTGCATCATCATCATCATCAATACCTTCTGCAATTGCATCAGGTAAATTTGTTGTTGTTTTATTTGCTAATGTTTCTTTTGGATTCATATCTGAATCTGCAACAATCTCTGATTTACTTGTTTTTTTTGGTAAATTAGTTTTTGTCATATCAGCAAGAGCATCGGCAGCTTTAATTTCAGAATCTTTAACAATTAAAGATTCACCTTCTCCAATTACTTTTTCCTTAGCAGTATCTTTCAATGGTTCACCCTTTTCTTCTTTTTGACCTTTTTCAGGTTGATTATAATTATTATAATCAGCATCAGGGTTTTCATGTTTTGTTTCATCATCAACTCTATCAACATCCTTTTCATCTGAATCAGCAGCTACAATATCACCACTAGTATTAAGTTTAGCTTTATCATCAAAAGGTTCACTATCTTTATGTTCATGACCTTCAGTTACAATATCACCTTTTCCATCACCAACATTTTCTTTATCATCAAATGGATCACTTTCAGGTTGTTCTTCTACATTATTTTGAATTGCTGAACTTGTACTTCTACTACCTGTTGCTTTATCAGCTTCTGCTTTTGCGTTAGTATCGTTGATAGGTGCTTGTGAGGGTTCATGTTTTTGATTTACTTTATCAGCAACATTATCAGCATCATTAATTTCAGAATCATCAGTCACTAAAGGACTAGCTTCTTCTTTTAATACTTTATCAGCTTGATTAACAGCTATTGAATCACCAGCAGCAGGTTTCTTATTGGCATCTTTTTTACTTGTACCTGTTGCTTTTTCAGCTTTAGCTTTAGCATTTTTATCATTGATAGGTGCTTGAGGTGCTTCTTTACCTTTTTTATCAGACATGATATCACCATCTTTAATTTCAGAATCAGCAGTAACCACTGCTTCTTCACTTACAATACCCAATGCATTCTTAACTGCTAAATCAGCAGCTTCTGGCATTAAACCTTTTGTTTTACTATTTTCTGTTTGATTTTCTGGAAGAGTAGCTTTAAATTTTTTTTCTCTACTCTGAACTATGTTTTTTTTTCCTTCTGATATGGTTCTCTTTACTAAAGTAGAAAAATTTTCTTCAGTATCTAATGAAGGTGTTTTGGATTCTTTAGTTTCGTTTACAAAATAAACACCACCTTGATCCCATGCTTCATTAATACCATTAAGATAGAAATTTCTTTGTTTTTCTGCTTCAGCAATACTTCCGTATTGATATTTACCTTTGTTTTCTACCCCATCAATATATGTAAAATCTGTTACTTTTACGTCACCTTCTTTTACTAATGCTTTCTTTATGAAATAATTATGATTTTCTTTTACAATACCATAAGCAGTCCCATTGTCTGCTCTTTCAAATCCAATAAGAGTTTTGGTATTAGTTTCATTCTTTGACTCGGCTATTGGTGTAATACCAGATAATGTTTTAAGTCTTTTATAAAATTGTTCGTTGTTAGATGCCATATCTATATTTTTTTACTATTAATTATTAATGTTAATTTATCGTTACATTTTTTTATAAATACTATTTTTAAAGGAAAAAAACATTTTATTATAATTTTATGTTTTTTAATTGTGATTCTGTTACTTTTCCTGAATTTATTAGTTGATCTTTAATGTAATTATTTATTAATCCCTTTTTATTATAAATTTTTAATATATCACTTACAGCTTCATTTATAATAATACTTTCATTTAAATTTTTATTCACTTTATCAATTTTAGCAATAATTTTACTTACTATTTTCTTATCTTGTTTTCTTTGGATAAGTTCATTAATTTGACTTTCTTTAATAATATATTTCATATACTTTATTTTTAATTAAAAAAATCACCCTCTAAAGTTAATTCTTTTGTTAAATAATCTTTCTTAATATCTACAAGGTCTTTTAAATAACCATTGTTTCTTAATACTTTAAATACTATATTTTCAGTTGAAAATTCACCCTCTTTAGATAAACCATCCTCTCTCATTAGTTTAATTTTTTCCATAAGACTATCAACTTTACCAACAACATCAACATTATTATGTGTTTCTTTAAGATCATCAATAGCATTCATAATATGTGCAGCTTTTAATTGCACATTTACAGTATCAATTGCAATCATTTTTTTTATTGGTTTAGTTAACCATTCATTATTCATTAATGAATATACACCTGTTGATGTATGTGGTTCAGAAATATCTTGTATATAAAGTTCAACATCATGACCTTTTATTTTAGCTGGATATGTTTCATTCCATAGATTTTTTTTATTTCTAAAATACTCACCAACAAATTCTTTATCTTCAGAAATTTGATCAAAATTCATTAATATGTGAACATCAATATCGGAATTTTTACCATAATTATAATTTGCCATACTACCAGTAACAGTAATATCTTTAAATTTTTGATTATCAATTTTTGAATATTTAATAAATTCTAATGCATTTTTTAATAGAACTTTTCTAACTTCATCATCCATACTATCATCACACCAAATTTTAGGTGATAGTTCATCTTTTAAATGTAAATCTTTGACATCAACAGAATCTGGTTCAATAATTTCATTTAATATATCTGTTACTGGATTTTTATCCCAATAAGGTGCTGACCAATATCTAGGATTTTTTTTGTCTTTTTTATTCTCATTACGAGATTTAAATGATTTATTTTTTTTCATAGACATTTGTGAATCTACTACATCTAATAATGCTGGTGGTAAATCCACCTCGTTAATTTGATTTGTTATTATATTTTTAGTAAAAACTTTCTTCATATTATTATAAATACTAATATATTGAATCTTTATATGATTCAAATTTGTTTAATAGGAAAATAATATATATATATTGATAATTTTTCCATAAAATTTTGTTTTCTATAAATACTTGTTTATATTAAGAAGTATTTATAGAAAACAAAATACCAAAATGAATCTAGAATGTTATAATAATATAATTAGCGATAGACTCGCAATACACATAGATGTTAGTGATATAAATTCATGGAATTTAAACACAGCATATACATCTATTAGTTTAAATACATGGTCTGGTGCTGTATCAGATAATATATATTTATATGATTTTGGATTAATGGGTTACGATAATGGAAGAGTTAATGATATGAAAGCCGATCTAACATTAATACCTGACGATGTGAAATTAAATTTATATAGAGTAGGGTATAATAATGCTACTGGTGGTACTTTCTATGACCTCTATTCAATGAGTGGTGTAACAACAGGTACAACAGTAGGAAACTACTTTGAATTGAATGGTGGTTATTTAAACGGATTTTTTAAATTACAAGATGAAAATTATGAAATACTTCCACCTAGATATGGTGAAGGTATTACAATTGAAAATATTATAAGAATTGATGTAAATTCTTCAGGTATCTTTTATTTAATGGGTGCAAGAGCAGAAGATAAATATAATTCATTCTTTTCTGGTGAAACAAAATTAATTACCGAAACAACCGTAGAAAAGGTAAAAACAGGTATTGTTGGAAAATATAATCAAATTTTAAATTCTACAACAGGATTTAGTGGTGTAACCACAAGTAAAATACATTATCTAAATGCATTTTTAGAGGAAGAAGTTAGAAAAGAAGCATTCGCTGACTTTCAAGATGCATTTGAAACTAAAGAAATAGAACAACCTAAAGATGCAACATTTGAAAATATAATTGCATTTGAAATAACAACAGATAAAAGACTTCGAATAAAAAGAATTAATGATGAAGGTGTTTTAGTAATAAAAACATCACCACAAATAATTCCAACAACTGGTTGGACAATTATAACACATGTATTTACACCAGATGATATAATTCTTGATCCTGAAGAATTAAAATGTGCAGAAAGAAGATTAGGAACATTAAAATTTTATGTTAATGGTAGATTATTCTGGACACTAAACGATTATTCTGAATATTATTTTGTAGATATTAAAAATCATGGTGAAAAAGTTATCGGTCTTCCATATAATATAAGTTGGGGTGGTGGTTCTTTTGGATTAAAACATTCATGGCATTATGATTTAGAAACATATGAATTATATACAGGGCAAACACGACAATATATTGATAACTATTTTATTGTAACAGATAATCCATTAGTTGATGATACATGTAATATAATACCACCAATAACAACAGGAGCAACAGGTAATTCTCTTATCCTATTAGAAAATAATAATACTTTCATGATTGAAGATGATTGTGATCCAACAACTGGTACTACAATTACAGTAATGGAAACAGCATATAGCGGTGCAACTGGAAATACTTTAAATGAATATTTTATTGAATTTTCAGAACCAATAGAATTAATAAGTAATAGGGATTACGATTTTAGTGTTGATATATATAATAATGGAATATTTCAATCAAATTTTGATAATGAAACTGTTGTAAGTTCGATTAGTTTGGTTGTGTATGGAACTGAAGATGTATCAATTATTAGTGATGTAGTATATAAACAACCTATAACAGAAGAAGATTTGAATATTGATGCACCATTTCCTATTCATAAATCAGTATTTGAATATGAAGATGAAGCAACAGGTTTATTAATTGACGGTACAACTGGTTATCCTATTATTAATAGTGCTAATCTAGCTATTCTTCAACAAGATTTGGAAAATTCAATTGTTACTGGTGAAGATGAATGGCATAGATTAAAAGCCAAGATAGAAACTAAAAAGAATACGAGTAATCAAATTTTTCGTGTTGGAATATTAATTGAATCAACAGTACCAATCACTGAAGATGGTAAATTATATATCAATAATTTTAAATATATTGGTTCTGATATTCTAAATCAAGATTCAACAAAAGATAATTTATTGGTTCAACAAAATTTTGATTCATCATATATTGGTGGTATTCAAAAATTAAGAATTTATGATATTGCATTTAATTCACAAGAAGTTTTACATAATGCAAAATATGAATCAATTAATAATCCAGAATATGGACTCATCATTAGAGGTGGTGGTAGAATTATTTATAGTTGATTATATGAAAAATTTTAATTAATTTTACAATTATGAAAAATAAAAAAATCGAAGAAAATCATCGTATTATATCTCCAAATTTATTATTAACAGATAATAAAAAAGATATTGAAATGCTTTTAAATATAATAGCAAAAAAGTATAAAATTACAATTGATGATGCTGCTGTTGCATTATCTAAAACACTAGAAAATATATCACAATAATATGTCACAATTAAATGAAATTATTATGGGTTGGAAGAATTATATTTTTCTGAATGAAAAAGCAGAAAAATTAGCAACTAAACGTATGAAAATTTGTTTAGAATGTCCTAAATTAAAAGATAATAAAAGATGTGGTATGTGTGGTTGTTTTATGCCAGCTAAAGTTAGGTGTGAGAATGCAACTTGCCCTTTAAAAGAGTGGTGATTTGAACTTAATACTAATAAGATAATTAACATCATCAAAATTTTGAATTTCTAATTTTGTTCCTTTCATAAAACTTACAACAGAAAATGGTTTCATATGTATAATCTCACCATCAACAATAAAGTCGAAAGACCCATCAAGATTAATATAAAGAACATCATACTCTAATTCAAAACTTTTAACCTCAAAATCATTAGCAAAATACATAATAACATCCTCAATATTCTCTTTATTTAAAACATCAAAAACTCTTCTTTTAATACCGATTTTAGTACCATTATATACCTTAACAATATCTTCCCAATTTTCAAAAAATTGTAAAAAAATTCCAGAATCAAGATTTTGAATATCAGGTTTAATATGTGAACCAATATCATCTATTCTTAACTTAATTAGATTTTTCGCTTTTTTAAATTCTTCTTTACAAACTGGGTTCATTTCAATTATAATTTAGTGTTATATATTGCTATTATTTAAGAAATTTGATTTTATGAAAATCATGTGATTTAACATAAATAAATATTTTTCTTGTATTTTAGATATCTTTTTATTAACTTCGCCAATAATTACCTTTTGACATTAATCAGAATAAAAATAATTACTTTATTTATAATAAATAGTTTTTTTCTGTAAAGAAATTTAAAAAGTTATATTATTTATTTTATGAGAAAAAAAATATATAGTGGTAGAAAGTTTAAATTTGTACAAATATGTGATAGTAGGCAATGTAGAAAAGAATTTAATGGTGATATTATTAAAAACTTTTCAGAAGGAATAACAACCCCACACGAGTATGATGGTAGTAATAAAACAATTACATGTTTATATTGTTGGAAAATATCAAAATTAAAATAATATATATATATTTGTGATTATAAGATAAAAAAACTTTTTTCATTCTAGACAAAAGTGTGATATTATTCAAATATATTTTGTAGATATAAATGATTACCCATTAAGTATTAGAATAATATAAATATTATTATGATATCGAATTTAAAGAAAAAAATAAATATAGTAATAAAAAACAAATATGAAAATATTAAAAGAGAAAAAAAGAGAAATTCTTGAAAAAAAAGAAATTCTAAATAATGCTAAAATAAATTTAAAAAAAGAATTTGTTGGTATTGATGATGTAATAGATGAACTATTAGATGATATTCAATCTTGGTATCTATTTCCAGAAGGTCAAATAAGACCAACTATTATTAATTTATGGGGTTTAACTGGTGTTGGTAAAACATCACTAGTTCAAGCTATGTTTAAACATATTAATTTAGACGACATTATATATAAATTTAATGTTGGTGATTATGCTGGTCAGGGTGATGGTTCATTATCACATGTTTTCAGTAGAGATTTAAAAGATAAAGAAAATAAACCTGTTGCTGTAATGTTTGATGAATTCCAATTAGGTAGAACTATCGATGAAAATGGTGCTGAAGTTCAAAAATCAGGATTAAGGGTTATATGGGATTTACTTGATTCTGGTAAATTGGAACACATTGATTATAGTTGGTCTGGTGGTGAAATAATGAGATTTGTTTATAAATTAGAAAAATGTGTTAATGAAGGTGTTGAAGTTGAAAATGGTATTATTACAAAAGGATTAAATAAATTTAAAGATATTTTTGATCTTGATGATGAAGTTGAAGAAGAAGAAATAGCCGAACCTCAAACAACAGGTAGTGGTTCTAATAAAAAAATGGTAAAAAGAAGTAGCATACCTGAAAACTTCGTTATACCATCATCATATATTTATTCAATGAAGAATTGTTTTAATGATGAATATTATTCTGAAAATTTAATATATGAAGCATTTAAAAATTTAAATGCAAAACAAACTATCGATTTATTAGAGTTAAAATTAAAAGTAGTCTTTAAACCTAGATTATATGATTATACTAAATCTTGTATATTCATTATAGGTAATTTAGATGAAGCATATCAAATGACATCACAAGTTTCACCAGATAATAATGCAGATGATTTCCATAAACATTCATTATCAATCGGTTTAAGTGAAATTAAAGCATCATTAAAAACCAGATTTAGAGTTGAACAAATAGGTAGATTGGGAAATAATCATATTATTTACAAAGCATTTAGTTCTCAAACATATAGAGATTTAATTAATCTAGAATTAAATAGAGTAAAAAATGATATAATGGAAAGATTTGAAATTGATGTTAATTTCGATGATTCTATTAATGACATCCTATATAAAGAAGGTGTATTTCCAACATTAGGAACAAGACCAGTATTTACAACAATCAATTCAATGATTGAATCAACAATGAGTAAAATTACATTGGATATTGCTATTTCTAGTAAAGATGTGGATCAAATAAATTGGTCTTTTGAATATGATGAAGATGCTTATCATATTATTGATTTTGTTCATAAAAATAAAACCATATTAAATAAAAAATATGATGTTAAACTAAAATTAGAAAATAGAAGAAAATCTGATGGTAGTGAGATTCAATTATTAAATGCTGTACATGAAAGTGGACATGCAGTAACGTGTATGTTAATAATGGGTATCATTCCACAAGTTATTGTAAGTAAAACAAGTGAAAGTGATAATGCATTTACTAATTCAAAACAACCTAGTATGCATTTAAAAACTTGGTATGAAAATGATATTATTGTATCATTAAGTGGGATGATTGCTGAAAAAATGATTTTTGGTGAAGATTTCCAATCTAGTGGTTCTGAAAGTGATTTAGTAAGAGCAACTAATAATGCATTAATTGCAGCACAAAGATATGGTATGTTATCTGAAAATAGTGCATTTGGTATTCCTAATGCACCAACACAATATAATGAATTTAAAGATACTCAAGCAACAGATATTGAGGCAAAAACTTGGGTTAATGAATGTTATAAAGAAGCCGAAAAGTGTTTAAATGAAAATAAAATATTATTAATAGAATTATCAAAATATCTATCCCAAAATTCTCAAATGAAAAAGGAACAAATAATTGAAGTTTTAGATAGATTAAATTATAATGTTGATAATAAAGACTTAGAAAAATATTATAATTTACACGATAAATTTAATCATTTTGAAACTAAATATGAACTTGTAAGACCAAAAAGTCCTGCTCCAAGCATAATGGAATGAAAGCAATAAAAAATCCTAAGAGAATTCCTAGAAAACTAAAAAGGAAATCAAGAAAGTCTTTTTTTCAAAAGACTTCAAAAAACATAATGCATATCAAGAAATAATGAAAGGTAGAATGTTTATAGCACCTAAGTTAGTCAATCGTATGACTGATTTAGGATGGGTTACTGAAGATCATGGAATGTGTTTATTTTTTGTTATTGATGATTCTTTTAGTACCTCTTGAATTTTTATTTTTTCCACAATGTGTATCTAATGTTGCATTACAATTTGGACATGCAATTCTTAGGTTTTTAATCCTATTATCATTATTCGTTCCATTAATATGATCAAGAATTAGACTCATTTTTTTTCCTCTCCATTCTTCACCTTGTCCACATAATTCACATTCACGTTTTTTTAAACCTTCTTTATATAATCTTTCTTTTAAATTGGAAGTGTGTCTATATTCTGAATTTTCAATCAATATTTATTTGCACCCATAATAGGTTACGCTCCTATGGCTCAACATTCAAAGTGTTGCGAGTTACTATTACCCCATATGGGAATATTTTGGGTGTTCGACCAGAATCGAACAGGCATTACTTGAATCACAATCAAGCGTGTTTACCGTTATACTACGAACACCATTTGCTGACCTATCTGGAATCGAACCAGAATCTCCAAATTCAAAATTTGGCGTAATAAACCGTTATACAATAAGTCAATATGGGTGTTTAATGGAAATCGAATCCATACCTTCGGGGTCACGACCCGACAATGCTACCGTTACAACATAAACACCATGTGATAACTTTTCATATATGAAACAAAAACAATCAATATGTTTCATATATGAAAAGTTATAAGTCGGGTAAGAGGGAATCGAACCCCCATGATGTCTTCGTCCCAAACGAAGCGACTTACCTGATTAGTCCATTACCCGATATTAATAAATCAAAGAACAATAAGTCTAAGTGACAGGAGTTGAACCTGTAAATAATCTCGATTCCAAGTCGAGCAACCACACCTCATGGATCGCACCTAGATATTTAATATTAAAATTTGTAACGTTTTACAAAAGTATGAACATAAAAAAACCCTGTTCATTTTGATGTGAACAGGGTTCTATTAATTATTATAATTACAATAGTTAACTAGACATATTCTCCCCGTTCAACATCTGATGTTGATGCTGCGGTTGGGGTTGACCTACTATGTTAACTAATCTTTTCATTGTTCTATTTTTTAATTCAACGCAATTATAATACATATAATTTAAATAAACAAGTCATTTTGCAAAAAACTTTTACCTACCCTCAGTTATTACACTAGGGAGAAGCTATTTTCTTTTCTTTTTTAAAGACTTAACTTAAACGTTTAAGCGATAACTTCGCTTTCTTGCTAATAAATACGTAGTACTTTAGGTTTTGGTTACAAAAATTTAAAATTTATTTTTATTAAACTATAATGTATTTATAATAAAGATTTTATGAAAAGAAAAGAACTATATAGAGTAATCAATGAAGAACTGTCTGAATTTGATTTTTTAGGTATGACAGGTGTTAAAGACGAATTCGAACATAATAATCTTCTTAACTCAAAAGAATTCCAAACAAATTTAATTAAAGATATTATCACAAGCCTAAGTGATAAAAATAAATTCAAGAAATTTTCATCAACATTTGTAAATAAAGAAACTAATGTTAATAATGATACTGAAAATATTGAATTAGAAATTGAATTAACATATACGTTTGATGAAAAAGATTATGATTTAATTTTATTTATTGATGGTGATCAAGAAAACGATAAAATAAATTTTGAAAATTTTGACATTAAATTATTTTCTAAAGCTGGTGATCAAATCAAAATGGGGTGGGTAGAAAAAAATAATGAGTTATATAAAAGACTAATTGAAAGTTTAATTCAACCATTTTTAGGATAATCCTTGATATTATTAATATTATTTAATATATTTGCCGTATGATATTAAATAGACTGAAGAAAGGTGATTCGACTCTTTGTACATATACTAAATGTGGTAATGAAATTAAAGAAGGTGATATTCTAGGATATGGTGATAACTATCCTTGTGTAATACTTTACAATAAATTTGAAGCTAAATTTGATGCTATCGAATTTGGATATATGACTGATGAAAATTATGAGTATAGAGCACATGATATGTTATGTTCTACTGTTGAATGGGAAATTTTAGGTAATATTGATAACGAATTTTATCATAAACTATTAAAAGAAGTACCTAAAAATTTTGATTATATGAAAGATTTAGAAGAGTATTATTAGTGGGAGTAAAGAGTAGAATTAAACGTAGTTATAAAAAAAGGAAGAAAAAAGTTCTTAAAAAGAAAGGAAAGGGTTTATCACATCAAGATGTTGTAGATTATAGTGCAAAAGTATTAAATAGATCAGGTTATAATTGGAAATGTGGTGTAATATTTAAAGAAATTTCTAGTGCTTCTGCTGAAAGACCAGATGTTATAGGATTTGGTAGTGGAATATCATCACTTATTGAAGCAAAAGTAAGTAGAACTGATTTCTTAAAAGATAAGAAGAAACACTTTAGAAAACATCCTGAACTAGGAATGGGTAAGTATAGATTTTATGCTTGTCCAACTAATTTAATTAAAGAAGAAGAATTACCCAAGAATTGGGGATTGATATATGTAAGTGAAAAGGGTAGATGTATAATTAAAGTTCAACCTAAAGCACAAAAAATATCGATAGAAAGCGAACATTTGTTTATGTATTCCGTATTAAGAAGAACATTAGTTTATATGGACAATGATGAATTGGACAAATTTGCTAAAAAAAGTATGGATACTACACAAAGAAATTATTATTTAAACTCAAATAGATGAAAGGATATAGGTTATTTTTAGACGACATACGCAATCCAATTGATGCGTATGAATATACTAGTTTTACATCATATAGAGATGATCATTGGAAAATTGTACGTGATTATAATCAATTCGTAGATTATATTACACGTAATTATGAAAAACATGATGTAATGCCAACTATAATTGGTTTTGATCACGACCTTGCCGATGAACATTATGCACCAAAAGAACATTGGGATGATAAATATGATTCATGGGCAGAAAATCAAGGATTTAAAGAAAAAACAGGTATGGATTGTGCTAAGTGGTTAGTAGAATTCTGTATGGATAATAATTTAAAATTACCTGATTGGTTTGGACATTCAATGAATCCAGCAGGTAGAGAAAATATTGATAATTATTTATTAAATTATAGAAAACATGAAGAAAACAATTAAATATCTAAGTAATAAATTATATTTTACATATGATTTAACTCAAGAACATCTTGAAACATTATTTTTAATTAATGCAAATGATGGGTGTGCTGAATTTGAAAATCGTGATCCTAATCACGATGAAGATATTGATGGTAATTTACTTTCATGGAAAGTTTGTGATGAATTAGTTGAACTTGATCTATTAGAGGAAGATGAAGAAGCATTTAGTATATTCTATGAACTAACGGGTGATGGTAAAGAAGTTATACGACAAATAGCGTTAGAACACTAATTTTATTCTTGAGTATTTAATTTTAGAATCATTTTATTTTTAAAATTAATACTGAATGAAGAAATACTGGTTTTATGGTATTATGCCAAGAGATTCCATCGAAGAAACGGAACTAACAACAATACAAAAGCAAATTATAGAAGAAGAAAATAATAAGTTAACTAAAGAAAATCTTGAATTTGGTTGGCTTGGTTATTTTAGAGGTGATAAATGGGAATTTATGAGACATGGTATCGAATCTATTTTTATTAATGATACTAGGGGTAATGTTGCAAGAAAAAAATTTATTGAAATTCTAAAAGAAAAATATATAATATGACAATATTTGGCTATATGGCACTTATTTTAATAATTGCCGTTTTCTATCTTAAATTAAGAAAATGGTTATTTAAAGATTAATGTAACCTTTCATATTATTGTTGCGTATAATGTTTTATGGAAGTTAGAGAAAAAATTATATTCGATTATACAAATGCAAAAGAAAATAATCATAGATTATTAAGATTTGCGTTAGAGGATTTAATATCATTAACAAAAACTAAATTAAATCAAAGTGAACTTTTAGATGCTATTGAAACTTTAATAGATAAAAAGGGTAAAAAAATTATTAATAAAGCAAAAAAAAGAAAAAATATTGAATCTGATGTTTTTCAAATGATTATATTTAATAGCTATATTTGTAATTTTAGATTTGATGGGAAACATAGACCAATCTTATTAGAATATATTAAAGGGCAAGATTTTGGTCATGATTGGGATAGAAAATTACAAGCACCACCAAAGACTATTTTATCTAAAAGGGGGTTTTTTAAAAATATTTTTTAAAAAACTTGCATCTTAACTAAACCTTTTTTATATTTGCAACGTATTTAATATAGAACAAAGTATAATAACTTTAAAATAATTAAAAAGATGAAGAATTCAAGAACAATTTTAAACACCAATATGGAAGCCATGTTATGGTCAGTTGCGGAAGCAGTTGAGGTGGACGATTTGTGTCTAGGGTCTTCAGGAGAAGGTGAATTAGTTTAACTACTAAAACATCCAAACGAAATTGAAGACCCAATCCTAACAGATTGGGTTTTTTGTTTTATAAGGGTTTAGAAATTATGATAAGAGTTTATATTGAAGATAAAGAAAAGGGTGTAGTATTTGCGTACATAAAAGATGTACCAGCAATTTGCAGCCAAGGTAAAACAAAAGAAGAAGTCGATAAAAAGATTGATAAGTATTTTGAAGTGATTAAAAAGTAAATGGGTCTGATGCTAAAGGCAGGTCGTTGGTTTTGCATACCAAACGTTTCGGTTCGATTCCGACAGTATCCACAATAAAGTTATTTGACGTATTGTTTATTAAAAAATTATTTGTGAAGAGAGAGCAGAGACTCTTGACGGCAGCACTATAATGGTGGCTTCGAACAAATACATGTCGTGTGTATTGTCCGTGATAAGCAAATATATGGGGAGTTAGTATAATGGCTATTATTATTGACTTGCACTCAATGGATAAGGGTTCGACTCCCTTACTCTCCACTAATGTTGAAAGGAAGCGGTTGTTTATAGACTATCGACAGCATAAGATTAGTATCGGCTTTATGTGTAATATGACGACTCTAACATGGTCTGGCTTTTCCAACATCATATATTGAAACCGTACTCGTACTGTTAGATTACACCAATATGTGAAAGAACTATAAACTCAACATTTATTTGCTCGGTTCGTCTAACGGTTAGGACGGGTGGTTTTCAGCCATCAGATAGGGGTTCGATTCCCCTACCGAGTACTTTTGGTCGTTTTTGTACCTTTGTAATATTTATAATTAAACATTGTAAATATGGCAAGAAAACAAAAGAAATATCATTATTTGTATAAGACAACAAATAATTTAAACGGTAAATACTATTATGGTATGCATAGTACTGATGATTTAAATGATGGTTATTATGGTTCAGGTAAAAGATTAAGATATTCGATTAATAAATATGGTAAAGAAAATCATAGTGTTGAAGTATTAGAGTTCTTTGAAAATAGAATTGATTTAAAAAATAAAGAAAAGGAGATTATTAATTTAAATGAAATTGCCAAAAAAGATTGTATGAATTTAGTTGTTGGTGGTGGTGGTGGATTAATAGGATTATCTGAAGACAAAAGAGAAAATATTCGTAATGGTGCATCTAAATTTTTAAAAGAAAAATGGAAAGACCCTTCATATAGAAAAATGCAAATAAAACTTTCTTCGGAAAGAATAAAAAAAACACATAAAGAAGGAAAACTTAAATATAATAATTTTAAAAATAAATATCATAATGAAGAAAGTAAAAGAAAAATGAGTGAATCTAGCAAGGGAATGGGAAAAGGGAAAAGTAACTCCCAATATGGAACATGTTGGATAACAAAAAATGATGTTAATAAAAAAATTAAATTATTTGATTTAAATGACTATATAAAAAACGATTGGATTAAAGGTCGTATAATATAAATTTTGATCCTTACCTTTGGTTTGGATTCTACAAAGGTTTTCAACGTTGAACCCGTTAATCAACGTTGTTTATGATCGGTTCGTCTAATGGAACTAGGATAGGTGGGGTCAAAAGCCACCAGATAGAGGTTTAAATCCTTTACCGATTACTATGAATTGTTAGTGGTGGAACAGGTATACACTATCACCGTTGAAGGTGGTTTGTAGGGGTTATAGAAAACCCCTGCTGCATGGTAACATGTGGGACATCCCTTGTAGGTTCGAGTCCTACCTAGTGGTTCATAATTTATTGGGTGTTCGTCTAGTGGCAAAGGCATCTGTTTTACATGCAGAATATCGTGGGTTCGAGTCCCACACACCCAACTGGTCTTTACCTTATGGTCTGGATTTAAAAAAGGTTTTCAACGTTGAACCAGATATCAACGTTGTTTTATATTCGCTCTTGGTGATCAACGGTAACATAGCAGTCTCCAAAACTGAAGATGAAAGTTCAAATCTTTCAGGGCGAGCAAAGTAGTTGAAAATCAACTAGTTATAACATAACGTCCATTGGTGTAATGATAACATGATCGGTTGTCTCCCGATTGCCGAGGGTTTGATTCCCTCATGGACGGCAAAATTTTGTAGTCGTTCTTGTGTTGGTAAATATAGAGCAAATAAAGTAAAAAAATCAAATAAAGTTAGACGAAGTAAAAATGAAATCTATTTTGCGGATTTATGTATAGAATATTTTAAAAATGTTGAAACTAATGAAAAAATTTTTAATGGATGGGATGCTGATGTTATTATTCACGATATTAAAATAGCAATTTTATGGAATGGTAAATGGCATTATGAAAAAATAATCAAAAATCATTCAGTAAAACAAGTACAAAATAGGGATAGATTGAAATTAATTGAAATTAAAAATTATGGATATGAACCGTACATAATAAAAGATATGGGTTCATATAATAAAAAGTTTGTTGAAGAACAATTCAAAGAATTTATAAATGCCGATGTCGCCAAGTGGTAAGGCACATTTCTCATAAGAATGTATACGAGTGTTCGATTCACTCCATCGGTACAAAATTTTTAAATAAATTGTAACCTTTTAAAAAAGTTTACGTATTATAAATATATGGTTGATAAAGAAATATGTAGATTTAAATATGAAGATATTGAATATCAAATAAGCCATTTAATATTTCAATATGGTAATATTAAAATTTCAATGCCTAGTATATTAATTACAACCAAATCTTCTAATAGTAAAAGAAGTACATATGTAAGTAAAACTGATGGACATTATAACTTAGTTGGATTGAATAACCCAATTAAATTAATTAGAAAAATTAGTAATATTTACAATGATGAACTTAAATCTTTTGATTATGTTTGTTTTAGTGCACATACAGATGCAACAGATAAATGTACTGAAGTATATGGTGGCATTCTTAATAAAATGGGATTTGTTAAATTATTAAATAATAAATATTATCATTTTTATAGTAGAAAAGATAAAAAACTAAAACGTAAAGAAGTTGTTAAAATTTTTAAAGATTTTGAAATTTATTTACATTAATATGTAACCTTTTAAAAAAGTTTACGTATATTTGAAATATAAACGGAGCATTGGTCTAACGGCTAGGATATATGACTATCACTCATAGGGTAGGGGTTCGATTCCCCTATGTTCCGCACTGGTCATTAAAGTATGGTGTAATGTGCACGATACTTCCATGTACCGACCAACGATAGCCTATTAGTATGGTGACAATAGGTTGGCAACAGAAGTAAAGGATTAAGGTTAAATTCCTTATTACTTGAAGACCTAAAAAAATATGCTGTAATGGAATGAAGTGAAAACGATAAAGTATAATGCATTGAAATATCGTGGAAACTATTAGTCACTAGCGATAATTGGCATTAATCATTTAACATAGGGGTAATTTCCTATTATGGGTTCGAGTCCCCAATATGGCACAAAATTATGGTATGATGGAATTGGTATACATGTGGGTGTGACCTTCGAAAGAATAGGTGCAGATCAAACGGATATGTTAACAAATGAAGTAAAAGGGTTAAATGATGATTTAAATGTCTTGGCTTAAAATAGTTTCAATATTTAAATATGTAGTTTATCGTTAAGGTTCAATTCCTTATACTTCACAAAAGTCTGGCAGAAGTATGCGATAGGTACGACAATACCGATAGCAGAAAATGAAGGACACATTGAACTCGAAGCATTGTCGTGTGGAGATAGTAAATGTTTAACTAGTGGACAAGTGGTAAAGTCGCCCCTTTTAAATGGGGAGAACGTGGGTTCGAATCCTACCTAGTTAACTAAACTTCTGTGATGTGGAAGAATTGAAGTTCATGTTTGTTTAATATTTGGGTCGCTCCTGAATACTGACAATAAAGAATAGTTTATATTTGAGGTGAGTACGTATTAACCGATATATGAAGTTACTATTTTGAATGAACGCACTTCGCACTCGTCAAAGGGAGAGAAAGCAGGTTCGATACCTGTCTACGCTACAAATATTATATCAAACGGATATAATTTAAAATTAACTAATGGCAGAGTGGCTTAATGCGGATGTCTAGTTCTATATGATTGATAGAGGGTGAACTTCTTTATCTTTTGCTCATGAACGGAAACAATTACCCTGATTACGAGAAGCAAATATCGAAAGGGGTCATAGGTTCGAATCCTATTTAGTTAGCAATATTATATCAAACGGATATAATGAAAATATGAGGATGTGGTGGAAAGGTAAACACGCTTGTTTTAGAATAAGTACAAAGTTCATTTGGGAATAAATAATACTGATGAAGAGATGAATACCATAATGCTTACTGCTTAGTTGAACCAAGTTACCCTTCGGGATATGTCGGTAAAATAGAAATCGAAATCTAAATGATAGTAGAGGTAAGAGAGAAAGTCTGGTTTGAGGGTTCGAGTCCTTCCATCTTCACTAAATTATATCAAACGGATATAATAAAAATTGAAATATGGGGGTAACAGGAATTGACAGGATACGATAGGTAGACGGTGCAAGTATGAGGAAATTGCTCTACTCATTAAAAATAGGTAATGAACGTTTAAGTGGCGAAGCACTTGCAATGGCAGCATAACCGAAAGGTTTTTGTACCATTCGAGATACCACCAACTAGGTAGGTGTTCTCATAGATACTGATCACGTAAAGAGATCAAAAAATGTTGTGGAACATAAAACCAAAAAGTCTAATGTAATAAAGTGTTTGTAAATAAAAAACATAATGACTTAAAAATAATAAACAAACTAAACTTGTGAATGACTTTTTATTTGTAATATAACTGGACAGGAGTTCAAGTCTCCTTACTTCCACAATATGGTGATCTATTGGTATCTACACGCCTTTCATCGGGAAGTAGAAGGATAACTTTAATGATGAATATGAGTTATATTGGTTCGAATCCCCTGATCGCCACTTAAATAAAAAACTAATATGGATATTGAAAAGTTTAAAAGGGATATGAAAGAAGATATGGAAAATCCTGATGGTTTCTTTGCTAGATTGGCAAAAAAAAATGCTAATCTTGAGAAAAGATATAATAAATTTGAAAAATGGTTAGAAACAAACGAGTTTGAACCTATTTTCCAAAAATTGCTAGAAAAAAATGGTGATGAAAGAAGTACATATTGTTTTAATAAAGGACATGAAAAAAATGGTACACCTTTAATGGAATTTCTTTGTGGCTATATAACTACTAGAATTGAAACTGTTGAAAATGAAAAATTTAGTGGTGATTTTAGTTCTGGTATTTGGTTTTTTAAAGATTATTGGTTTCAATTAATTTGTGGTCAAGGATGTTTTTGGAAAATATATAATAAAGATTTTGAATGTATTGAACACGTATAGTGGAGCAATACTTGAAATGGTTAGAAGCCTTAAATGAAAATAGAGAATTAAGAATAAGATTAAATAAAGATGTTTAATATAGGTTTTTTAATTGATAGATATTGGTGGGATATTAAACATAATAAACCACATAATTCTTTAATTGAAGGAGATACCTCTACAACAACTAACTTAGGATATTTTAAATTAGTAGATGATGAATATAAATTAACAGAGGAAGGTATTAAAAGTTATAAAAAAATGAGAAGAAATAATGAGAAAGAATAAAATACATAGTGAACGATTATCCACCACTGAAGCAGATTTAAGATGCCAGCGTGGTGGACGTGGGAATACACGACATTTTTAAGCGATGTTTTTCGAGGGTTCGAGTCCCTCCGTTGGTACTAATTTATTTTCGAATAGGCACACATAAAAAAATAAATCTAAAAAAGAAAATGAGTGCAATAAACAACAGGGAGTATCCTAAATGTATATTTTGTGGAAAATTTTGCTTTAAACATAAAAGAAAATATTGTTCAAGAGATTGTTATAATAAAGACATGGAATTAAATATTCCTAAAGTACCTGAATTATTAAAAATGTTTAAAAAATATAAAACATTTGTTAGGGTTGGGAAAGAATTTAATGTAAGTGATAATGCTGTTAGAAAATGGTGTATTAAATATGGTATATTAGAAATGATTAATAAATAATATAAAATGAATAAAACAGAAATAAAGAAAGCATTATATAAGCAAAAGCCAAAGGCTGAATTTACACATATTAGAAGAGGTATTGCTTATTATAATACAATATTAAGAATAGAAGAAGAACCATATAGTCATTCAGTATTTTTTGAAATACCTGTTGATGATATGGGTGATGCAGACTTTGATAAGCAAATGGATGCAAAATTACTTAATCGTTGGATTGTTGATATACTCATTTTAACAAAAAAAGAAGGTGATTTAAAAATGCCCTAATGGTGAAAAGGTAGACACGGCAGGTTCAAACCCTGTTGCTAATAAACTGGCGTGTAGGTTCGAATCCTACTTAGGGTACATGAATGGAAAAGATGATATTGTTGGTGCAAAATTTGCTTTAGTTAAAGAAGGTGATTTAGTTGTTCATATGAGTAGGGAATCTTATGATGATTTAATGCATGAAGTTATTGAAGAGTTAAGAAAACAAATTATGATTAAAGTAAAAGAAGTTACAAAGTATATGGATGGTGGAACAACTAAATATATTGATGAAAAAGGTAATGAATATTTTAAAGACAATAGATTAGGTACAAAAACTAAAGGTAAAATTTTTGATAAATATCCTAAAGAAGAAGATGCTAAAATATTAGATGTTGAACTTGAAATATTATTGTGATGAACAAAGACATTTAGTGTGTGTTCCTTATTCAAAAGAGAACCTACATTTGATGGCTGATGATTTAAACATCAAAAGATGTTGGTTTCATAAAGATCATTATGATATACCTAAAAGAAGAATAAAAGAAATAAGTGCAAAGTGCACAATAATTAATAGTAAAGAAATAGTTAAAATAATAAGAAAATGAACAGAATTAACAACATATTTGAAAGTGAACAAGAGATTAATTCTGCTCTAGTGATATAGTATAACGGTCACCGAGCAGACGTAAAACTATGCTCGGTTGGACAACGGTAGGTTAAGTCACCACCCTTTCAAGGTGGTATAACGGGTTCGACCCCCGTACCGAGTACAAAAATAATAAATTTAAAGAGTCATATTGATTAGTGGGTTGGGTTTGATTTCGACTGTTACTCTGATCAGGGGTGTTATTAGCGGTTTAAAACGTGAACACATTTGTAAGTATTTGGTAGGTAAGTTCGACTCTTGCTACTTATTAACAACACTAATTAATTTAACTTTTAAAATATGATTAGTTATCATATAAAAATATACTTAACTATTAACATATTGGTAGTTATAATGAAATATTGTGAGTTGGAGAAGTTGGTATCTCGCTGGTTTCATAAGCCAGAGTCCCTACGGGGTTTACGGGGGTTCGAATCCCTCACTCGCTACTAAAAAGAATTAAAAATAAATAAGAAAATTGTAACATATTAAAAATATTTACGTATATTTGTAATATAACAGACAACAAAAGTTCCTATAATTTATATTTGGATAAAAAATACTTTTCGTCTGTTTTTTTATAAATTAAAACATAAAGGTAAATGATGTTCCTATAAAACTCAATAGGGGAAACCCTATTTTTACTGTAAATACATCTCACCTTTTTAAAAAATTAAATTATGAAAACTTTAGAACTATTTAATGCGGTTGTAAAAAAAGATACAAAAGATAATGTTTTTGTATCAGAAGATGGATATATTATCGAATCTGGTGCTTTATGGGCAAAAGATAGAATTGTAACCTATTATAATAGTCGTAGATTAAATGGTAATGATTTAAATAAAACATTTCATAAATCATGGTTAAAAATAAAAAATAGTTCAAGATATGAACTATTGGTTGATCAAATAAAACATTATATATCTACATATGGTAGTGGATTTAAAGATGATGTTTATATCCCTGATGAAGTATTAGATATTTCAGGATTAAAAATATCATTTAAAGTTGTTAAAGCATATACTAAAGATGAATTAATTGATAAATCATTATCATTACTTCAATCTGGTATTGCTTTGAAAGAAGAAACAATAAATGATTTATTATCAATTCTTGTAGATGAACTTGATTATGAATTTACTGGTAAAGAAAATATTCGTAACAAAGAAGCAATAATTAAAATTGCAGATATATATGGGGTATTACCAATAGATACTATGGAGTTTTTTAGATATATTATCTATCGTACAACAGGACAATCATTATTAATTAAAAATTATAAAATGATTGAATTGATAAAAGATAGTAATTATAATCCATCTGCACAATTTAAGAAATTTGGATTAGAAAAACTTTCTGAAATATTTAATAGATTTAAGCCGTTATTTTTAGCTTTTAAACCTAAATGTAGTGGTACTATTAATAGAATTTCAAAGTTATCTAAAAAATATCATAAGCCACTTCTTAGTAATCCATTAAATGAAGTAACTTCGGTTACATTTAATGAAGGTGATGATCACTGGTTAGATAATGCAACACCATTTGCTTTATTTAAAGCATTGTCTGCTTGTTGGACAAGAATGAATGGACAAGATGCTTTTGTATATAGAATTAGAAATGGTAAATCATTTGCTAAGATGAATTCTACTGATGCAGGTATTGCAGGATATAATTATGGACATATTCTTAATTATATTAAAAATAGATTTGATCTTTCAGGTAAGAAAATATTTCTTCCAGAAGATGTAGAATATGCTTTACCAACATCTGAAAAGATGTACGTAGGTAATGTTCCAACAGGAACAAGATTCTATGGTAATGCTCTTGCTGTTGGTATTTATTGGAAAAACTCTTGGGGTGCAACTGACCTTGATTTATCTGGTTTGAATATCGGTGGAAAAGTCGGTTGGAATTCAGATTATAAACAAGGTGGATCATTGTATTTCTCTGGTGATATTACCAACGCACCTAATGGTGCTGTTGAGTATCTTTATGCAAATAGAGGACTTAGTGAACCAACTTTGGTAATGAATAATGTATTTAGTGGAAACCCTGATTCAGAATTCAAGATCATCGTAGGTAAAGGTGATAATATCAATAAGAATTATATGATGAACCCTGAAAAGTTGTTCGTGGATATTAAGACACAATCAGTTCAAACTCAAAGTGTGTTAGGTATATTTCTTCCAGTTGGTAACGAGAGACAATCTTTTGTTATTTTGAACTTCGGTTCTGGTAGAGAACATATTTCTAGTTATGGTGAAGTTGCAAATATAACAACAAAGGCACTTTATCAACAATGGAACAATGCACTTACTTTGAGAGAAGTAATTGGAAAATTAGGTGTTGAATTTGTTACTGATCCTGAAAAGGCAGATAATGATTTAAGTTTAAATACAATTGAAAAAGATTCTATAATGAATCTTTTTATATAAATATTAAAGACGATTAGTAACACGTTGGCTTCGTGTTGAAATTGTGGGATAACGTGCCTGATAGCTGAAAAGCAAAAAGAACCACCCACTGAAAGGAAAGTTCGCAACTAAACCTGCTTTTCTAGTTTGAAACGTAAACTAGTATATCGTGAGTTGGAGAAGTGGCATCTCGCTGTCCTCATAAGGTAGAGTCCCTACGGGTTTACGAAGGTTCGAGTCCTTCACTCGCTACTAAACTATAAGAATATGAAAAATAACATACCGCTTGGAAGCGGAATACATGTTAAATACTGTTACAGGTTCGTTGAGAACTTCACGTTTTTCTATCTCGTTAATCGAACAAGGTTAATCACCTTTTGCGGATCACGAATAGAATTTATCGGTGATTCCTCTCCCCCTTTATAGTCAAGATACTAATTATACTTGTGGATGTGCATGTATTAGAATGATATTAAATCATTTTTATGCACGATCCATTTAGAGGTGCTAAATCAAATTTCCAAATAAAGAAGTTTCTTAGAAATAATTGGAACATTAATCATAAAAAATATAATGTATCAGATAGTTATTATTCCGATTTAGTATTTGATCCAAAGATGGATAGAAAACGTTATTGGTTAGCATATAAGAAGGGGGATTAATTCTTCTTTCTTTTTAAAAATTTTTAAACTATATTTGTATTATGAGAAGTTTTGATTAAAGCAAAAAAATAATGGATAATACAATTGGAATATTTTTAATAACAAAGTTGTGAAAGTATGGTTGAAATTGATGGTTAAAAACCATTTCCAGAAGTAGATAAATTTAAATGGGTTGATTTTGATGATGCATTAGAATTAATTCATGATACACAAGTAATAGCATTAAATGAATATATAAGAAAATAAAATGAAAATATTATTAATTAGTGATAGTCATGGACTACACAAAGCATGGGAAAAAATCTTCCCCCTCCCTAAAGTTGATATGATAATTCATGCAGGTGATCTAACTAATGTAGGTGCAATTCATGAAATGAATGAATTTATGTTTTGGTTTAAGAATCTTGATATTGAATATAAAATAATGATTGCAGGAAATCACGATAAAGGTCTTGATAATTTTAACAGATATACTATGCTTGATATGATTCAAGATAGTGAAATCCATTATCTTGAAGATTCTGGAGTAGAGATTGAAGGAATTAAGTTTTGGGGTTCACCTATGACACCACCATTTTTCAATTGGGCATTTATGCGTGACGAAGAACAAATCAAAAAGCATTGGGATGCAATTCCTGATGATACTGATTTTCTAATCACTCACGGTCCTGCCAATGGTATTTTGGATTGGGTTGATTATAAAAATGGTGGAAGTGTAGGGTGTCCTTATCTTCTTGAAACAATTCAAGAAAGAGTGAAGCCTAAATATCATGTATTTGGTCATATACATGAGATGTATGGGACTAGAGTAGTTGGTGAGACTACACATATATGTGCATCTGTTTTAGATGGTAGATATCATCCTGTTAGATCAGGCATTATAATTAATTTCTGAATCTCTTGCAATTGTCAGGAGATTTATGTATTTTTGAATTATGGTAATAGAAAATAACAAAAAAGAAATAAAATTTTTAAAATCACTAGGTTTTAAAAAAGATGGTTTTGATGATAATTTAGGGGTTTGGTATACAAAAAAAATTAAACATTTCGTTCTAGGTAAATGCCTAATAGATGTCCAAGATTTTCAAAATAAAGCAATGATTAATATTGATACTATGGACGATAATCAAAATTATGTTACTATAACAGAAAACATACCATATAATAGAGAAAATCTTTTAATGGTAATTGGGTTTTTAACATGAGTAAATTTTTAAAAGATAAAGGATGATATATGTCATTATTATTAAGACATAAACCAGAGAAAGAAGATTTAAATCTTGATTCTCAAGGTTATGTCTTAGTTGATGAATTAATAAATAAACTTGAAATCACAATTACTGATCTCAAGTGGATTATCGATAATAATGATAAAAAAAGATTTAGTTTTAATGCTGATGAAACAATGATACGTGCAGCACAAGGACATTCTATTGATGTTGATCTTAAAATGAAAAGAATATTACCACCAGATTTATTATATCATGGTACTACAATAGCTAATGCTGAAAAAATACATAAGAGTGGTTTAAATAAAATGAATAGAAATCATGTTCATTTAACAGATAATAGAGAAACTGCATATTCGGTAGGAATGAGATATGCCAAATATCAAAATAAAATTTGGATGATTACTATTGATGCAAAACAATTGAATAAAGATGGTTATGAATTTTATAAATCTGAAAATGGAATATATTTAACAGAAGAAGTACCTTCAAAATATTTTATTTAATCTACAATGACAATAGGATATAAATACTTTCTATTAACTCGACCAAAGACCATACTATCATTTCTAACTTTAGTATCCCTAATTAATATACCTTCGATAATTGAAATACGATCAATATAAACAATAATACGATGATCACCATCATCATAATACCATGCAGAATTAATTGGATATTTATTTGTTTTCTTTAATGTAACACATGAATATGGTAATAATAATAATAATAAAAATAATATGTATTTTTTTAGTTTCATAAGTTTAGATTATATAAAAATAAATACTTATTTTTCTTATGTAAAATTTTATAAAATGATAAAAAAATATATAATAAAATATAGAATAAAATGATTAATAAATCAGAAATCTTTAAAAACAAATCACATTGGGTGAATATGACAGAAATTGAATTATTATCATATCAAACAAAAATTTTTAAATACTATTGTGAGAATGGATTTCCATATTATCCAACGGATGATGAATATCGTAAAAGGGAATTTAATAAACTTCAAAAATATAATTATTCTGAATTAATTGAAAATGGAATTGTTAAACAAACAATGCATGGTCTTGGTCTTGCATGGTCATACTTTCCACACTCATTTGATGTTAAATGTAATAATAAAAAAACACCCATAGAAGTATTTAATAATGATGATTTTTTTATGGAAGTGATTAGTAAACGATTACAAATAGGAACATTTATTTCAGATGCTGGAATTCGAAAAATGTTAAAAATGTTTACCAATACACAAGGTGTTTCTAATTTTAGACCAACAGCAGCAGCAGCAATATATGATAAATATGCAGCTAATGGTGTTGTATGGGATATGTCTGGTGGTTGGGGAGGTAGAATGCTTGGTGCTGCGATAAGTAGCGTTAAGAAATATATTACAACTGAACCATCAATAAAAACATTTCTTGGATTGGTTGATTTATCTAAATTAATATCAAAAGTTGGTGTTAATATGGAATTTGTTTTATCAGCACAAGGTAGTGAAATATTTATACCTGAAAAAAATTCATTAAATTTATGTTTTACATCTCCACCATATTTTGATTTAGAAAAATATTCGGATGAAGATAGTCAAAGCTATATTAAATATAGTAATAAACAAGATTGGGTTAGTGGTTTTTTAAAAAACACTTTTAATAATTGTTATTACGGTTTAAAAAATAATGGACACATGTTAATTAATATTGCTGACTCAAAGAAAAATAACAATATTTCACTAGAACAAGCAACTATCGATACAGCAATTAGTTGTGGATTTAAACATGTTGACACATTAAAATTGGCATTATCAAATCCAAACATGAAAAATAGAACATCAGCATTTAAATATGAACCAATATTTGTTTTTAAGAAATATGAGTAAACACAATATTGGTACTGCGCATCAACATTATAGAGGAATTGAAAACAAATAACCTAACTATTTAAAGTAAATAAAATAAATGAAAAAACATATTCTTAATGAAAGAATAAGAGGCTCTGAAATTAGATTAGTAGGACATCAAATTTATGAAAATAATATTATACCAACTGCCGAAGCATTAAATTTAGCAAATACAGAAGGGTTAGACTTGGTATTAATAAATCCAAACGAGTCACCTGCTATTTGTAAGATTATGGATTATAATAAATTCACATATAATCAAAAAAAGAATGAAAAGAAAAGTAGTTCTCCAAAACTAAAAGAAATAAAATTTACTCCAAATATTACTGACAATGATTTGAATGTAAAAGTAAAACAAGCTAGAAAATTTCTTGAAAAGGGAAGTGTAATTAACATACATGTATTCTTTAAAGGAAGAGAAATTGCACATAAAGATAGAGGTAAGGAAGTATTATTTAAATTCTTAAACGAACTTATAGATATTGGTATATTTAATTTGGATATAGTCTTTAAAGGAAAAAGAATTATCCACCAAATAAGACCTAAAAGATAGTAACCATTTTATAATATTTTTAATTTGAAAGAGTATTTATAGGTGATAATGATTTGAAATTAATTGAAATGGTTCAAAAATGGTTGGAATATGATGGTAAAATATATCACAAAAAAACAACACATGAATTAGCACATTCAATCACTATTACATCAAAAAATATGGTTACAAAATTAAATGAACATAATGTAACCCCAAACAAAAGTTTTACGTATAAATATAATAACATTGCATTGTTTAATGAATTTTTACAGGGTTATGTTGAGGGTGATGGTTGTGTTGGAATATATAATAGTTCAACAACTGACTATTATTATATTAGTTTTTTTGGTAATGAAGATTTTAAAGATAGTATTATAAATTTATTACCTACAAAACCTAAACTAAGAAAAGTTAATAATAAATTTTATGAAATTAAATTTTTGGGTAAAATAGGAATTGAATTTAGTGATTGGTTATAGAATGACCCAATATATATTGATAGTCCTAAATATAAAAAATATATTGACTTTAAAAAAAATTATTTAACTAAGACAAAATATTATAAATATGGTTTATTAAATAGAAAAATAGATAATTTATTAAATGAAAATGTAGAACCAAAAATTATAGCAGAAAAACTTAATATTAATAAAAGGACTGTATATAATTATAAATATAATAAGAAAAATGGAAAAAATACTTACTAAAATAGAATGGAGTGTTATTAATGAATATATTGAAAAGGGTTTATTAATTACTAATAAACACCCAACTAAAGATATATGGGTTCTAAATTATTCTAAAACATGTGCATTTGAAAAGGAATGGGATTTAATTACATTATCTTGTCGTGGACTTTTTGTTGACATCGATGGTAATATTGTTGGTCGAAGCATGAAAAAATTCTTCAATTTAGAAGAACACGATCCTTCTGATATTCCAACTGATTTATCATTTGAAGCATTTGAAAAAATGGATGGTTCATTGGGTATTTTATTTAATTATGAAGGTGATTGGATATTTGCTTCAAGAGGTTCATTTGAATCAGAACAAGCCATTAAAGGTGGTGAAATCATGCTTAATATTGAAAATTCTTATAGATTTTTAAATGGTGATAATACATATGTATTTGAAATTATATATCCTGAAAATCGTATTGTTATTGATTATGGTAAGACTGAAGATTTGGTTCTTTTAGGTGTTATCAATACTGATGGTGGTGATGAAATGTCATATGATGATATGGTGTATAATCACTCTGATGAATTTACTATTGTTGAAAAGTATGATGTAACATCTGATATTTCTAAATTAAAGGAATTAGAAGAAGATAACAAAGAAGGATTTGTTGTACGTTATTCTAATGGCTTCCGTGTAAAAGTAAAATTCGATGAATATTGCAGATTACATAGAATCGTTACTAACGTATCTAATAAGACAATTTGGGAATCATTGAAAAATGGTGAAGGATTGGATGAAGTTATTGATAGAGTTCCTGATGAATTCTACAATTGGGTTAGACGTACTGAAAAGGGTTTAAATGATATGTATATTGAAATTGAAGTTGAAACATTACGTGAATTCGTTAGGGTAACTAATTTAGTTAGTTTGAAAAATGGATTTGATCCTTTTGAAAGAAAGAAAGAATTTGCTTTAATAGCAAAAGAATTTAAACATTCTGGATTATTATTTTCTATGTATAATAATAAAAATTATTCTGAAGCAATTTGGAAAATGATTAAACCAGACTGGTCAACACCATTTAGAGATGGGTATGAAAATTAGTAAAAATAAAGGGGCGATAATTCGCTCCTTTTTCATTTTATAGTATTTTACATTAGATATAAAAGTATTTATATTTGTAGATAAATAAAAAAATGGAACTAACAGAATACACTATATATAAACATAATAATAAAGCATATTTGAGATTTGAAAGTACTGAAAGATTTTTATGGTTCTTCAAAAAACAAGTATATAGATTTATACCAAGAAAGCATCTCTACAATAGTAAGGGAAAGAAAATCCGTAAGTGGACGATACATATGTTCCCAACTGAAATGAGTACATATTATGAGCATTTATTAGTGTGTGGGAATAAAAATGAAAGAGAAAAATTTATTGAAAAATACCCACATATTCAACTATATTTAAACGAATTAAACACTTTTATTAAATTTTATTAAAAATTTGTAACCTTTTTCTTGCATGTTACGTATTTATAAACGATTTTTGTAAACAATTAATGAAAAAAGATATTATAATAAGTAAAAAAGACATAACTGGTGGTAGTGTAATACCACCAAAATAAATTAGAAATCATGACAAAAGTTAATACATATAAGAAATATAAAAACTATCCAGATACTGGATCAGGTATTCTATGTACTAACTTTGGTGGCTAAAGCCATAAAGTTTAAAATATAGAAACCCTGATTCAGAAATGAGTCAGGGTTTTTTTATGCCATATTGTACGGTTGAACAGGTGGTGAGTTCCGCACACTGTAAATGTGCTGCTTCGGCTATGGGGGTTCGATTCCCTTCCGTACAACAATTAACATTGTTAATTGAATTAGACTATATTAAAAAGTAATATAGTTCAAAAAACAATATTAAAATTGTCATAGAATGGTACATGAAGGACTTATTGATAAAAATAATATAATTCCATTATCAGAATATTTACCTGATAATTGGAAAATTTATTATTATGGATAATTTAAAATGATAAAATAATGGTAAGGTTAAGTGAAATATTGCATGGAAGTGGTGTCTTTTCAAAAGACTTCAAAACTAGGATTGCCCAAAAGCAAATCAGAGTTAATGGAGAAACTATTGAAGGTGACATAGAGATTGACATAGATTTCATTCATAAGGATTTCTTTATGGATATTGGAGATTTAATGTTTAGCTTAATGGATAGAGATATTTGGCAATTGCAGTTACAGATTTTCGGTATAGAAAATTTAGCAACATCAAATATTACCAATAGTTTAACTGAAGAATTAAGGAAGTTTCTAATGGTGAGAACTTCAAAGAAAAATGTTTTTGTAATTAAATTAAATGAAAAGCTGCTGAATTAGTTTGGATGTCCAAAGTAAAAACAAATGAATGGATTGATAAAGTAAGAGCAAGATTAGGTGAACAAACACTTTTAAATGAATTTAATGGACAAAGAGATTTGTTCGAAGATAAAGAATTAATATAATGAGAACTAAATTTAAACATAAACAGTAGACCTTCTACATTTCCCCTTTCGGGTGTGTAGAGGTTCTCCTATGCATCCGTAACTTAACTGGTAAAGTAGGTAACTCTTAATTATCGAGATAAGGGTTCGACTCCCTTCGGATGCACAACACTACACATTGTGTAGTGTATCGCAAATCAAAATAAAAATTTTTAATTTGTTGATTATTAATATATTATAATCAAATATCGTGTATTGCGATATGCGATATAGTAATAATTTGAGTAAAGTATTGTTTTTCGGTACTTATCTCTAAAAATTACTAAATACATCGGTGGCAGAGAGGCTTATGCACCTGACTTTTAATCAGGGTTGTTCGCAACAACGTGGGTTCGAATCCCACCCGATGTACAATAATTATCTTTAAATTGTTTTAATTGTTACAATATAAAGATAAAATATGCCATCATAACTCAATTGGTAGAGTATTCCGCTTTTAACGGAAGAGTTGAGGGTTCAAGTCCCTCTGGTGGTACTAGTTACTTTTGGTTTTTAAATAGTATTTATATTTAAAAGCTGATAATATGAAAAAAATATGTAGTAAATGTAAAGATGAAAAAGAGATTGATGAATTTAGTAAAAACAAATCTCGTAAAGATGGTCACAATAACTATTGTAAAGAATGTATGAGATCACATTCAAAAAAATATTATAGTGAGAATAATGAAAAAATGAGAAAACAAATAAGTATTGGAAATAAAAGAAGAATTGATGAAAATAGAAAAAAGATATTTGAATATAAATCAACCCATTCATGTGTAGATTGCGGTGAAGATGATCCAATAGTTTTACAGTTTGATCATCTTAATAATAAAAAATACCAACTTTCAACAATGACAAATGGTGGATACTCTTGGGAAACAATAATGAAAGAAATTAAAAAATGTGATGTGCGTTGTGCTAATTGTCATATGAGAAGAACAGCAACGCAATATAGTTGGTATGTTAATGAATTAAATTAAAAATTATGGAAACTAGATTATGGGAAATTGAATTTGTATCTTGTGAAGGGAATGATCGATGGTTAGTTGGTCGTTTTCCTGAAGAATATGAAGCATGGGAAGTTGAATCTAGATTTAGAGAAACTTCTTATGGTTGTGGTGACGATCCAGCAGAATTTAGATCATGTGAATGGTATTGGGATCAATCTGTTGAAGCAAATGAAGATTGTTGCCATGATTATACTTGAATAATGTAAAATATAATTTAATAATTGTTGTGTTTTTGTAACATATATCTTTATTTATACGTAAAAGAATGTATGAAGAAAAAATTGATATACTACTCGCTATATTCGAATAAAGAACAGGACAGTCTAATTGCAATGGCTTATTCGGAAGAAGATTTAAAAGAACTTTGTTTAGAAAATACTGAAGGTGTTCTATTTGAATATGATGTCGAACAAAAGGAAGGTCATATGGACACATTATTAAACGAAAGACTCTATAAAGGTAAGTTAAAATTAGCTAAAAAAGTAAAAACAAAAAAGAAAACAGAAGAAGATAATGACGAAATAATGCTCAATTCTGAAATAGGTGATTTAAGATAAATCACTTTTTTTAAATTCTATTGTCAAAATCTTGACAATACAAAATAATTGTTATATATTTACAGGATAATAATATTATTTTAATCCCTGTTTAAAAATGACAAAGAAAAAAACGGTAAAAAAGACAACCACGACAACTGTGGTAACAGAAGAAGTTGTAGCAAGCAAGACCCAAATTGTTTGCATATTAGATGCTTCAAGTTCAATGAACTCAATTATAGATGAAGCAAGAGATGGATTTAATAAATTCATTGATGATCAGAAAAAACTTGGTGATGAAGCATCTTTAACTGTTGCAACATTCTCTTCAGGTGGTGAAAATAATGGTTATGAATTACTATTCAATGATGTTTCACTTAATAATGTAGAACATTTAACACAAGAAGATTGGTATGGTAATGGTCTGACTGCATTATATGATGCAATTGGTAAAGCTATTACTGATATATCTGCTGCACATAAAAAAATGAAGAAAGCAGATAGACCAGATAAGGTTTTATTTGCAATTGTGACTGATGGGCATGAAAATGCAAGTAGAGAATTCACTCAGAGTTCAATTAAGACACTTATTAGTAAACAAGAAAAGCAAGATTGGCAATTTCTTTATTTAGCTGCTGATCAAGATGCAACAGTTGCTTCAAGTGCAATTGGTGTTAGTCGTGGTAGTACGTTAAGCTATACCAATAGTACTACTGGAAATGCAGTAGTATTTGATACACTATCAATGGCTTCAACTAATTATAGAGGTATGAGTAAATCTAGTGCAACTTTTACTAGTGATAGTGCAAATCTAATGTCAACAGTCACAGACGGTAGTGGTGTTGTTGGTGAGAAAAAAATAAATTCAGATAAAATTAAGAAATAAAATATTTTTTGTTTAATTGTTTAGGTTTAAAGGTGTCGAATTCGACACCTTTTTTTTTATAAAAATTTTAATATGGTCATTGCCAGACAATTAAAGTTCTATTGTTTTTTATGAAAAAAATACATTAAAAAATAATTGAAAATAATTGCGTTTCTGCAAGAATATTTCAATCTTTGTGAGTATTTAAAAATACACCAATTTAATAATATAGGATAAAAGTTAATCAATTCTAACATTGAAATACTTAAATAACTTTAATAAAATTATATAAAATACATGGAAGAAACTTTAGAAGAACAACCTAAAGAGGGTAAAGTATATTCTAAATATACAAGAGATGAAATTCACGAAGCCACATTAGCCTATTTTAATGGCGATAATTTAGCAACAGAAGTTTGGATAAACAAATACTGTTTAAAAGATTCAGATGGTAATCTTTACGAAAAAACTCCTGATGATATGCATTGGAGATTAGCAAAAGAATTAGCAAGAATAGAAAAGAAATATACAAACCCTTTATTCGCTGAAGAAATATACGAAAAAATCAAACATTTTAAGAAAATAGTTCCACAAGGTTCACCAATGTCAGGCATTGGAAATGATTTTCAAATTGTATCCATCTCAAATTGTTTTGTAATTGGTAATGAAAATGAAGCAGATTCATATGGTGGTATTTTTAAATTAGATCAGGAAATTGCACAACTACAAAAAAGAAGAGCAGGTGTTGGTGTAGATTTATCTTTTATAAGACCTGAAGGTTCACCTGTAAAAAATTCTGCATTAACATCAACAGGTATCGTTCCATTTATGGAAAGGTTCTCAAATACAACAAGAGAAGTTGCACAAGATGGTAGACGTGGTGCTTTAATGGAATCTATTTCAATTAAACACCCAGATGCTGAAGCATTTATTGATGCCAAATTAGATGGTACTAAAGTAACAGGTGCAAATGTATCGGTTAAAATTGATGATGATTTTATGGAAGCTGCTACACAAGGCACAACCTATACACAACAATATCCAATAAATTCTAATAATCCAACATTTACTAAAGAAGTTAATGCATCTAAAATATGGAAAAAAATTATCCATAATGCATGGGATAAGGCAGAACCGGGTATTTTATATTGGGATACTTTAATTAATGAATCTGTTCCTGATTGTTATAGTGATTTAGGTTTTAAAACAATATCAACAAACCCTTGTCTTACTTTAGATTCGAACATAATGACAGATAAAGGTAATAAAACTGTTGAAGAATTGATTGGTGTTAAATTCATCGCAATGGTCGATGGTGGTTTTTATTCATCGACAGATAAAGGTTTTTTTATAACAGGTGAAAATAGAGATGTTTTTCAAATAACTACAAAAAAAGGATTTAAAATAAAGTCAACAGATAATCATGAATTTAAACAAGTACTTGAAATAAATAGAAATGATAAGAAATATAAATGGACTGAATTAAAAAACTTTCAAATTGGTGATACTATTAATCTTAACAACAATATTGGGATGAATTGGAATGGAGAAGGAAATTTTGAAGAAGGTTGGTTAATTGGAAGTTTATTAGGTGATGGAACATTCGATAATGAATCCGCAATTTTAAGATATTGGGGTGAAGATAGAAAAGAAACTAAAAATTATGCTATTGAATGTATAAAAAATAATTTAAAATATAGATTGGATTTGGGTAACTCTAAAGATGATTTAGAAATCGAACAAGTTAAAAGTGTTAATTTAAAAAAATTATCATACGAATATGGTGTTTTAAATGATAAAAGAATTAACAATAAAATAGAAAAAGCAAGTAGTAAGTTTTATAAGGGATTCTTATGTGGGTGGTTTGATGCTGATGGAACTGTAAATAATAATATTGAAAAGGGTGTTAACGTTAGACTAGCATCATCAATTTTGGAAAATTTATATGTGGCACAAAGAATGTTATCTAAAATTGGTATTATCTCAACCGTTTATGAAAATAGAAGAGAAGAACAATATAAAAAAATGCCCGATGGTAATGGTGGGTATAAAATGTATAAAACAAAGTCACAACATGAGTTATCAATATCTAAGGATAATCTATTAATCTTCCAAGAGGAAATAAATTTTATTGAAAATAGTAAAAAAAATAAATTAAAAAATGCTTTAAATAATTTAGATAGGGGGTTATATAGAGAAAGATTTGTTGATACTATTAAATCTATTGAATATGTTGGTGTTGAGAATGTTTATGATTGTCAAATCCCCGATAAAAATGAATTTGATGCAAATGGGATTAGTACACATAATTGTGGTGAAATTCCTTTATGTGCAAATGATAGTTGTAGATTATTAGCTATTAATTTATTTGGTTACGTTGTAAATCCATTTACTGATAATGCTTTTTTTGATTGGGAATCTTTTAAAATAGATGTTAGAATTGCTGAAAAATTAATGGATGATATTATTGATCTTGAATTAGAAAAAATAGATAAAATATTAGCTAAAATAGATTCCGATCCAGAAGATTTACACATTAGAGAAACCGAAAGAAATCTTTGGGTTAGTATTAAAGATAAAGCAGAAAGAGGTCGTAGAACAGGATTAGGTATTACAGCAGAAGGTGATATGTTAGCTGCATTAGGTTTAACATATGGTACTGACGAAGCTAATAAATTTTCAGAAGAAGTACATAAACAATTAAAACTTGAAGCATATCGTTCATCAGTATATATGGCAAGAGATAGAGGTGCTTTCCCAATGTATGATACTGAAAGAGAATTAAATAATCCATTTATTCAACGTATAAAAGACGAAGACTCTGATCTATATGATATGATGGTAATGTATGGTAGACGTAATCTAGCACTACTTACAATAGCACCTACGGGTACAGTATCTATTATGACTCAAACTACATCAGGTATTGAACCTGTGTTCTTAGTTTATTATACTAGAAGAAGAAAAATAAATCCAAATGATAAAAACGTTAGAGTTGATTTTACCGATGAATTAGGTGATACTTGGATGGAATATCCAGTATTTCATCATAATTTTGTTACTTGGTTAGAAGTTAATGGTTACGATGTTGAAGATATTATTGAACACTATACTTCAGATCAAATTAACGAATTAGTTAAACTTTCACCATATTACGGTGCAACATCTAATGATGTTGATTGGGTTAAAAAAGTAGAAATGCAAGGAATGGTTCAAAAACATATTGATCATTCAATATCAGTTACTGTAAATCTCCCTAATGATGTAACTGAAGAAACAGTTGCTAATGTATATGAAGCTGGTTGGAAACATGGATGTAAAGGAATTACTGTTTATCGTGATGGTTCACGTTCTGGTGTTTTAGTTACTGAAACAGAAAAGAAAAAGAAAGAAAAAGATAAGTTATTTAAAGATAATCATGCACCTAAAAGACCTAAAAGATTAAAAGCTGAAATTATAAGATTTCAAAATAATCTTGAAAAATGGATTGGTGTTGTTGGTATGATGGATGGAAGACCATATGAAGTTTTTACTGGTCGTATGCAAAATGGTTTATCTGAATTACCTACAAGTCTTATTGAATGTGAAGTTGTTAAAGTAAGAGATGAAAATGGTATTAAAAGATATGATATTGAATATGTTGATTCTAATGGTGAAAAAGCTGTACATACAGGATTAAATCATACATTCAATGAAGAATATTGGAACTATGCTAAAATGATTAGTTCAGTATTACGTCATGGTATGCCAATAATCTATGTATTAGATTTAATACAATCACTTAACTTAAATGATGAACATTTAAATACTTGGAAGAATGGTGTAGCTAGAGTAATAAAAAAATACATCAATGATGGTGAAAAGGGAAATGGTACATGTCCAAATTGTGGGTCAGATAATTTAGAATATAAAGAAGGTTGCCTTACATGTGTATCATGTGGTAATAGTAAATGTGGATAAATGATAACACACACATATTTAGGTAGAGAGGATTGGTTATATTCTCTCTATGTTTTTGAACAAAAGAAACATGAATAATAAATTAAATTTAGAAATTGGTACTAAGTTTGGAAGGTGGGAAATTACTTCTGAAAGAACACAAAAAATTAGTAATATTACAAATTGGATTTGTAGATGTGAATGTGGACATGAACAATTTGTACCATTAAATAATCTAATGAATGGTTCATCAACTCAATGTAATTCATGTGGTCATATTGAATCAGGTAAAAAAAGAAGAAAAGGATATGAATTAATTTCTGGTGATATGTGGTCACAAATAAAAAAAAGAGCTGAAAGAAAAAATATTCCATTTGACTTGCGAATTGAAGAAGCATGGGATATCTTTGTATCACAAGATAGTAAATGTAATTTATCTAAAATCCCAATTAAATTATCTGGTTATCCATATGATAAAGATAAAACAACAGCTAAATTACAATTATTATTACCAGCATTGGGTTATAAAAAAGATAATGTAATATGGGTACATAAAGATATAAGTAAAATGATTGGAAATTATAATGTTGATAAATTTTTAATGATAATGGAAGAGATATATGAAAACAGATAAAACAGAAGAATCAGTAAATTACATGTATATTGAACCTAATTCGCATTTCTATACTGAATTAGAACAAATTAAACATTCATTAGAACTTGGATTACCAAGAGAGCGTGTAATAATTGGTCTTGAAAATTCCATAAAAATGGGATATCAAATAAATCAAGAACTTGATTGTGAGTGATTTGCTATAATTGTAAATATGATGGTAATATGGATTGGTTCTGGTTAGTTACCAATGAAGATGATTCAACAGTATGTTATTCAACATATGAACTATCATGAGAAGATTATAAAGACGATGATACATTAATAGAAATTTATATTTGTCCTAAATGTAATACAGAACAATAATATAGAGCGTTGCCGTAATGAGAAGAGGTTTCGAATCCAGTAAAATGGTAGGTCGTTGCGTAGGTTCGAATCCTACCCTCTATATTTTTTTAAAAAATCCTAACATATTGTAACAAAATTATATATATTTGCGTATACATAGTTACATATGGATAATTTAGAAAAAACAAGAGATGAAAATAGTCTTGAAACATTAAGAGAAGGGTTTATAATTTTTTGTGAATTTTATTTCAAAGATGATTTATTAATTCAAGACTATATTAGTGATATTCGATATTTAGAAGATAAAGTTGATACTAAAAAAAGTGTTGATGAAATTATAAATTTTATTAAAGAATTTAATAAAGAAAAATGAAAGTTACAGTAGATGCAGTCGTATTCTCGTATTATGAAGATGAATTAAAAGTTCTTTTAATTAAAAGAGCATTTGAACCATACTTAGATATGTTTGCTTTAGCAGGGGGATTTCTTTTAGATAATGAAACAGCAGAGGATGGGGTACTTAGACAATTAAAGGAAGAAACCAATGTTGAGTTGGATTATTTAGAACAACTATGTACATTTACTGATGTTGATCGTGATCCTAGAGAGAGAATAATCTCAATAGCACATTATGGATTAATTAATCCCAATAAACATAGTTTAATTACTAATATTCATGCAAAAGAAGTTAAATGGTTTCCAACATATGGAATAAAATATATTCCATTAGCCTTTGACCATATGGGAATTTTTGAATATGCATTAGAGAGATTGAGAAATAAATTACAATACGAACCTATTGGTTTTGAATTATTACCAAAATATTTTACTATGAGTGAACTATTAGCATTATATAATGCAATATTAGGTAAAGAATTAGATAGACGTAATTTTAATAAGAAAATATTAAGCTATGGATTACTTACAGAAACAACTTTCAAATCGGTGGGTGGTGTTGGTAAACCAGCAAAACTATATGAGTTCAACAAAGAAAAGTACGATGAACTCAAAAAAACAGGATTAAACTTTGAATTGTAATAAGATAAATGCTCAATTTGTGGATATATTGCACCATTTGAATTGTTTGGCAATAAATGACCTATTTGTGGATTAGAGTATATTGATGATGACGAAGAAGAATATTACTAAATAAAAATTATGAAAAGTGTAAATAATAAAATAAAGAAACCATTTGTATCAATAGGATTTGATGCAACAGGAAAATTAACATTTAATGTTGATTTAAACAAAACAAAACAAAAAAACTAAACACCGAACAATTAGGTGATTTAGGTGGTGCATTTCAAGATGCATTCAATACCATTAATAATAGTGATAGGAAACCTGTATTACATATTTTTGATTTATATAAGAGAAAAACAGGAATTAATATTAAACCTATCACTATAATTGAATTGGAAGAAATTAAAACATATATTCGCAATGGTGAAAAATTGATGGCAGTTAAAATCTTTAAAGATTATACTTCTGAAGGTTTAAGACAATCAAAAGATTTTATTGATTTTTTAATTAACTATATGAAGTATTCATGATAGTACCAATAAGATTATATGGTGATGTATGTTTAAAAGAAGAGGCGTATGATGTTGATCTTGAACAAGATGATAATATTGTTGATTTAGTTAAAGATTTATTTGATACATTAAATACATCAGGTTCTGGTGTTGGTTTAGCTGCTACTCAATTAGGTGTGCCTTTAAGAGTATTTGTTGCAAAACATAATGATTTTCAATCTGAATTCATTAATTCAGTAATTTTAACTAAAAGTGGTGAATTAGAATCAGCAGAAGAAGGATGCTTATCAATACCAAATGTTGGTATTGATATTGAAAGACCTAAAGCAATTACATTATCATATCAAGTTTTAGATGATGGTGTATTAATTAATAAGACAGAAGAATTTGAAGGTTATATTGCTAGAATAATTCAACACGAAATTGATCATCTTAATGGGATATGTATAACAGATAAAGTTAAAGGGTTAGCAAGAACAATATTACAACCAAAATTGAAAAAGATATTGTTAGGTAGAACACAATATAGATATCCTACACTACATAAAACATATCCAGATTATAAAAATGTAAGTGAAGAAATAATTAATAAATATATAAAAGAATGACGGTACAAAACACAATAATGACTGATCTTAAAATAGCCATGAAAAATGGACAAACAAACGCAAAAAATTTATTGCGAGTTGTTATTGGTGAATTTAACAGAGAAGGTAAAACAGTATCTGATGAAAGAGCAATTGCTATTATGAAAAAAATGGTTGAAAATGCTAAAGATCAAGGAAATGAAATTGAAGTAACTATTCTTGAAGCATATCTTCCACAACAAATGGACGAATTTGAACTTAAAAGAGTTTTAATGAATCACATTATGAATTTAAATTCACCTTCCATGAAAGATATGGGGAGAGTTATGGGTGAATTAAAAGTAGTATATGGTGGACAATATGATGGTAAAATGGCATCTACTATTGTTAGAGAATTATTAAAATAATGAAATTATTTGATGTAATTATAGATGGTGGTTATAAGGGACATTATGTTGAAGCTAATGGATATGATGAAGCAGCTAATAAATTGTTAAAATTTTTAAAATTTGAAAATGAAACAAAATCTGTTTTAGATGATGATGGGTCACTTAAAAAAGATGTGAATGATATTGAAGTGATATCAGTGAAAATAGTTGCTGATTTTATAATAAAATAAAAGAGGGTATTACAAAGCTAGTTGAGAATGTGACGGTATTAGTGCAGAAGAGGTCAATAGGTAAGGAGTATAATGAAGCAATAGTCATTCAAATTATACAAATCAGTCCGAACAACTAAAAGTGACTTACCCTTTTTTTATTTAAATAAATAGGTTTTACCCTTAGAAAATAGAAATTACCCTTGGTATGAACAAAAAAAAGAAAATACGACAAAATTTTAGAGATTCCGTGTTTGCACGTGATAAACATAAGTGTCGTAAATGTGGTGCAGAAAACGTTGATTTAGATGCACATCACATTACAGATAGAAATAAAATGCCAAATGGTGGATATATTAAAGAAAATGGTATATCTTTGTGTCAAGAAGAATGTCATATTAAAGCAGAAGAATTTCATTCTTCAAATGGTGAACATTGTGAAAAGGGTTTTCATCCTAATGATCTTTATGAATTAATTGGATCAAGTGAAAAAGAAGCATTCGATGCATCAATAATGTTAACCAAAAATGGTTTGATAAATATGTAATTCAAGAATGTGTAGTATCTCAAATTAGATAAAATTATGAAAGCAACAGAAGCAAGAGCATTAGCATATAAAAAAAATATAAATGATACAAATAGTCAATATGCTAAAATTATAGAAAAAATAATTTTTGAAGCAAAAAAAGGTAATTATAATATGGATTGGTATGAATCATTTAATGATGTTGTTCGAGAAAAATTAGAATCACAAGGATATATTGTTGGAAAAACCCATCACGATCAACGAGATGGTTCTACAACAAAAATAAAATGGTAACCTTTAGGACATCCTAAACGTATATACTAATATGAATTATTTAGAAGCAACAAAATATCCAAAGACAATGCATTTTGATTTCTCTGAATCATTACAAAATGATGATAGAAGATTAACGACATTGGAAGGTTTCATTGGTAAACGAGTAATCGTTACCGAGAAACTTGATGGAGAAAATTCGACAATTTACAATGACTATTACCATCCAAGATCGGTAATTGATGATGGTCATGAATCTAGAAATTGGCTTAAAGGGTATATACCCAATTTTCAGTATAAAATTCCTAAATATTGGAGGGTATGTGGTGAAAGTATGTATGCTGAACATTCAATAAAATATGAAGAATTAAACACATTCTTCTATGCTTTTAGCATGTGGGATAATTTAAATATGTGTATCTCTTGGGATGAATTTGAACACCATTGTGATATATTAGATATTGAACACGTTCCTGTTCTTTATGATGGTGTTTTCGATTATGTTAAAATAAAAGAGATTTATGAAAATTTAGATTTTAATAAACAAGAAGGTATTGTTGTTAGAGTTGCTTGTAAATTTCGTTATGATGAATTTCAAACACATACTGCCAAAGCAGTTAGACCTGCACATGTATCAACAGATGAACATTGGAAAAAAACTTGGAAACCAAATAAATTAAAATAATGGATAGAAATTGGATATTTAGAATATTAGGAATTGTAGTGAATTTTGCACTACTCTATATTGTTGGTGCATTTATTGCTTGGGATGCAAACCCATTGCATTGGTGGATAATAACATCGACATTAGGAAGAGTATTATTTATGTTTTTTGCTTTTGCAAATGTTGCAATAAATTTAAGTGAAAATTTAAGTGATAATTAAAATAATAATGAAATTTATAAAAAATGTTTAGATGAATAATAAACACATACGCATTTACATAGACATGGATAATGTTTTATGTGATTATCAAAAAGCACATGACGAAGCAATAAAGAATAAACCTGAAATTGTTTATCCACAATCACAATATGGTTTCTTTAGAGATTTAGAACCAACTAATTGTGCATTGATGGGATTTACTGTATTATCTAAAAACTTTGATGTTTGGATATTAACAGCACCATCAGTACAAAATCCAATGTGCTATACTGAAAAAAGAGAATGGGTAGAGAAAAATTTAGGTTTTGATGCTGCTAAACGATTAATATTATCACCAGATAAATCACTTTTAATTGGTGATTATCTTATTGATGATATGGTAGAAGGTAGAGCAAAACAAAACGAATTTAATGGAACTCACATTGTTTTTGGGAATGAAGTATATCCTGATTGGTTATCAGTATTGGAATATTTCAAACAATACTTTAAAACATAAAAACATGAAAAATTACGAAGAACTAACAATACTTTAAAACATAAAAACATGAAAAATTACGAAGAACTAACAATTGAATTAATTGATTATTATAAAAATAAATATGATGGTGAATTAATTATAAAATCAATTGAATACAAAACAGTATATATTAATGGAAATCATATTAAAAAATTAGAACATGTCTATGAAATTTATGTTCTTTTAGATTTATTAACCCCAAATGCAAATTCTTGGAATATTCCGAATTTTTTTAAAAGTAAAGTTTCTTTTGAAAATGCAATTAAAATGTTTAAAGTTGCTGTAAATGGATATTTAGAAGCCTTATTAATTGAAAAAGAGTTTGTAGAAATAAGTTCAGAGAAAAGACTTTTAGTTGATTTATTATCAAAAGATATTAATTCTTTAAACGAAGAAGATTTTGATTTCATGATTTCACATTATCTAAAAATAGAAGAATATTTGAAAGTTCAAAAATATGAAAATTTAAAAAAAAAATATTATGAAAAATAAAAAAATAATTCTTCTCTGTGGAATCCCTGCTAGTGGAAAATCTACATGGGCAAATAAATTTATATTAAATAATTCTAATTATGTTAGAATTAATAGAGATATGTATCGTTTAATGCTTGATGGTTCTCAAATAATGGATTTTAAGGGAGAAAAGTTAGTAACTGAATTAGTTAATAATGCAATTGTTTTGGCTACAAAGTCTAAGTATAACGTACTTGTTGACCAAACTAATGTTAACTTAAAGTACTTGAATGAAATGGTTGCATTTTGTGAAAAAATTGCAGATGTTGAGTTTAAAATATTCGATATAACAGAAAAAGTCGCCATCGAAAGAGACTCAAATAGAGATGCTAAAGTAGGTGCAAAAGTAATCAAAAAAATGTACAAAAACTACTTAAATCTATTCTCTTCTAATTTCGATTTCTCAACAAGAAAAAGAAAACCACATATTGCTACCAACATCAAGTGGGAGCGTGATGGTACTTTACCAGATGCAGTGATTTTTGACATTGATAGTACTATAGCACATACTCAAGGTAAAAGAGGGATATTTGATTGGGATAAAGTTAATCTTGATATTGTAGATGAAATTGTTCTTGAAACAATTAAATCATATAAGGACTATGGTTATAAGATTATCTTTGTTACGGGTAGAGATGGTGTTTCACGAAAAATGACAGAAGATTGGTTAATACATAATAAAATACCTTTTGATATGTTATTCACTAAACCTAAAAATGATTTCAGAAAAGATATTATAAATAAAACAGAAATTTATCATAATTTCATTAAACCAAATTATAATGTATTAGCAGTTTATGATGACCGTAATTCTGTTTGTAAAATGTGGAGAAATTTAGGAGTAAAATGCTACCAAGTTCAAGAGGGTGATTTTTAATCCTCATTTTTTTTTTATTAAATAATAAATAATATGATAAAACAATTAGAAGTTTACAAGAAGTTTCAGATGAAATATCCTAAATCAATTTTAGGTGGTAGTTTTGGATTATTCCTTAGAGGAATTGATTTAAAAAGAAATTTAAAATATTCTGATTTGGATATTACGACCCCTGAATTTACACCTAAAGGTGGATTAGATAATGATAAAAGTAGTTCAGAGGATTTTGACTTTACATTATATATACATAACAATAATCATTATCTTAAAATGGATATACGTGTAGTTGAAGACCATAAATATGATGTTGTAAATTACGAAGGATTTGACTTTAACGTAAAAACAAAGAAAGATATATTATATTGGAAACAACAATATGCTGAAAAGGGGGTAGAAAAACATATTGATGATTTAATAACAATAGCAACTGGTGTTAGACCCAAACGATCCATATGATTTACCGTTTTAATAACTTATAAAATATTTTTAAAAATACTTGACTTTATTATTATAATAGTGTAACTTTGACACATATTAAACGTATTTATAAATGAATTAGTGTATTAAATACATATAGACTAAAATAGTTATATTATGAGAGAAGAAATAAAAGAATATACAATCGGAGTTATAATTGGAAGATTCCAAATACATGAACTTCATGATGCACATAAAGAGATGATTAGTGAAGTACTAAGTAGACACCAAAAGGTTATACTATTTTTAGGGGTATCACCTACATTATCAACAAGAAGAAATCCTTTAGATTATCGCTCAAGAAAATTAATGATTGAAGAGATATATGGAAATGAAATGATTATCTTACCTATCAACGATAGAAAGTCTGATGAAATCTGGTCAGACCAAGTAGATAGTAAAATCAGAGAGGTAGAGCCAATTGGTTCTGTTGTATTATATGGATCAAGAGATTCATTTATTCCTCATTATAAAGGAAAGTATGATACTATTGAATTAGTTCCTAAATCATTTATTTCTGCAAGCGAAGTAAGAAAAGAAATTTCTAAAAGAGTTGAAAGAAACAAAGATTTTAGAGCAGGAGTTATTTACTCAACATATAATACATATCCAACAGTACATCCCGTTATAGATGTTGCCATTTTAAATGAAGATGCAACTGAAGTATTATTGGGAAGAAAAAAAAACGAACAACTTTTTAGATTTGTTGGTGGATTTACCGATGTAACTGATGAATCGTATGAACAAACAGTTGTAAGAGAAGCACATGAAGAAACTGGTCTTGCTGTTGGTGATGTTAAATACATTACTTCAACAAGAGTAGATGATTGGAGATATAGATCAAATAATGAGCGTTCAGTAATGACTTCATTTTTCAAAGCAAAGAAAATCTTTGGTATGGCAAAACCCAATGATGATATTGTAGCAGTTAAATGGCATCAAATTTATACTTTACGACCTAATGATGTTGTTGGTGAACACGAAAGATTGGTTGTTGCATTAAAAGAAAACTTAAAACTATAAAATCATGAAAAATATAATAAATTTAATATTAAAAACAGATAGTTATAAATTAGGTCATTGGCAACAATATCCAACAGGAATGAGAAAAGTGTATTCTTATATGGAAAGCAGAGGGGGTTTATTTCCTAAAACATTATTTACTGGATTAAACATTTATCTAAAAAAATATCTCAAGGGTGCTGTTGTAACAATGGAAGATATTGATTATGCTGAAAAATTTACAGAAGAACATTTAGGTAGAAAACTATTTAATAGAGATAAGTGGGAATATATTGTTAAACGATATGGTGGTAAATTACCCATAAGAATTAAAGCAGTTAAAGAAGGTTCTTTAGTTCCAGTTAGTAATGTTTTATTGACAATAGAAAGTACCGACCACAATTGTTATTGGTTAACAAATGTTCTTGAAACTTTATTAATGAAACTATGGTATCCAACAACAGTAGCAACAAATGGATTTTATAGTAAACTTTTAATTAGTCAATATTTAAATAAAACAGCAGAAAACAAAGATTCTAATATTTGGAAATTACACGACTTTGGTTATAGAGGTGTATCTAGTGAAGAAACGGCAGGAATTGGTGGTATGGCACATCTTATTAACTTTAAGGGTAGTGACACCATTGAGGGAATTCTTTATGCTAGAGAGTATTATAATGAACATATGGCAGGGTTTTCAGTTCCAGCGTCTGAACATTCAGTAGCATCTTCATTTGGTAAAGATTTCGAAGAAGAATATTTTTTAAATATGTTAAAACAATACCCAACAGGTTTAGTATCAATAGTATCAGATACATATAGTGTTTTTAATTTTGTAGAAACAATGTCAACGAAATATAGAAAAGAAATCATAGAAAGAGATGGGACTGTGGTATTTAGACCAGATAGTGGGCATCCTGTTGAAATAAACTCAAGACTGATTGATTTACTTTGGAATAAATTTGGTGGAACATATGTAAATGGTTATAAATTATTAGATTCTCATGTAAGACTAATCCAAGGTGATGGTATTGACATTAAGATGATTAATGATATATTACATATGGGCGAACTTAAAGGATATTCTGCCGATAATTGGGTGTTTGGTTCAGGTGGTGCATTATTACAAAAGTGGACTAGAGATACTAATGAATTTGCAATTAAAGCATCCTATGGTGAAAGAGAAGTTGATGGAATTGTTAGTAAATTTTCAATAAGCAAAGACCCTATAACTTCTAAAAGTAAACGCTCAAAGGGTGGGATATTTAAATTAATACCAACAGAAGATAGTTCATTCTTAACGATTTCATCTGAAAATTCAAAAGATAAAGGTACTTTTAGTAATTATGTTGATTGTTTAGATGTTGTATTTGAAAATGGTGAAATAAAAAGAGAGCAAACCATAGAAAATATTCGTAATATTGCAGATAATCATCTTGAAGTTGAATTAAAAGAAAATTACGATGTTATCGATAAACTAAATTTTGAAAAAAATTATGAAAAATTAAATTAAAAATTAAATTAAAAATTATGAATTATCAAAATATACAATATAAACCATCTACATTGAATGCAATAATAAATGCATTCAATGCTAAAAATTTACGTAATTGGAATGTATTATATTTTTACTTTGATATACACCAAACAATATTATATCCTGACTATAATAATGAAGAAGAATTAAAATTCTATCCATACATAAAAGAAATATTACAACATCTAAGTAAACAAAATGATATTGTACTTGGAATTTATACGTGTTCATATCCTGATCAAATAAAAAAATATTTTAAATTTTTTGAAAAAAATAATATTAATTTTAAATATGTAAATAAAAATCCAGAAGCAATGAATACAAAATATGGGTATTATGTAGATAAACCATATTTTAATGTCCTTTTTGACGATAAATGCGGTCTAAATGCTGAGATTGATTGGTATTTCATTGCAGAATATTTTGGTTTAATTAATAATTCTAAAAATGATTATTATGTGTATGTATATCTCGATCCAAGAAAAAGTGGCTTTTATAATTCAGAAAGTTTCATTTTCCCAAACGAACCCTTTTATGTTGGTAAGGGTAAAAATAATAGACATTTTGACCATTTAAAAGAATCCGAACTGAACAAAGAAAACGGTAATATTATAAAACAAAGAAAAATAAAAAAAATATTATCATTAAATAAAACTCCTATAATATATAAAATATTTGATAATGTTAACGAAAATTTTGCATACCATGTTGAAAATTTATTAATCCTAGATATTGGTAGAGTTAATAATAAAACAGGTGTTTTAACTAATCTAAATGACGGTGGATATGGTAACAAAAATTGTGCAATAACCAATAAAACAAAAGAAAAAATTTCTAAGTCGTTAAAAAATTATCATATAAATAATCCTATTAGTGACGAAACTAAACAAAAAATTGGTGATGCTAATAGAGGTAGAAAATATTCTAAGGAATATATTAAACATCTTAAAGAAATAAGAAAAGGAACAAAAATTACCCATAGAAAAAAATATTATTTAATATCACCAACAAATGTTAAACATTCTTTTATAGGTAAAGATAGATTAATTGAATTTGTTAAAAAGGAAAATTTATCATATATAATTTTAATGAAAAAAATAAACAGTGGAAAAATTTTAAATTCCGATATTTTAAGAAAAACTCAACAAACATTAAATTCAATTGGGTGGGAAATAATAAAATCAAAATAAAACGATAAGTATTTATTACTATGGGATTTAATAATTTAATTGTAAACGGTAAAAAGGTAATTGGTGTAAAACCTTGGACTAATAAACAAAGATTAAAAATTTATTGGTTAATTTGGTCATGGACATTATTTTTCATGTATCTAATAATTAGAATGTTAATATGGGAAGATATTTATCTTATTGCTGGTGAAGGTATATTAATGTTTATGTTATTTGCTTTATCTGTTGTTTTAACAATGGGTTGGTATCGTAAACAAGAAAGAAAAAACTATATTTACGAAGAAAAAAATAAATATTAAAAAATACTTGCATGTTTGAGTAACCTTTTTTACTTTTGCTACGTATTTATGAGAAACCAAAAAGGTTTAACAAATTATAAAAGAATAAAAATGAAAAATAACAATACATATATTAGTCGAATTTCGAATCTACTCACATCGAGTATATGTGGGAATGGTACGTTTAATGGTAGACGTGCTAAGATCGGGTCTAATGTTGATATTGTAATTTCATAAAATATAATATAAACAAACAACAGAAACCCGATCTCATAAAGAGTTCGGGTTTTTTTATTGTTAAAAATGAACAAAAGAGTTTATTTAAAGTTTGATGTTTTAAATAGTGTGGGTACTGACGTATCAGGTAAATGCCCACACTAATTAGGTCTTGTTAGTTTAGTTGGTTATAATACCACACTGGTACTGTGGAGACTGCGGTTCGAATCCGCAACAGGACTCTTAATAAAAAGTTATTTGACGTATTGAACATTAAATGAAATGAAAACTAAGTGAAATTTTAATGTTATTTAGTTTTCAAAAATAATCTATTTTAAATCAGTTTTTATTTCATTTCGTAATATTTATTATTATGAAATGGAATAAAAACGAAATAGATTACTGTAAAGAAAAATTTTCTAATGGAGAATCTCTAATTGATATTAGTAATGAATTAAATAGAACAACAAAAGCAATTCAAATTAAAATGAGTCGATTAGGTGTTTTTAGACCACAAAAAAAATATTATATGACCTATATTTGTGGAAATTGTAAAACAACATTTACTGCATTAATAAGTGAGAAAAGAAAATATTGTTCTGAACAATGTGCATCAATAATAAATAATAAAAAAAGAAAAAAAATGTAAACGTTGTAAGCAAACAATTAATAATAATAATAACATTTATTGTAGTAAAAAATGTGAAATGTCAAACAAAGAAAATTATTATTTTACTAAAATAGAAAATAATGATTTAAATGATATTAATCATAATACAGCAGAAAGATGGGTTAAAAGATATTTAATTCACAAATATGGTGAAAAATGTATGAAATGTGGTTGGAGTGAAATTCATAAAATAACAAAAAAAGTGCCGATCCAATTAAACCATATTAATGGTGATTCAGATAATAATAATTTATTAAATGTTGAGTTACTTTGCCCTAATTGTCATTCATTAACACATAATTTTGGATCATTAAATTTTGGTAATGGTAGAACAAAAAGAAAATTAGAGAGAAATAAAAGATATAAAAAAGTTAGCGTGTCCGATTGATAAGGTGGATGGTTGCAACCCATTTTATGCAGGTTTGAATCCTGTCGCTAACTCTAATTATACCGAATTCGGTATAAATAAAATCATAGTAATGTAATGACCTCAAAAGTCATTTTGTTACTATGAATAAACATCGGGGATGATATACTATTTTATCGTAGTACCCCGTCCATGCGAATATAGTATAATGGCTATTATATGATCCTTCCAAGTTCGAGATGTCGGTTCGATTCCGACTATTCGCTCAAAGTTGCTATTCATATCTACTTAATGACTTCATAAGTCATTTCAATGATACAAATAACAACAAAACATGCCCTATTGGTGGAACAGTAGACACGCTGGTTTTAGAAGCCAGTGTCAGAAATGGCGTGTAGGTGCAAATCCTACATAGGGTACTAATAACGTAAAATATAATTTACAATAACATACATAATTGTAAATTATATTTAATCATATGCCCATATGATGGAACGGTAGACATGCCACACTAAGAACGTGGTGTTAGAAATGACGTGTAGGTTCAAATCCTACTATGGGTACAATCCTGAGTACAGGTTAACTCTGTGATGTTGTGTGACATATAAGTTTAGAGGTTGAGAAATCAATACGGCTTCAATGAGAGAATAACGTAATTTATTCAAAGTCACAATTGCTCTTGTAGTTCAACGGTTAGAATATGTGGCTTATATCCACCAGACGAAGGTTCGACTCCTTCCAAGAGTACTAAAGGATGGTGTAGCACAAAGGCAGGTGCACTTGACTGTTAATCAAGAATATGTGGGTTCGACCCCCACCGCCATCGCATATTGTCTCGTAGTATAACGGTTAGTATAATTGCCTGATACGCAATAGATAAGGGTTCGATTCCCTTCGAGACTACAAAAATTAATTAAAACCTTTAACGAATCGAACTTTTTTTATTTTTTTCAGTATTTATATATATGAAAAAAACATGTACTATTTGTAATATAAAAAAAGATTTTGAAGAATTCTCTTGGAGAAATAAAAGTAAAAATATTAAACATTCACAATGTAAAGATTGTAAGAAAATTATCGATAATAAACATTATAGTGTTTCGAAAAAAAGAAGAGAAGATATTAGAATTAGGTCAAAAATTCATTATAATTTTCTTAGAGAATATATAAAAAGATTAAAATTATTTGGCGAATGTAATGTGTGTGGAGAAAAAAGATGGTATGTTTTAGATTTTCACCATATAAATGAAAAAAATGAAAATATTAGTTTTTTAGTTAAAAGTGGAGTATCTATTTTTACATTAAAATCTGAAATTAGAAAATGTGAATTGGTTTGTTCTAATTGTCATAGAGAAATCCATCATTTTAAAAAAAAATAATTTGGGATAGTAACTCACTGGTAGAGTGTCGTTTTGAAGCAGCGAAGGTAGTAGGTTCGATTCCTACCTGTCCCACAAAGGATGTTTCTTTTATTGAAAAATGATATCAAAGTAAATGAAAGCTAAGTCCATAGTGATGTAGTTTAGAGGTCAAAACGCCACTCAGAGATAGTGGAAATCGGTAGTTCGATCCTACCCATCACGACTAAAAGCCGATTTCGCATAGTGATCGATTGCACTGGTCTTGTAAACCAGTAGGTTTATACCTCACGTCAGTTTGAATCTGACAATCGGCTCAAAAAATTGACTCAATGAGTCAAATATTGTCTCGTAGTTCAACTGGTGAGAGCACCACGCTGATAACGTGGAAGTTATGGGTTCGAATCCCATCGAGACAACTTCATAGATGCAGGTTCGAATCCTGTCTCTTCCTTCGGGGAGTGTGGTGTAACTGGAAAGCATAATGGACTTAGAGGGTTGGCAGAGTCTGGCTTATTGTACTAGTCTTGAAAACTAGCATACGTTCATAGCGTATCGTGGGTTCGAATCCCACACCCTCTGCATTTGATTTGGTAGTAATAATGGTAAAACGTCAGCCAGTTAAGTTGATAGATGTAGGTTCGAATCCTACCCAAATCGCAAACAAATGTTTTATTGATAAATAAATATTTTGTTAACGTATAAGTAGACGTACTTATATAGGAGTTGTTTTATGTAAATAGCATAATGGCAATGCAGCACCATAAAAGGTGTGTATGTAGGTTCGATTCCTATTTTACTAAAACAACTATAACAATTATATTTTCGTAGTTCAATGGATAAGAACATACAAGTGCGAATTGTAAGATATGGGTTCGAATCCCATCGAAAATACTATTTTTTTAAAATTGAAACGTATTTATATGTATAAGCGTTTTAATTATGATTAAATATGAAAAAAAAAGATTAGAATTAATTGTTTCTAAATCAGAAACATATAGACAGGTATTGTTAGCATTTGAACGAAACACTTCATCTGCATCATATAAAATTTTAAAAAGAAAATTAAAAGAATGGAATATTTCCATTGATCATTTTCTTTCTAGTAAAGATGTTGTACATAAATTACAAAAAGAGGGTAAATTAATAAAATATTCTGATGACGATATTTTTAAAAAATCTAATATTGGTAGAGGTACTGTTAAGAAACGATTTTTAACGAAAGTAGAAAAGAAATGTGTTTTATGTGGGCAAGATGAAAATTGGAATGGCATGAAAATATCTTTAATAATGGATCATAAAAATGGAATTAATATTGATCATAGATTTGAAAATTTAAGATTACTTTGCCCTAATTGTAATGCAGGAATACCTACACATTGTAAAGGTAATATTGGTATTTTAAATAATATAAACAAACAAATTAAATTAAACAATAAAATAGATAAAAGAACCTTATATAATGGAGTTGGAAAACCTAAACAACGCAAAGTTGAAAGACCATCATACAATGAATTAATTAAAGATATTAACAATTTAGGATATTTAGGTACTGGTAGAAAATACGGTGTTAGTGACAATTCTATTAGAAAGTGGAAAAATTTTTATGAAAAACAAGCCTCTATGGTGTAAAGGATAGCATTATTGTCTTCGAAACAAAAGGTCAGGGTTCAAATCCTTGTGGGGGTACAATTGCGAGTGTGGTGCTAACGGTAACACATTTCCAATCACTCGCTCAAATAATATTTCAGCTAGATGAAATTTAAATGTGGAAACTACGTAACGGTTTAAACAGTTATTTAATGCGAGTAACGCATAAATGGTGGTGCACCTGCTTGCCAAGCAGGAATAGAGTCGGTTCAATCCCGATTACTCGCTCTAATTCAAGTGTTTAATGATTGCAAATCATAGCAGACCTTCCAAGTCATGGCTTGAGTTTTTATGGTGCAGTAACTCAGGGGTAGAGTGGTTGATTGAAGATCAACTGGACGTTGGTTCGAATCCAACCTGCACCACAAACAGGGGATTAGTGTAATGGATTAGCACATGATTCTTCTAAAATTAGAGTATGAGTTCGAATCTCATATCCCCTACTATGGTTGTTCGATTATACTTTCAAGTATTTTTTATGCATTAGTTAGAAGTAGAGCAAGAAGTAAAGCAAAAAAATTAGGTATGAATAAATGTGTTATATGTGGTTATGATAAACAATGAAAGTAATTTAATTCCTTTGTGTCGTAATGATCATTGGGAATATGATTATAATATGTTAAATATATAATATGTCCGTATGGTGTAACGAATAGCACATAATGCTTCTAACATTAGAGTCGGGGTTTGATTCCCTGTACGGATACAAAGTCACGTTAAGTATGATTTAATGAATAAAAGGACAAGGGTTAACACTTGGTATGTGAGATAATCACATTTTACTGGACTTTTTTTGGAAATTTTGTAACATAAATACATTATATGCGTATAACAGCATATGCCATCAGGAAAAACACATGATATTAGCTCAATAGCATTATTGCCGATTTTATTAATTGGGTTATACTATCTTAAATTGGAAACTTTACCAATAATTCTAATAATTATAGGGTATTTATTTTCTAGTTTTATGTTTAATGGAGATTTAGACATTAATAGTAGACCATACAATAGATGGTTATGGTTAAGAATAATATGGTTACCATACCAAGGATTTTTTTCACATAGAAGTATATGGACACACGGTATTATTATTGGAACAGTAGTAAGGTTACTATATATTTCACCAATATTAATACCAATTACAACATATTTTAATTATATAGATTATATAACAATAGAACAAACATTATTTATAGTATTAGGATTAGAATTAGGTTCTTCATTACATTCAATAATGGATTATTTGTTTTAAAGTAATTTAAAACAAATATTATATAAAACATAAAATAGTGTATGGAATTTAATGAATCAAAAAAATCGGGAGATATTATTGAAGAAGAAGTATTAAAAATAATACATCAAAAATATCCTAAAGCAGAAACAACTAAACACTTAGGTAAATTTAGTGATTATGATATTTGGATACCTGAAATTAATGATGGTATTGAAGTTAAGGGTGATTATATGTCAGCTAAAACAGGTAATCTTGTTATTGAAGTAGAAATGGGTAGTAAATTATCTGCACTGTCAGTAACAAAAGCAAAATATTGGGTTTTTGTTGAAGGGTATAGATATATTTGGATAAGTCCATTAGATATTTATCGTTTTCTTGAACAACATCCATATAATAGAGTACCATTTATTGGTAAAGGTGATACTACTGAAAAATTTGCGTATTTAGTTTCACATAGAAGATTTTGTGATTATGTACTTCAGGTTGGTAGAATAGAATTTATAGATAAAAATTCTCCATTATATTTCGATAGTTTTAGTAATATGGATGATGAATTAAAATTAAATAATAAAATAAAGCCATAGGTATTTATAAAATAAAATAGAGGATTGGCAGAGTGGTAATGCAGTAGTTTGCTAAACTATACATCGTGTAAAAGCGGTGCGTGGGTTCGAGTCCCACATCCTCTACATGAAAAATAATATTCAATACGTTGATTATAATGAAGCTCAATTTAGATACATGGATAAACTCTATGGTATGAATAAACCACAAAGTTTTATAAAAAAACTAATCAATGCAGCCAAAGAAAGAGGTAGATTAACAAAAGACCAAGACTATTACTTAATGTACTATCTACAAAAGGGTCAAACACCTTATGATGCAAAACTCTTGCCAAACAATATATAAATGAATTTAAAAATTATTAATGCCACATATGGGAGTAATAATGTTACTAAACAATTAAATGATTTTATTAAAAATAATTTTTTAATTATAAAAGCAAATAACACTATATTTGGTGATTCTGATATTGGTGTTTTAAAAACACTTAAAATTGAATATAGTTATAATAATATAATTTATAATGTTAGTATTCTTGAAAATGAAACAATTAAAATACCTCAAAGTAAATCAGATCGTTTAGGTATATTTTATACGAATAATGATATTGATAATAAAATTTTAAATAAATCATTAGAATCAATAAAAATCGCAAGTAGTAAAAACAACGTAGAAATTTTAACGTCAGTATGGTTACCAATAAAAAATAACCCTTTTCATGAAATAATGTCAATGTATAAAGTATCTTCACATTTTAATATTGCATTTCAAATTCTCACATTACTTTTAAATGCAAAAAAAATCAATAAAGATTTTAAATATGTATCATTTTTAGAACATGATGTTATATATGGTGAAAATTATTTCATGTATGATGATTTTGAATGTGAAGTTATCTCCAATGAAAATTTTATTGGTTTTAAAGATGGTTTCCAAGATAAAATACAACAAGATCAACCATTACATGAATTGACGATGAATTTTAATTATGCTATTGGACATTTTAGTGAAATATTAATTGAATATATAATTGGTGAAAATGTATTAGAACCACAAGTTCATTATATAAAATGGTATTCTAAAGAACCATCTGTTCATATAAATCATGGGAAAAATTTTACATCACACTATAATATATATTCTAAAAAAATTAATGAGAACAATAAATATTGGGGTAACTACAAAACATTTTTAAATTAAATTTATTATATTTGTAATATGAAAAGAGAAAACATAGTCCTCACCAATGAAGAAGGTGAATTTGCATTAACAATAATGTATCCAATGTCGGGTGAATATGAAGGAAGAATATTCGTTTTATATGAAGATGCATGGGGTGATGCAGACCTTAAAATAATGACCCCTAAAGCAGTTGCAAAGAACTACAATGTTAGTTTAGAGGAAATTAATGTATTTATAGAGACTGTAAAAAAAGAAAAAACAAATGTAAATGAAAAATAATTTTAAATTAAAGTAATAAATAAACAAGAAGCTGTTGATAAAGCCAATTCTTTAACGTATCTTGCAGATATGAAACAGAATAATAAGGGGGAGTGTAATGCACCCCATTAATTTAATTAATATGAAAAAAGTAAGAATCGAAATACCTTTAGATTTTGCCGTTGAAATTGCAACATACGGTGAATCAGGTACAATCTCAAGATTTGTTCAAATGTCTATTGAAAAAGAATTAACTAGACTTGGTTATAATAAAGAACTAGATATTGCTAGAGAAGAAAAAACTAAAAAATTGTTTAATTCATTAAATAAAACACTTGGATCAGATTCTGTGAATAAAATTCAAAAGGCAATAAAAATTGGTACTGATGCAATAAAAGTATCTAATAGAATGAACGACAATAATTAATATTATGGGAAGAGTAAATGATTTAATTTTATGTGAATGTCATTGTGATGAACATCAAATGATTTTTAAATATGATAAAGAACCTGAATGGGAAAATGTTTTTATATCGTATTACTTACAAAGTGACACATTTTGGGGGAGAATAAAAACAGCAATTAAATATATTTTTGGTTATAAATCAAGATATGGTGATTTTGGGGAAATTATTTTAGAGCCAAATAAAGATACTGTTGAAAAGTTTGAAAATGTTGTAAAACATTTAAAATTGGTTATGAAAACCCAAGAAGAAAAAAGAGAACGAATTAAAAACAAATTATAGTATGATTATAGTATGATTGTTGTAACTGGTGCTGGTGGGTTTATTGGATCAAGGTTAGTTGAATATTTAAATAAACAAGAACACGAAGATATTATTGTTGTTGATGATTTTAATATTATTAAGAAAAAACAAATTTTAAAACAATTTGAGTTTTTATTATACGTAGATAGGGAAAATTTCATCAATTTTTTAGATAGTAATGTAAAAAAAATTGATATTATTTATCATTTAGGTGCGAAAACAGATACAATAGAACCAGACAAAGAAATCTTTAATAAATTAAATTTAGAATATTCCAAAGACATCTATAATATTTGTGCAGATTATGGTATTCCTTTAATATATGCATCATCTGCTGCAACATATGGTAGAGGTGAATTTGGATACGAAGATGATGAAGAAGCTATAAAACATTTAAAACCATTAAATGCTTATGGTGAATCAAAACAAGAATTTGATATTTGGTTATTAGAAGAACAAAAAACAAGAAGACCACCATTTGTTATTGGTCTTAAATTCTTCAATGTATATGGTTATGGTGAATATAATAAAGGTCGTATGGCTTCAGTTGTATATCATGCAATGAATCAAATAATGGAAACAAATAAAATGAATTTATTTAAATCACATAATCCTGATTATAAGGATGGTGAACAAATGAGAGATTTTATTTATGTTGATGATGTTGTAAAAATTTGTTATGAATTTATGACTAAAGGTTATGGTAATTCTGGTATATATAATGTAGGAACTGGAAAAGCTAGAACATTTCTGAGTTTAGCAAAAGGAGTATTTAAAGCATTAGATATTAAAGAAAATATTGAATTCATTGATACTCCAAAAGATTTAAGAGAGAATTACCAATATTATACACAAGCAACAACTAATAAGTTAGAAGAAATCGGAATAGATATTGATTTTATTGGTTTAGAAGATGGTATCAATCAATATTTAGATACAATACTTTTCTATGAATATGTGAACATGTAACCTTTTTTCTTCGTTTACGTATAATTAGAAAACAAAGATATGGCAACATTATTAAAAAAGGATGTAGTTAGAGAAACCCATTTGATATGCTTGAATTCAGAGTTAAAGGTAAGCAACTAAGGTATGATGTACCTTTAGCATCTTGTATGAACTTAGCTTTCATTCAATTTATGGAAGATAATTATAAAGAAAGAGTTAAGAAATATAAACAAAAAAAAATCTTTAGGTATGAGATCAAGAAAACCTAAAAGACCACCTAGAATATATGGTGATAAATGGTATAAAGCATTAAAATTTAAATAATGATTACTGAAAAAGATTTAGAAAATCAAAATACATTCTTCAAATATGGTCGTGGTGATTCATATGAAGGATATTGGTATGAAGGTAGTTTTGATTGTGGACTTCAAGTATATGATAATGGAATTAGCTTTTTTCTTCATGACGAAGTTTATGGTAAAAAATGGCATATTAGAAATGTTGAAAGTCTAGAAGATTTAGAACAATTATATAATATTCTTTATCCTAAAGAGAAATTTGAAATAGGTGAAAATAAAAACATTTATTAATTATGTATATTATTTCGAAATTGTAAATCCTTTTATTGTTTTTTTATTTCCATTTAAAACATTATATACTGATGTTTCATCTAATTTTTTATTTTTACAAAATTCTCTCACATTTTTAAATTCATATTTAATACCTTCTTTATACAATGTGTGTCGATAATTATCAATATTCACTCTGATTTTTAATTCGGAAATTGTAAAATCTTCCCTTTTAAATGCAGTCCAATTACCAATAAACGTCATTTTAAATTTATTTAACATTAAAGGCATCATCATTTTATTATTTAAATTCATTTTTCTGCAAAATTTAGAGAAATTATCAACTCTATAAAATTTATTTTCATTTTTATTATAAAAAATATATTGAAACCATAACTTAGTTAAAGAATATTTTTCTTTTATTTCTTGATAATAGTGTGGTTTATTAATTATACTAGAAATAGTTGGTGATGTTAGATTATAATAATGACCAATTTCAGTATAATTTAAACCGCTATTATATTTAATAAAAATATTTAAAATATCATCATCCGATAAATTTTGTTTCGATTTTGATATTGCATTCTTATGTTTAATGGATAACTTTCCATGATTAACAACACCAACAATTGGTGTTGAATTATATCCATCATAATATGCATTATATTTATCTATATAATACTGTTCTTTTTCTTTATATTGATTTTTATCAATTTCTTCAAATAAAATAAATTCCCAATAATTAAAATTCATATTATACTTATTAAATGAATTTTGTAATTTAATTGAATGATGATTACCCAATTTTAATTGATTTATATGTCTTCTAATCCTAACAATAATTCCACGTTTATTTGTAGAAGACCCAACATAATACTTATTTGTTTTTTTGTTTCTAATACCATAAACAAAAGAACCCTTTTTATTCTTATTAGTCACACAATTAACATTAACACCAATTATTTTCATACTAATAAATACGTAAATAATTTTAAAAAATTAAAAATATTAAAAAACAATTCTTTTTTTTTGTAACCAAATACATTTATTTACGTATTTATGTATATGCTAATAACAAATACAAAATTTAAAGATTATTATGATGGTGCTGTTGGTATGGGTATTGATAAAACCATTGTTTATGAACGTGCTACAAAGGATGTTTATTATAGTGAAGTAAAGGATTTAAATTTAATTAAAACTTTACATCATGAAACATTATTCACTTATAGAATACCCAATAAATTGAATTTACCTAATTTTTATACATCATCAAAATCAAAATATGATGATGTTAGTTTATTTATTATAGGTTTTTGTGGTAAATACTATTTAGGATTTAAATTTATTAGAAAAATTCTGGATAAATGGGGTTACGATAGTCATAAAACTAAAACTTTCATAACATATAATGTTGATGAAGCAAAAAAAGAATTATCGTTTGATAATGAATATTCTTGGAAAAAATCTAAAAAGAATCAACAAAAAAATCTAATTGCTTTTAATGCTTTTGTTGATAAAATCAAAAATTTAGATGATAGTAAAGTGTTTTCTAATTACCATACTCCAATTTTTTTAATTAAAGAAACGGATATAGTATTTGAAATTAATCCTGAATTAAAAGAATTTGATTTCTATAAGGTAGTTGATACATATACAGCATTCCAAGAAGTTCAAATGTATATTTCAGGTGTACTTGGTACAAATGAAGATGGTCATGATACACCAATGTCAGAGAAAGAAAAAGTGCAACAACATGGTTTTGATCAAAAATATGGATTTAGAACAAGACCAAAAGATTGACATTGTAAAATATATTAACTAACTTTGGATTATGAAAACAATAAAATTAAATGAAGAACAAGTAAAATTTTTAATTGGTGCATTAGAAAGTGAAGGATTTGGTATTTGGGATGATCCTAGTGCATATGGATTTGAAGAAGAAGATTTTGAAAACGATCCACAAGGAGTTGAAAAAAAAATTGAAGCATTTAAATATGAAGTTTGTGATAAAGTATTAAAACAATTAAAGTAATGTTAAGAGTAACAAAAGTAAAAGAAGCAGCATATCTTGCAATATCATTGCATGGTACACAAACATATGATAAACATCCATATTACTATCACTTAGAACAAGTAGTTGATGTATTGAAAGAGTTTGAATTTACTGAAGATAAGTATATTATCTCTGGATATCTTCATGATGTAATGGAAGATACTGCAATTTCATATAACGATATTAAAAATCAATTTGGTGAAGAGATTGCTGAAATAGTTTATGCTGTAACTGATGAACTTGGTAGAAACAGAAAAGAACGTAAAGCTAAAACATACCCTAAAATTAAAGCAAATGAAGATGCAATAATTGTAAAACTTGCAGATAGAATAGCTAATGTTAGAAATTCTTTAAAACATAAACCTGAAATGGCTAAAATGTATGCTAAAGAATTTGAAGGATTTAAGGAAGCACTATATACCCCAATGGATCAAATTGGATATAGTATAAGTGCACAATCAATGTGGATTATATTAGAGAATATTATATTTAATAAATTAATATGAGTTTTTTCGTAGTAGATATAGAAGCTGATAACACAACACCTGCATCAGGTTCAATGGTATGTTTTGGTGCTGTTAAAGTAAGCGAAGAACTAGATGAAACGTTCTATGGTGAATTAGCACCCATTGCTCCCATATGGAATCCTGATGCATTAAAAATTTCAGGATTTTCTAGAGAAGAAACTGAAGCATTTCCTGAACCAGATAAAGCAATGAAAGATTTTGCAGAATGGGTTTTAGATGTTAATAAATCAGGTAGACCTATTTTCTTTTCAGATAATTTAGCATTTGATTGGATGTGGATAGCTTTCTATTTTGATTTATGTGGTATTAAAAATCCATTTGGATATTCAGGTAGAAGAATTGGTGATATTATTACTGGTTTAGAAAATGATATGTTTGTTAAATGGAAAAAATGGAGAAAAACTAAACATGATCACAATCCTGTGAATGATGCTATGGGTAATGCAGAAGTTCTTATTAAATTAAGAGATGATTATAACTTAAATATAAAGTTAAAATGATAATGAATAATTTAGAAATTATAGAAACTGAATTAGGAAAAATACCTGTCATTGTTAATGAAGTTATTGAGAATGGTGAATTAAGATATGATGGTAGAATGTTATATGAAGATATAAAAATATTCATTCAAACACCTACTAAAGAATCATGTCTAGCAGGACTAAAAAATGGATTTGAAATTCAAATGCATTTTTGGTTATATAAAGAACTATTCCCAATAAATATTGATTTAAGAAATGAATAAATTTGAGTTACTTAAACAAGTATATTATAATAGTAATTATGATAGATATTGTGATGGGTATAAAGTAATAATTGAAACATTATCACCTGAAAAACGAGAAGAATTAGGTATTGATGATACTGATCTTCAAGAAATTATAAAAGAAGGTGAAAAATATTTATATAGGGTTGCTAAAGAAAACGGTAAATTTAAATATATGGCAATTTCATTAAAAAGTTTTGAGATTATAAGAAAATATTATGAATATTTTAAAGATATTTGATTGGTTAAGATACGATAAATAAATTGCTGCAACGAAACAGCGACTCCGTAAGGTAAGATTTAGGGACTTACATGGATTAGTTGCATTGGGTGGAGAATCGGGACTCCCAACAATCAAATTAAGTTGCCATAGGTTGGTGTAAAATATTAGTCTCTAAAACTAATAACGAGAGTTCGAATCTCTCTGGCAGCACTTAAATATTAAAAATATGAAAGATAATGTAGAATATAAAATAGTTTCTAGTGATTCAACTGATTTCATGGGAAATAGAGTAAGTAAATTAATGTCAGAGGGTTGGGTATTATATGGAAGTCCATATTTTAATAGTCAAAAAGAATCTAATTGTCAAGCAATGGTTAGACACCCAAAAACTAAAGAAATTTTAAACGATTAACATGTCAAAAGTATATGTTGATTTAAGAGTAGAAGCATTTGAAGAAGATTTAAATGATTTTCTAACATTATTAGGAAAAATTAATTATACAGGACGTATTGGTGCAAGCAGAAGCATTAAAGTAAATATTGATGGTGATGGTTCTGGTTATATTGGTGTTAAAAGACTAAGTGATAAAAAACCAATACATGAATGGGTAAATTTAGATGAAAAACAATTAAAAAAAGTGTCTGACGGTGAAGACTTTGACGACCATTATATAGGTGAATAATATGAAAGAAGCTGTACAAGTAGTAATACTAAATGAAGATGGCGAAGTCTTAGCAGTAAGTAGAAAACACGATCATAACGATTTCGGTTTAGTTGGGGGCAAAGTCGATAATGGTGAAAGTCCTATTCAAGCAATTATAAGAGAAACTAAAGAAGAAACTGGTTTAACGCTATATGAAGGTGGATTATTTCCAATTTTTCAAATGCATAAGAATGGTTATATGAGTTATACTTATCTTGTAAAAGTTTATGATGGGAACATTCATACAGATGAAAATCATGTAGTTAAATGGACATCATTTAATACAGTTATTGATGGTAGTTTTGGTGAATGGAATTATTTGGTTGCTGAATCATTGATTAGTATGGGTATTGATTTCGATTATGTATATACTAAAAAGAATAGATTTGAAAACTATTATCAATATGATTGGTCATATTCAACACCTAAAAAATTTAAATATGGTTCGCAAGGAGACTGGAATGTTACTATTATTACTAAATTAAATCTTGCTTTGGTAGAATCTAATGAAAATACAGATGCAGATAGTTATCATACTATTTATGTCCCAATTAAATATGAAAATATTTTTAAAGAAATAATTACTTATAATTCAGAAAAAAAATTATTGTTTGATAAATGGAAAATAATATATATTTCTAACAATTTAAATTTTATTTATAGTGATAGATATATGTTTAAAGTAAATATTTTAAACTTTAAAGATAAAAAGGTTGCAACTGTGTAACTTTTTTATTATTATTGTGTATATATATTAAAGAAAGAATATTATGAACAAAGACATTATTACTTGGAGAGATTTCGGTGGCTAGACTCAAGACCATAAATTAGTTACCATAACTAGACAGGATTTATTTAAAATAGTATTTATATTAAAAGATACTATGAATACATCTGAATTTATTAAAAAAGCACAAAATATTCATGGGGAAAAATATTCTTATGATATTAGTAATTATTTAAATAATAAAACTAAGATAATTATTATTTGCTCTAAACATGGTGAATTTCAACAAACACCAAGTAGACATTTAACAGGCGATGGATGTCCCAAATGTGCTAGAGAATTTGTTAGTAAATTAAATACTAAAACAACCAAACAATTTATTGAAGAATCAAAATTAATTCATTCTAATAAATATGATTATAAGAAATCTAATTATATTTCAATATACGAACCACTTACAATTATATGTTCAAAACATGGTGATTTTCAACAAAAACCACATACACATTTAAAAGGTTCTGGTTGTCCATATTGTGGAAATAACTCAAAAGGTGAATCTAAAATAAAAAGAATATTAGATGCTAATAAAATTGATTATATTTCACAAAAATATTTTAATAATTGTAAGGGAATTAAAAGAAAATTACCGTTTGATTTTTATTTACCAAAACAAAATATTTTAATAGAATATGACGGAGTACAACATTTTAGACCTGTCGATATTTTTGGTGGTCAAATTGGGTTTGAAAAAACTAAAACTAATGATACTATAAAAAATAAATACTCACTAGATAATGGTATAAAATTATTTAGAATAAAATATAATGAAAATCTTGAAAATAAACTAAATAGAATAATTATGGAAAATACTTAGATACATCCAAATTTAATTACTATTGTGAGAAGCGATATAAAAGTAGGTATGATGATAGCACAAAGCTGCCATTCTGTTGCAGACTTCGCATATCACAAACCTTACGAATTTAAAAATTGGAGAGAAAATTCTAATTACAAAATATGTCTTGCATCTAAAGACGAGAAATCTCTAATTAAACTTTACAATAAACTTATCGACAAAGGAGCACAAGTAATTGCTTTTCATGAACCTGATTTAGGTAATGAAATGACAGCAATGACATTACTTGGTGAACCTGATATTAAAAAACATACGTCTTATTTACCATTAGCTGGTAAAGAATATGAGAGTGTAGATAATCCCCCGACTCTAATTAAATTAAATAAATATGAAAGATAGATAAATAAAAATTCGTGATCCATAATATCGGCTCTAGAACCGATAAGTATAGTATATCGGCTGTACAGCCGATAATTAAAATAAAATTAGACTGTTTACTATTGATAGTAAACAATAAAATAAAAATTATGGAAACTTTAGAAATAGAAAAAATAAAAGAAAATAGTGCAAGTGTACTTGCACAAGCAACAATATGTGGAATTCAATGAATACCAATATAAGAATAATATAAATCCTTCATTTATAGATGAAGATGAATTAAATGTGGAAATTATGAATTTATCGTTAAACCAAAGAAAGAAACTCAAAAGAGCAATTAATACTTTTAGAATAAAAGGAAGTTTACAATCAGTAAATAGATTTTATCATTTTATAATGAAGAAAGTATTAAAATCAGATACTAGAATTGGTGTTATTTTTGGTAAAAAGCAATTAGAAATTATTGAAAGACGTAAGAAATTCGTTGCTGCTCGTAATGAAATGATTAAAATGCGTAATGAATATCATAATGAAAAAGCAGATTTTTATAAACTAAGAATTGTCAAAGGACAAAAAATACAATAATTATGAAAACGAAAGAATTTATAAAAATGCTAAAGGAAGCAGACCCATCAGGTGAAGCATATGTTCGCTTACCTGATGGTGGTGCACCATATTATGCTGAACACAAAGAAGGTTATTGGGATGGTGCATATCAATACTTAGAAAAAATTGATGGTCATAAACCAACATTAATAACATCAACAAGAGGTTCAAAAGTAGATATTACTTCATTACATATTGATGATATTGTTTGGGAAGAAGATGGTAATATTGAACGTATTAAAAATAGACTTCGTTTTGATATGACATTTTATCCAGATGTTAATAATAATAAAATTAATACATATATGAAATATGTTGAAGAAGAAGCTGAATGGGTACATAAAAAACATATTGATTCAGTTGAAGATTGGAAAAATAGGGTTTTAGAAAAGTGGTTTAATGAAGAAGATATAATTACTACCGAAATAAGACAACCTTTAGATAAAAAAATTGGTTGGTTTAATCAAATGACTGCACATCATCTTTTTAAATCTAAACAACATCTTTGTCAAGGTGAATGTATGGCAATTATAGAATCTGGTGAATTTTATCCTGAAAAGAATAAAAAATATTATATTTGGAGATATAATCCAGAGAAAGGTAAAAAATGGTCGTTAAAATAAAGGGGTTAATCACCCCCCTTTTCTTGCATTTCTAATTTCTTTTTATTAAGTTTGTAACCAATAATAATATAATTTAAAACATACACACAAATGTCAGAAGAAAATGAAGAATTAAACCAAGAAGAAGAAGTAAGTCTTAACATTACACCAGAACTAAATCCTAATCAAGTTGTAGATACACTTGCAGATGGTACAGAAATACTACGTGATGAACTTGAAGAAGTTGATGAAGAAATTAGTGATGATAATCTACGTAAATTGGTAGAATTCACTACTGGTGAAAAGAACTTAACAGATAAACAATTAGAAACACTTAGAAATGATGATACTGAATTACAACGATTGATTAGAATATCAATGGTTAAGTCTGCACATTATAAGTATGCACCTAAAAAGAAGTTTGGTGCTAGTTATAAAAAAAATAGACAGCGTAAAAATCGTGCCGTAAAAGCATCTAGAAGAGCAAATAGATAATATGGCTGAAATAGAAGATAGAAATTGGGAAAAGGTACATGGATACATTACTGAAAATGAAGTAGATGTTAGATGGATATTAAGACAACCTGATGATCCAAAAGCACATGGTTCACTTAGAATTGTATCACATCCCGATTTAAAACCGGGTTATCTTCGTGCATTTGTTTCTTTTGTAACAGGAAGAAGACCTAAAACACCTGAAGAGATTGCATTTGCATTAGATGAATATAAAATGGAAGAAACTGAACTTGAAATATATTCAATAGATGAACATATAACAACTGTTGATAGAACATTAGAAGATAGATTTCAAGATTTAGAAAAATTATTTGGTATAAGTATTTTTAAGTAATGAAAAAAATAGAAAACGAATCATTAATTTATGTCTTAAAAAAAATGTGTTCATATGTAAATGTTAAATATGAAGATATTGATTTTAAGAAAGATAATTGGTATTGGGAATATGAATGGACACAAGAACAAGAACAAGATTTTATTGAATGGTTAAGTAATGAAATAAAAACAAACAATAAAATACGAAAGGATATGTCTTCATTATCATATAGACCTAGTAAAAAAAGATCAAACACCTTTGCAACACATTTTAATATGATGTTTGGATGGAAAACTAAACAAAAAGAAACATGACAAGTACAAAAAGAGCAAAATTAGAAGTAACAGAGAATCAAAAAAATGTTTTAAATGCACAATTAGAACAACTCACAAATCAATTTAAACAAAGACTTGAGCAATATGAAAAACAAAATGGAAAACCATATTCTGTTCAATTAAAAGAAAGCATTGATTATGATTATGTAAATCCACAACATTATGTTCAAAATGATGGTAGACAAACTTGGGAACATATGGTTGATGAATTTGGTGCATATGAAACGGCAGTTTTCTGTAAGTTAAATGCATATAAATATAAAGATAGAATAGGTAAGAAACCAAATGAGGATGTTGAACGTGAACAAGCTAAAATAGATTGGTATGAAGCCAAAGCTGTTGAACTATTTGATGAAGTAAATAAAAATTATGAGCAATACAAAAGAATTAATTGAAAAAACAAAAAAAGTTGAATCAATGAAACCAGAAAAGAAAATTACTAGAGGTAAAGGTCTTAGATATAATACCGGTAAATTAAGATATGACCTTGTTCAACCAGAAGCACATAAAGACATGGTTTCTGTTTTAACTATGGGTGCTGAAAAATATGCCGATAGAAATTGGGAAGAAGGTATGAACTGGACAACAGTAATTGCATCTATGAAAAGACATATTGCAGCAATTGAAGCTGGTGAAGATTTTGATCCTGAAAGTGGAATGTTACATGCAGCACACGTTCAATGTAATGCCCATTTCCTTAACGCCTATTACCATATATACCCACAAGGGGATGATAGACCCAAGAAGTGGAAGAACATGCCTAAGATCGGCTTAGATATTGATGAAGTACTTGCAGATTGGGTTAGTGCATGGAGAAAAGAATTTAAAATTGAAGATGTTCCTACTTCATGGTTCTTTGATCGAAAAATAAAAAAACGTTTTGAGGATTTAAAAGCAAAGGGTAAGTTAGATGATATGTATCTTAATTTAAAACCACTTATTAATTCAGAAGATATCCCTTTTGAACCACATTGTTATATAACATCAAGACCTGTAAGCACAAAAGTAACAGAAAAATGGTTAGATAAAAATGAATTCCCAACTAAACCAGTATATACGGTTGGTGTTGGTGAGTCAAAACTTGAAGTTGCAAAGAAAGCAGGTGTTGAAATTTTCATTGATGATTCATATGATAATTTTGTGGCATTAAATGACGGTGGTGTGTTTTGTTATCTATATGATGCACCACATAATCGTAGATATGATGTCGGTCATATGAGAATAAAATCTTTTAAAGAAATTCCACTTTTAACATAAAACATTATGAACAATTTAGAAAATTTAATAGAAGAAATACATGAACAATTAAATACTATTAATTATAATGCTGATTTAGGTGATGTTGGTAATGAAATTGGTATTGTAATTGCTAAATATTTTGATGAAGATGATATGGGTTTTGATAAAGAATCTTTTTTATCGGGTTTAAATCATGGAATATCATTAACTGATGGAACTCATGGATAATAGTATTTATATAAAACAAACATAAACAATGGCAAGAAACGAAGACACACCAGAAAACAATGATGATTTAATGGAAAAACTTTTAGATAAAGTAAATAAAATGGAATTAGAAATTGCTGAATTAAAAAAACAATTAGCTGATGCTCAACCATTTTATAATCCACCACCATTACCTTTTAATGATTTTGATAGATGTATTGATGATAATGGTCATGAATATCCAAATCCTTGGCATTCAATATTACCACCTCATTGTAAAAAATGTGGTAAACAAGCACCAGATTATGGTATAACATTTACAACTAATACTAGTGATGTACCTTGGGATTTTAATAAACATGGTGGTAATGTAATGAATAATCAAAATCCTATTATAACACATAATAGTACCACATCAAATTCAAAATATATTTCAGATACATCTGGTATATTTTAATTATCTATACTAACTTTGTAACAAATTTAGAGAATATTACGTATGAATATTACAGAAGAAGGAGAAGACATGGGTAAAATGTTAGACCATAAAATAAAAAATGATGAACAAACCAGAGGAAATGTCGCTCTGAAAGGAGAGGAACTTCGAGACACCACTGCCAACGGCAGGAGATTAGATTTTTGGGATCAACCCATTAAATCTAATCGTTAGTACTGCCAAGGGTGCAAGGTAAACAGACTTAGTGGGCAAGCAGCACTATGATAGTTGGGTTACTGCCAATAGACAAATGACATTAATGTTTTAAAAACATAACAGAATTTCGGGTACGCTCAGTTTGTTCATTTTAAATATTATAATTATGAAAGAAATTATAGAAAGAGAAGTAGTTGAAGCCACATGTGATATTTGTGGTGAAGATTGTATGAAGGATTTGTTTACACCAAATGAAACTTTAAGTGAAGATGTAAAGGAATTTGAAGGTATGGAATTAAAAGCAGTTTGGGGGTATGCATCTAATAAAGATGGTGAAGTTTGGGATGCTGTTATTTGTGAAAAATGTGTTGATAAACATTTAGCACCGTTAATTAAATTCCTAAAAAGTCCATATTTATAAGTTTTTTGAAAATTATTCCGTATTTAAAACTGTAAATAGAATAAATATGGAATTAACAGACTTATATAATTTAATGAAAGAAGAAGTATGTGACAGTATCGTTGGATATATATCATACGAAGGAATTGCAATAAAGTGGGAATATGATAGTTTTAATAATGAATTTGATGATAATGAAAGTGAATTAGAACATTTACATAGAATATTTGAAGAGGATTTAGAAACAATAGAAGAATTGGTTAATATTGAAAATTGTCATATTAGTGACCCAACAATAGAAGACACATATATATCATTTTATATTGAACAATAGTGCTTAAAACAGAAGATTTATATACTTATTTAGATAATAAAAAAATACTTAGTGTTTATCATCGTGATAAAATAATTGATGATATATTAAAACTCCAAGAATTATTACATCCTATGGGTATTATAAAAGATGATGTTGATGTACATGTATTAAAAGATAGATCACTAGTAATGGTATTAATATGGCAACATGAACTATTCGCAATAAAACATTTTCAAGAAAACAGTAAACAACCACCAACATTTTTAATAGATATTTTGTAACATTTAATGGTAATTTAACGTATATTTAAATATGAAAAATGATTATACATACACAGGATTTATTTGTAGTGATAATAAAGGAAAATTTGTTCTTACTACCAGAAACGATAAACAATTTAATTTTAGTGGTATTGATGGTAATGATTCATTGAAAGATGTTGAATTGGGTGAAAGTGAAGCTATGTTGGTTTGTGTTAAGTTTTTCGATGGTACTGAATCTATGACAATGGAATATGCACATGAAACAAATTATGAAGAAATAGTTTTTGCTATTGAAAATCATGGGATTATTGTAAATGATTACGAAGAATCAATATATGATATGGTTTATAAAAACTACGAAAACTTAGATTTCTTTTGGGGTTTAGTTGAAGAATTTTATGAATCAGAAGAAGGTATTATATCATTTAATGAGTTTAAAATAAAAAAACATTGGAAAAATAAATAATAAAATTATGGGTGGAAACGCACTAAAAGTACATACAAGACGATATGAGAAAGATGAATATCTAAAAATTATGAGTGACGTTCTACGTATGCTTGCTAATTACGATATTGAAGCTGTGATACCAGATAGTTATTCTAATAAAGAAACTTTTGGTGATCTTGATGTTCTTATAAAATCAAGTACTGTAAAAACAGATATAATGGAAATTATTAATTATCTATTCAATCCGAATGAGATATATAATAATAATAACGTCAAATCATTTGACTTTAGAGAATTCCAAATAGATTTTATTCTAGTTGGTGATGAAAATTGGGTGACATCAATTAACTACTTCTCTTTCAATGATTTAGGTAATTTTATTGGTAGAATTTCTTACCAAATGGGATTTAGATTCGGTGATTATGGACTTAAATTGGTTTATAGACATGAAGATGGTGGTAGAAAATTTTCAAAGATAATTTCAAAGAAGCCACATAAAATATATGAATTCTTGGGATTTGATTATGGAAAATATCTTGAAGGGTTTGATGAAGTAGAAGATATTTTTGCATATGTTGTTTCATCTAAATATTTTAATCCTAAAATATTTGAATATGAGCAACTAAATCATCAAAACAAAACAAGAAATAAGAAACGTAAGAATTATGAACTATTTCTTCAGTATGTTAAAGACAATCCTAAAGGTTCTAATATGACTATTAGTGCTGCTGATGGAAGTGAAAAATCTATTCATTCGTTTCTACATGAGACTTATGTTTTTGGTAGTAAAGAAGATTTTGTTGATAAAGCAGAAAAATTTTTTAATACTGAAATAAGAAGTGAAATTAATTGTTGGAAAGAACGTGTTGATCAAGAAAAAAGAGCATCTGCAATTTTTAATGGTAATGTTGTTATGGAACGTTATCCTTTGAGAGGTAAAGAATTGGGTGCTGCAATGAAGAATTTTAATGATTATTTTAATTCATTTATTCCAGATGCAACCCAAGAAAAAAAGAAACTTTATCGTAGTAGATGGATTCTTGATAATAATATTGAAAAAATTTTTGACATATTTAGTAAAGTAAATAACTTAAATTAAAATGTTGGTGTTGTCCTTGCAAAATTAAATTTAAAGATGATAATTCTGATATAGATAAAATAATTAATCCGAATGGAATGAAAAAATCAGTTGTATTGTTAAACAAATATAATCTGATAATCAAAGAATATGAATCAATTGCAATTGCAATTGCAGGAAAAATAAATAATTTATCATCGTCACAAATAAGTAGAATTTGTAATGGTAAAAATAAAAAACAATTTAAATTTAAAAATTATGATAACATTAACAAATAAAAATTTCGATCAAGAAACAGCAGAAGGTATTGTTTTAATTGATATAAAAGCCGATTGGTGCGGTCCTTGCAAGATGATAGCACCTCTTATTGAAGAATTAGCAAAAGAGGTAACTGATGCAAAGGTAGTAAAGGTAGATGTAGATGCATCACCAGAAATAGGAGCAAGGTTTCAAGTTAGATCAATTCCAACATTCATAGTATTAAAAGATGGTGTTATGGTTGATAAAGTTGTTGGTGCTAAGAACAATAAAGAATTCTATTTGGAACTCATTGAAAAAGCCAAGTAGTGAAAGTCATATTTCTTGACATTGATGGTGTTCTAAATTGTGAAAACGGTTATGTAAATGGTTTTTGTAAATATATGGGTTATATTGTTGGTGGTGGAAAACAATTTCACTACCAACAATTTTACCCACCATCAAAAAAACTCTTAAATAAACTTATCGATGATACAGATGCTAAGATAGTTATATCTTCTAGTTGGAGAAAGTCTGGTTTGGAATTTATGAAAGAAGTTTGGAAGAATGAGAATATGAGTGGTGAAATTATAGGAGTAACTGAATCGTTTAAAGCATATACACCAAGTAAAGGTGATACTTTTTCATTACCAAGAGGTTTGGAAATTAAACAATGGTTGATAGATTCTAAATTTAGAAGAATTAATTGGTCTAAAGAAGAACAAGAAAAATATCAAAAAGAATCCAATATTGAAAATTATATTATTATTGATGACGATTCTGATATGCTTTACTGTCAAAAAGAACATTTTGTTCACGTAAAACCATCACCAAGAAACAAAGAAGGTTTTAATAAAGAATATTATGACGTTGCCTATGGCATCTTAACAAAAAATTTAATAGATTTGTATTATTAAAAACAACAAGTTATGGTAAAAATAGAAAAAGATAAAATAATTGTAAGAGATTATTCTTATGAAGAAAGAGAAATTCCTAATGATGAATTAGCATTTTTCCTTAATAGACCTATCGAATTTGGTGATGATGTTACTTTAGAACGATTACTTAATATTGTTATTGAAAATAAAGAATTATTTAATATCATATTTTCAGGACATATGGGTGGATATAAAATCGATTCATATATCGAAGAATTTAATAAAGATGCTGATGATGATAATGATTGGATTGATAATATTTCACATTGTGAAGTATATGGTGTATTTGATCATATGATTTATGATGATGAAGAGGAAAACTCAATATATTATGGGTTTCATGGTAGAGGTAATGACAAAGACGAAACCAATTATGGATTAATGGGGTCTTCAATTTATAATTATAAACATCTCCCAATTAAAGTTGATAAGAAAATCAAATTTACTGTTGATACTGGTGGGAAATTACATGGTAAAAACGCAATTAAATTTGAAGATAAGTATAAAACCATCCACGAAGGTAATTTTGAAATTACTGTTTTTGAATTTATAGGTGCAATCCTACACGAAATAAGTTTCATGGGATTACCTGAAGATAGAGATAATGAATTTGATAAACTAGATGAAATTTCTAAAAGAATTGACAATGGTGAAGAAGAACTATATGAAATGTGTTGGGATGATGATGGAGAAGTTTATTTCTTAGATAAAGATGGTAATAAAGACTATATGTTTAAAAGACTAAGAGATGAATTCGAAAAAGATTCTGATGAATAAGAAGGATTATAAAATATAATATACTAAAGGTACTTGTATAGGTGGTCAACATAAAAATAAGGTTGAGACATGTGTAACCATTATCCATCTTCCTACTGGCTTTAAAGAAAGATGTAAAGATACTCGTTATAAAAGAAAAAGAAATGGGTCAATGGAATATGGTGTTATAAGAACCTACAACTATGCTAGAAATGAAGTTAAACATCATAGGACAGGTAAAAAATATAATATTAAAAAATTTCTTGATGAAAATTTAGATTTATTGTAACATTAACCACACCATTACGTATAAGAATTTATGCCACAAGTATTAAAAGAAGGAAGTAAAAATCACAATTCAGAGAATTGGAAAGTATACCATCCAAAAGGTAAACATATGTTTACTTGCGGTGAAAAAAAAGCTTTGTGGTATCTTGAAAAAAAAGATGAAAATGGAGAACCATTAGCAGCAAAAATTGGTGATTATGAAATTCAATTTAAGTTTGAACCTAAAGGTGATGGATATCGTGAAGGTGAAATTTTTGGTATTGCTGGTAGGGAAATGAAATGTGTAGTAAGTGGTGAAAAAGAAGGTCTACAAAGACACCATATTGTACCATATTGCTATCGAACACATTTTCCAAATAAATATAAAAGTAAAAATCATCATGATGTTGTGCTAATCACATATCAAAATCATGAAGTATATGAAGTAGAAGCAACAAAATTTAAAAATAAAGTTTCTGAACTTTATGATATTAGAACTTTGAATGAACTTAACTTAGAATATACTAAAGTATTATGTGAATTTTCAGATACTAAAGTTAAAACTGTTTCTAAATTATATGCTTTGTTTGGTAGTTATCATAAAATACCGCATAGTGTTGTATTGGAAAATCTAAGATTTGTTTCAAAAGAATTAGCAATTCCATATAAAAAATTAATAAATTATTCATACATTCAACTATATAAGTTGTATTTATTATTGAAAGAAAGTTACGAAATTGACTTCCAAAGAATAAAGAAAGTTAATAGAAAAGAATATGATCATGGTTATCATTTAATGAAAAAATTAGATACACATGAAAAAATTGAAGAATTTGTTAAAATGTGGAGAGCACATTTTGTACAAACAATGAAACCAAAATATATGCCCGAAGGTTGGTCAATTGATTTTAGGGTTAAAGTTGAATTATAAAATGATGAAAGAAAAATTACAAATGTTTTTATTGACCATAATTTTTATTGGAATTGGTTATTTGTGGTATTATACATATACTTACATTAAAACAATTGAAATGGTATATAATGATGGTGTAACAGAAATCACTTACACTATTGCACCTAAATTCACTAAATTAATTGTTAGAGATAATGGTGACTCGTCATATGTTTTTTATAATGATAATAGAAAATCACTTATTATTATTAAAATGGAGAAATTAAAATATGTTAAATTTATTGAAGAATAAAATATGAAAAACCAAAATACATCTATGATAATAATTGGTGTTAGTTTATCTAATTTATTTATTAAACTAGATGAAAATCTTGATGAAAAAAAACTAATAGCTACCCTTCCAAATAATAAAGAAATTTGCATTTCTAAAACAGTGGATGATAATTCAAGATGGGAATATGATTTTTATAATGAATTCAATTTTGATGGTAAATTTTATATTGGTGTTACTGATATCGAAATAGAATTAGAATTATACAAACCAAAAAAGGGGAATGTCAACCTAAATGATATAATTATTGGAATTAAAATAGGTTCAATTGCTGAAGATGATGATGATTTGGTAATTAAAATTGACGATGATGAAATTATTAAAATTACAGATGTTGTTAGAAAACAATTAACACATCAATATAGTTATTTTGATAAAATTAATATATATTTAATGAATTCTTTATTATAAATAAAAATAATTAAAATTATGGGATTAGATACAAGAGCAACTTTAGTAGTTGGCGTTTCTATGGCTAAATTATTTTCAAAAATTGAAGAAAAATCAAGTTTATTTGATGAACACGATAAATTTGGAAATAAAACGGGTAAGCAATTTAATGAAGAGAAATTAATAGCTACGCTTCCAAATGGTAAAGTGAGTTGTATATCCGAAAAAAAATCATCTAGAGGGTTTTGGGATTATGATTTTTATACTGATATGGGTTTTGATGGTGGAGAATATGTTGGTGATGATTTGAAAATTACCATGTCTATTAATTATGCAGATTATGAAACAAATGATTTAAATCAAATGATAATGGGTCTTACTACATCTGAAACAGATTGGATGAATGGTGCTCATAAATTAGTTGTTAAAGTTGATGAAATTGTAACTAATGAAGCAATTAATAGAGTTAGAAAAGAACTAGGTGAACTTTTTGGATATACAGGTGATGTTGAATTATATTTATTAAACGATCTTTCTTATTAAAATATGCAAGAAACCAATAAAAAGTTTGATTTCGATGATATTGTAATCATTCCAAAAGAATATACTGATATTGAAAGTAGATTTGGAGATATATCTCCATATGTTAATGAAATTACTGAAGATAGATTACCTTTATTTACAGCACCTATGGATAGTGTGTTAGATAATAATAATTTTCATGAATTTCAAGAAAATAAAATAAGAGTAGTATTACCTAGAACAATAGATATACCAGTACTTGATTATGTTGATCCTATATTTCAATCATATAGTCTTGGAGAGTTTGATGATTATTATGTTAGAAATTTAGATTTACAATATTCTAAATATGTTTTAATCGATATTGCTAATGGTCATATGTCTAAAATTACTGACTTAGCAACTAAAGCTAAAGAAAGAAGACCAGACTTAGTTATTATGGCAGGTAATATAGCTAACCCTGAAACGTACAGATTGTATGCTAAATCAAACGTAATAGATTATGGCAGGTAATATAGCTAACCCTGAAACGTACAGATTGTATGCTAAATCAAACGTAATAGATTATGTGAGGGTTGGCATAGGAAATGGTAATGGATGCCTTACAACACAGCAAACAGGTGTAGGTTATCCTAAAGCATCGTTGATTAGAGAATGTTATTTAATTAAAAATCAATTAACAATAGAAGGACATACCAATCTAACTAAAATTGTTGCTGATGGTGGAATGAAAGATTATTCAGACATAATTAAAGCGTTGGGTTTAGGTGCTGATTATGTGATGCTTGGATCAATTTTAAATAAAGCATTAGAAAGTTCTGGACAAAATTACTTGTGGAATAAAAAAATTTCACCTATGTTTGCAGAACATTGTTTTGACTTAGGATTACCAGTTAAGAAACAATTCTATGGAATGAGTACAAAACTTGCTCAAAAGAAAATGGGTAAAACCAATTTTAGAACATCAGAAGGTGTTGTACGATATAGAAAAGTAGAATATAAACTCTATGATTGGATTGAAAACTTTGAGCATTACTTACGTTCTGCAATGAGTTATTCTAATGCAAGAACATTGGATGAATTTATAGGAAATATTGATTATGAGTTCATAACTGAAAGTGCATTTAATAGATTTAACAAATAAAAAACTAAAATTATGACAACAGAAAATTTTGATTTAAAAAAAGACGATGTAATCGTTGGAGAAACAGGATTAGGTAGTAATATTGGATATTATATTAAAACTACTACCGATAAAAAAAATATATGGGTTCATTATAGTACTTCTAAAGATATAAGTAGAGGTGTATATGTTGAAAAACTTGAAAATGTACGTGCTGTTACTAAAGAAGAAATTGCTAAATTTTTAAATTAATGAAATGGTAGGAAAAAAAAGTTAGAGGATGGATAGTTCCATTTTGGTTTACTGATATACCATTATTTAGTAAAAGATTTGCATGTCTAACAAAAAAAAGAAAAATTAAATATTGTGAAACAAATACATAATGGATGATTTAGTTAATAAATATAAAAAAGAACTTGATAATGTGAATAAGTCCATGTGGGGACAATATGCTGAAGCATTGGATTTAACAATTAAACATATTAAGTTTAATGAATTTGAAGATAAAATAAAAATTCCTTGTGTATATGTTGTTAAAAAAATTCTATTAGATAATGATATATTTGAAATGGTAAATATTACTACATTAATTAATGAATTTATTAAATATTATGAAGATGAATATGAAAAGTATATGAATGGTTTTGCTTTAATAACAGATCAACACTATGCGGATTTATGTTTCTATGATGAATTTATTAAAAAGCATCAACAATAACCTTTGCAGCAATAAAATTGTTTTTTCTTAATTCTAATTTATTATATTTACTATTCGATATACCATAAGCAATAAATTTGGTTAATTTTTGAGTTAATATGTTTATTTTATGTTGAAGTATTTCTTGTTGTCTTGCTTTTGTAATTACCATAATTGAATGTGATTTTTATTTATTATAAATACTTGATTAATTCAAGAAAATTAACTATTTTTGTAAAAAAAAATAAAAATGGAAAAAGAGAATATTGAAATAATTTTTCAAAAAATAAGTGACGAAAGGGATTATCAAAATCATCTTTGTATAATTAAAGAAATGCCATTAAGACCAACAGTAGAAGGTGAACTAGTTATGTTAAAAACATATATTGATAAAGCATTACAAGTCTGGACTAAAAATCCTAACGATATCCCTGCATTATCTGAAATAAGAAAAATTGCAGGTATTGCTATTAGATGTTTGGAAAATAATGGATGTCCTAAAAGAGATATGATTAAGGGTTTTACTAAAGGAGAAATTTAAAATATGGAATATCAAAGTGAAAAATATTTTGTAATTGTTGACGATATTAAAGGTGGTTATTGGGATAGAATTGCTAAAAGATTTAGGGGTATTTTATTTGCTACTAAATATGAAGGTAATTCTGTTGAAGAAATAGAAATGATAATTGCTAATGATCCTGATATTAAGAAGGGTTATTATTCGGTTAGAAGAATTATTCGAAAATCAAAAATAGACTAATATGAAACTATATCATGTACCTAGAAAATCATATATAAAAATCATAGATAAAAAAATTAAATTACCTATTGATAATTATATAAAAAAAGAAAATCTACCAATATTATTTTTTGATCATATTGATGGTATATATTCTCTTTGTAAAGATATTGAAGGTAATTATATTCATCTTGCTGCTTGGACAGATGTTGAATTAACAACAGAAAAAGAATTTAATTTACAAATTAATTAAATAATGAAGAAAATTGCAATTTTATTTTCTGGTGGTTTAGATTCAACATATTTAATGTGGAAAGCATTAAAAGGTGGTCATGAAGTATATCCAATTTATATTGAAATTAAAAATAATAACACAAAATCACTAATTGAAAAACAACAATCTGAATTAATTATTAATGAACTTAATAAGGAATTTAATAAGAATATATTACTAAATAAAACAATAACTATCGATGTGCATAACCACAATAATTTAGGGTTTGCTCAACCATTTTTATGGTCAACATTGGTTAATGTTGGTTTACCAAAGGGTGTTACTGAATTACAAATAGGATATGTTTATGGTGATAGTGTAATTGCATATATTCCAGAAATAAAAAATTTATATAATTCTGCAAAACCATTTATGGTGGATCAACCAAAATTAACCTTTCCAATAATTAAATCAGATAAAAATGATATTGTATACGAATTACCTAAACAATATAGAAAATTAGTTGTCTCTTGCGAAAATATTCAATTAAAAAAATATTCAATAACTAATAAAGAAACTGGTTTTAAATATAGATTTTTCGAACCTTGTGGTGATTGTGAAATATGTAAAAAAATAATTGAAAATAAATATTATAATTGTGAGGAAACTAAAAAGAATTATATATCTGCTGAAAAAAACTATAATGAATGGAGATATATTGAATTCAAAAATAAACATAATGGAGAAATTATGTTAATGAATAAAAGTAAAGAAGTATTATTAAAAAAATAAAATTATGGAATTTTTAAAAGAACATTGGATTGATATTTTAGTGTTAACACCTTTTATTATTGGTGTTTCATTTCTAATATATATTGTTATTAGAAGAGAATTTTTCGAAAAACATTAATCATGGAAGAAAAATCAAAAATATTACTTAAATTTGAGGAATATCTTGAGTCAATTGGTGGTTTAGAAAATGGGTTTTATACCAATAAACCACTAATTAAAGATGCATACTTTTTTGATGTTTCTGATGGGTGGATTCCTCTAATACAAAACTTAATCGAGGAATTAATCGAAGCTGGTTGGAATAAACAAATATGTCAAGTAAAAGAAAAATTTGGGGGTCTTAGGTTTTACATTAATGATGCTTCTGACGAAATTTGGAATATCATTGAAAAATATGAATCATTATCCTATGAAACATGCGAACTATGTGGTGAGAAAGCTGAATTACGTAAACATGGTTATGGTTGGTGGTTAACCCTATGTAATAAACACCATTTAGAAAATAAATAAATCGTAAACCAAATAATAAATTAATGTTATGAGTAAATATTCTTTTGATCGATACAAAAATAATGTAACTATTGATGAATCTTATGATTTATATAATACACTAAATGTTATAAAAAATATTAATGATCATGTTCATTATTTCTTTAATGGGTTTAGTGAAATTAAAGACACAAATGAAGTTGTTATTAATTTAATTAAAGCTGATTTAAATTTTAAAGAATATCATAACATAATGTATTATGATAATGGTGCTGATATAATATTTCTAGAAAAATATGAATTCGTTAATTTTAATAAAATTAAAAATAACGAAATCAAACATGAAATAGCAATGGCTATTAAAGAAAGAAATCCATCTGGATTTCATGAGGCATTAATAGAAACATCATCACTAATGTTTAATCCAGTATCATTAAAACCATTTTATACATGGGAAGGTATTGGTCTTAGTGGTTTTGATTTTAAAAATGAAGGATTATTAGTTGAAAGATTACTAGATGATCTTATTGATAATCTTTCAGAAGAAATAGGTATTCGCAACGCAACAACAGCTAATTCATTATTTATTGATAATAGTAATAATTTAATTTGTGGTTCTGGAATTACAATTGCAGATAACCCTAATGCTGCTGATGCAATGCTTAGTATGAATAGATCAGGAGTTAAAATACCAGATTTAAAACCAGAAACAATTATCCTCAAAAAACACACACATAAAAAAGATGATAAAATTGTTTTAGATGATGATCCATATCCCTTAATTTATGGTGAAGACCTTAGTGATTCATTTAGAACCAATAATAGTTATTTTGGTAGTATTGATTGTGCTTCAAATGATAGTGATCGAAGTATGTTATTTAGTAATATTATTAATGATGCTAATATTATTAATGATGCTAATATTATTAATAATTCCACCTCTCCTAATGTAGGAGATTATATTGTGACATCACAATATGTTGTGACATCACAATATGTTGCAGACCAAATTAATGGTGTAATGGGAATTCCTAATGTTCATTTTGGTGGAAATAATACTGATATAGTTATTAGTGTGACATCAGATGATTCAATAAATGTTTTATCAAAAAATAATAAAAAAATTGATAATAAAGTTTGCATGATAGAAGATAAATTAGTAATATTGTAATTCAAAATTAAACATTAAACATTTATAAAGTAAAATTTAAAACTAAAAATTATGAGCGAAAAAACTAAACAATCGAAATTTGAAAAAAGAGCAGTTGCATTACTTAAAGGTGATAAAAACAATGATGTTCTTGCAGAAAGAGGTTATCGTAAAGCGGTGTCAACGGTTAATATCCAAGTAGCACAACTTGAAGGTAGAAAAGTTGAACTAGAAGCAAAAATTGATGAAGCAAAAGATGCTGTTGAAGGTGCACAATTTGATGTAGATTTCAATCTATCACTATATGATAGTACTACATCAAGTCTTGAATCTCTTGAAGAACATCTTGAAGATGTAGTTGCTACTTTGGAAAATAGAAGCGAATTACTTAAATCTTGGAAATAAAAGTATTATCTTTGAAATGCAAAAGGCTCGAAACGGAATGAACCGATACTAAATTTGCTAAAATTATACATAGATTTAAATCATGAATATAGAATCGAAAAAAGGAGATAAAGTAATATTTACAGGTAAAGGTGGATATGATTCTGAAAATGAATACGCTAGAAACCATTTAAAAGTAGACCAAATATATGTGGTAGATTATACAATTATTCATAATTTTAATACTGAAGTAATATTAGAAGGATTTCCAAAAAAGAAATTCAACTCTGTTCTGTTTGATGATGCAAATGTTGCTGAAGAATATCATAGTGATATAATAGAATCTCTTACTAATGAACAACCAAAACCAGAAGACTATATAAATAATTTAGAAGATTATGTCGATGCTTTATTAGTTTATATTGAACGTCTTAAAAAAGAACAGGAAATTCAATTAGAAATGTATGCAATTGCAATGGATGAAGATCAACAATCAATAAAAAATCAAATCTAATATGAAAGAACAATTAATAGAATTTGAAACAGCTATACTTACTAAAGAAAAAGGATTTGAAATAGAAATTAATTCTTATTATGATGGAAATCCTGATGATCTAAGAATTGGTTTTCCACATAAAAATAATATGATGCAAAGATTTAGATATTCAGCACCTACACAATCTCTATTGCAAAGATGGTTAAGAGAAGAATATTTTATAGATGTATTTGTAATAGATTCTATAAAAGAAAATTGCTATGATTGGGAAATAAGACAAGAAGATCAAAAGAAAATAGAATGTGATCAATATTATTATAATTATGAAGCAGCATTAGAAGATGGTTTAATTAAAGCACTCAAATTATTATAGATTTTGATGAAAATGAGTTTAATACTCATGATAAATTACCAAGTATATTTGGTAACCTACAAGCAGCAATTGATATAAGAGATAAAGTATATAAAAATGGAAAAATATTAGAACTAACAGAACTTAAAGTAATTGTAGAATGAAAAAATGGAACTGGAAATTATTTGGATTTATTATGTTAATATCTTGGGTAGGTATACTCACCAATAAAAACTATATAACCTTTTGGGAAGCAGAATTAGTAGCAACTATTATTGGTCTACCAGTAGGACTTGCTTTCGCTTGGTTAACTAAAGATTAATATGAAAGTACTAATAAAGTACGAAACAGCAGAACTAGCTAAAGAAAAAGGATTTCCCCAAAATATACCCTATGATCATTATATCGTTGGTGAAGATAAAAAATTCATGACTGATTATTTTTATAAATCATCTTTAATTGATGATTATAAAAATAATCTCTTAGGATGTCCTACTCAAAGTGAACTACAAAAATGGTTAAGAGATGAAAAATCATTATATATTGATATTTATACTGAATGTACTGTAAATGAAATTTTAGGGTTTAATTATAAAATTACTAGTTGGTACGTATTACCTCAACAATATAAAAGGGAAAATATTTCTGGATTTGAGTTGACTTATGAACAAGCATTAGAACAAGCATTAATTAATGGATTAAACTTAATAAAAATTAATTAACTTTATGACTGCTGAAGAATTTATACAAGAAATAGTTCAAGAAGGTTGTACAGCAACCATTAAACCCTTATTAGAAGATCAGTTTGTTGAAGGTGGTACTCCCGAAAGTGGTTATAATATAAAGATAGATAAAAATTTAAGATCACAATCTTATGTGTCATTATAAACAAAAAATATTAGGAATGACTAGATTTCATGAAGTAATTAATAATAAAAAAAATGTTCTACACTATGCTATTATATCTAAATATGAGTATGAAAATAATAAGTGATTAACCTTGTAAATTCTCTACTCCCTTTTCTTCAGTAGATTTATCTACAAATAATTTTAACCATTCTTTTAATTCTTTGAAATCTCTGAAAGTAGCATCACCACTTTCACCAGAATCTAATAATTCCCATTCTATATCGAATTGATTATATACTTCTGATGCTGTGATAACCATATAAACACTACCTAATTTGTTAGACTCTATAAAATCAGTATCTATAACAAAATCTTTATCAGCATCTGTACCACCTAACCCTCTTCTGATTCCTGATTCATCATCATTAGCATCTGATAACTTAACAAGTAACTTAATAATCTGATCTGCTTTACTGCTGTCTTTATAATCTTCTGGAAATACCTTAGTCATATCTAACCATATATATCTACCAGCATCTTTGATAGCTTCCGCAGGATATCGATTTGATAAATATCTTAAATATAATTTTGCTCTTAATGTCTGATCAAACATACTATCATTACCTGACTCTACATCCTGCTCTCCTGTTGCTCCTTCCATTTTAATGTGCTTGATACCCTTTGCCTTTACTTCACTCTCTACAATGTCTGTAACAGTCTGTAATACTGAATTTAAATGCTTTAGGTCTTTGCCCGTTCTATGTCCTGAATTCTCCTGCTCGGCTACTGAAAATTCTACTTCGTAAACACCAATATCATGATTTCTATCATCATGCCAGATTCTAACTGTATATCTAATACCTGATGCTTGAAATATATATTGCATACTATCACCATGATCATATTGCTTCATATATTTTAACACCTCTTCATTAATTGTACTAACTAATGAATCATGTATTAAAAGTTCTTCTTGTATGATGTCTAGGATGTCCATATACAAATAAATACTTTTATCTTTTAAAAAATAGTAGCCGATTTTTTTTGCTTTTCTATATACAATATCCTTTATAATATAGTATCATTTTTTGACATTACCCTCTACATTCTCTTAGAACATCCTAATACTATAAAAAATTATAAATTATTATAAAAGTATAGAAGGAAAAAAAATCGGTGAATTTTTATGTCATGTAGCACCCCGACCCTATATGGGGGGTCATTTAGGGGGGTATTAGTACGGGGGGATACGGGGGGTTTAAGGGGTCTTAAAGGGGTGGTAAAGGGACGTTCAGGTGGGGTGGTATTAGGAGATAGGACGGGCATAAAGTTTGTTAGAAGTCCTTAAAATAGGTCTAGGAATTAGGCATAAAAAAAGCAAGTATTAACTTGCTTTTTAACTTTTATTGTTGTATTGCCTATTTCATTATATAGGCAAGTACTTTGCTATCTATTGCAGCCTTTTTTTCGGGTACTGCTTTTGATTTGTTACCTTTGGCATCAACACCTTTGTAGATGTAGGCATTTATTGCATTGTAAATTAACCAATCATTAACCACACCACCATTTAAGGTATTTGCTTCATTAATGGCAGTAGCATTAATTTCATTTAATTGAACTTTACTAGGTTTCAATTTTGTAGCTTCTAAAACAGCTTCGATACGTTCACCATAGTTAGGAATAGAACTGTCAGTAAGTACTTCAAATTTAGCTTTTATCTTATTTTGTAAGCTAAAGAATACATCCATTTTAGCAAACATTTGTTCAAATGAAGCTAAAATACTTTCGGTATGCTTACCTGAAATATGTAAATTAGTTTCTTCGTGTCCTTCTAAGGGTATTACTAACCCATTAGAGCAAACTATACGAAAGTAACCAAAAGTTATGCTATACTTAGTTAAGCCATTGTAAGAATGATTAACACTAATCATTGGCTTAATTTGGTCATTGCCCGAACCAATAGCTAAATTATTATCTTCAAGTATGTATTTGGCATAAAAACGTACATTATCAATAGCATGATAAGCAACTGAAAATTTGTAACCATTCTTTTTAAGGTCGGCTTCGATACGTGGAAAAATAACCTCATTAGGTACTAATTCGTAACGGTCAGAACAATAGTTTAAATCCATTGTTTTACCGTCAACTTCACCCCGAACAATGTAACCATATTCAGAATTTGTGTTTGCAGGATTTTCTACTTTCGATACTGGAAAAATAATATCATTTAAAGTTGTCATAATTAATTTGTTTAAGTGAATAATTAAATTGATATTTCAAAGGAACAACAAATAAATGAGAATACCAAATTTTTTAATTAAAAATATTAAATTATAACATACATTCATTATAATTTTTTACAGAAATATAAATAGTATTATCGGAATCCATATATAAATCATCTTCATTAAATTCATGTTCACAAATAAAACCTAATACAGACCCTAATTTATGTTTATCAGTTAATAAATCATTATCAATAATCCATTCTACAGCATCATTTGAATGAAATGAGATAAAACCATCATAAGAACTATAATTAATATTAATATAGTCTTTAAAATCCTCAATATTTTCAATTAAAAATCTATTAATATTATTAATATTATCTTTTGATAATTTATAAGTAACATTAATAGAATCATTAGAATAATTATAAAATTTAGGTGAAATAATCTCTTCAAAAATAATATCATTAATAAAATTATTTTCACTCAAATAGGTTTTAATTTTTTCAATTAAATAATAACTTACTTGTGTTTTATATTCTTTAAAATCAAATTGAATTTTATCATATTCAATTTCATCTTTACCGTTTAATTTACGTTCTTGATTAATATTAAATATCTCGCTATCTTCTAAAGAATCACAATCCCAAATTGTATTGTAAAATCCACTAAATAAAGGTAAATAACTTTGAACACTTTCCATAATTGTATTTTTTTTTTGTTTGTGTACATCAAAAGAACAACTAATAATTAACAATACCTAATATTATTAATTAAATATTTTTTATTTATAATAATTCTAAATAGGACATTCTAAAAAAATATTATGTAGGTTGGAGTACACTCTCTAGGATTCTTGAGAAATCCAACCCCCCTAAACGGTAACACTAAAGTAAAAAGAATATTTGACAATACCAAATATATTAAATAAAATATATTAAATAAAATAAATATTACATTTCGTTTGGTACTGTCAAATATTATAGTTTCCTTTGTATTGTTGTTCAATTAAACAAATTAAAAATAATAATTATGAAAAATTTAAAAGAAGTTAAAAGTCGTTTTTCTACTGTTAATGGTGCTAAATTTATTGCCGTTAATGGTTATGAGAGTAAAAGTAGTGGTGAAGTTGCAAACCATAACATTAACGTGAATATTAGTGTTGAAAATGCAAAAAAAGCAGATTTGGAAACGTTGAAAAACTTTCCTGCAAGTCAACTTAACGAAATTGCTGCAAAGGTAGGTGCAAGTAAAGAAGATGCAGTAAGGGCAATTGAGGAACTAATTGCAGCAGCCGAAAAAAATCTATCTAAGGACAAAGCAGATAGAACGGCACAAAGTCAAGCACAAACAGATTCTTACGTATCATTGGGCAAAGGTTTAAGATTACACCTTGACACTATGGAAGTTTATGTTAGTGGTTTCGCTAACTCTAAGACTATTATCGTAGAAGGCACTTACAAGACAGTAAACAGTAAACCTAAAACATTGGTAAAAAAAGCCATAAACAAAACATTGAAGATGTACAAATTCCGTAACTTCAAGCTAGGACAGGCAGATAGTTTAACCGTAACAGGTAGCACTATCCAACTGTAAAGATAGGACAATGGTAAGGGGTGAAATTCCCTTTGCCGTTTAGTCGTTTGTACAATCTTCATTTTGAATATCCTAAATTAAAAAATATGAAATACTTTGTTAATAATATCCAATACGATACTGATGGTGAAGTAATTGAATTACCTGATTCAATTATGGTAAATGTACCAAACCATTTAGAAGATAAAATTGAAATTGATGAATTTATTAGTGATCAAATATCTAATGAAACAGGATTTTGTCATAAAGGTTTTAGCAGAAAGAAAATGGTAAGCTAATGGATTAACCACACACATAATAATCTTAAATAAAAATATTAGTAAGTAAATTGATAGAGAATGTTAGCAGGTGTGTTAACCTTTTTGCTTTAAAATAAATTGGTATTTTATTTGGTATTCTCATTTGTATATTGTACCTTTGATATACACAAACAGAAACACAATGAAAGACTTACTTAAATTAATTGAAAAGGAATTTGACCTTAGTAAATGTAATACTACATTTGCAGAGATTAGTGCAGAAATTGATTACATTCAAGAAACATATATACATGATGCTGATGATTTGTTATTAACACTAGCATACATTAATTCTAATAAAGAAGTTCAGTTAGTTTTTTCTAATTAAAAATATTTCTTTGTGAAGTGTGTAAGAGGTAACAGAAATGTTACCTTTTTTTATTAAAAATTAGGAATTGTCAATTAAACATTGTACCTTTGAATTACACAAACAGAAATAATCATGAAAAAATATTTACTAATTATTGAATTTAGATATTCAGATGCTCCAAAACACGAAGATGGTTGCGATAGTCGAAACAAAAAAATAACAATAGGTGTTTTCGATGATTTTGATGATGCGTGTATTGAGGGTAATAAACTCATGGTAAATCTTGAAAGTAAATTTGATTTACATGTTTATCCTAATGGTAATGGTGTTGCAAAAAAAGAAAGATTTAGTAAGCATGGTGGTTGTTTTGGTAGTAGTCATACACTGATAACAAACTTAGCATATTTAAAAACACCATTTGATTTTTATGCTAAAATATCTACATTACATATTGATTCAGTTGATGAAACAATTGAAGATGTTTTAAATTCAGTAAGAAAATATAGAAACTATAAAAATCAAGAAAAATAATAATAGTACATTGTTTACTAAACACTTAATTAAAAATATTATGAAAAAACAATTAGAAACTTATTGCACATTACATTGGTGGAATATGGGTAAAAAGACACTTTCATTTAAAGGAGAATTAAAAGATTTATTAAAAGAACAAAAAATTACTTTTACTAAAAGAAAATCCGAACACGAAGGTTTATTTATTTTTATATTTAAAAGTGCTTATGATATTACTTTTAAAGTGAGAGGAACAATAAATGATTTTCCACATTATGCAAAGCAATTTATTCAAATGGAATTAGTACGCATGGGCGACAAATCACAATTATATGTTACAGGTACTTGGCGTTCTACTGTAAATGTTAACTATTAAAAATATTAGTGGATAAATTGATAAAGAAGGTTAGCAGGTGTGTTAACCTTTTTGCTTTAAAATAAATTGGTATTTTATTTGGTATTCTCATTTGTATATTGTACCTTTGATATACACAAACAAACAAAGACAATGGATTTACGGAAAGCAAAAACAATCGCATTAGAACTAATGACTGAACATGGTATAACCAATGATGGTTGGATTTTCAAGTTCGATAATGCTAGAAATCGTGCAGGTGTATGTAGATATAGAAATAAAGTAATTGGTTTATCAAAATATCTTATACCTCACATGAAGGATGAAAAGGTAATTGATACCATCTTACATGAAATTGCTCATGCTTTGGTTGGTTCAGGTCATGGTCATGACTATGTATGGCAAAGACAAGCCATTGCAATAGGTTGTAATGGTCAAAGGTGTTATAGTCCTCATAATGATATGAACAACTATGAAGAAACATTAGCCGTTCAAAGTAAGTACACATATAGTTGTCCTAGTTGTAATAAGAAAACTGCAATACACCGTAAACCAAAAAGGTCTAAATCTTGTGGTGAGTGTTGTAGTTATTTTAATCCTGAATTCAAATTAATATTAACAGAAAATTATTAGGAATTGTCAATTAAACATTATACCTTTGAATTACACAAACAAACATAAACACAATGAGTACTAATTCAACAATCACAGTAAGAACGGCAGAGAATGAACGTAAGAGCATTTATTGTCATTGGGATGGTTATCCCTCGTATAATGGTAGGCTATTGTTAGAACATTACAATACACTTGCTAAAGCAAAAGCATTAGTAAAATTAGGATGGTTATCTGTATTGAACGAGAATATTGTCCAACCTAAAGGTGAGGTACATACATTTGAAAAACCTTATAAGAATGTTAATATCTATTATGGTAGAGATAGAGGTGAAGAAGATGTTGAATGTCAAACATTAAAAAATTCAGATTCTATTGATAAACAAGAATATAACTATCTTTTTAAGAATGGTAAATGGTTTGTTAATGGTGAAGTATTAACACCTGAAATTTGTGATGAAGATTAATATTAAATATGTACAAATCCTTTGTTATTTACTTTAGGATTTGTACATTTGTTATTTACTAAAGTAAATACAATGAAAGTATATCGAGCAATGGCATATGGTTTTGATTCCACATTGGTTCTTTTTGTATGATGAAAATGAAATGGTATTACTATCTGATTTACCTAATGGTTTTGTAGAAAAGTAAGAAATAATTAGGAATTGTCATTTGTACATTGTACCTTTGAATTACACAAAACAAATACAATCATGGCTTATATAACAAGTAGATTATTAATAGCACAAATCAATGAAGATGCTTTACCTCATGGTATTGTAGCTGAAATGTTAGGTAGAGAACAATTTTTAGATACTGATTCTAGTCTAGGTGAAAGAATGTATAGTGCTGATATATTTTCAGATATTCTACATGAAAATAATATTAGAGATAAGTTTGTTGACTTCTTAGATGAAATAATTCAAGAGGTTAGAACCTATGATTATGTTCAGATTATCAACGTTTATAAAGACCCTAAAACTGAACCTAAAGAAGCAACAGCGTATGATTATGGTATGAGTGAAAAACACGACAATAATTAGGAATTGTCAATTTTATATAATACCTTTGTTATACACAAAACAAATACAATCATGGGTGGATTTACAAAAATACAACTAAAAGATGTTTCACAAGAAAACATTGATTTACAAAATTCTAAATTAGATATAATCGGTTTACGAAAAAAAATTAGATTTTATTCTAAAAAAGATATTGCTTTGGAATATGAATACTTTAAAAAGGATGATGGTGTTTTTAATGAAAATTTCTTTCCAAGAAATCTAATACATAGTTTATCTGATTTTAAAAGGTATTGGAGTACAGAAGCATTAGGAGAAGTTTTTGTACCGCCAATAGGGTCATTAACATTTGATTGCTATTTTGGTCGCACATCCAAACGTGCAATGCATCATATTGGTTTATACCTTGTTGATAATCACAAAGAAATTAAATCTGCATCGGGGAGTTATTCTGTATTTATTGAACGTGCAGGATTAAATGAACTTGAATTACTAATATTAGAAAAAGCCAATAAACTTGATAATTTTTAAATAAAAATAATATGTTAGGACTATCAATAGATTTATTTCATACAGTTCAAGAAATACTTAATGTAGAATTTGGTTTTTAAATATATTTGTTTTACCTTTGAATTACACTAAAACAAAAACAATTATGGATGTTTACTTAAAAGATGTGGGAGATTTTATGACAATGGTTCTTAACTCCGATACTGCAAAAGAAGTATTAAATTCACAACCACAATCTGTAAGAAGCAAACTATATGCTGGTGGTACTAAGATGAACTTTGCATACGATTACAAAGCAAAGATCAAAGGATTCCTAAAGAACAAATCACTTTCATTTCAAGAATTTTAAATTAATAAATGAGAAATAATTAGGAATTCTTAATTATTATTTGTACCTTTACAATACACTAAAACAAAAACAAGATGGGAAAATTTAAAGTAGTATTAGAATTTCACTATGATAGTGAAGAAGATATTTCAGATTGGAATATTGATTGTGAAGTAAAAGCAGTAACAGATGCTGATAAAGCTATTGAAGTTGCACAAGCTGAACTAGAAGCTAACTCACCATACGAATTTTCATTTAATGTTTATGATGAAGATGGTGAATTTATAAAAAATTCTTAATAAAAAATATGTACAAGTCCTTTGTTTTTAACATTGGACTTTGTACATTTGTTATACACTAAAACAAAAACACAATGAAAAAAGTATTATATTATACAGTAGAAAAAGAATTACAAGACATAGACGGTTTTGAAGAAACAACGGGTAATAAAACAATTACTTGTTATGATATAATTGATAATAAACCTAAAATCTTTTGTGAAATTGAAACACAAAATACTGAAAATTCAGAGGTTGAAATTCAAGAATATCTTGATAATAATGGGTATGAAGATGAAGAATTTGAATTTATAATCCTTTAATTAAAAATATTATGACACGAACATTTGAAAACACATCCTTTGGAGATGTAGAAGTACGTAACGTAATGATAGACTTAGATGGTACTAATCTTGAAGAAGGTCTTGAAATTACAGTAGATAACGTTGAGAAACCTATTGAAGTATATGGTTACTATGACGTTGAAGAAATGACAACAGATGAACTTGAAGATTTACTTGAAGATAATTATTAAATAAAAATATTAGTTGGTTGGATTAAATTCTTATTACCACTAGGTATTTTAACGTATTTTATAATAAACAATAACTTTTTACCTTTGTATTAAGTATTTAAAAAAACAAAGAATTATGAAAAAAGTAGTAAAAATCGTAGTAGCATTCATAGTAATAGCACTAGGTTCATGTACAACTTATGCAAGGGTAGAAACACCTACAACAAATCTTTAATTAAAAATAATAACCATCTGAATTAAAACCTAGCAGAAATGTTAGGTTTTTTATTTAAAATGCTAATAGGTTTAGATTAGAATACATTAATAGAATATTAAATGATTAATCTTTAATTAAAAATATTATCTAAAAAAAAAGGTTACAGAAATGTAATCTTTTTTTTTGTATTGTCAAATATTAGTTTTATCTTTGTTGTGTAGATGTTACTTATAGCCTACATATATTTCACACTAAACAAAAACAATATGCGAATATCCTTTAAATTAGGTAATACTCTTCAAGTATTTAGATTAGGTAAAACTTCGAATGGTAAGATTAGTCAAGGTAAAGCTAAAATACTCCAAACTTATATATTTTCAGTTGAGCAATTTAACTATGTTAAAAATTCTTTAGATAAGAAAACAAAAACTAGTTTCAAAGACTTTTTTGCATTAGATGCTGCAAACTGTTTAGATTGTCCTTTTAGTTCGAATAGTGGTAATAGTAAATGTTATACTCATAAGTTTTTCCAGTATAGTGGTTTTGTTATGATGTTAAAATCTATTGTAAAGGAATTTGATACTATAGATAACGTCCCTGAATACTCAATTGATTTAGGTTTAAAAATCTTAAACATTGCAGAAAATGTTTATGTTAGGTTTGGCTCGTATGGTGAACCAACAATGCACCCAATTGAATTAGTCCAAGGCGTTGCAAATGTAGGTAATTCATGGACAGGGTACACTCACCAATATGTTCGTAAACCTGAATATAATAATTGGTTTATGGCTTCAACACATAACCAATTGCAAGCTAATACAGCTAGTGAAAAATTTGGTTTTAGGTCATTCATAGTAGTAAGAGATAACAACAATGTCCAAGGTGTTATATGTCCAGCATCAAACGAAAGCAAAGCAGATACCAATTGTTCTGATTGTGGGTTATGTTCAGGAGTTATCGGTAAAGGTAAAAAAGATGTTGTTATCTTAGAACATTAGTACAATGTTCATTTAGAATATCCTAAACTTTCTAATTTAGGATATTATTTAAACTTTTATTTATAAAATTAGGAATTGTAAATATCTTAATGTATTTTAGTAAAACAAAACAAAAACAAGATGGAAAGATTTAATAAAATTTATGAAAATAACCATAGGATAGTCTTAGGTTATGTTGCTCAAAAGCTAAATGATTATACATTAGCAGAAGAAATAACCAATGATGTATTCATTAAACTTAGCAAATGTTTAGATTCATTCAATGAAGATAAAGCCTCTATGCGAACATGGATCATGACCTTTGCAAAAAATGCTGTTATTGACCAATATAGAAAACGTAATTTGAAAACAATATCTTTAAATAAAGATTCTGTGGATGGGGAAAACAAATCAATGACCTTGGAGAATAGGATTGTATGTGATATACCAACACCTTACGAAGCATTGAGTTCAAAAGAAACTATGTTCAACTTAGATAATGCAATTGCAAATCTAAGTAAGACGGATTTCGATGTTGCTTATTATTTCTTTAAAGAAGAGTTATCTTACGAAGAAATATCTAAAACAATGAATATTTCATTAGGTACTGTAAAAGGTAAAATATCGAGAGCAAGAAAATCATTACAAGCTAAATTAGTACACATATAATTTAAATTAAAAATATCATGACAGATTTTATGACAATAACTCAAGTAGTTGATGCAGCTAGAAATGATGTAAATAATCATATTGCCAATGGTACATTTAAGAAAGAAGGTGAAGATTGTGAAGACAATGAAGAGAACATCTATACAATTGATGCTCTTTATGCACAATGGGCAGAGAATGAAGAAGCTGCATCTAATGCAATTAGTACAATGTTCGAAGAAGAATTTTCAGAATATATGTAAAATAAATTAAATATAATTAGGATATGTCAAATATCCTTTTTATATTTGTAGTACACAAAAACAAAAACATTATGTCTAATAAAAGAACAATAGTAGAATCGGAAGAAGGTAAGAATCTATTACTCCATGCAGTTATCAATCAGTTAGAAACCGATTTTGATGATAATGAGTTTGATGCAATAGATGAACTCATTACTAAGCTAATGGAGAACATGGATAATCATGAGATACTTTATAATTATCTTAGTGATTCAGCACAACAAAACTGGATGGAAGGTAAAACAACTATAAGATTTTAATTAAAAAATTATGGAATTTTATAAAACAACTGAAAAACTTTCTGATATTGTACAACCAAGTCAAGTTGTATATGTTCCTGAAAATGCAGAAGATAATGATGATGTATTCTCAAAGCAAGATTTTCTTGATTTATGTAAAGGTGATAAATATATTGCACAAATCGTTTTAGACCTTTGTGAATGGCAATCGCCTTATACTGTTATTGATGAATTGATAAGAGAAGAAGAGTTTGAAGAAAATCAATTTAATTTATTTTAAATTAAAAATCATGGATTTATTTGATAACCCCGAAGCATTATCTAACAATGTCCAAGATGTTCTTATGCATTTGAGGATGAACTTAATAATTTAGTACAAACTTAGAAGGCTTATTTGCTATATTTAGTGTTAGGCTTTCGTTAATTTTTGAAATATGGAAATAGATAAATCAAAACAAATTAAATCATTATTTGAAACTTATTTTGATGGTTGTTACGGAGTAGATGCACAACCAAACACTTCTAATACTTATGAAATGGGTATTTGTAAATTAGATTATGATGAAAAATCTAATATGTTAGATGTGCATTTACGTAGACCCGGATTGCTAATAGGTGAAGCAGGCTTTATAATAAATAAAGAATTGAATAAATAAGAAAATGGATTTAATAAATAAGAAAATGGATTTAATAAATAAGAAAATGGATTTAAATACTATTATTGAAAAATACGAAAAATCAGACCCAAAGATGGATTTTCTGTTATGGTTCACTCAAAATTACAAATCTATCAAAGAAACACAAACTAAGGCATTAAATATAGCCGATGTTAGCAAATCGTTTACTGCGGAAGAAGTAGGAAATATGTTAGCAACAAAGTTTAGTACGATAGAAGAAGCAATACACTATTTTGATACAATAGATTAGCAGTATATATTTGCTAACGTTGAGTGTAAACACAGTTTAATAACGATTAAATAAAACAGATGACAGATAAAGATATAAAAAAGCAATACATTAAAGAGTTTGGGTATAGTTCTTTTAATAAATACAATAATACGGACTATTCTAAATGGTTAGAATGCCAATTGATTTCAGCACTAAATGAAGTTATTAAATTGGGTTTACATAGTGTTAGCCAACGAAGTGAACTGGTTTGCGAACACAATTATGTTTATAAAATATTGTATGACCATACAGCAGCAGACGTTTGTACTAAATGTGGAAACATTAATTGATATGAAATTTGAAGTAGATTGTAAAAGTAAAATAAAATCATTTTCTATAATTACTAAAAAAATGGAAATGATAATTAGATATTGGGGTGGATTAAATTTTGATATTGTGAGAGCATATAATACACCTAACCCTAATGCCACATAACGGATAGCAATATGAATAGTAAAATTACGATTTATTAAATTAAAACTTATATAAAATGACAAATGTAGAAAAATTAACACAGTTAGGAATAATAGGCGATGTTAGACAATGCTTGGGTGCAGATGATGAAAATGACACATCAGTAGATGATAGAATAAATACAATGAGTAATTCAGGCTTAGTTAAGGCTTGATATAAAGAATTTATGTAACCTTTAGGGTGTCCTAAACGTATAACTAAAAGAATAATATTGAAACAAGTAAAAATAAATTTTTAAGGCATTAAAATTATGGGATATACACATTATTGGACTTCGAAAGTAGTAAGCGAAGATAAGTTTAAAAAGTTTGCAGCTACTTGTAAGAAATTATATAAAGCATTACCAGATACTAGCGAAACTGCTAGTGGTTGTTATTCAGATGATGAAATAGTAATTTGTGGTGGTAATGGGAAAGGAAAACCATTGTTCAGAAATGATGAAGTTTGGTTTAACGGAGATGATAAAAGAGGTCTTGAAGCTTTTTGTATCGAACTAGAGGATAAAGATTATAATTCTTGTAAAACAGAAAGAAAACCCTATGACTTACTAGTTGTAGCCTGCTTAATTGCAGCACATGAAATTTTAGGGTATGAAATTACAAGTGATGGAGATTTTGAAGATTGGAAACTAGCAATAAATTATTATCTTCGTACATTATATACTAAGATGCCAAACGATGAAGCAATTAAATTAATTTTACCAGAATTCATATATAAAGAATATTGTAACCTTTAGGATGTCCTAAACGTATAAGTAAAAAACAAAGACTAAAAGAAATTATTATGGAACTAAAACATATTATTGATTATCGTTCTATTCACAATATTCTGATAGAGCCAATGAATCAAAAGGAATTAGCTGACAATGTACGTAAAGATGGTAGTGTTCAAGCTAAAGTTCTAGTATCATTTGAAAGTATTCTAGCAAATAATATTGATGACTTAAATGATGACGTATCCGAAAAGATTACTGGCTCTATCTCAGGATTAACAGATATCAGCTATTCAGTTGCAGGTAGAACAACTAATAACGAATTAATTCTGAAAGTAACAGGAGTACCTGAACTGGAAGACTAACAATGTCCAGCTTGACTAGCTGGTAAAATATTTAAGAATACTTTTCTAGGGGAAGGACTAATCAATGTCCATTCGTAGTACCCTAAGAATTGTTTTTGTTTAAAATCGGGGGAGAGGTGTCTCCCCCATATTTTTTTCACAATGTACGTAACCTTATTCATTTATATACGTATATACTATTACACAAAACAAAAACATTATGAATTTTGAATTAAGAAAAATTAAGTACTTCGATGCAATGTCCAAAGAAACTCCTTGCTTTACAGCAGAGATATGGGAGAATGGTAAACACGTAGCTGACGTTGAGAACGATGGTCATGGTGGTGGTAATATGGTACACAACATACATGGTGTTAATACCTATAAAGACGTAGCTAAGTTCGACAATATGGACGTTGAAGCAAATATATTTGGTATGGTATGGGAAGACTTTGATGTGAAGAGATTACAAACTAAAAATTGGGTTTTGAAAAAAGATGATAAAATATATACCGCTAAATTTCCAATGTCTGTTTCAAAAATAAAGAAACATAGTGATTTTGAAAATTGGAAACAAACTCAAATTGCTAACCATATTAGTCATGGATATCAAGTCTTAAACCGAAATCTTTAATTAAAAATAAAATAAATCACATTCCATTTGGATTTGTGATTTATTCTTTTTACCTTTGAATTACACTAAACAAAAACATTATGATGAATCACATGGATGAACGAAATAGAACTGGTAGTGCATTTCGTAATGCAGAAAATCAAGCAAGAATAGACGAGTACGATCAAGGACTGTTCCTGCACTTAGGTATAGATACAGCTAACCTAACACAGAATCAGGTAGATACAATCCTGATACCTTCTCACGCACCTGAAAACTATATGTGTGATGGTGAGATAACATCTAAGCAAGCTGAAACTCGTTGGTTTAAGCAACTGGTACAATCAGGACTTAAAACAAAAGATGTAGCAAGAGCAATGAAATTAGTACGATAATCTTTAATTAAAAATTATGGAACTTGAAATAATAAAATCTAAACTTTGTTGGTACGATTTAAGAAATACAGATTCTTCTATGAATGAAGAAGATAAAAAAGAATTCAATAAAGAAAATGAAAAATGTAATTGTGATAACTGTTTTTATGGTAGACACGAATTAGCAAATGAATTACTTAAAGAACAAAAAGTAGTATTAATCAGTAAAAGTAAAATGGTGTTGATTGAAGAATTGAAACAAATAGAAGAACTATACTTACCTAACGGTGCTACTGGTGCAGTTTGGTTGGATGATGTTATTGATGTTATTATAAAACTTTAAATTAAGAATTATGAGAGAGTATTTTATAGACTTTATTACTTCAGATGGTATTAATAGTCAACATGAAAAAATGGTAATAATTTTAGAAGAGGATGAAATTCTATCTAATGAATTATTAATTAAGAAATTTCAATCAAAAAGAAATACTACTTTAAAAGTATATATTTCTGATATAAAAAGAATTTAATGTAACCTTTAGGATGTCCTAAACGTATAACATAATACGATACACAATTAATTATTCACTAAATCTCAATTAGATGAAATTAGAAAAACAATTAAATTCGAAAAACATTCAGTCAACTGGTACAGTTACTGCAATGAAATTAGATGAAGATGCTCACTCAACTATCTTCGAAATTTTTACTAGTGGTTTATACTCCGATCCTATTGGTAGTATCATTAGGGAAATAACATCAAACTGTTTTGACTCACATGTTGAAGCAGGTAAAGACAATCCTAAAAATCCTGTTGTTGTTAAGTTAACCAATGAGGTTTCAGGCACGTTCATATCTTTTATAGATAAAGGTGTAGGAATGTCTCCCGATAGAGTACACAACATCTATGGTACTTACTTCAAATCAACTAAGAACCAAACAAACGATCAAATTGGTGGTTTCGGTTTAGGTGGTAAAACTCCATTAGCTTATACTGATAGTTTCTTTCTTATCACACGTTTCGAAGGTGTAGAATACATCTACAATATCTTTATGGGCAATGATAGTCCAATGGTAGAATTGATGTCGCAGGAAACCACTAAGAAAGTTAATGGTAGTGAAGTAAAGATACTTATTAAACCTAACGACCTTACAGCTTTTGAAAAGAAAACATTACGTCAATTGTACTACTTCGAAAACATAGTGTTTGAAGGTTTTTCAGATTATTATGTAACCAATGATTATACAATTGCCAAAGGTGATACATTTCTTTATAGAGGTGATACATACTCTAGAAGTATGCACGTTTGTTTAGGTAAAGTAGCCTATCCTATAAACTTTGAAGCACTGGATGTTGAAGAGTCTGATTATAACTTACCTGTTGCTATTAACATTGAAATTGGTGAGTTAGACAATGGTGGTGTAACACGTTCAAGAGAAGAACTTAAATACACTGATAAGAATAAGAAGATCATCATAAACAAGATGAAAGCTGTTAAAGCAGAGTTGATGGAATTATTGTCTAAACAACTTGACAATGTACAAACCATGCAAGACTATTATAAGGTTATAGATAATCTTGGTGAACTTCGTCTTGGTGATAAGGTATTGAATGTTGATAGCATAGATAAAAACGATGTTGTCTTTCCTAACTTCAAATACAATGATTTGAAGATGCCTAAGATAGGTGACTTGGTTACTACTTTCTACAACAAGAAAATGTTTGGTAAGAAAGAAAGTACTAGGTATGGTTATGGAAATTACAAAGGTACTTTTGAATCAATGAATGAAAAAGATAACGTATATTTTGTTGATGGTGAATTTAAAAGAGTTGTTTTAAAGCAATCATATTTACAATGGAAAAGTGATAGATTTTTTCTTCATACTCCAATTGAATTTACTGAAACTGGTATGGCTATCCTAAAGAAAGAACTAGGATTAACTACTTCTAAAGAAATTCCTTTTACTAAGAAGCAAATAGCAGCTAAAGAAAAAGCTAAAAAGAAAGCAGAAGATAAGGGTGAATTTTACGTGATGGGTGATTTGTTTAATATAAGAACCATTAATGTAATTCCTAAAGCCAAAGGTGAGAAGTTAATTGCTGACTTACAAAAAGATGTTCATGCCTTAATGGTTAAACATGCTAAGAACTACGATGATTTAGTAGTACCTGATGATTACATTGCTCTTAGAAAGCAGAATAGAATGTCCGCAACTGTTCTTAAAACTGGTATTCCTGTTAAAGATAAAGGTTACTACGGTTACAGAACCAAATTGAAGATGGAAGATTTTGTTAATCACAATGGTAAAATCTACTACGGTTTTGCAGATGATAGTTACGCACTTGAAAATGGAAGTAGTATTTTCGATGAAATTAGTGGTAGTGAAAACAAATCTAAAATAAATAGATATGGTGATAATGATACTAAAGGTACAATGTTCATTCAAATATCTAAAGGTAATGAGAAGTACTTAAAGATGCTTGGTAAGAAAGCTGTACACATTAATTACTTCTACCAAACTTATGTATCACGTAAAATTGATATGATTGTACAAAACAAAACCTATGCAAAAGCAGAAGAATTGTTTAATGAGAATGTACTGGGTGTTTTTAATAAAAGTATCTTTAAACAAATTGATGAAGATATTTACTCTATGGCTTGTAAAGTTAATGATAGTCTTGAAAGTCATAAGGTGTTCCACTACATTAGTACAAGTACAATACTGAACAAACTTAAAATTGATTTAGATGATGTACAGGTGGAGTTCAAACATAAAGAAGAACTTGAAAAACTAACTAAGATTAGTAATGGTTGTAGAGATAGACTGAAATGGATTAGTTTTCCTTGGGAATTAAATCCTGAAACAGAAAATGCTGATAAAGAATTAATTGAGATGGTGAATTTGTGTATCGACAAGTAAGCCTAAAGGGGAAGCGTGAGAAACTTCCCCTTTTATTAGGTTTTGTCAAATACATTTTGTAACCTTGCAATAGAGAATTACGTATAATATAACATAAACAAAAACACAAGATTATGAATTTAATATTTGGAAACAAAGTTGGAACTAAAGTTAATCTGTTTATTAACGGTACACTTCATTCCAAAGAGTGTGGCACTGATGAAGGTGCTAATGTGTTCTTCAAAGAAATACTTAAAGTAAAAGCTGATCCTACTGATGAAAATGTAGATGGTCTTTATGTATTATTAAATAAGAATATTCGCATTGCGAAAATGGCTGGTTTTGAATATGATGTTAAAACTGGTGAAACGTTCATGGATGGATTTAATACTCCTGTTCCTGAATTGCTTGTTGAAACTATTAAGGATTACCTAGATAATAACTTTCCAATTGAAAGTATTACTAACTTTTGGAAGCTGTTAATGGCTAATCCTGATCATAGAGTTAGAGAAGATTTATTTAAGTTCATTGCAACTCATGACTTCTCATTAACCGAGAAAGGTTATATGATTGTCTATAAGACTGTTGATTACATGAACATGAATACCAACGATGTTGCTTCATTCGTTTCTAATGCTTACCTGAAAGTACGTAAGGATTGGGGAACTTCTGCAAGTAAATATGTTGTGTATAAAAACTTCACAGAAGAAATTGGTGAAGATTTTGAATTAAAACTTACAAAGAAAGTTACCTTTAACAAATGGGATGTTGAAGCTAAAGGAGTAAAGTTAGTGGGCAACTTGAATGATCTACAAAAGAACCTTGACAATTTGATAGAAGATAATAGTTCAGTCTTTACTGATCTACATACTCATAAGATGGAGATTAAACTTGGTGAACCTGTTAAGTTCGAAAGAACTGAATGTGATTCTGATCCTACAATTGATTGTTCTTATGGTTTGCATGTTGGTGCAACTAATTATGTACAGAGATTTGCTAATAGTGATTCAGTTGTACTTGTTTGCTTGGTTAATCCAATGAATGTAATGGCTGTACCACAATACGACCATAGTAAAATGAGAGTATGTGAGTACTACCCATTTGCACTTGCAACCTTTGAAGATCGTAAGATTGATATTATCGAGCAGAAATTCTTCGAGTACGATTATGTATCTCATGAAGAAGAAGAATTGAAACTGTTACTTGCTTCGAAAGAAGAAGATGTAAGAGAACGTTCTTATAATGCTCCCGAAGATGAAAGGGATTATGACGAGTACTTGACCATCCTAGAAGCTAGAGTTATTGATCTAGCAGGTGAATAGGATAGCCTAAAATATATCATCCCCTTCTTGTAACATGGAAGGGGATTTTGTCGTATAATATAATATAAGAAAAACAATTAATTATGAGTAAGATCACTGGACAGAAACTAAGTAAAGACTTAAAGGCAACCAAAATTAAATTGGATAACCTAGAAGCTAAAATTGAAAAGAAATTCCAATTAATACTTGATAATTATAGAGAGTATCTCACTGATGAAGATACTAATTACCTACATAAAATAGCTGTAAGTGATATGTCTATAAACTTTAAACTAGGTATCATCATTAGAACTGAAGATGCTTATGTTAAAGCAACAGGTAACCAAGCTGAAATGTTTAATTAAAAATTATGATAGATTTAAATGAAGACAGCATATATACCGAAGATGAAATCATTATAATTGGTGATCATCTGAAGAGTCTTAAAGGAATGATCCTTCTAGATAATAATGGTGATTTCTTTGTACTAAAAACAGCATGATTAAGAAACCAGTAAGAATCTTATATTCACTACTGGCTGTCCTACCTCTAGGAATTCCTATTATGATGTTGATTTATGGAATTAGAAATAGAATTGAGTTAATAAATAAATTAAAAAACTTTAAATTAAAATTATGAATAAGATTAACTATGTAACTGGCGATGCTACTAACCCTCAAAGTGACGGCTTTAAAGTAATAGTGCACGTGTGTAATAACATTGGAGCATGGGGTGCAGGTTTCGTTATGGCACTGAGTAAGAAGTGGGATCAACCTGAACGTGAATATAGAGAGATGAACCACCGTGACTTAGGTATGATCGATCTTGTGCAGGTTCAGGACGACATTGCTATATGTAATCTAATAGGTCAAGAAGGGACGATCAAACGTAATGTAACCCGTAACCTTCCACCAGTAAGATACGTAGCTATTGAGAAGGGTCTTCAAGAACTAGTCGCCATTAATTCTTATAGACATCCTAATGACAAACTATCTGTCCATATGCCAAGGATTGGTTCTGGACTTGCAGGTGGTAACTGGAAGATCATCGAGACTATCATAGAAGAAACTCTATGTGCAGCAGGTATTGAAGTAACAGTATACGACCTGCCATAGGACATCCTAAATGAAAAACTCTCATGGGTGTGAGAGAATTATAAACTTTTAATTAATAATATTATGATAATAGGATTAATAATATTACTACTACTATCAGGTAAGATAATTCATAACCTAATTAAGATTGAAAGAATTCATATAAACATTAAATCAATCATGGAAGAAACTCAAAAAAAAATCAATAACTTTAAATAAAAATATGACAAAACCAAATTTAAATATACCTAATCATACTGAAGAGTTAATGAACATCCTTACACTAAGTAAGAAGTCCTATGATAACTATTTATATGATAAGACCCTTGGACATGTAACCTCAAGGAAACGTAAAACGTATAAGTATATCTTTGAGACTTATCTCTATGCAGTAGCTGATCTATCACTGAAAGTGAATGCTATCCAGAAAGACTTAGAGAACCACTACGCTAGGACGTACAAAGACTCACCAGCATTAGGTAATAAACTATACTATGAAGAGTACTTCGATCTACATAAAAAATATGATAAGGTGAAACGTTTCATCTGGAAAGCAATCTTTAAAATAGATGGAAACGAAAATATCCAACCAGATATTCTTATTTAAAAATATTATCTAGTGCGATCTACCCAACCCCTTGCAGTTAATTTTGTAAGGGGTTCTATTTGTCTACAATGTCCAACCTCATGATCACAATGTACATCATATTGTCCATGATAACATAGGATAGTCTTAACATTTCATTAACGAATCAATTCGTACCATATTGTATCATTATTAACACATTATTCTCCGCTAATGAAAAAACCCATAGGACATCCTACGGGTTTAATCATTCCAAACATGCAAGTACGTTTTCGTACAATACAAACATACAAATAAAAAAAGTCATAAGCAAGAGAAGATGGGATTATTATTTTTAACTAAGAATGTTAATACTCGTTGCTTACGACTAAGAGTGGACACCTAAAAATAAATACCCACACATTTCAAAACAATCTTAATTAAGGATATTGCTAGGGACATTGATGTCCCGAACACCACATTGTCCAATCCATTAGACAACCCACATTGTACACTCTCATAGGATAGCCTACATAGTAATTGCAATAACTATCATAGCAACCAGTGCTATATAAATTATTGCTTTTCCATAGGATGTCCTAATTTTAGTTCATCATATATAATACATATCCCATACCAAAAACGTAACTCGTTGTTCCTATGGAACTTAACTTTAGGATGTCCTAAGTAATTCCCATTATTGGAAGTTCTTTGTCCCATAATGGGACAAGACATGACGAATTTCATGGTCTTAAATTATTAGAGAATCGGCTTCGGGCATTTCTACCCTTTGTTGAGAAGCAAGTAAATTATTATGTTTATTTAGGTTATCCTAGCCTGACATTTTTAATTAAGAATATATAATTTTTTATAAAATCGAGTTTGAAATTTTATAAAAGAGATTTTTAGTACATGTAGCGACCCAAAAGTGGGTGAAAGTGGTAGGATGTGTTTAATTGTGGTGTAGAATTAAAAATTTTATGTTATTTTGTTGTTTTATTTATATTTAAATACTCTTTTTAGGATGTCCTAAAAGGAACAAAACAAAGGTGTTTTTAATAAAAATGGAACATGAAAGAACCATAAAAGTACTACTTCATTTCTACATTAGTAGTTGTTAGGTCAGGGTAATTTAGTTGTGATCACCTTACAAAATGTGATAATAACCAACCTTGTGCTCACGGTGATGTTTTATTTGACTTGTTGTGATCACCTTACAAAATATGATAATAACCAACAGAGTAGGTTTTATTTTGATAAGCAAGTAAGTTGTGATCACCTTACAAAATATGATAATAACCAACATATTCCTATTGTTATTATTGTTGTGATCACCTTACAAAATGTAATAATAACCAACCTATCTTATATACCAACATCTCTTGCCGAGGTTGTGACCACCTTACAAAATATAATAATAACCAACTCCAAGAGCCAACATTCGCAACCACGTACTGTTGTGATCACCTTACAAAATATGATAATAACCAACGAGGATGTAGAGTTGGATTATTACCGCTTAGTTGTGATCACCTTACAAAATATGATAATAACCAACATTATTAGAGATAAATCACTAATTATGAACAATTTATATTGTGAAATAATATTATAAATTTGTAAGGTTCTACCCCATTATCATATTATCAATCCATTTTCATGTTTCTAATACTAGAAGCTATATTTTACGTGGATATCACACTACCCAATCGTTAATTTATAATATTCAATAAGTTAAAGAACTTGTTATTACACTACAAATGTAGGTAAATAAATTGTAAATATCAAGAGTTTATATATTTATTTTTAATATTAATTGCAGCATTAAAATCTGCATTATCTTCATGACCACATTTAGTACATTTAAAATTTGATTGATTAGTTCTATTATTAGAATCTATATTACCACAAACAGAACAAGTTTGTGAAGTATATGCAGGATCAATAAGAATTACTTCTTTACCAAGTTCTTTAGCTTTATATTCTAATTGGGTTTTAATTGTATTCCAACCAATATCTAGTATAACTCTATTAAAGTTCTGTTTAGATTTACTACCTTTAATAGTCATATTTTTTATATTAAGGTCTTCAAGAACAAAAGTATTATTATTTTTATTTTTGGTAAGTGTTGAAGTTATATTATGTTGTTTATTATTTCTAATATTAGAAATTTTAGTATTTATTATACCTAATTTATGTTTTATTCTTTTATATGAATTAGTTAAATAAAAATCTATATCTGTTTTATTTTTTTTATAATAGTCATATTTTTTATTAAGTATAGTAGATAGTTTTCTTTTTTCTTCAGCATATTTTAATAGAACATCAAATCTATTTGCAAATATTGGATTATTAAAATCATTAATATTTGAAGTTGTTATAGGTCTTTCAACACCTAAATCAATTCCAATGGTTGTTTTATCATTAGTGTGTTTAATTGAATAATTTTCAATATTGGTAATTACCTGTATAGATATGAAGTATTGATCTTGCGAATTTTTAGATATAGTATAAGAATTTAATTTAAAAACATTAACATCATTCCACATATTAATAAACAATTTATTATGACAAACCATTTTAATTTTTTTTAATTTAGGAATATTAATAGTAACGAATTTACTACCATTACTTATTATTTTAAATGGGGAAATATTACCATTATAATTATATAGTATTTGACCAGTAAAAGAGTATGTTGAATTTCTATTTTTAAATTTAGGATAACCTGAATGTGTTTTCCATATTTTAGTAAAAGCATTATCTAAATTTTGTAATGTATATGATCTAGTAGTAGCATCAACATTTTTTAAGAATCCATATTTAAGGATACCATTTTCATTAAGTTCATTAGAGTTAGCCAATACAGTTAGTTCTTTAGATGCTTTATATTTATTAAAATATAAATCATTATCTTTCATATATTTTCTTCTAGCAACACCAATATCCTTAATTAAAGATTTATAGTAGAGCATATGATCTATATCACCAGACTCATTAATATATTTAAAGAAAGAAACAATAAGAGTATCTTCAGTATCTAATTCTATTTTATATTTTTTTAAATAGTTGTTAAACTCTTTAGAATCATTTAAATACTTATTTGTAAATTCATCTGAAATATCTTGTTGTTGTCTTAGAAAAGTATTATAGATAAAATTAGAGGTTCTAACAGCATCATCAAAGTATTGTATTTGTTTTTTATTAGGATAAATCCTAAACTTCAAAGCCTTATTTATTTTTTTTAGTTTAAATGATTTAATATCATCTAATATAATATTATCATTTGTTAGAGAAGTTCCAATACCCTTTTTATTTACTTTGATAATATTGTGTATTGTGTTATTTTGTAAAGTAACAATATCATTAGGTTGTAGCATAAATATTTATTTAAAGATTAAAAGACAAATATAGAAATATAAATTGATTAATGCAATAATATTAAACATAATACTTTTCAATTATAGTTTCTTAGGTATTATAAATTCTAAGGTAAACTCCAAAATATGTACTATTATATGCTCCCATATTAAAATGTAATAAACTTAGGTACAATTATAATTATACACCAACCTATTGCTAAAGTATTTAATTTCACCCACACACCAATACTCATTCGCTCCGTTATACTCCTTTTCTAATCTTAGAGTTATACCGTTTTCAATAGGTTCAATTAAAAAGCCTTTTACTTTTCTGTTATTATAAACAAACTCTACCGAAGAACCAACAGCACCTAACAATCTGTATAGTGCATTATTTACCTCTTCCATAGTTACTTTTTGTCTTGTGCTTTTAGGTTGGATTTTATTCATTTACGTTTAATTCAATAACAATAACTTTAGTTGTTTTCATAATTAATTATTTTATTGTATCACCAACATTAAAATTAGTATGACCACCGTACCATTCTCTAATAGTGCCTATACTATCTCTAACAAAAACACCATGTCTTTTTGAATCGAAATTACCTAAATTATCTTCAGTACCAATAACAATAGTAGTACCTTCACAATCATTTATCATATTTGCAAAAGTATCGTATGTTATATTTTTTCGATTGCTTACGGTGGTGCAACTAACAAATAGAAATGGAAGTATAATATATATTAATTTTTTCATAATTTATTTATTTAGTAAGTTCTTTCATTGTCATAACTGTTAAACTTCTAAACTTTTGTCTAACCATTCCTTTAATGAATACCTTTTCTTCTTCTTCATACATTCTACTAACATCAACAACCACTAATTGACCATGAGTGTTTAATTTTAAAAATACTCCATCAATAAAGTTATCTCCTTTTACTGCTCCACCTTCCATTATAATTTCAAGTGCTTGATAAAAATTTAAATCATAATTTTTTTGCATAATATTATTTATTTTTTAATGTTAGTAAACCAAATACAGAAGATAGATAATAGGAAGCACCTATTACATATACAATTATTTTTAACGTATCTTGATTTCTTAATACGGTAAAGATATTTATTTTAAAGAACAGATAAATCATTACAACTATAAAAGGAATAACGATTACGTTTGTGATACTAATATATGTGATTAATTTCTTCATATTAAGTTATATGTAGAATAGTTAGTAAAGGTTACTATTCCTTATTAAAAAGTGCTACAACTCTAAACATATCTATTTTAGTTGCCATTGCTTCTAATGATTCTTCTTCTGCAAGAAGTTCATTAGTTTTAATATCAATGAGAACTCTAGTCATGGGTGTTCTTTCACCATCCTTAACTTCCACTACATAGAAACAAACAGCATCTAATTTAGGGTTGTCACTAATCATATCTCTAGTACACCATTGGGTAGTAGATTTATCTTCGTACCACTCATAACCATTCTCAGGATTAACCCAATATGGTTTTATATTATTATCCCAAGGGAATAGTTTTAGTTTCATTAATTTATTCTTTTATTAAACCAATTAATTCTTGCTTGTCTATTAGAAGGTGTCCAACAAAAATCATCTCTATTATCTGTTTTTTCACCTAAATAATTAAAGAAAACATCTCTACCTCTAATAGAATTATTATATTCATTGGTAAACATTTCATATTCTTTAGTTGTAAGTATACTATCCATAAATAATTTATGCATGGCGATGCACATGCCTAAGTATTTTTGATTATCCTTAGTAGTTCTATTAACATATTCTTCTTTACCAAGAATACAAATTTCACTTAATGTTTTCATTATTCATTTACATTTAATTCTACAACAATAACTTCAACAGTATCTCTTTTTAAGTCGTAAAAGTTACTAGGATGTTTACTATTACAACATTTATCAACAAATGCATCAATATCATCTTGAGTAGGTTCATTTACGTAAACCTCTTTAGAATGAAATTTACCTTTGTTTTCAAAGTTTTTATAAATTCCATGTACTACAATTTGAAATACTTTCATATTAAGTTATACGTATAGGATATCCTAAAGGTTACGTTAGAGGTTTAACTATTAATAGCATAAATAAAACCCAAGGTATAAGGAAGAATGTAAATATTTCAATTACATCTAAATTAGACACACCTTCTGGATTAGATTTTGTCCAGTATTTAGATGTTAAATGTTTTCTAAGTATATTCATAAAAAAAACCCATAAAGGGGTTTTGTTATTTGTGCTTGTTTATCAGAAGTTGGTTTAGTTGTATTTTCACAACTTGAAGACATTAGTGTAAACATACCTAGTATGATTAGCACACTTAAAATTTTGTTTTTCATTTTTGTTTTAAATTAGACTACAATTATAATATGTTATTTTTATATATGCAAGATTATTTAATTCTTTTAAGGTTGCATTGTATAGAATCAGAAGAGTATAACCAATCTGAATTAGGTCTTTCTTTCCATACTTTAGTTACTTTGAATATTTTTGTTTGATTATCTTCATTAAATTCAATAGTTAATCCTACTTCACAATCAATATAATCTTTATTTTCATCAAAGACTGTATAATTTGTATCTGACATATGAACAGCTCCATTATACCAGAAGTCTTTTTTTATTTCTGGAAAGAGTTTGAGTTTGATTTGTTTAAATAAGTTCATAATTAATTATTTAATTCTTTTAATGCATCTAGTGATGATTGTTTCATAAACTCAATAGTTTCACTAGGGATTGTTTGATTATTTTCTCTTAGGAAGACTATTGCTTCTCTAATTTCTTTTTCTAATTGCTTTTTAGCATTTGATAAATCTTCCATTATAAACTATCTTTAACTTCTTGAATTGTTGGAAATATATCACCTCTTTGGCTACTTCTTTTAGGTAGGTATTGATAACCACCTTTAACATCCACTATACTACCAACATATTTATTGTCAAGATAGACATGTACTTGGGTTCTTTTTTTATATGTGAGCATATTTATGATTTTTTGTATATAAATAAATTAAATACAGCAGATAGATAATAGGAAGCACCAATTAAATATATAATCATTTTTAATATTTCTTGATTTCTTAATATAGTAAAGATATTTATTTTAAAGAACAGATAAATCATTACTACTATAAAAGGAATAACGATTACGTTTGTGATACTAATAATTTTAATAAATTTTTTCATAATATTTTTATTTAATAATTGGATAGTTCCAGAGTTTTACTAGAAATTCGGGTATACCTTTTACTATGATTAAATATAATATACTTAAAGGAATTCCTACAATCATTATAATATAACCAAATGCAGCAGAGTAAATATATACACCACTAGGTTTTGATTCATTCCAAAAGTAGTTAAAACTATATTCATCTATGTACATAAAGAATACACTCACAAAATATATTGCTAATGTAATTAAAAAAATTGTTCCTAATGTTATTGGCTTTTTCATATTTTTAATTAAGAATTAATATGGGTCAACCGACCAGTTTAACAAGTCATGTAGAACATCGTTTCTATCTACCATAAAATATTCCTTAAATGAATTAAAGGTATGTTCACCAGACCATCTCATGTGTTTGCTATTCATAATACAAGCGACACCTTCTTTATTTGCATTTGCGATTGAAACTAAGAATTCTGCTATTTGTTTCCAATGATCATCAGAGAAATTATCTCTCATATAAGCATCTTTTGTTTCTTCTAGGATGTACTCAATATCATCAGAAGGTTTTTCGAAAGTGTTATTATCAAACACCACATCAAACTTTAACTCTACAATATGTTGCATACAGTTTTGTTTGATGATTGCTTGTTGATGTGTATATTCTTTAAAGTCTTTACACAACTGTTCTAATTGCATTATATTGAGATTACCATCACCACTATAATAAGGCTGTTTAATAACAATTCCTTTATAGTGTATTGGTAGGTACATATCATCTGACATATATACCATGTGTTCTTTTTTTAGTTTATTAGCCATAATTATTTAATTAATAATTTAAGAGTTCTTCAATAAAGTTAATTTGATGGTTAACTTTACGTATTTTTTTCTTATAAATTTCATAATTTAGTTTTGATTTTAATTCACCAATTCTAATGAACGTCTTTTATAACCATCATCATAACCATCAGCATACTGTTTATCTTTTCTATACTCTTTAGTAATAGCATCAGCTAGGACTTGCTTTTGTTTTTTTAATTTAGTATTTCCCTCATGCCATTTAAATCTTTCATCATCTAATGCTTCTGCTTTCTTCCATAGGTTTTCATTAAGAGAAAAGGTTACATTACCTGCCGAACCTAATAAGATGATTGCACCTGAAATATATACGAAATATTCAGCACGTCCTAGAATGCGTAACATTTCAGGGTCAGTAGTAGATGCAGCAATAACTGAAAATCCTACTATGAAGAATATTACTGCAAATATATTTAATATCGATACTATTTTAAAAAACTTTCTCATAATTATTTAATTAATAGTTTATTTTGTTCTTGTAATTTTTCTAGACCTAGAACATTTACTTTATGCATGATTGCATTTTCAACTTCTTTTTTAGCATCTAGTACAACATCATCCATTGTTTCTTGAAATGTTTTCATAAAGAATGGTATATTACTTTTAACTTCTTGGCTAATTTTTTGTATAATAAATTTTAGTTCTTCTTGATCAGCTTTAGAAAGAGTTTTCTTCTTAACAAGTTCTTGTGCTCTTTTTTTACCATTAGTAAGTTCATTAGCAAACTCATTCATTCTATCTTTCATTTTACGATGAACAAATTCTTTTTGACTTTCGGTTTTATCAATAGGTTCTACTTGTTTACCATCAACAAATTGTAAGGTACAAGGAACACCTGAACCCATATTTATTGAGGTTATTAATTCACTAAATTGATTAGAGGTCATACGAAGTTGTAGAATCCTTTTCTTTGGAAAGTAATAATCTGAACTTAATGATTTTTCATGTTCAGATTCACTAACTGTCATTGTGATGTAGTTACCTTGTTTAAGTTCACTACCATAAAATTCATCACCAACATTAGAAGATGTTCTAGTAAATTCTATCTGTCCATAAGCAGGATGTTTGTATTTTTCTTTGTCTTTCATAATATCTTATACGTATAGGATCTTCTAAAGGTTACGATTTATTTTTATAATATAATAAAATAACATTTAAATATGAAAACATTAACGCTAAATTCAAACTAGACGTTAAAGGGTTTGAATATTCAGGATTTGTTTTCAATAAATATAGAGAATAGCATATAAATATTAAAGATATAAGTGATATTAATATTCTAAAATTTTTCATTTTTCTTCTTTTAAATTAAGATTCTGGATAATATTCTTTTATTTCTTTGCAGAAGTTGGGATATAAATCACGTTCATCTAAAAACGTCATAGTATCGTCAAAATCATATTCACCACCATAGACAGAGTAACCACTATATTTTACTTGTATGGTATGATAGTGCATCGGTTATAATATCAATATTCTTAAAGTCTTTAAGGAATTTGATAGTAAAGTGTATTATATTTTTATGAGTTACCTTCTTCATAATTTTAATCTAGATTATATCTTTTTACACCATCCTCAATAACTATATTACACTGTATAAGACCACATAGTTCATTAATGGCTCTATCTATTGCTTGTCTTTGATCTCTCACTATACCCCTATTAAAAGCAGCAGAGAACACACTTTTGAGTTGGTGGTTAGAACCAGACCCATCATTCTGTATTTTCATATAGATATCAAGTAACTTATTAAACAATACGTTACGATATTCATTTCCTTTATACCACCCATAAAATTCTTTAAAGATTGGTTTTAAAGTAAGTGTCCAATTTCCAGTATGTGGATGATCATTTCTATAATGACCTTTACACGCTAGAATGAATTTTACTTCGGCTTTAGATAGTTCTATCATAGTCATTTGTTGTTATAATTTGAAATATTGTTTTATTATCTTTAACTGGTACTTTTTCGTATTTGTAGGTAGTGATTTTCATATTATCTTATACGTTTAGGACACCCTAAAGGTTACGATAAATATATTATTTTATATGATGTACTTTTATATTTTAGGAAACATACACCAATTCCCCACTATAAAATTCACATTCATATCTTTGGTATTTAGGTTTAACCATAATGTAAGCACCATCTATATTTGTTACTTTACCTAATAATGGCTTAGGTTTGTCTTTTAATTGAAAAGGTATGTTTCCAACAATCGACACGGGGTCACCAACTTTTAATGGTCGTTTGTAAACATTACCTATACGTAATTTGCTTTCTATTTTATTTCTTTCGTTCATAAAGTCAATCATATTATTTCATACATAAATTTTTCTTTAATTTGTATCATTGTATCTTCTAATATTTTCCCATGTGTTTTCATATCGTAAAGAACCATATTTAATAAATTCTTCATTTCACGAATTTTTATTGATTGCCCATAGAAATGTGCAATTAAAACATCAACAGGTTCACTATTCTTTTCAATACCAAACCCACCAACATCTAGAAATGCTTGTCTTATTTTTTTATCCTGTTCTTCTTTGGTCATAATATTTTTAATTGAAAAGTTTACCAATCGTCAGTAGGTTCGTAAGGAATTTTATTTTTTAAATCAAAAATAAGTAATTCACTTTCATCCCAACCACCATCTTCATCATGTGCCATAACAAAGAAAAGATCATTATTATTTCCACAAAATAATTCTTCTTGTTTTCTACCCAATGAGGATATTTCATATCTAGTATATTCCCACATATCACCTTGTTTATATCTATCAAAGTTAATATATTTACCATCATCTGAAATCGACCATTGCGTATCTAATTCAGGGCAAATTGGGGAATCATTACCAGTACCAATAACTTCCTTTATTTTATTTTGTAATGTTTCTAAACTTTTTATTAGTTCTCTCATAATATTTTTAATTTACTTAATTCATTTATAATATTTGGTTATCCTACACATTTTAGTAGAGCCGAAGATGAATACTTTATTATCTTTTGGTTCATAATCTGGAAGATCATCAACATGATTAAAATCATTAGGAATAAGATTGATGTCAGTTATTTTATCTATAAATGGAAAAACCCTAACAGTAGTATGTTTGAGTCCTAATCTCTTTAAAGATTCATGAAGAAGATCATAGTGTTCTTCTCTAAATAAATTTTCCTATATAATATATTCCACTATTTAAATAATTTACCACCAACAATATTAAAATCTTCATCGAATATAATCTCCAAATTACAGTATTCACCATATTCGAAATTTTTTGATATTACTTCAGCATAAAATTTATCATGTAAATCATCCTCATTAAGTGTGTTGTTTTCTTTTTCATAATTCTATTCGTTATACCAATGTGTTATACCTTGTTCTTTTGCACCATAATACCAAGTATTATGGTCACCAACAATTGATTTACCTTCTTTACCATTTTTAAATTTAACTTTATGGATAGTACCACCTGTTAATAAATCCATTGCATTCATCATAGGTAGATGATCTTCAATAGATAACCAACCTTTAGGTGTTTTATCTCTAAGGTCTTCAGCAATTTCTAGTTTTTCTTCATCAGTTAAACCTGCGAGATACTCTCTTAATTTTTCAATCATTTTACTCATAATGTGATATCTTTTATTAATATTTTATTTACAATAAAAGCAACAATCCAAATAAAAAAAAACACCAATAAATTGAATTATTCTAAAACCAATTACTTCTATTATTGTATTACGTACATCATTATTAGACCACAATACTTCTTTAATTGGATCAAATAGTGTATCACCCAAAACAAGGGTTAATCCTAATGCTAATCCAAAAACAATAAAACCTACAATTAGTTTAACTATTAATTTTCTCATAATTTTTTAATATTTCCAATCGTTATAAATTGCTAAAACATAATAAGGATCAGCATAGTAAAACCATCTTTCTCTATTTTTACTCCAACTACGATAGATTACTAATTTATTTTTTAATTCATTATCTTTATCAGCAGGATTATCTAAAATATAATCAATATGTATTTTAGATACACCATGATTATGAGGCGTATTTAACTGATAACTTTTAGCTGCTTTAATTTCTAATTCCATTATTAATAGTTTTTATACTCATTCAAATCAAAGCATACAAGTTTACCTTCTTCAGTCCAACCAACTTCATCTCTACATGAAGAAGCAAACAACATTTGAGGTATTGTCATATTCCTATCATCAAATTTTATTGGATTACAGAATTCTTGTTCTATAAGCATTCCATCCAACGTTAACTTGGTTTCAGCCATTTCTTTTCTTACTTCATCAGAAGCATTTTCATATATTTCAATTTCTTCAAGGTTATAGTCTTTAGAATCTTTTCTTATAAGTATTTTTATAACCTTAGTTTTAGAATTATTTACATATACATGACGAGTCAATCCTTCATCAAAGTAAGTATAAACCTCACCTTTATGGAAGATCGCATCATGTTTGACATCATCTCTGACCTCTTGCTGCAAAATAGTTTCTATTTTATTCATATTATCTTATACGTATAGGATATCCTAAAGGTTACAACCAAAGATATAATATAATACATAAACATCCCCAAGCAAGAATACCATATCCAATTTCCAAGCATCTAGGTATATCTCTATGTGATGTTTGAATGGTTAATAATCTATAAAATCCAATTATTTTTTTTAGTTGTCTTTAAAAAAATCATGACTATCCATGTCAGTATATGTTTTTATTATTTTTTTAATATCTTCACCACATTTAATAACCATTTTCATACGTTCTTCCATTGGCATATCTTCTTCTTGTTGTAAGTTCCAAATCTTATCCATCATAACGGATATGAATATCTTACTAGCATATTCTAAAGCAACATCATCATAATTAGGTTGTCCTAATTCATATGATTCAAATTCCCATATACCATCAGAAATTGATTCTAATACTGGTGTTAATTTCTTTCCGAATTCTGTTTTTAAATTTTCCATGATTCTTCTTTTACTTCAAATCCACAATCTCTTAAAAACCCTTGTCCAACTGGTGAACCTAACCATTGAATTGTAGATATTACATTTTTTTTTTCTCTATCACTTAAATGGTCATTAGGAAAGTGATTATTATCATGTCCAAATACTAATCTATCCATTGACTTATCACCATATTTTCGTTCAATAAAATCATTAACAAATTTCTCATGTAATTCTTTTTCTTTAGGATTATTTTTGTGTCTATGTGTATTATATCCTTTCATAATTATTTATTAAACCATATAACATGAGTAGCACCTCTAGGTTCGGTTGAGAACACTTCATCATTACTTTTATATCCATCTTTAACCCAATAACCATAACCATCATCAATAGTAATATCACAATTATTAATAGAATCTTCCCATTCTTCTATCGTATAAACATCATCTTTATTTGTAATAATACCATTACTACCATAAACTCTTGCATTTGATTGCTGAAAAGATTCTTCATTACGTAAAATTGCAGATTTATGATAACAACTATCAATAGACATGTTACTAATTTTACCATTGGGTGTTGCTATGATTAAACGTTGGTCTTGACTACCATTACCACCATCCATAGCACCAATTACTTCACCAAAATTTTCTTCTAGTTCATATAGAGGATTCTTATAATCATCTTCGCCAATTTTAATTTTAGGATATTTAGTTTGTTTCCAATATACTATCATAATTATTTATTTTCGTCTTTTATTCTCATATTATCTAGTCTTAAATCTAATATGATTTCTAATAATGCATCATCACTAAACTTTTCTGCACCTTCAACCTCTCTCATATCAACTAAAGAACCACCCTTCAATCCTGCAAAACCTGATCTTGCAACTTTTAAAAGGTGGTTATTAACATTTAATTTTTCATCATCTCCCATTATAACAATTCTATTTTTTTAATATCGGCAACAAATTTAGCATCTTCCTTTTCACTATAAAAATACTGTTCATTATTGTTAAACGATGAATAACATCTAAGCAACTCATGTTTTACTAAATTAAAAGATTTTTTATTTGCTGTTGATTTAATTTTTTGTATCTTCTCTTCTCTTTTTTGTATCTTCTCTTCAATTGCTTCTATTTTAGAATCATACCCAACATTACTACTAAGTCTATTAAAAGAAAGACCTAACAATGACATTTTAACATTTTCTATCATTGAAGATTGACTCAAGCTACTTCTTCTGAATAGACTAGCACCATCTGTTTTATCATAAAGATAATTAATATGTGCATCAACCAATCCATTATCTTCCAAGAATTTTTCTATGAGTTTACCTGCACCTAACTTAGGATTAGGAACATCATATACAAATGCATTAACTATCTCAACAATAGTAGCATCATCAATATCTTTGAAGTAATCAAATATGATTTTTTGTAATTGTTCTATTTGCATATTACCTTATACGTTTAGGATATCCTAAAGGTTACTCATATTTATATTTCTTTTTCATTTTAGCAACAAACTCTTCAATATCATCACAAATTTCTTCACGTTCACCATGAGGAAGTTGATTTAAAATATCTTCTAACAATACCAGTTCTTGTTTGGCAACAACATAATCTACATCCATTCCCATAATTATATTTTTAATTTAAAGTGTCTAAAGGTTGTTTACTGCGATCTTATTGGTTATTTCAAGGTTTCAGACTTCCAACCACTACTACAAACCCTTTTTCGTGACACTAGTATCTTTATTTGGGCATTCTTTATAATCTTCACCATCTTCATCACTACCAATTGCACCAATGATTGATGCACCACAAAGGTATTCTATTTCCCAAATATGTAAAGAACCAGTACCTGCTTCTTCATTTATCTCTGCTCCACAATATTTACAATTATCACTATTCTCCATTATATTTTTAATTAAAAATGTGGCTGAATGTATTTGAGTTTACCATTTAAATTAGTTTCAACGATATTTAAATCCCCTTTCGGTCATAGTTACCAAATCAACATCTAATCATGCTGTCCTCACCCAATTGCGAGTTAGATTTATTTTGTGTCTACTAGTGTAATACTAGATTCATTTATCAACACGTTAATTAGACGTACTAATCACCACATTTTTATTCTTCAAATTTTACGAATTTATATAAATATTCCCTTCTCTCTCCTTTAGAATATTTATCTGCCCAAGCCTTAAACCAAGACTTTTTTACTATAATAACTTGCCATTTCTCATGATATTCAGCAGCTTGATCGCTATCAATAAGATTATCTGCTACCATTCTTTCAAGTACTAAATCTTTTACTTGATTAGCATTGGTTGTGTAATCTTCTATCTCCAATAACATTCCATCAATAGTTCCCATAATTCTTAATTTAAAATTTATACAAAACTTGCCATATAATCTTCATCTTCTACATGCCAACCGTACTTAGCTAACAGTACAACCTCTTCTTCGGTTATACCACCTTCGATAAGTTCATCAATATCACAACCATATACTATGTCGTGTTCAGCAGCACCTAAAACATTATCTACATATTTATGCATTATTTCTAATGCTAAAAATTTAAGATCACCTTCTAAACTTAACTCCATTTCAGTATTTTCGATTATTTCGAGAAATTCTTCTTTTTTCATTTTGTAAATATAGTTAAATTATTTATTATCTTCAACAAATTTGTTAACTTTATTTGTTAACTTGTTTAGTAAGTCAATACTTATATTGTTTTTAATTGAGTTGATTGTAATAGTACAAGCAACAACATTTGAATCAATATATCCAATATTATTATCAACTCTATCTATTGACCTACGATTGGTGCTATTATTAAATTTAACACCAGTATAATAACAAGTTTTTCTTGTCATTAACTGCTTCATTTTATTAAAGCTAATTCCATACTGATATCCTCTAGTTGTAGCACTCTGTCTAGTTGCTACCATTTTATATGCAATATCTATGTCTTTTACCATAATCTATTATACGTTAGGGTGTCCTAAAAGGTTACAATTCTTTATATTCAGTTAAATAATCAAGTAATTGTTTCTTTAATGTTTCAATTATAGTATTTAGAATTTCCATATTACCACCATGTCTAGTTAGAATAGTACCATCACCAGAATTATCACTATGTCTACCAATAGTTATCGAATATAAACCATCATCATATTGATTTTCAGGGGTTCTTTTTTTATGTTCTTTTTTTATGTTCTTTTTCTGTGTTCGATTTAAATAATGTTAAATCTTCTAAACTTTCTTTAGTTGTCTTAATTATTTTTTTTAAAACATTTGCTCTTTCTAATTTTATATCATCCATAATTTTTAATTAAATATTATCCATTCTTTTTTTCTCACCACAACTTCGAAACCCTTTTCATCATAACCTACAAACTTTTCACCATCCCATGTACCTTCTATAAGTATCTTCATAGCTTTTCCATGTGCCTTTGGATTAGGATTAGGTATTACTGTTTCGAACCATGCTTTTTCTTTTTTCATTCTATTCTATTCTTCAAATCCTAATTCAATAAAAAGCCAGATCATCCAAATAGGAAAAAATATAAACTCTATAATTGTTTTTAAATTTATTGTAGTATGATCTATGGCTAACATCATTATGGCAATTCCATAGGATATGCCACAATAAACCGAAATAACTACTATTAACCAAGTTGCCATTATTTTTCTGCTTTAAAGTAAAGAATAATACCTAGAACGATCGAAGGTATTGCTATAAGCCAGAACATTAGTTCATTAATCTCATAAGGCATGTTACTTCCAATAAATGAACCATATACTGCACTAAATAGGTGACTTCTTTTAATTTTCATAGTTCTTTTACAAATTTATCGCACAATTCAATTACTGTTGTTCCTTCTTTAAGGTCTTCAATGGTAATCCCTATTTGATTCTGACTGAATTGAAAATTCTCACACCACTCAACAAGATAACCCTCACCTTGCTCGTCTTTATCACTAGCAGCATAACGTTTATCCATTATATCAATGAATTGACCTAATACTTGATCACTACCATATGCAATGTTAATGTTTTCGTTAACTTCGTATATTTTTCTGCTCATAATTTTTCTTTATAAAGTTATTAAAATAGTAATCAACATTAGATAAAAATACTTGTTTATCTTCTGCTTTTACAAATTTAATTAAATTTTCTTGTAAAACAAGTTTAAGATTAAAAATTTTACGTTTATTATCTATTTTCTTCAATCCACTTGTTGGTTGCATCATTAAATTTTTTCATTTTTTCAGATGTTGAAGCATATCCTAATTCGGCAGCAATTTCTGATACACAATATTAAGTATTATTAACCAAGTTGCCATAATTATTTCTTTTTTTCTAATAATAAAATTGATATACCATTAACACTACGTAATGTCGTGATTACTTTCCAATTTTCTTTTTTTGTAAGTTCATTCAACGTATCAATATGAAACTCTTTAGGTATTTGTGTAGATTGTGACACACCTGTCATTAATTTAAATGTTCTATATTTCATAATATTTTTAATTTAGATTCTAAATTTTCATATTCTTCTTCAGTACCAATAAAAGATAGATACCAATCTTCATAATCTTTAATCACATAATCAGAAACATCAAATTCTTTCCATCCTTTCATTTCAATTATTTGACATATTGCTCTATCTTTTTTATATAATTCAATTTTAAGGGTAACTTTTTTCAATTCTTTTTCACTATTGGCTATAGCCCGATCCAAACCAATGATTAGATTATTGGTTGTTTTATATGTATAAGCATATTTAGGATCATTACCAATTGCAATTCTTTTAAGATTATTATCAGCAAGAGATTTAGTTAAAAAATCTCTTAAATCCTTTTCAGATAATTCTTGATGTATTTCAGTGTTTTTCATCATTTTCATTTTTATTATTGACAGCTTCAAAATATGCTATGTGAGTTTTAAACCCATGTGCTTTAGCTAACTTAGCTGTTTCGTATGTAATTCTAGTTTCCATTTCTATATTTTTTTTAATAAAAAAATCAATGAATTTATTATATTTCCAAGTATAAAGTAATTTGGTTTATATTTAATTATATGCAAAAAATGTCATATATGCTAGAAAAAAAAGTAATCCAAATAATGCAGTTATTAATGTTTCTTTAAAACAAAATCTATCTTTATTAATATATTTATTACTGAGCATTGCAATTAAAAAATAGATTATAAAAACCAATCCACATAATTGATACATTTCTAATGTTTTTAGTAATTCTTCAATTTCTTTCATATTTTCATTTTTTACAAGAATTAAACCCATAATTTAGGTTTAATTCTTCACAAGGTATCGATGTGTTTAAATTATATTTTAATGTTTCATCAACAAACGAATATTTTTTTGGTTGATTCCATGTAAACATAGAAAATGTGCTACCAGTAACAATATATTCACTACTATCATTTAATAAATCTGTTTTACTGTTTACTATATATAGATTTGATTTTATTGTGCAGCTAAAACAACTTATTAAAATTAACAAAATTAAATATTTCATATTACCACTTAGTTTTTAATTCACAATTTACTATTAGAAATATTACACCCAAATAAAGAATTTGAAATAATATATATGTTATCATATTAATTTATACGAAAATAATAATAAAAGGTTACAATTACAAGTATTCATTACCAAATTTCTTTATTAATCTATGTATATATGTTGAATGTGCTTCTCTTAATGCACCATCAGCACGTTTAATCCACCAGTGTTTATTTTTAATATTTAGTATTTATAATAAAATTAATATGAAAAAATGTATAACATGTAAGATTCCTAAAATTTTAAATGATTTTCATAAATGGAAATTTGGTGCTGATGGTTATAAAAACCAATGTAAATCATGTGTTTTAATTAGACAAAATAAATATAGAGAAAAAAATCGAAATACATTAAATAAAAAACAAAAAAAATATTATGAATCTCATAAAGAAGAAAAAAAAGAATATGATTTAATTTATAGAAATGAAAATAAAGAAAAAATATCGGAATATCAAAAAAAATATGGTAAAAAAAATAGAAAGAAATTAAACACATATGCATATAATTATGGTAAAAAATATTCATACATTAAAGCATGGAGAGGTTTATTATATAGATCATTAAAAAGAATGGGAAAAGAGAAAAATGGGAATACTATTAATATTTTAGGATATAGTTCTTTAGAATTTAAAAACCATATCGAATCTCAATTCACTGAAAAAATGACGTGGAATAATTATGGTGAATGGCATATTGATCATATTAAACCGTTAAGTTCTTTTAATAAGGAAACCCATCCATCTATTGTTAACGCATTATCGAATATTCAACCATTATGGGCAACCACTAGGGAAATAAATAATATTATTTATGAAGGGAATATAAATAAAGGCACTAAATAAATTTACCATTTTTATATTTTAATACTCCTTTACTTATTAAAGTTTTTATATAAAATTTATTTGCAGAATTACCATCTTCATTAATTAATTTTTCAATATACTCATTGTGAATTAATTTTGATTCATTAATTCTTCCAATTGTTAGGTGAAATCCCCAATATGGTTTTGATTCTAATCCTGCTGCTAATCTAATTTTTTCAGCATCATCTGACTTCACACCTACCCACCAATTTTTATTTTTTATTCTAGGATCAACACTATATTCTAAATTAATAATTCTATTATTATATTTCTCTTTTGCGTATTGATATTTTTTATTATCTGATACTTTATCATTAATAACTGTAAAGTGTACACCTCTTAATGGTCTTTGTAGTTCAAGATTGTATCTCTTCTTAATAAACCATGAGTAATATGCACAAAAATCTGGATCGTTTATTAAGACGATAGCAGACTTCTTCCATTCAGATTGTCTTACGTGTTTCTTTGTTAAATCAACAGGGTCAAAGACTATCTTACCAGTTTGTTTGAATATATAGTTGTGATAATCATCAGTCATTTTTACTAAATAAAGTTTATGTAATCTATTATACGGAAGATAATAGATATTGTTACATTAATGAGTAACTACTTCTTTAACTCTATTAGCCTCTTGTATTGTTTGAAATTGAGTTGTTAATTCTGCAACTTCATTATATTCTGTTCTTGTTAATTGTTTTTCAATTTCTTTATTATTATCAATAAAATACATTTTAGCTTCTCCCTTTTTATCTACTTCAGGGTCAAACACATAAAGAATTCTTTTTTTTATGGTTGTAGTAGTTAAACCCATAAAACCCTTTTTTGTAGTCAAACATGTTATTAGTTTGAATTTTTGGTGTCCATTAAAATTATGTTCTAATCCGATTACTTTTTTAAAACTCATTCTTCTTCTTTTAAAATTTCAAATCCAAATATATTAGTCCAACAATATTTACCAAATAAACAAAATCCAATTACTGATCTATCTTTAGAATGACCAAAAGATAAAACATAGTCTTCAAATATCAATAAATCTTCTGTTTCTGTTATAATCATTTTTTCATTAATTCTTTTGCTCTCTTATATCTCATATCACCCTTTTTCTTTGCTTCCTTTTTAGCATCCAAAGCATCTTCAACACCTTGAATTGTTTCTTCAAAAGTATCGAAAAGTTTATTATCAACAAAGATATCAGTTTTTACAGTAATCTTATTTTTTTTCATATCTGTTTTAGTGATAGTTTGAAATACACCATTTTTGTTTTTCTTTTTTCCATATGATGCAAACAATATCATTCCAAAAATGATTACAATTAATACTAATCCAATGTAATATGTCATAATTTTATTTTATACAATAATAAACATTAATTTTCAAATATGATAGTATAATCTTTACAAACTTGCAAAAAAATACCACCCATACATAATAATTCCACCTGCAATAAGGAATATTACCATTTCTATAAATTTCTTTCTACTCATAATTATAAATACTAAAAAAAAGGGGAGTGATTATGGGCAATCAAACCCTCTCCCCTTACCATTGCTGTCGTCACTTTCCCCTACAAAGAATCGTGTAAGATTCACCATCACCATTTAATCTATAATTAAACCGCAATGTCAAAGGCGAATTTTCAGTTGGTTTTCTCGTCTTTAATATTTTAAGTGGAAACCGATAAGTACCTGACTTAGCAGTTTTCCACTAACACTTTGATTTTTCGGTAGCAGCATCACAGCGTTCCTACGTAGTCGTCTGTTTACCCCCTCAGTCTTATGTGTCCAAGTGACTGACTTCTTTAATGTCCTGCAAAGGGATTACCTTAATATCCTCATACCCACTCAGCGTGAGCAACTACTTTTCTAGCAAGGTAGTAGATTGCATACTAGATTTTTAATATTTTAGAGAGTCAGTTCACCACCACTGACATAAAAGTGACCTAAAAGGCATTAAGCCGTATCACCTGCATATTTGTTAAGGGCATATGATCTCCGTAACAGGTATTTTATGCTTTCTCTAATTTTTTAATATTCGCACCCTAGAAATGATAACCATGAGTTGACATTATTACTACTCATTCCTATATGGGTGACTGACAGTTATTGTCGAGTATCATAGACCCTTCTGTTGCTAGGTGATATGGTTACACCCCATCATGCATTTAAGCAATATTTTAAAAATCTTTGTCCAAATTTCAGTGGAATATAATCTAGAGTTTGGCTTATTCCTGTTAATTCAGGGTTATACTCCACCTCTCGGAGTCCTCACATATATATCTACAATAAACCACTGCTGATACAGTACAAACACAATCTCTTTTTTAAAGGAGTTGATTATCTAAACATTTCTCCTTGGTTATACCTTTATCGTACTTCGTTAACATTTCCACTGGCTTTCAACTATATCATCAACTTTCAAGACTATGACGGTTTATAAATAACCCATATATAGTCTAACCCTGAGTATTAATTGGTAGGTATCAGTAGAGGTTTAAGTTCGCATCTCATTTTATATCCTATTACCACTTTGTGGCTAGGCTGTCTAATGTTAATATACTAGCATGGTGCACCATATATTAGATAAGAATTCATGGCAGAATAACTAATGCTTTTTCCTGTATTGTCACGTTAACAATCATATATAGGTTTCAGTCCTACTATTATCTCGCTAAACAAATCAGTTATTCCCCTTACGTTATCCTCTCTTAATATTTCAAAGACAGTTCCCATATCAGTTTGCCATTTATTTTAAATTTAATCGGAAAGTGTCTACCCTCAAACTTGCTTACTCTTGAGTAGTGTTACGATCATGCCTAGTACTGCAAAGTTATCCGTCTAGACTACGCTCCCACGCTAATGGCAACTTTCCTTGTTTTTTCAATATTTTTAAGAACGTTTTTCTTATATACAAATATACGTTAAAATAAGTCTTTCATAATTATTTACCTCTTGAACTTGCTCCAAGACCACCCATCCCCAACCAGAATCCGAAGTTGTACCATCCACCAGAATTATTTACAGCGTACATAGCAATGTTATCCGAGAATAAACTACCAAAAAATGATATTGGTGCAATCATACCATACCATAATCCACCCCAAAATCCGTAAGGATCAGGCGTAAGACAAGCATCTACTACTGCTACATCAGCACATCCTGTAAATAATACGACTACCACTAATACTAATACTACTGTTGTTTTTTTCATAATTCTATATATTTTACTTTTAATTTATTTTCAATTATTTCTATTTTCCTAATCATAATTTTATATGTTATTAATTATACTATCAACATTTTGTTTTTCTTTTTCTAATCTTAATATTGCAACGGCTAAGTCTTTTAGGTGTTCATACCCATAGATTCCAAGACCGTTTAATCCACATAAATCATTTGGATGTATAATATGTTCTTCACCATTACAATTAATATAGATTCTATCTCCCTTACCTTCACTAATTTTCCAAATTCCCTTTTCAGTTGTCATAATTTTTCTATTTTTGTTATATATTCTTCAATTACAGAGATTTGATCATCAATATGATATTTTTCATTGTGTAAATATACTTCTTTTATTTCTTTCTTTCCACCATAATCAGTATGAATTTTATATTGATTATCAGGATTAAATCTATTATAGAAATTTTGACAGTTATTATCGTTAATATCAAACTTATCTAATTTTATTATCCAACTAAACAAATTTTTTCTTTCATTATCAGTCATTTCATGATAATAAGAATTAGATACTCTTTGAAAAAACATTGCTCTTGCAATTGGTCTTGGTGGTATACACGCCTCAACCAAGAAACTAAATTCAAAAAAATCAATATTAAATTTACTCATTATATTTTACTTCTAATTTTTTTATTTCTTCAACATAATAATTATACATTTCTTTTGCTGCTTCATCACACATTGGAAATGTATCACTACCACCATAGAAAGATACCATATCTTTATCCATTTGATGTTCATACCAAAATCCATTAATAAAAGATTTTAATCCAGAAAGTTCTTTTTTTAGTTTTCTTCTTTCTGTACCGAATATTTTAAATTGAGGATTATCATTTTCAAGAATATTTTTAATCCCTTTCATCGATTGTTTTGACATTGCTTTTTTTAAATCTTTATCTGTTTTCATAATTTAATATAATAGATTTTCTTTTTTTGTGGACAAATAAATTTATTTCTCTTTTAATAAATACTTATTTGAAATAATTTTGAAACTAAAAGAACCATCCATAGCACGATATACAACACCTTCTCTTAGTGTATCATACAGTTCTGATCTACCATCAGCATCTTTTAATAAGAAGTCGAAATCATCAGACAATGATACGTTCACATCTAAAACAGGAACAGTTTCTAATTCTAATTCATTAATAATTTCAATGAATTCATTATAATTAAGTCTCTTATTTTTACCATCTTGTGCAGTAAAGAACCTAATAGTCTTTTCTTTAAGATTATAGATATTACCTTGAATAGATGTTCCAATTAATTCACCTTGAAGAACTAAATCCTTATCATGTTTAGCACACCATGCTCTCATTTTCTCTTCCAACTTCATATTTCTTGCTGTTGTAACAAATTTGTTTTCAGATTGAACAAGTTTATTTGTGGTTAATGTATCTGGAACTTCTATTAATAATTTCAATTCAAGATTGCGTGAAGACACACCATAATCCCAAGTAGAATCAACATTATCCTGTTTAACACAATGTAAGGTAATTGATGAATTATGAACCAAAATATTATTTGCAAAAAAACAATTAGTATCCTCTACTTCTATATCATATAAAAGTGAATCATTTTCAATCTCTTCAATTTTACTTATTTTTAACCGTTTCATTTAATTTTTCTTTAAATAATTTATATATTGATTTATTTTTATTATATTTAATATGATATTGTGGTATAAACTCAAAAGTTGGAAAAAAACTATTCTTTTAATATGAAATCTTTTGTTGTTAATTCATCAGTTCTTCTATAACAATTTAATTCTGGAAGCCAAACCATATGATTTCCAGTTAATTTAATTATTGTTCCATCTGATAATGTAAGTTTAAACCATTTTTTCTTTCCTCTTTTTGTTATTGAATGATTCTTTATCTTTTTATAACAAATTTCGTTTTTTACAATGTTATATGATTTAACATTTAATTCTAATTTTTTTTCACAAATATCTTTAATAGTTACGTTACCAATATCAGTATTAATTATAGTCTCTTCATCTAAACAACCTTCAAGTTTTTCAGACCTATACACTAATTTTTCTTTCCATTCTGGTAATTTATCAACCAAATTTTGGATTCTTTCCTCGCCACTTTTAGTACAGAAAGTTGGAAATCTACTTTTAGCACTCATATCTTCAGGAACGGGCGGTTCATATTTATACACACCAATAGCTTCTGTTAAATCAGTATCTAATAACAAATTTAAAGGTAACATAAGTCCCTGACTTACAGTCCCTCTCAACTTAATTGTACGGATTCTAAGGAATCCCCTATCAATATCTTTTTGATTCTTGAATAGGTGATTAGACCAATCTTTATGTGGTATCATTGAGTCTATTTCAAAATAAATTCCCCATTCCCCTTCTTGGAATTCATCCTTTTTAACGACACATTCCCATCCATCTACTGTCGCTTTTTCGATTTTATCAGCATTAGGAATTGGCGTTAATTTACTTACTTTTCTTAATGTTACTAATTTTCTCATTATTATTTTATTTTAACATAATATTCTACATTATCTTTAAGTTCACCACCCCATTCGTCTTTAAATGGAAACCATAATCGTTCCATAGCATCCCATAAATCATTACCACTTTCCCATTCACCAAAAACCATAATAACAGTATCACCATCTTTATCATAAAATCTAGTATAATCACTACTATGGTTGTGATCGCAATATAGTTCTACTATTTCAGTACTACCATAAGCACCTTCCACACTATATGTTGTCTTTACTCTTGTATGACTCATTTTTTTTTATTTTAATGTCCTTTATCTATTACATTTAGTATTGTTTCTTCACCTGACACTACATTAACAACATCTTTAACAACTGCTAAAGGCGTTAGTGCTGTTTTTATTGTTGCACCCACAATACTACTAAAAAATCCCATAATTTTATTTTTTTGTAAATATACTATTATTATATTAATAATACAAGCAATGGCATTGACAACCTAACAATTGGACTTTCACCGTGTTTTTCGGGGTTATTGGTTTGTTGTCGATACTATTAACCCTTTTTCTCGCCACTGCCTATATTATTGTTTATGATATTGTTTATGATATTTTTATGTTTTTTTGTAAATATACTCAAATTATATTGGTAATGCTACGTAAATTTTAAAACTCAATTCTTTTTCTAACTTTTCGAGAGTTGATATGTACAACCACTACATTAGTACTTCTTACCGTGTTTATGATCTCTAAGTGAGTTAAATCTTATTTTGGCTTTTATATGTTCTTCCAAGTCAATGCCTTTAAAGGCAGCTAAGTCCATTACTCTAATCACCACATCCGCTAATTCATCCTCAAAAGAATCTTTTACGGTTTCTATAAAATGGGCTTTAAACGCTTCATCATCTTTCCAATCATTTACCTTTTTCATTTCCACTAAAGAGTATATTTCTTTTCTGTCAGCCTCTAACGCCTCACTAACTTCACTATGTATTAAGCATAGCATTTCTCCTATGTTTTTTTCACTATCAAAAAAGCCTTTATTTCGGGCGTTTTGATGTACTTCTTTTGCTAATTTGTTAATCATTATTTTAGTTTTTTAATTAATAATTATTCTTAGTACATTAAACTCAAACATTACGTGTCCATTCTCAGTAAACTTGTTTTCTCGTTTCTTATATTTATATTCAATGCAATCCCCTTTATATATCTCGTTTATAATCATATTTATCATTTAATAATCAGTACTAGTGGTAACACTACCCATTACTTATATGTATTTATTTAACTATGCTTACATTTATTATGATTATTTTATCAATGTTTTATATTTAAACCGTTATGCACAAGCACTACTCATCACTTACTAACCAACGTAAGTTCTGTACCAAATGTAAAGCAATAGTCATATATTGTTTAATTTTCTCTTCCTTTGGGTTATCATCTTCAATAATAGCAAGAAGAGTATCACAACCACTACAACACCCGTAATAATTATCCGTAATTACATAATCACTTACACTTGGTTGGTAAGAGTCTTTTAGGTATTATATAAGTTGTTGTTCCTTGATCATCATCATCAATAACGGTCATTTTACTTATGTCAAACTTTATAGTATATCCATCTTTATCTTTTAATTCTGTAATTACTAACTCAAATAACTTAACAACAATCGTTTGGTAATCACAATAATCTTCTTGCTTTGTGGTTGAGAAATACTCTTTTAACATATGCTTATTTTCATTCCATTGTTTTACAGCTTCTTTTATCATAATATCTATTTTAAATTTTCCTATTTCAAAGGGCAAGGATCAAAATTGAAATTAAATTCTTCGTTTATTTTATCATAAAAGTTTCGCAACGTTTCATATACAAATCTGTTATAGTGCAATTAAAATTCAAGCACCAATCTTCTGCCCCATAAAGTTATTTCAATCACTTTGCTAAACCGTTTAAAAAATGGTGAGCCTTTATACTTAAAGATTCTAAAATACATAGGGTCATCGTCATCTCTACCCCAACTAACTACTAAAATTTTAAACTCTTTTGTTTTTAAATAATACATATCATTTGAATTTTAAAAGCACATAACATGGTATATAATTAATTTACTATCTTTCTCCCATCAAACACCACCAACATACTATCGTGCATACCTGCCTTGCCCTCTACATATTCGCCCTTTGTATTAACACCGCAAAACTTTATTCTCTTTTCTATAAAGCGGATCTCATTAGCGTTCGGCAATATATGTTTGTGGAATAATTGAGTGCTTGTACTTACAGGCAACAGCATCACGCATAATTTACCTTTCTTGCTTTCTTCTATTGCCTTAATTACAAACGCTTCTTTAAGTTTTCTGCTGTAAGGTGGATTGATAAAGTTTCGCTCTTTCCATTCTTCAATTTCAAGTCCGTCCCATTCTTCAATATTATGCTTATAATGGAGGTGTAGCCCAGTCATCTTTATGTGGTATGTTTCTATTTTTCATCTTTCGTTATTTTTGTCCGTAAATTAACTATTTATATACCTATTCGTTATACATCATTTAAAGAACCTCTTGTTTCCACCCAAAAAGTAACGTATTCATAATCACTTTTTTGTTTATCTTCTATTGGCAAATTATTATCTTCTCTATATTTGTAATAATCATATTTTTCTCTAATCATACGTTGTCTTTCAAGTTCCTTTTCTCTATAAAACGCTTTTTGTTGAAAATCCATTAACCTTTTCATTCCATCACCATTGATGAACTCATCATATAGTTCTACCATTCTTTTTGATGATTTTCGTGTAAAAAAACGCTGTATAACACCACCAATAAATAATGGCTGTTTAATGCTTGATTCGGTAGTATGTGTGTTTTTATTTAGTTCTGTCATAATTTTAAATTTTAATTTCATCTGTTGATATTTCCATTGTTATGCATTACTGCAATCGCAACATTCTAAACCAATTCAATAAAACGTTTTTATCATTTAATGAATACCCCCATTTACCTGTTATCAAAAAAGTAATTGGAAGTCCTACTAACATTATTACCATCATAATTATTGCCAATGGTAGAGTAAATCTTATTAAAACATTTACAGGTTCTTTTTCTTCTCTGTAAAAATCCATTCCAAGTTCAATAAATCTGTCTACCATTTCCTCGCTACTTAATTTTTTAAGTTCTGGAAACACTTTTTTTATTTGATAGGTGTTATTAGCATATCCATTTGACCAAGTTCTTTTTATTTTTCTATATAACATATGTTTGTCCTAATTTATTTTTTACAAAAAGTTATTGTTCTTTTATTTAACATTCTACAAAAATAGTTATTTTATCTAACATAAACAAATTTCAAGATAAAAATCTTTTCGTTCCATATACAAATTGTTACTAGCAATAGAATTAGTAACTAGGCGTACATTTGGGGCAAGGGCAACTTAATCCGTGTACACACATTCCACCATCTCTCCTTATTCCAGTACCACAACAGTCTGTACATGCATCGTGCATACAAGGCTGCCAGTTAACTTCATATTGTCTTTGTATATTATCTAAATGTTCTTTTTGCTTCCTCTCCAAATCTTCCTCGTACTGTTTTCGGTTTAAGTTTAATGATATATAGGTTTTGTTATAATCAATAGCGGTATCTGTACTAGTCCTATCCGTTATTGTGTTAATTTTAATTTCTTCTTTTTTCATATTATTAATATTAGTGTTTTTACATTCTTTGTTTTTTACAAAACCATTGAGTAACAATAGCATCTGCAATTCCGGGAAATGTCTTACTTCTCAAACAGGCTCTTTCTTTTCCTGATAATTTTGCGGCATCAACATACCATTTAGCCATTCTTTTCCCACTTTTAAAGGTAACATATTCAGGCTCTACTATTTTAGTTGACTGTAATTTAGAAAAGTTTTTAAGCCATAAACAAGTTTTTTTTGCGTGTGGGTCACCATATTCATACGGTTGTATTATTTGATTTGGTTTTCTTATTCTTGTGCTAATAATACCAACAGGATTTTCTATAGCTATCTGTCGTATTGGAGCATTTAATAAGTCAGCAAAAAATTTTACTCCATCTTCTCTATCCTGTCGCCTATTAGGGAACTTTGGATGTGGTCGCCTTTCATTTGTAGGTAAATGTTTGTCGTCTGGATGAAAAAACCATTTATTTCCTGTTACTGTTAGGTAAGTGCAAGGTGGATGAGCAATCATAGCAGTATATTTACCGCTGTATGCTTCCTTTATCGCATCGCCTTGTAGATGCCATTCTGGGTGTCCACCACTTGGTGGTAATATATCACAAGAGTATGCCTCAAATCCTGCTCTTCTCAATGCTATTGTAATTGTTTGGCTTTCCTCACAAGCGACAAGGATTTTACCACCGCTAAAACAATAATCATTCATTTCAATTCTTTTTTTTTCTTGAACCATTTTTCTACGTGCATTTAGTATTTCACTCAATTTTCCATCTCCATCTAACCTACCACTATTCATAAAATTACAAATAACAATCCTTAACTCAAAACCAATTATCTTTTGTTTCCTTTATGGTCTGTTGGTTCACCACCACACATTATTGTCATGCTGTCGTCAAGATCTATTATTTTATATCCTTGTTGTCTCATAATTCAATTTTTAGATTCGTCAAAAGAACTACAGCTAACTGTGGGGGCTAAATCCAATGCTTGGAGTTTTTTACGTGCGATAGTTATTCTATCGCTTATCTCACCATGAATAATATCCTCTAATTCACGGAGAACATCATCAATAAATTCAATACTTTGATCTTTATTATTTTTCATAATTTATTTTATTTTCAATTTCGTAATCTTACAATCGTTTTTTATTAACTTTATTATAATCAATCTTACTTCTAAATTTATAATTTTTCATTTCTTTTAAATAACGGCAATATGTCTACATCATTATCAAGATAAAAGTAATGTGTATCTTCAAATTTTTTAAAGTTTAGTTTTTGCATTCGTGCAAATAGTTTATAATCGATTTCTTCATCATATATTTTAGGTAATTCTTTTAATTTAAAATAATCACCAATTAATACTTTCGATTTATTATTATGACCATCAACAATTTCAATAGTATAGTCATCATAAAAATATTCTAATTCATCTTCTATATGTTGCGCAGGAAATGAATTTAACAAAAATAATGAATTTTTTGTATAATGTGTTAAATAAATATTTTTTATTAATTCATCTAACACATCTTTACCACGATTATCTGGATGAATTATTACGTTTTTTAAAAAAATTACTCTATCAGCATCCTTAAATTCTAGATAATGATTATTAATTAGTTTATTGAAATTTGTAAATCTAGAATTATGCTCATGTGATAATTCACTAATCATTTCAATCATAGAATCAAATTGATTAAATTTCTTTGCTTTATCAAATTCATAAATCATTAATTCAAACATTCCAATTGTTTTTGGATAATCAGGAGAAAATAATGTAGTTATTTGACCTTCATAAAATAATTCAAATGGTTCATCAGAATCAATAAATCCCCAATTTTTATGATTTATTGCATATTCAAAACTTAATCGACCTTCATACATATACATATTTTTCATTCTCTTATTTTTTCATCAAAACTTTCACCACCAATTCCTAAGATAATAACAGATAATAATTCATCCGTTTTCCCAACTAATTTATCTTTCCAATCATCACCAATATCATAATTATTTAATACTGCATCATTCTTTTTTCCAAATAAAAAAAATGCACTTCCTGCAACTGGTGTAAAACCAACAGCTATTTTCATTAATAATTCTTTTGTTTTCTTTTTCATATTAAAATAATTCTAAAAATTTAATGTGTAAATGAAAGGTATTAATTATCAGAAATAAGTAAAAAGATATATTAAAAAATATCCAAAAAGTTGTCAAATATACAACTCCTTTACTATACTTTGGTTTCTTTGGTGATATTTTAGTTACAATCATCATTAATATAAAATAACTTAAAACAAATCCCCAATTAAAAGTAAGTAGTCCAATACCCATCCATATAAGTGTTAATATAAAATAAATCAATATTATTAACATATATGATTTTAACTCTTCAGGGGTATCTTCCCAATCAGTACTTTCACCTTTCTTTTTACGCATTTTTGTCCAACTAGAATAGTCTGTTATTTTTCTAACATATGATTCAACTTTTGATAACTTAGCCAATTCAATGAATACAAAAATTAATCCTATGAAATAATATACTACTTTAAAAAACATCATGTTTTATCTATTTTAATTAATAATTCTTTGTTATAATTTTCAATTTCTAATTGATCCATGAATATAATTCTATTCATTTCTTCAACAATATCTTCTCGCCACTGTAAATCTACGAAACATCTATGACAATCGCAAATAAATTGATCAAGATTCTTAGGATATGGTAATGTAAAACTCTTATCACCAATCAGTTTTGGGTTTTTTATTTTATATGGATTACCCTTACCATAAAATTCAAATATTACTTTATCTTCATGATTGAAGAACTTAGTCCATCCTATCATATCTTTTTCATTCCAATTTTGAAACTTTAATAAAATGTCTTCTTGAGTGAATTCTTTTAAAACAAAAACACGATACTCATAATCAAGCATCGTGTTTATAAATGACACTACTTTCATGTTATGCTTTTAAAAATTTAACTAATTGTGCAACAGTCATCTCTTTCTCTTCAAAATAGTAAGCTAAAAGTCTTATTGCATCCAATTTTCCATTTTCAACATTTTGTACGTCTTTACGTGAAAGTATTGAATTTATTTTTTGAAGTGTCTTGTCAGTCTCGACACCAATACTATTGTCATTAACAATTCTATTAATTTGAGCATTGGACATTTTACTATTTTTTAGCTTAAACATAATGTTTTTCGTTTGATTTACTATATTATACGTAAAAATTAATCTAAGGTTACAGTATCTACACTGTTTTTACTTTTTCTTTACACTATCAGCATCACTTACAGCATCACTTACAGCATCATTTACTTTTGCAATACCATCTTTAGCTTCTTTGGCTACTACTTCAACATTTTCTTTACCAAATGCATTGTAAAGAAGTTTAGGTTTTATTAAATATGTGCCTGTACCGATAACAATCACAACAATAAGTAATTTGATTAGATTACCGACCATATTCCAGAGGAATTTCAAAAGTAAGTACCCTACTATTACCACACTGATTAACATTAAAATTTCATTAGTTTCCATACTTTTTATTTTATAGTTTGATTTGTTATACTATACGTGAATTACCAATTAAAGGTTACGATTTTATTAATATTATTTGAAGTAATTTTATTGGGCTAATGATTATAAATACAAATCTACTGAAAGTAGACGATTTTTCTTTTGATGATTCCTTTGTTAGGAAAAAATAACATCCCATTCCAATAATTAAATATGTTGCGATTAATATCATATATATATTCATAATTTTTTTTGTTTAAAGAAAAGTAGTTTATTACCATAACACCTCAAACACACACACAAAAATCTTTGTATTATGTTGAAAAGTTATATTTAATTCAATTTTATTTTATAAATATGATTATAGTTTTTATCAATTGGATTACCACCTTTCCCTTTTCTCTTCTTATCTAGAATAATTTCGGTTTCTTTAAAAAACTCTTTCATCTTAAAAGTATAGATTACATCAATTGGGTCATTTTTTTTTGGTAATATCTTCACTATTTGCTTTGATTCAATATCATATTCATAAACAGCAACATAATTACCAAAATAAATTTTATTGTTAAATCCTTCTTGGCGTGGTAGCATATATTGGGTAAACCATCTAGTTCCTCTCCAATATACATTCTTATCATTTAATGTATATGGTAAAAGATCAATAGTATTATATAAATTTTTTGTACCACCATAATATATATATATTGTGGTATGGTAAGCATTTGCTTTCAGAGTATCAGTTTCAGTATAGATATCTTTTTGATTTCTTATCATCACTAAATCAAAATTACCTACTTCTCTCTTTACTTGAGAAAAACCTAAAATGTTTAGTGTTAATAATACGATTAATATTGTTAATATACGTTTCATAATTCTATATACGTATATTGTTTAGAATAGGTTACAAATTTCTAAAATATGATCTTACTTCTTTATCGATGTCTTTATCGCAGAAACATATATAATATCCAGAATCTTCAATTATTTGGGCAATCCTATCTAATTCGGTTTTATGCTTCTTTAGATAATCACCACTAAGTATTATCTTTTTTCTCCATTTAGCCATTTTAAGGATTTCATCATATTCTTGTATGATTTCATTAACAGCCTCAATGGGGTGTGAAGTTGTCATAGCATTTTTTAGTTTCTTAATTAAAGCATTATCCATAACGATAAATACTTTTTTTAAAACATAAGAAAGCCACTTTTCAGTGGCTTTCTTTTTAAAATAAATCTATATTTTTTCTTAAATCTAGATATATTTTAAGATGATCCTTTTTTTTATTAAAGTCAGCAGCATTACGGATTTTCCACCCATCGACTTTCATAAGATATCTTCCTTGTTTCATAAAGACTCTTTCATCACCCTTTTCTATTAGTGATTTACCCACATCATTATTAAGACGTTTATCAATTGGTTCTTTAACAACCATTCGACCTCTTTTCTTTCCAGCATCTAAATCATTCCAATTAATACCTTTCTTCCAAGACATTTCCTGCATTTCATTAGCAGACTTCTTATATAATTCTTTATGTGAATAAAGAGATTGTGCAACCATTGAAATTGAATTTCTTACAGCATCTTGTTGTCTCGCAATGAAATAATTAATTACTTCAGTTCGTTCTGGTATTGTAAATACTCTTGAATCAAAAAATGCTAGATTATCATTTTTTAGATTAGGTTTTTTTGCAACAATTCTATTAAAATATCCAGTTGCTATTGATGCTGATATTGAACTCATTTTTTGAATATTACCATCAAACCATGCATCAGTAGATAATTTATCATAATCTTGTAAAACTAAACTAATTTCATCTGATTGAACATATGCCATAACCGCACCTTGAATATTTTTACATAGTTCAAGTGCTGTTTCGTCCATAACTTCCATTAAATTACTATCAAACGGTTTTTCAAAGTTTTTAGTATAAGTATGAAAACTTTTCCCATCACAACGTATGATAGTATTAGTTCTTCTTGGAAGATAGTATCTTGTTCTATCTTCATAATTAACTTTCATTCTATTATTTATACTATCTTTTTTCATATTTTCTATTTAAATAAATTTTACTTTCAAAATATATGTGATCCAATACTTTATTGGCATTTTTACCTTGAAGGAACTACCATTATATAAATGTATCATACTACAATATACGTTTAGGATATCCTAAAGGTTACAAAACAACTTTTAATATTTTACTTCCATTAGAATTTAGACTTAAATCAAATTCTTTATAAATTCCATTCATTAAGATAAGCCAACAAAGGATCATTAATATTTAAAATATCATCACAATTTTTTATTGGTTTAATGTATAAAGGAGATTCCATTTATACAATTCTTTGAAATTCACCAGTAACTAGTACTAATATATTGTCTGGTAAGTTTTGTTCTTTAATTGATTGATTGATTAATGCACTTACATATGTATCGGAAAACATTTCACCTACATTCATATGATCTCTGTCATTAACTTCAAATAATACTTTAGATGTATCATTACCATCTAAAAATTTCACATTTAATCTTGGTAGTGCTTTTTTATATTTACCCATTTTCTTGTTCGTTTAATTGTTCTTTATAATTATCAAAAGATTCTTGTACATTAACAGATTTCCATAGGACTGCCGTAATTTTAATTAAAAGTACTAAACCTGTAATATCTATGTAATTTAATACAGGTGCACCAAATTTAGTTACAAATGTAAAATTATAAATTAATAATACAGGTAATCCAAATATTATTGAATCAAACAGTATTGATACTAATATTGTTACATATGTAATTGCCATTGTTAATGCTTGTGTAATCATTCCGAATACATGTCTCATAATTTTCTTTTATTTAATACTTTTAATATTTTTTCCTTTATTCCTGTTTGTTTAATTCCTTCAAAATCACCTCTAGAACAATGAACAAAATTATCATAGTCAATTACGCCAGTATCATTCCAATCTTTATATGATCTTATATCTAAATCATCAATAATAACATAATGTTCAAATTCATTAGGATGGTATGCAATATATTCATCAATTGAATATCCTCTATTGGTTGAATTATGTGTTGACATCTTCAATGCTAATTGTTTAACCATATCGTATGGTGATTTAATCAAACCATTATGTTTGAAAATATCATCCATTTGTTCTAATGTATAATATAGTGACCAATCAGATGAAAGTATAATTTCAGCATCTGTTTCTTCAATAATTTCATTTAAGATTTTTACACATTTTTCATCATAAGGATAAACATTATATTCACTTAAATAATAGAGTGAAGATTTTTTAGTTCTATATTGTTTATGGGTTGCTAGAACACCATCAATATCTAAAAAGATCACTTTTTCTTTCATAATACAATGATACAAAAAAAGGATTTAAATGTCAATAAATTAAAAATTAAATAAATATATTTTCTCAACCCAATTTAAAAATTCCTTCTTATTCATCATGTGTTTTGCATAATTACATTTTGAACAACACGATACTACATTATTAATTTCATAACCAATATTAGAGTTTATTCTATCCACACCATTAACTTTTAATGGTTCAATAATTTTTACCATATAATTTTTATTTGGTTTTTCAATTGGTTCACCACCACAATACTCACAATTTGAAATAATTAATTTATTAAATAGTTCAAATTCAATATTAAAACTTAAACCCCTATTTTTTGCACCCTTTTTATATTCTTTAAATAATCTATTTTTCCATAACTTTGCTTTATCTTATATTTAATATATACTATGATAAAGCAAAAAAAAACCAGAAATCTAATTTCTGGTTTTATATATTATTTATAATAAATTTTTATTTATTAGGTAAATGACCAACATCATCTAAAGATTTTTGTGCCATCATCATCATGAGAATTTGAGACATCATATCAGTGCTATTACCACTTTTACCGCTTTCACCAGACATATACATTTGAGGAAGAGTTAGACCGTTAGGACCTGCCATTGCTTTAGCAACACCAATTTGAGTTTCTTTCCAAATTTTAGCGGATTCTTGAGGTGTTAAACCTGCTGTTACTAATTTCTTATTAGCATATGCTTCAGCATCTTTCTTAACTTTCAATGCTTGAGAATTAAGTTTCTGTGTTTCAAGTGCAATTGCTGCAAGTTCTTTCTTAGTGATTTCCTCTTTTCTTTTAGTTTCGATAGCAATAAGAGTTTTCACTTGAGCAAGTTCTTGTGTAACCTTTTCTTTAGCTTTATCTCTTTCACCTTCAGCAACAACACGTTGTTGAGTTGATTTTGCTGTCTCAATCTTTTGTTGCTCAAGTTGACGTTTTGCCGATTCATCTCTTTGTGCTTCAAGACGTTGCTTAAAGGTTGCTTCTAAATTGATATTATCAACAATTACTTGTGAAACAATGATATTGTTTTTAGTTATTTCATGAGGAATTCTTTTTGGAATACCGTTAACCAATACTTTTTCAACTAAGTAACTTGTTTGAATTTCTTTAACCATTCTTTGACCTTTAATTTGAATTTCACTAAATATAGTGTCTTTAATTTCAGTCTTTTTCACTACATAAGTTCCACTTTTAAGAGTTTCTTCAAATGTTTGTCTAAATGATTGTGCAGAACCTGAAATATAATCTTGTGCAGCAAACATATATCCTGTTTGTTTCAACTGTTCCGATATTGTAGGAATAAGAGTATTATATACTAAGTTTTCCATTGAACGAAATTCAATTGCCATATCAATAAACGATTGTTTATCGTTAGGTAATTGAAAACGTATTGAAACAATACCATTTGCAGTTACTTGATCAATAAAACGAATACCAATTGGAGACATAAGACCTTCAATTTCATCGTATTCTGCATCTTGACCTTCTTCAACTGCCTTAACATCAATAAATTGTTGCCAAGGGTCAACACGTGCAAACCATTTAACTTTAATTCCCGGTGACATAATTGCATCAACAGTACCATTAGGATAAACTAACAGATATTGATGACCTCTTTCACCATACATAAACAGTCCATCACTTAACATAAGTACTAAACCTAATACCATAACTGCAATAGATTTTAAAGGACTAAACCATAACAACATAGGATGTGCAGCACTTTGTACTTCTTTGTCACCCCATCTATTTTCTTCGACTACAACCTCTTCAGTATTTAAAGTAGGTCGGATGATTAACATAGCAATCCCTGTTATGATGATCAATATTCCAAATATAATAAACATAATCTTTAATATTTTTAGTTAAACAAAATTTAATATTTTTTTCTCATTACTCTTACAACATCCCATGCATCTAGCAATGCATTATGAGTTACTTCATCAGTGATTTGTGCTCTTTCTAAGCAAGTATTTAATGATGGTATTTCCATATCGTGTTCAAAATCTATATATAAATTAGCTGGATCAATAGTTCTATGTCCAAAATCTATATATTTTTTTAAGTTAGGTAATTTTTCTAAAAATTGTTTATCAAATGCACCGAAGTTTTTACCTGCTACAATAATTTTAATTTGACCATTATCTGCTTTATATCCGTTTGATTCTAAAAAACAATAAAATGATAATGCAAAATCTTGAGGTAATATGATATTATGTTTTTTTAAATAATTACTTTTTTGTTGAAAAGTATCACCATCAATATGTTTTGGGATTTTTGCTAAAATTTCTAAAATTCTTGTATTTAGACTTAATGCATATGCACTACCCGATATTCTATTATAATTAAGAATTGCTTTGTATTTTGGTATTTCATCAAAATCTAGTTGTTTATCAGTATCTTCGATAACTGCCGCAATTTCTAATATTCGATCATTTTCACTATCTAAACCACTTGTTTCGATATCAATACTTAAATATTTAAGTCCCATTTTTTATTTTTATTAAAGTTAATATATTAATTTTTGATGCAAATATAATAAATCAATTCTAAAGTTACAAGTTATTTAAAATTTTATTTTTAGCAATTTTTTCATATATATATATATATATATATATATATGGTATGAAATAATTTAAAAATCAATAGAATAATATTTCATTACTAGTTTAGAGCTTATCATATTCAAATTTTTTTAGTTCTAAATTCAATTTCTGTATTTTGTCTAATCTATCTAGTCGATATCTAGAAATTATATATTTTAATTTATATGAGTATCTTGGATCAGTAGCGTATCCATGTGAAACAATCGTATCTATCCAATCAAGGTAGTTATCACCTTTAACACCATAGTTCTTTATAATTGCAAAATGCCTTTCAAAGGCATGTTTTTGTGATTTAATAAATTGAAATTCGGACTTTATGACGACATATTTACCGTTAATATATTCTTTAGTCTTCGATCTTATTCCCTTACCTTTTATACCAAAAATATTATGTTTTAATTTATTAGACGTGCCATATCCTGTTTCAATTGCAGCTTGTGAAATTGATATTGATGGTAATGATTTAGCATCTAATGCACCACACATTAAATTCTCCATAAATTTTTTAGTGAAAGAGGGTCTTGTTATAGTATCTAAATTTAAGTAGAATAATTTATATTCTTCTTCAATTGATTTATTTAAGGTATTTAACTTTTTTCTATATTCTAAATTTTTAGTCATTTCAGAAAATCTATTATATATTTCAATTGAAATTTCACCTGATACATCTACACCTGATGTCGTAACATGATGTGGATCTATCATTAAAAATAATATAAGAAATATTATATATATGTTTTTTTTCATACACTATGTGTTTACGTAAAATTAAATAAAATTATTACAAAGTTAAGACAATTTAATTAGATTCACCATCTTTTTTATAAATTCTTTAATTTCATGTGAATCAACAAATATTGTGTAAGGTGAATATATATATATATATATATATTGAACCCAATACACTGAAAAATATTAATGTTGTTGTTACTGAGAGAAGTAAACTAGCATAGGGCATTAGTAAATTTTTATTTACTAATTCACCGTCATTGTTTTCTACACCATCATAATTTATTTTTTAGCTTCAAATCTTAATATTCTATTTTCATCGAATGCTGTATTATATCCTTCTTCCCACCATTCTTTCATTTGTTTTTTATTAAATATCATTGCATTGTTAGATAATTTTCTTGGTAAAAAATATATATTAGTTGTTGTATTTCTTCTATGTGCAAAATATTTTGCTTTCTCAATTAAATACTCGAATTCAATATCATATCTCATTGCATCAATACTTCTATTTAAATTATCTATTAACGTATATGCATCTCCAACATCATAATTTGGTGTTGGCTTTATTTTATGTACAATCACATCAATCTCCTTTGCTCCCATTTTAAATACTTCATCCATTGCAACTAATTCGGTTAATCCACCATCAGTCCATTGACCCATATGTGTATTTCCATTTTCATCTGTCCATTCTTTATTACCTAAAGAAGTGTAAAAAGGTGCAGAAGCAGATGCCCACATCCAATCTTTAAAGTCTTCAAATGTACTTTTTTGAACATCAAAATAATGTATTTTAGATGGTTTTTCTCTTAAATTTTGAGCACCAACAATAACAATTTTACCTTCATCAATTAATCTATCATAATGTTCTTGTTTTACAAAAGCATCAATTGTTTTTCTCATTGCATTAGTTGTAGCTAATGAATTTTTTTTAAACATTAATGAATATATAACTGCAAAAATATTTACCTTACCCTTTTTTGTAATAGGTTTTGGTCTATACCATTTGTGATCAAATATATTTTTATCATTAACAGATGTATAGGCTTCTCTTAAAGCATCATGTTCACCTAATGCAGCTAATGGTGACATCATAGCACCAGTAGATATACCTGCAACAATGTCATATTTTTTATCTAATCGTGCAAGTGTACCTACACCAAATGCTCCCCATGCACCACCAGTGCTAAGAACTAAACCCTTTTTCACATCAGTCATATTTATTTATTTTCAAGTATTTTTATTCTTCCTTCTAATTCCTTAATAGCTTCAACCAATACTGGAACTAATTCTCTATATTCAACAGTTTTATATAAACCATCATCAAATTGTAAGTTATTATTTACAACTAATGGGAATCTCTCTTCTACTTCTTGTGCTAATAAACCATATCTTTTCTTACCAACCATAGCTTTTGGTTGCATCTTTTCATTGAATTCATATTCATAACCATTTAATGCAATAATACCTTCTAATGGATTTTGAATAGGTTGAATAATTGTCTTCAATCTTCTATCTGAAACTGATGCTTGAGTTACTTTTTTAACTGTTCCAATTCCTGTTGAACCCGTTTCCCATGTTAATAAATCATTTGCACCACCAGCAGAAGGTGTATTCATTATTGCTAAATTACTTACTGCTGTTGTATTAACATATGTAGCACCAGTAAGTTTAATATTATTACCACCAATAATCGTTGCACCACTATTACCAATTTCTATGTTATGATTTCTACCACCTAAGATTGCTGACCAGTTTGCTAAAGCACCATGACCAGATGTTTGAGAATTTGTATTATATGAGTGATTAAATGCACCATTACCACAAGCATAAATATAATAATTACCATCATAACCAAATCCACCAACATGTACACCATCATTTCCTGCACAAGTATATCTACCTTCAGCATGTGATGAAGGTGCAGCAGGAGTTGTTCTTGTTTTATATCCTTCTGTATGTGAATGACTACCAAATGCATATGTTTGATTACCTTCAGCATGTGATGATGTTGATTGTGCAAAAGTTGATTCACCTTCGGTATGTGATGAAGCACCTAATGCACATGTTTGATTACCTTCAGCATGTGAATAATTACCAACTGCTATACTAAAAAATCCTTCAGAATGTGAAGCAGTACCACATGCTTCAGATTGTCTACCTATTGCATGTGAACCATGACCACATGCTTTAGTTAAACATCCAAATGCTTGTGAAAAATTACCTAAAGCACAAGTATCTAAACCCATGCCAACAGAATAATCACCTTCTACAACACCCAATCTTTTACCTAATGTAAAACTTTGACTTGCTGTTATAAATGTAAATCCAGTATTTGCACCAAATAAACCAGCATTATTAAATTGAATTTCTGTATTTGCACCTGCTGGATTCGTTGTACCACCAGTTCCACCTGATAAAGCACTTAAATCTATATTTACATCTCCAAGTCCTTCTGTTCTAGCTAATGCTAATTGAGCAGAACCGTCTAATGTACCACCAGATACAACTCCATCATTTGTATTAATTGATGCTAAATCAACCGTTACATCTGGTTGACCTTCTGATCTAGCTAACTCTAATGTGGTTACATTTAAAGTTGCACCAGATACATAAATATCTGTTGTTCCACCTGATAAAGCACTTAAATCTATATTTACATCTGGTTGACCTTCTGATCTTGCTAATGCTAATTGAGCAGAACCATCTAATGTACCACCAGATACATATATGTCTGTTGCACCTATTGATGCTTTACTAATATATTCTATAATACCAGTTGATGTATTTCTTACTAATACTTGATCTGTTGTTGTATTATTAGTTGGTGATGTAATTAATGCTAATTTACCAACACCTGTTGTATCTATATATGATGTACCAGTTAAATCAATATTACTTCCACCAATGATTGCTGCATTAGTATTACCAACTGCTATATTATTTTGATATCCACCTACAATAGCTGAATTATCACTTAAAGCAGTGTTGTTTTTACCTTGTGAGAATGATGCATAACCACAAGCAATTGAACTTTGACCACCAGCATGAGAATAATCACCTATTGCAACATTTGAATTTCCTTGAGTTGATGAATATTTACCTTCAACACTAGCACTTCTATTTCCTAATGTAAAACTTTGAGTTGCTTCTACGAATGTAAAACCACTATTAGCACCTAATGTATTTCCACTACTATTATTATATTGAATTTCGGTAATATTACCAGCAGCATTTGCTTCTGTACCTGCACTAATAATAATATCATCACCAGATGTTGTAATACCAACACTACCTGATGGTAATAAGCGTTTAAATCTTAAAACAGTACCTAAATTATCTTTATAAATTCCAATACCAGTACCCACATTAGTACCCGTATTTGCCTCACCACTAGCAGTAGAAGCAGATATTATAAGTTCACTTGTACCGCTTACAACTTCTATTGCACCAGCACCAACTAATGATTTGAAATTTAATGTATTAAAGGGATTTACTGAATCGTAAATTGTAGTTCCACTACCTAAATTATTCCCTTTAAATTGTGTTGTTTGTATGTTTATTGAAGAATTACTCATTTCTCTTTGTTTTTCTTTATATATAAATACAAGAAAAGAAAAGAGAATTTAATTTTATTTGATTCTTCTTAAATTAATTATCATATCGTGAGTTGCAGTTCTATTACCACCAAAGTAAGGATAAAGTAAATAGTGAAACAAAAACCAATCTTTTCGTTTTTTATCTTTAGCTACAATATGGCTATTGGGATCATTAAGTTTTTCAAATGTATAAGTGTATGCATCCTCTTCATCTGTAATTGAACAAACAAATTCTTCATTTGGATATACTTCACCCAATACATCAATATCATCTAATGATCTAACACCATCATTATATGAATATGTCACTATTTGTATTTTTTTACTATCAATACATCTCCAACCTACCCTTCCTGATTGAATATGATGAAACCACGTAGTAGAAAATCCATAAAGTTTATTTACATCATAATTATCATTATCACCTAAATCATATAAACATGATTCATCAAATGAACATATAAATTTTATTGATTTTTTAAATGTAATATCTAGATGTAAACCTTTGGGGTTGTGTTTATTTTTCTTTATTAAATATTTTTTCATTAAAATAATTGTCGCAACCAACTAATAACTGGTGATAAAACTAATGCAATGAAAATAATGAAAAATAAATATATACTTGTTTGACCCCACCAAGTCATTTCTGTAATTGATCTAGCATCAGTAAAACCAATTACATCAACAAAACCAATTAGTAAAAAAAAAATACCAATTCCCAATAATACATTTAAATCTAATAATTTTTTTAACCATTTCATAATAAATTTCTTTATTATAAATACTACATATTTTTTAATTTATTATAAAGTTCAATTAAAGTATAAATATGTGCTTCTGATTTTACTTTAATCCAAGGCATAATTTCATTATCAGTTGCATTCCAATACATATGACTAATACTTTCATTATCAGGAAGTTCATCATATTTTAAATTAAGAAATTCAGCAATTAATTTAAGTGGCATGTATTCATTACCTGTAAATTTCCATAAATCAAGACTATCAAATATACCATTCTCCCAAGGTTTAGCCATAAGATTGCTTTTAAGAATCTTAGGTATTTTTATTTCATATTTTAAACCTCTTTTAATTAAAAAGGGTATATCAAATTTTGTGATATTATGACCAAAAATATATCCATCAAGTTTTTTTTGTTGAAAACTATTTAAGATATTAAAAAATTTTTTAAGAATTTCACTTTCATCATTATCATTAATGGTAAGAGTATATGTATTTTTTTTATCTGGTTTATAACCACCTAATGTTATTGATATTATTTTTGTGAATTCAGCCATGTTACCTGCTCTAGTTAAATATGTATTATCATCTAATACACCAAATCTTTTTTGTGATATATTACTCCAAATATAAAAAAGTGTTTCATTTTTTTTTTCAAATTGATTAATGTTACTATATTCTGTTGCTGTTTTTACTGTAAAAAACATAGTATCATATATTGATATACTATTAAAAATGTGCTTAAATTGATCCATATATTTTTTCTTTTCACAAAGATACAAAGTATTTATATAAAACACAACTACGATGAAAAGATTTTTTTACGATATTTTAAGGGATAAAGGATCGGTTAAGTTTAGCATAACTAAAGTTTTAGCATTAACATGTTTTATATTCTTTACAGGATATTTAGCATATTATTTATTATGGTTAAATAAAGATGTTGATCATACATTAATTGTTGAACTTATTGGTTTTATGTTAACACTACTTGGGTTTAAGAATGGTTGGGGTGTTAATAAAGAAAAGAAAGGAATCGATACATCAACTACTTTTGAGGCACAAGCTATGGATTCTAAAACCGAGGATGAAGCAGATTTTTAATTAAGACTAGTTAATGCTAATGGCTGCATATTATTTTCTCTAGTTTTACAAAATAAATAACTTTTACCCCAATCATCAATAAGTAAATGTGTTTCTCCTACAATATTAAACTTTTTAATATAAAATTCTATTGGATTTAATGCTTTGGTAAAGCTGATATCATAATCATATATATCTAAACTATCTAATCTATATACATAAGCTAAATTTACAGGTACAATCAGATCATCAATTAAAACATTAACAATATATGTAACATAATGTTGACTTGAGGTGAACATTATTTTTTTTATAATACCAATTTTATTATTGATTTCTACGAAATCTTTACCACATAAACCACTAATTAAAACTTTATCCCCAATTTCAATATTTGTATCTACCATCCCATTAAAAACTCAAAAAATATTCTAATCCAAGATTTATTATAATCTTGTGCTTTTATATAATAACTATTAACTTCTTCAATGGACATGTCATATAGGTATTTTGATCTAACAAGCTTTTCTTTTGTTTTATCTATGATGAAATCAATCATATTTAATCTTTCTTGTTCTTTTAACTTATTTTTATTGTCGATTTCTTCTAGATATTGCACACCCATTCTTTCAATCTCTCTTGCAATTCTATTTTTTTTTTGTTCAGTTTGTTCTCTTTCTTGTCTTTCATAATCAGACAATTGACGATATAAATCACTAGTTGTTGCTAGTGACTCTGTTTCATTTTGTGAATCGGGATCTATTTTAATTTTTTTTGTTGTAACAGTCATTATGATAGTTTTTGGGCTAATTCATCATCATCTATAAATTCATTACTATCATTTAATAAATTAACTTTTTTTTTTGAAATCTTTTCTTCTTGGATTTCACAATCAAGTGAAGAATTTTTATATTTTTCTATTTTTTCATCAAACTCTAAAATTTGATTTTCTATTTCTTTCTTTTTATCTTCAAGCTGTTTATCAAACTCTGCTTGCATATCTGTTATTCTTTGATTTGTTTCAATAACTTTATTCACATAAACCACTAAATCATCAACACTAACTTCATCATGTTTCCCAGAAATAATTACCATCAATCCCGAATCACCTTCAATACTAATATCGCAATTAATGTCCTCTGTTGATTTAAAAACCCAATTTTTTCTAAAACCAACTTCTAATTCGTATTTACCTGTTTCAATATTTCTACTGATTGACATCAAGTATCCGTCTAATTTTCCTAATATTCTTTCTAAAGTATTTTCCATAATTTAAAATATGTTTGTCAATATATAACTAATCGCTATAAGTAATATAGATTTTTCCACATTACTTATTGCGAATTTAGTTTCATTACCGAATTTAAATCGACCAACTAATTTAGTTAAAAAATTTATTACAACAAATATAATATAAATTATTGATAATAAAAATCCAAATTGTGATAATTCATTAAGTATTTCCATTTTTATTCTGAATGTGTTTGTCCTTGTTGATTTAATTTACCTAATGGTGCTTCATCATTTGAAGCATCTTCTACAATATTTGTAGGTATTGATTCTTTTTGTGTGGGTTCTTCATTACCAATTATTGGTTCACTAGGTGCAGGTACTTGAACTTGTGGTGTTGTATCTACAAATATTGCATCAACTAAACTAATTTTATTTTCAATTTCAACCATTTCACCTGCTAATTCAATAATTGCCTCAACCTTTTCTCTTTGACTTAATGAGACATCATCAACTCTTTGTTTTAATTCATCTTGTGCGTAATACTTTTGATTTCTAAGTTCATTAAGAACATCAGTTTTTAACCTTAATACATCATTTGCCATAATTTCTTTTCTTTTTAAATTTAATTATAATTTTTTATATTTTTTTATAAGTTATTTATAAATACTACACTTTTATAAAAAACATAAAAAAATAATAATTAAATTTAAATTAAAACACTTCTTCTTCAATATGCTTTTTATGAAGTGATTTATCAAAGATTTGATATAATTCTATTAAGACATCTAATTTGTTTTTGGATTTATTTGATTTATTATGACTAAATATATCATTCCACAATTTTTTATAATGATTAATTGTTTGTGGTTTATTTAATCTATAAAATTGGTCATAATAATATCCTAAAAAATAATTATAAAGTTCATCGTTACCATAAAAATCAATTTCTTGATCGTAAAATTCTTCTAATACTTTACCAAAACACCAATTATAATGTCCAATTATATCATATTTTGTATTAATATAATCCTTACCTAAATAAGTGTCAAAAATATGGTGCAATAGGTTAATTGAAAAGTCTCCATATAAATCTACACGTTCTTTTAATATGTTTTGTGATTTAATTTTTTTCACTATTTCAAATTCTTTTATTAGATTTTCCTCATTAAGGTTTTCTTCTAATTCTGTTCTTCCCATATTCATAATATTAAAGATATGAAAATTTATTTTAAATTGTAAGCTTATTTTTAAAATCTTTTAGGTTAAATGCTGGACTTAAATCCCATTTGTTTTTTCTTGCTGGATATACTCTCACGTTAGCATGATTGTATATACCTTCAAAAGTACCACTAATAATTTCTTCATGATAATCATGGTCAGCAATTATTTCTTTCTTAATATTATATTTATTACATAGGTAATTTACCAACCATAAGGTTGAATCTACTTGCTCTGTTGGGTATGGTGCAAAGTAATAATATCCTCTCCATCCTTTTTTTATATGTACAGGTTCATATTGTAATCTATTATAAGGTATAAGTCCATCAGCATCATCACCTAACACCCAATAAAATTTATCGTTCTTTTTAACCATATGACCTTCATTTACTAATTCAATCCCTATTGATTGTTTATCTAAATATTTTCTTCTACTCCCAATACCTAAATGATATGCCCACATTTGAGGGTCAAAGTGTTGATATATATTTCCTTTATGATCTATTGAAAATGCTGTTGATACGTGTCCATTGGTTGATTTCCACCAATTAAAGTGATTCATTGAGGGTCTGTCCTTAGTACCTTTTCTTACTGTCCATCCGTTTGTATGGTGTAAAACAATATTCTTTTTAGCTATTGGTTCTGCAAAATATTTTTTAGTTGTAAGTACATATTTATCATCAATAATCCTTTTTTCGTTTTTATTATTTAATAATAATCCCCATGTAGATTTACCTACAATACCATCAGTACTAAGATTGTTTTTCTTTTGAAATTCAATAACTAAATCTTCAGTACCATTACCAAATATCCCATCAACACCCGTATGAAATCCATGATTATTTAATAAGATTTGTAATGATCTTACTCCATAGCCTCTACTTCCTATTCTTAACATTTCCATATTAAAATTCTTTTATATAAAATACTTTATAAATTACCAGTAAATTTAAATTTTGCATTTTTTCTAGTTGCAGAAGTATCTACATAATCAGAAGGTTTATAACCAGCAAGTTTTATCATTTTCTGAACATGTTCATTAATTTGTGGTTTTTTATTACCTTCACATATTGTTTGTTTTCCTTTAGCAACTTTACTTACTTTACCACCATTAATGTAAAAATCAAACGAATTCATCATATTTCTCATTTCAACATTTTCATTAACTTTTTGAGTATATAAATTACCCATACCTTCAACAATTAATTTAGTTCCTTCTGGTTTTAATTTAATTGGTGTTTCGTTAACGTTAAAACTTATAAATTCTGTTTTATTCATAACATTAATAAATTTACCAGCAACAATATGATTTTCTTTTATACCTTTAGGATTGTTAAATTTACTGATGTTTTTATCAAATTGAGTTTTTTGAACAGTATCTTCTTCAACAGGCATAGTATCTTTATTATACATTGGTGCATTTGCTCTGAATTTCATTTTTTCTTGACGTTGATCGTAGATGGTTTCACCCATATCTTTCTTCATTCTTTCTTCAAATCTTTCATCTGGTTTATTATCATAAACAATATCTTGCATACCTAGACCACGATTTAACATGATATCATCAGCTTCTTCATCTGTAGAATTTCTCTTAGGAATATCTTTGTTGGTATCATTGGTTGAATTACCATCATTTTTTAATGCATTGAATCCATGTTGTTTCATTTTATCCTTTTCAATTTTTTCAGCTAGTTCATAAGGATTTTCAGAAACTTCTTCAATTTGCTCTTTAGCAGTTAATTCATCTTGCTCTGTTGCTAATTCAGCACTATTACTATTTTTTACATCTGCTTTGAAGTTCTTAGAATTATCTTTATGGAGTCTATCCATTTGTACAAGTGCTGATGGTCTTTTATCTTCTTTCAATGTTTCAATACCACCAACCATTTCTTTTAATTTTTTCATATGCTTTTTATTTTGCTCTAATTCCTTTTTATAATCGGTATGTTTCTTTTCGATTTTATTTTCTCTTTCTTTTTCTTTTTTATTTCTAAACTCAACATTAAATTTATTATCACTTGCTTTAGAATTTTTAGATTTTTTATTTTTCTTTTCACAAGCACCCTTTTCACCTGCTAATTTACCTGCAACAGGTTTTTCATCTCTTCTACATTGTCCTTCTTCATCTAATTGTGAACCACAATTTTCACATACTTGTTCTTTAACTGTTATACTATTATATTTACCCAAATCTTTGTTTTTAGGTGCACCAGTTTTTTCTGGTTTCTTATATTCTGGATAATACCCATCACTTCTATTATTAAACCCAGTTAAACCACCATGAGACGTACCAACTTCAGCAAAATCATTATTATTATCAAAACTCACATCATCCTTTCTACCATGATTATTTAAATCAAATTCAGGACCGTTCTCATTCATTCCCATATTAATATCACCACTCGAACCTTGCACATCTTTCATCGTGTTAACCATAGTTGTTGGATTATCACCAATAATACTATCTTCAGTACCTGATACAATACCCTCATCAACTCTTTTCACTGGAAGTCCTTTATGTTTGGTTGATGCAAAATCTTCAACATCATCTGGTTTCATTTCTTTTGCAACCTTTTCAACCGATGCACTAGGGTTTTCTAATTCACCCTTTTGTGCAGCATGAACCATACCCATAAATTGTTGTTGTTTTTTAGATTTTGCTTTTTCATTTAAATCATCAGCTTCACCCATTGGATTAATTGCTGTTTGATTTCTCATTACTTGTTGAAAAATTCTATCAATATCTATATTAGGTAAATGACTTAACATTTGTACATCACCAAATTTATTTTTACCCTTTTGTATAATTTTCTTAATTTTTTCTTCTTTAGAATTAATTCCACCTAATAAATTATCCATTGAACCTCTAACATCCCCAATACCATCTTCACGTAATTCACCCTCACCGATTCCAAAACCACGTTTTAATTTACTAAACATACCTCTTTTTTCAGGATCATTAAATTTCTGACCTAATTGTTTGCTAATATTTTGTGCAACATTTTTAATATTATCATATGCTTTTTTTGCATTAGGATCGGTTGGTATTCTTTTTAGTAGAGTATCCATTTGTTGATATGCATTTTTCAATTGGTGTTGCTGCATTTGTTTATTATCTGTCATATCAAATTCAGCCATAGGAACACGACTCATATCATTTGGAGAATCCATACCCTCATTTAAACTATTATAAATATCTTTGAACATATTGGTGTTAACTATATAATTTTCACCAATAATTTCACCACCTTTCCAAGCTGGTTTATTTGTTACATTGTCTTTACTCTTTTTACGGAAAGGACCTTCATAAGCACCTGAACTTGCACTAGTTGTGGTTTCATCTAATTGTTCTTCACAATCCTCACAATTATCGCAACCACAATCTTCATCAACGATGTTTTTTGGTTTATTGTCTTTAGATGATGTAAATGCACCTAATGATTTATTTTCATATACATTATTTTTTGCACCTAATGCTGTTGAAAATGCACCTGATGATGCTGCACCAGTAGTTTCTTTTATTTCATATTCATATTGATTTTCTACATATTCATCATCAACATTAATACTAACAGTATTATACTTTTTATTTTTTTTGTCATAATCACCAACTTTAAGAGGATCAGTATCATTCATAGCCATTTTATTTGCTTGAGTAATTGATGCATCACTATTTGAAAAGTTATCATGTTGTTTAGTGATACCACCCTTTATATCTTCATTAGTATTATTCATTGTATCATATTTTTTATTTATTCTATGAGTTAAGTATTCTCTATCATCAAAAGTACCACTACCATCTGTATTAAGATTATTATCCATTATACCATCTTCTTCAATCACACCAGTAAGTGAATTATTATGTGTTGGAGCATCACCTTCAGTTCTAGCTTTAGGTGCTGCTGAATTTTTTTGCATTTTTTCTTTACCCTTTTGTTGTAATTGGTTAATACCTGATTTGTCTCTACGTTCTTTTTCAGCAGGAATTGCATTTAAATATTTTTGTCTATAACCAGCATCATTAGTAACATATTCATTAAACAACATATTCATAATTGTTTCATTATAATGATACCCATATTTTTCCTGCCCATCTTCAGACATCTCATTATATTTCGCATTTAGTTTTGGATCACTAAATACTAAACTTTCCATTTTACTTAAATCCCAAACCTTTTTCTTAAATGATTGTTCTTTTTCTGTTAAAACAGAATTTATTTCTGTGAGATTTACATTACCTTTACCTAATTGAGATGTAAAATCTTTTTCAATTGCTTTACCTGCCTTACCCAATGGTTTTTCATTTGTTGATTTAAAGTCCATATTCTTATTTTATATCACTTTGCCAAACTCCTTTTCTCACCCATAAAAATTCTGCTAGTTTGCTTAAACCATTTTTTACTATGTTATTAACTTCTTTTCTAGCATCACTCCCTTGTTTAGAAAGCATCTTCTTTACTTCTCTTTCTAATTCGTTTTTTACGAATGATTTGAGTTCATCATTAATTATTCTACTTAATTCTTCTTTCGTATATTGCATATTTGCTGCCATATATTATAAATACTAATAAAAAGCAAAAAACGCATAACTTCTAGGCTATACGTTTCTCGATTTCCTTCTTCCGAATGGTAAGATGAACTTTAGTTTATTTTTATTATCTAGTAACTGCACCAAGTCCAAAACCAGCAGCACCAACTAATATATATTTACCGTTAATTTTGATCCATCTACCAAACTTTTGCCAACCACTAGGATTAACTAATTCTTTACTAATAGATGGTATTGCATAACTTTCCACATTATTAACAACATAATATGGATTTGTATTCATAACTGAAAATGATATTGGATAATCCTTTCTTTTATTTTTATCAAATGTAAAACTTATTGTTTGTGTATTTGGAAAATCTATTTTTTTGAAATTGATTTGTGGTTGTGCAGTTAATGGATATGGTCTTACTGCAAGTATATCAATATTATAAACAAAATTTAGTGTAGTATCTATTTGAGTAAATGAAATTAAATTTTTTGTAGTATCAATATCTGTTGCACCAGCAACAACAACATTAAGAGAATCAATTAAACTATTATATTCAATTCTTGCTGCTGCCCAAATTTCTTTTTCACCTTTCCATTCTTTATTTAAATTACTGATTGTATTTAAAAGTGCTTCTTGATTTTTATTTAATCCAACATTTTCTGCTGTTAAATTACCAAGAGTACCTTGAAGTGTTCTTTTTTCTGAAACCCAATTTCCTTCTTTATTTTTATATGTTTTCACACTATCTTGTAGTGCTTCTCTTAATTTTAATTCAGTTTCATATTTTTTACCATCTTTTGATCTTTTATTTAAATGGTAATTTATTCCAAAACCCATTAAAATAATTAATATTACAATAACAAGTCTTTCATTTGTAAATATATTTTTCATTTTTTTTAATTAAATAATTGATCTCTCCAATATTTGTAGAATATATTATAATAATCTTCTAATTTATTAATAACATCCTCATTTTCTTTATCTTGTGCATCAAAATCATTAAGATAATTAATTTCAACACCACTTGAATCTTCTTGTGGTGTTACTTTATATACAAACTGAATTTGATTATCAATAGTTCCAGAAAACATTACACCGTTACTATATACATTTAAATCATTATACTCGATAGTTACATTGTTTTGATCAAAATAATGTGACATTTTATCTTCTTCATTGTTTTTATCAACACTAGTTGTCATATTTTGTTGAACATCTTCATTTAAATTTAAAAGTGGTCTATCTTTTATTTTTCTCATTTTACCAAGCATATCACGCATAGTCATATCTTTTTTAGTTTCTTCAACTGGAACTTTAGTAGATTTAACAGGTTCTTTACCATACATAATTGCTAAATATTTTCTCATTTCTATTGGTGCTGACATAATTTTGTATTTCTTATAAATACTAAGTATCTACTTAAATTACGTTAGCAACATAACAAGCTAACTCCCAACCCTTATTTGTTGGTTGAAAACGTGCTATTGGGGAATAATAACTTTTATTATTTGAAAAATGTGGGTCGATTATTTTTTGTGCAGTTAGCATATTAATATTGCAATCTTCAAAAACTAATATTTTCTTACCTTCATAATTAGTACAGTCAGGGTATACAATTTCCACAACTAATTTATATCCAACTTGAAGACTTCTAATAATTTCATAATTACTAGGGTCTGGATTAGGTAGTTTATTTGGTTCTGCATTATCAAATGAACTATTTGACATCATTGGTGTTACTCCCATTATATTTCTATTTCTAAATCTTCTAAAAAGGTTCTAAAATCAAATGAAGGATTTAAATCAGTATAATCACTATTATAATTACTTCTGGTTACTATTCCCTCATATTTCAATGTATTTTCATAATATACATTAAAACCTAAACAATCTAATTCAATATCAAATTCTTTAATTAAAAATTTACATAACTCAACAGTCGAATTATATTGTTTTTCAGTATATTGTTCCCAATATGTATGACCATTCCACTTTCTTTCATACATCAATTCTTCAGGACATACATCATGAACCCAATTAAGATATTTACTTGTTTCATAATCATAGAAAAGCATCCCCATATTTTCTAATACTATTGATATTGATTTTTTATCAATTTCTTTATTACCCATATAATCTGAATAATATTTTGGATCATAATGTTGGAATATTTTTCCTTCTCTACTTATGGTGTATGTGCACCAGCTTTTACCATTACCACCATCTTTATGTTTTAATCTATTTATGTGAAGATTATCTTTTCTAAGACTACCAGCTAATATTATTTGTGTTTTATCATATTTTGCTTTGTAGAAATTATCTATTTTATATGTATCTCTATCTATCTTCATGACTCAAAATACCTTCACAACTTGCACCTTTAAATACCGTAGTACCTTGTTCATCTTGATATCCATGATATTCTTTTCCAAGATTAAAATCAATATTATTTATTTTAATATCTTCAACTTCGTTTAGATGTTTAATAATAATTTCTTTAATTTCATCATTACTTAATTCGACAGTTATATTTCTCTCAACTTTCATTTCCAATATTTTTAATCCAATAATTACCATTTTTAATTTCTTCTTCAGATGGTCTATCACCACCACCCAATTGTTCAACTTTCGTTTTTAGAAATTCTTCAATTTCATTTTTAGGAACATCACCAACATCTATCATATATGTTCTACTTAATGGTGTGAAAATTTCAACACCAGCTTCTTTTAATTTTTGTTGTGAAATTTTAAATTCATGACCGTATTTTTCATCTTCAAAATTTGGGTCTTTACTAACTACAATTCTTTTAATTCCTGAATTAATAATATTTCCTGCACATCTAGCACACGGAAATAAATTAAGATACATGATTGTGTTTTTAGTTGCAACACCTATTCTTGCAGCATTGGTAATAGCATTTTCTTCAGCGTGTACAGTCCAATCATATTTTGCAGGTCTTTCATGCCTTTCATCAATATCATCGTCTACACCTGATGGAAATCCATTATAACCGAAAGATACTACACGTTTGTCATCATTAACAATAACAGCACCAACACCTCTTGATTTATCTTTACTCCAATCAGAAATATATTCTGCTAATTCTAAAAATCTTTTATCCCAATCAACTTTCATTAGTTTGTGGTTTACGTGCTTCTTCTAAGTCTTCCAAGCTAATTCTAATTGCTTTAATTGCTTTGACTTTAGGTGATAACATACCCATATTTTTATTTTTTGGTACTTTTACCCATTCTATAACATCACCCTTTTCAAGTACATTAAGTTTAGAATCGTCTTGATCTACTGGATTCGGAAAAATAATATCAAAATAATTAACATCTTTAAATGTTTTTTCTTCAAGACTTATTCCACTAAACATAAATTTAAGAAATTCAATATTACTAAATTCATTTAATGGTTTAGATGGTGGTTCATAATAAAACCCACTATTAGTACCATATCCAATCATATTTCTAGGATTTGGTGGTGGTGGGGGTTGTGGTATTACAGATTCTCCAACTTTACGAACAACAGATGCTGCTTCTCTAATACTATCAGTAAAAACATTACTACCTTGAAATTGTTGTTGTGCTTGTTGTTGTTTATAATGTTGTCTATTCACAATATTATCATATTCAGATTTTATTCTATCTATTTCACTAGTGAGAGTATTTTCACCATCAGCAATATTATCTAATTTTGCTTGTTGATTAGCAAAATTTTTCATTGCTTTTGCTCGTCTTTTTTCTGCATTCCCTAATGCTTCTTCCATATCATTTAAAAATCCCATATCAATAATTTTATCTGTTAAACTTCTTTCTGTATAGTCTCCTGCATATCCCCCAATCCCAATATTATTATTTCCAGTTGCACAACTAACATATCCTTGTGCAGTTGAATAATGTCCAGTTGCACAACTACCCACCATTGGTTTCTTAATTTCAATTATTTCACCACAATCTAAACACTTCAATGCTGGTACTTTAATCTCATTAACTTTAGCAATTTCAAAATCATTTATTTGTTGAAATCTACTATTAGATATTGGGTGATGTGTTTCAATTACTGTATGTTTTACAGCCTCAACCTTTGTAGTATTATTATGTTTACATTGTTTTTTTCTTTCACCCATGATTAAATTGGATATAACAGGTAATGCCATTTAATTTAATTTCATTTATAACAACAAATATAAATTAAATTAATTTAAATAGCAATAGTTTAAGTTAAATTTTCCAATAAACGTAGGGTATCATCGAACTTATCGATTTTTTCTAATGCATCTTGATATGTAACAGCAGTTAATCTTCTAGTGCCATTTAGTTTAATAATTCCTAAATATTCCATATCATTTAAAAAACTATCAAGAAATTTATTTGGACTTGGAATAGAACTTTTTTCTTTAATTAATTCTAATAGCTTTGTTTTACCAAGAATTTTTTGATCTTGACCTAACATACCTTCTTTAAATATGAATTTAATAAGTGTTCTATATCTATCACGTTTTTTGTGAGTAGTTTCCATATCTGCAATGTTAGACAAATATACATTATAATCGTAATACTTATCGAAATAAATACCTAATATTATTATGAATTCAATTGATGTTGATATTATTAAGAACAGTAAGATATTACTAATATCTTTATCTTCATTTTCGGATTGTTCAGTTTCCTGTTTGCTTTGAAGTTTTCTTATTTCACCATTTAGTTCATTATCAATCGATGATATTCTAACATCATTAGCTGTAATACTTTCATTATTACTGTCAACTAAATCTTGTAATTCATTTCTAACTGTACGATAATTTAAAGGTGTTTCAGCAATTTTATCTCTATATTCCTTGTTTGATTCTCTATAACTATTATTATCATCAATCAAAGTTTGCTTTCTTTCTTGATAAACACGATTTACACTATCAATTTGAGTGTTTGCTACATTTTCTATATTAACATTAATTTCTTTAGAAGTGGATGCAAAGTTAATTGCACCATTTAATGAGAAATAGAATGATGCACCTACAATACCTATTGAAAATATAGACCATCCAATTAGACTCTTATGCATCTTAAATTTATTTTTAACAATATCAAAAGATAAATTAGCTAAAATTTTTCTTTTTAATAGTTCAAAACCACTTAAAATTAATACCGATATAAAACCAGCAAGATATGTTGAAGCATCACCTTGTACTAGATTTGCACTGATTGCAGTTAATAATGCTGGAAACACTAAAAAGAATGCAAAAAATATTGATCCTATGTTACCAACATATGAAAATATGTTAAGCCAAGTATCAACATCTTTGTTCTTTGTCTCAAAATCTTGACTTTTAATTTTATCTCTTAATTCAGAATATTTATTTAAATCCATTTTAAAATCTTTAGTATAAATACTCTATTTTATAGAAATTTATAAAATTACGACACACTTTCAATCCAAGCTGCTGCCGTTTGAGTTCCTGTTTCAATTTCTGTAAGTCCCATATCTATTTGTACGTAGCATTCATTTTCAGCTATTAACTCACCAAATTTTTTATCTGAAACTCTTAGTACTATAATTATACTATCTATTGGTGTTATTCCTAAATTCTTTACGGCATGTGCTACTTGTGCAGCAACCTTACCTTCACTCATTTTTAAGTTCTTTCTATATATTACTTTTATTCTCATTATTCTATTGTTAACGTTGAAATATCATTTTCATCTTTAGTTACTTCTATTATATAATCAGGATCAACTTCATGATTATGTTCTACGATAAGCACCTTATTCATTCTCTCCTTAATTGCTTGTAGTATTGTTACGAACTCCGCTACGCTATCATCCGTTAGTTTTCCCATAACTTCATCAAGTAAGAATAAAGTAGGCTTAGACTTCGTGTTTATCTGGTTTAAAGCAAACTTCAATGCAACTGAAGCAAACGTTCTTTCCTTACCTGAAGCTGATATTGCATCTATCACAGCATCCAATCTACTATTATACGCTAACTTCAATTTTAAATCATTATCATCCAACCAAATGCTGAAACCAACATTTTCTAATAAGTTAGATAATTCTTTATTAATTTTAGGTATTGCATATGTTTTTAATAGTTGAGTTGGAATTCCATCTCTGTGAATACATTTCTTATAAATATTTAAAATATTGTCCTGTCTTTCTTGTTCTACCCATGTTACTATTAAATCACCAGTTTCTTTTATGGTAACAATCTTTTGACCTCTTTGAGTATTAAGACTATAAATATCATCTTTAAAATTATCTTTCTCATATTTAAGATCGCCAAGTCTTTTCTTAGCAGCATCAATACCTAGATTAATTTTTTGGTTTTCTTCAATTTGTTTTAAACTTTGTTCATATAAATTAACTCTTTGAGTGATATTAACTCTTTGTAAATTAAGATTCTCAATTCTAAGTGGTGTTTTTTCCGCTTCTAATTCTAATGCTTTTCTACGATCAACTTCGTTCTTATCATTCATTAATTCCCCAATTTTACTAAGAACACCTTCCATCTCTAAAGATTTACTTACAATAGTTGCCTCATATTCTGTTCTTTTTTCTTCAAGTTTTTCCTCTTCAACATCATATTTAGGTAGACCTTCTTCTTTTTCTTTAATCGTTTTAGCAATCGAATACATTTCTTCTTCAATTTCTTTAATTTGGATTTTAATATGTTCTTGATGGTTATCGTCAAGAAGCTGACCACAAGTAGGACAATTTGTATTCGATTTAAGTACTTCAATATCTTTTTTTAATTTACTCCCTTGTTCTTTTAATCGAACAACATCACCATTTATTTTACCTCTATGATATTCAATATCTCTAAGTTGTGAATTTTTAGTTTTTATGTAATCATTTAATCTATATTCTTCATCTTTATGAGTATCCTTTTTAGATTGTAACTCATTTAATCTATCTTCATCATAAGTATCTTTTAACAAATCAATACTTTCTTGATCTCTTTTTACTTTATGTTCTAATGTTCCAATTTCATAGTTAAGAGTATCGATATCATGACTAGTTTTTTCAATATCAAGATTATATATTTCATCATCGATTTTATATAATTTCTTTATTAAATTTTCATGATATGTCTCACCTTTAATGATATTTCCATCAACTTTAGGAATATCAATATTCTCAATAGTATCAATTTTAATATTAATTTCCTTTACTTCGGTTTCAAGTGTTTTAATTAACTCTTCTGATCGTTCTATATTACATGTAACTCTAGGAACTGATGATAATTCTTTAGAATATTCTTTAAACGCAGTTAGTTTATGATCAAAAACATCAAGACCACTATCATATAATAATGAATCAATAAACACAGATTTATCACCAGACAATATTTCATTTAAACTATCAGATGTAGTCATTACAACTCTCATAAAATTTTCATAACTACCAATAGCTTTTTCAATACCTGCTTGTGTCTTATTTCTTTGATCTTCAACTAAATTTTCAAGTGAATTATCATCAGTAAATTCATCATCAGGATTATCTAATTTATGATATGCTAATACTGTGGGAGCACCCTTTACATCACCAGTTTTAGTCTTTTGAATTGTTGTTATTCTTTTAATGCCAAAATATTCACCATTCACACTAATAACTATTGAACCCTCACAAAAATTAACATCTAATCTATTATTCACATATCTTTTATCACCAAACTTCATAATTTTTTCCGTTTCTCTGGATTTATTATAAAGTATATATGTAATAAGTTTCATTATTGTGGTCTTACCTGCTGTATTGATGCCTGTTATTTGAAATAATCCATTTTGATCTCTCCAATCAATATCAACTGTTTCATATGACATAAAATTCTTACCATTGAATTTTATAATACTCCACTCAATATTAGTCATTTCTTCAGCTTCTATTCTTGATGCTATTTCATCATCTAATTTTATAATTTCATTAACAACATCATCTTCAACACCAATTTTTTCGAGATAGTCACCAAATATTTCGTGTTGTACTGATTGTTCTACAATATTATTTACGTCAATTACGTCTTCAATAATTATATCATCATCTTCAATGAATTCATTTTTATGTGTAATAAGTATTGGTTTATAACAATCTTTCAAATGACCAACAACCTTTCTTTTATTTACTTCATTATGTGTTTGTGGTTTAGTTTGCCATATAACCCTAACTTTCATATGTTTAGTTGGATTATCTATTTCAATTTCTAATTCATCAAAATCTGTAAAAGGATTAACTTTAACCGTTTTAAATGAGTAGTCATTTTTAACTTCAAATTCCTTTACTGTACCATCTTCAATATTCCACATAAGATAACCATGAAATTCATAATCACCTTCACCAAAATTTTGTGCAAATAATGAACCACAATATGCTTTGGTTTTATCTTTAAAATATTGTAACTTATGTATGTCACCAAACATAGAGTAATCACCCTTAAAGTGTCCTATGTTGTTATATGTTTTACGATTGAACTCAAACCCTGTTGGTGATTTACAACCGTTTACAGGGTCATGAAATAAGTCTATGGTAGTATTACCTTCTATTGGTTTTGCACGTTTAGTCCAAGGTGAATTATTTTTAACACCATGCTTCCAAACTGCCCATGTCACATTTTCATCATCATGAAAACCTGTTTCATTATAATACATAACATCAATATTATTAATGGTTTTAACTATTGCCTCAATAGAGTCAATACGTTTTAATGCTTTCTTACGTATATCGTGATTACCACGTGTGATTCGAACAGGTGCTATTTTAGCGAGATTATTTAGGAATTCAGCAGCAAGAATAGCTGCTTCGGGTTGTATATCTATGTAGTCATGAAATAAATCACCAACTACAACAATTCTGTCTGGTTTATTTTTCTTTAAAGATTTATATAAATTATCGAATACCTGTCTAATTTCACCATGTCTTGTAGGTGATTTAGGTATATGAACGTCAGCTATATGACAAATTTTACTTATTTTTTTCATTTTTTATTTTCTTAATTGACCAACCTAATGTTATTTTTTTTCGAATGGTTTCTTTATTTAAATCAAATTCTTCTGACAATATTCTGGATAGTTCAGTTTTAGTATATTTAACTCCACGATATATAATATACTTATCGTAAAATTTTCTAGTATAATTTATATCATTAAAATATTTCTTATCTTTTAATATTGACAAATATACTTCTTTTTTTCTAGAGAAGCAAATATTTGAATCATCGTATAGGTAATGAAATATTCTATTAATAATAATATTTCCACCATAACGTAATGATCTTATATTATTAAGATCACACAGTACCTACCATAGTAAAATTTTAAGTATTTTTTAAAATAGACTCTGCCCATTTGTCATAATAATTTTTACACACTGCTATTCTGTTATGTTTATTGCTTTGGCACGATATTCATTATATATTAATCAAATAATTTTAATTAAAAATAGAAAAATATTATGTTAGTAAAAAATTTAAAAAGTAGAAATTTATTGGATGACTTATTTGGTGATTCATTTTTTAGTGAGATTAATGATGTGTATAATAAACCAAATGGTAATCGTGGATTACCTTATGATATTATAGAAGCAGAGGATGATTTCAAAATCGAACTCATGTTAGCAGGATTTAATAAAAAAGATTTTAATCTTGAAGTAGATGAAGGTAAACTTATCATTAGTGGTGAAAGAAAGGAAATTGAAGACACAAAATATAATCATAGACAAAGTTATTTCGGTAAAATAACAAAAACATTTACATTACCTAAAGATGTTATAGTTGATAAAATAGATGCAGAGTATGTTAATGGTGTATTAGTAGTTACAATACCAAAAGATAAAGAATTGATAAATAGTAAGTCGATTGTTGTTAGGTAAATAATTAACAGACGTGTCTGCTAATTTTAGGATGGTGATTATTCATCATCCTTTTTTATTTTACTTCTTGTATAATTTATTTTATTTGATATTTTACTCTCATTACTATTAAATTCTTTAGCTATTTCATTATACGAATATCCTTCAGAATTCATTGTTAACATTGAAAAATCATTAATACTTATTTTGTTTGAAATGAAATTCAAAGAATCGTTAGTTTCTAATGTATCATGTGGTGAACTAGAGAGAGAAGCTGGTTCAATCATTTTAAAAGATGTTGACATTGTGGGAGTCGAACTATATGCAATATTATCAGATGTAAACGTATTTGATGTGAATGAAACATAAATAGGTGTATGTTTTCTAGATTTATCAATCATATAATTTTTAGCTATCATTATAACCCAAGTATCAAATTTTGATTTTGTAGCATCATATGTTTTAATTTTTTCGAAAACTTTAAATAATATTTCTGAAACATCATCATCATGTTCTGAATTATATGGATATTTTTTAAATAAAAATTTACCTATTTTTTCTTTATATATTTCATATAATTTTTCATATGACCTATTACTACCATTTTGTGTTCCCACTATAAGTTTTTGTATATTTATCATCTATAAATTTATTACCAATAAAATAATCATCAACTATTAACTGTCTTGCAGTTCTTAGTTTTTTAATAACAGCATCTTTTCCAAATTTTATTCTTATTTCATCTAAGTCATATTTACCACCTAATTTAACTATTTTTATTTTATGTGATTCATCACCATAAATATGATATAATTTTTGAAATATTTCAATACTATTTTTATATGCATCAGGGTCTAATACTATAACTATTTCAGGTTTCTTTTGTTTTAATTTAAAGAAAAAAGCAGTCGAAAGAGTTTTACCTAATTGTGGTACTGTATTAATTGGAAAACTAAGAAACTCAAATGCTCCTTCCACTAAGTAAATAGTTGAATCCCAATTTATTAATCCTTCATTAAAAATAATAACATCTTTATCTGCTTTTGGGTTCATATATGGTGGTTTTTGATTTCTATATGTTCTACTAACAAAATAATTCAAATCACCATGCTGATCATATGACGGAATAACAATTCTACCTGCGTACTTACCTTCAAAGCAAAAACCGATCCTAAATTTAACTAAAATTGAATATTCTATTTGTCTTTGTAAAATCATGTAATTATATGCTTCTAAGTGTAATACATTATTAACATCCATATCTGCAAATAAAATAAATTCTGAAGGTAATTCTACAAAACCAAAATCCTTATCATCTTCTTCATCATCATAATCATTAAAAATTGTTGCATAATCTTTATATAATTTATAATCTGTTGTTGTTCCAAAAATTTTAACTAATCTTCCTAAACTACCTGAAAATTTTGGAGAATCACATTTCCAACAACGGAAGACTCTTTTTTCTGTATTAATTTCTAAATTATATTTTCCATCAGGATGTGATAAACCATCAAGTTCTTGACATTTAGGGCAATTAGTTTGTAGCTGTTCAGTTTCATTAATACCTCTAATATCACCATCAAAGATGCTATTTAGTATCGGATGAAATTCTCTTCCCTTTATCATAGAAACAAAGATACAAAAAAAAATGGTCACCTACAACTAAATGCGGTGACCAAAAAATAATTACATCCAAAAAAATTATTTTCTACCTTCTAATAAAAAAGGAAATGTTTTCAAAAATCTATCTAAAAGAACATGAATTTTTGCATCTTCATATTTAGTTTTTGTAGCATTAGTACCTTCGTAATTTCTTCTCAAATCATCGAAAATATCTTTTATACCCTTTTGTAGTTCATTATTATTTACAGGTGTTGGGGTCGTAGAAACATCACCACCTTTAGAATTTAAAAGTTTATTATAATCTTCTTTAACTCTTAAAAATTCATCTTCAAGTTCTTTATTCTTATCACTTAAAACAGTAACTTGATCTGAAAGCCAACCATTATCTCCACCAGATGATAACTCATTAATTTTATCAGCTACCTTAGTAACATTCTTAATATCAACTTTTACACTGCCACCGAATAGTTCATTAACTCTTTCTTTTGCAGCATCTCTTCTTTGTACTTCTTCTTTTGTAGGTCTTGCCATAATATAAATTTTTATTGTTTTCTATAATTTATTATAAATACGTCAACTTTAGAAAAAATCACAAAAAAAAAGGAAATTATTTCTAATTTCCTAATTAATCAACAGTTGGAAGATTTTAATGTTCTCTATCGAAATCTGTAAAATTGAAATTAAGATGTCCAATCATACCAGACTTATCATTCCATATGAATGCTTCACCTGCTTTTTGACTACCAATATATCCTTTCTTATAGTGCCATTCTTCTGTTCCAGACAATGAAGATAAATATCTTACCGTAACACCCAATTCTTCATTAAGCAATTGTGCTTTATCTAATACAGTAAATTTAAGATTACGTTTCTTATGAAAATGACCTAAATGCCATTCATGATAATTAGTTCTACCCCACATTTCTTTTTCTTCAACAGCCATTAACATTGGAAGTGAATTTTCCTTTTCTTCATTACCATGTGTAAATGCTAACATAACTTGACCCCACTCATAATACTTTCTAACTTTAGCACTATTATTTACGTGTACTTGTGGATCGTTTCTAAACCAAGCATCAATTACAGAACCCATATATTTCATACGTTCTTGATCATGATTACCAGAAATTACAGGAATTTCAATTGGTACACCAGTTGCTTTAAGAAGTATAATTGCATCAACTAATAATTCAATAGCAACATCCCATGTTTTTTGCCAACGCAAATCTTCATCTTGTGGTGTTCCTTTTGTTGTTGTATTAAATTGATTATCTGAATTAAAGAAATCATTTCCGATTGGAAACATGATTTTATTGAATGTAAATCCGTTTGCTCGTTTGAGCAATGTTGTAATAGCATCTAAAAATCTTGCTCTTGCTATTTTTGTATCATAATTCTCACCAACTTCACCTGCCCATCCTAATTTACCAATATGTAAATCAAATAAAGATACTTCTAATAGGTTATTTTCAATATTTTTATTACTACCATATACATTTTTACCGAGAATTTCATTATTGATTGCTGGTGGTGAATAATTTTTCGCTAATTTTTCAAATATTTCAGCAAAATTTTGTGCAGCTACAACTTCTTTTTTTCTAGATAGTGTTGCTTTAACTTGAAAATTTTCCCAAGTTGTTGGGTAACCTGCTTTAAATGAGGTAACATCCCATTTATTTACTATATGTCTTTCAACATTCCATTCATTTAAATCAACTTCTGCTCTTTCTAAAAGGTCTTCTAATGTTTTAATATGATTAGGTGGATATCCAAAATGATTTAAATTATCATCATCACCTTCAGTATCATCTAAATTAAGATCAAGATTTATTGGTATTCCATTTTTCCAAATTACAGTTGCGGTGTCACCCATTTCACTGAATTCAATCTTTTCTTCTGTAATTGGTTCGTCAAAATCAATATCTGGAAGTGTCTTATCCATTTTTTTTATGTTTTCATACTTTTCATATGTATCCATAAAAATATTATAATCATCATCTTCTAATGTTCCATTTTCATATGCAACATTTACTGCTCTTTTAACATTCTTTACATAGGTATTAGCATACCCACATTTAACAGATGCCTCTCTAACTGATATATCATGTTTAATAGCATATTCAATTACTTCAATAGCATTTAAAATTCTTTCTTTTGTCATAAATTTATGTGTTTTATATGTGTTATTTCTTGCAAATATATAATAATTTAATTAATAATGTCAAGTTTTATATGAAATAGTTTCCCTCTTTCTTTAAAAAAAGGATGTTCTCTTCTATTTTAGTGCACTCAGCTATAAATACTACTTCTTCACTTAATGATAAATTAAACCATTCCCCATGTGCACGTAAATGTCCATATCTATTATGCATAGCTGTTTCTACTTTTCTAGCGAATTCAGATTTGAATTCGTGAATGAGTTGTATTTCTTCACCAGAACCTGTTTGAAGTTGTTTAATACGTTTTTTTGGATTTTTAGATATTCCTATTTTATATTTAGATGTTTCTAAATTTTGAATTAAATATACATATGACATTAATATTGCTTGTATTCAGCATAACCTTCAGATACTAACCATTCATTAATATTTGCTAGTCTTATTTTTTGTTTACGAAATGCCACACCAAATCCTAAATCCATATCAACAGTAATGGTATCACCATCATAAACTCCCGTTACTAATGCTTCGTATGTATACATAATTATAAAATACTCATTACTTTTAATCCAGAATACCCTACACAATATGCATCACTCATATCATATGAACTATCTCTTATTGTATTATTTCTAGTATAAAACCATTCAATATGTGGTTCTAATTTAGCAACCTTGCTTCTAATATATTCTTTCTTTTCTTTATTTTTCCAACCTTTAGGAAATGATAATGTTTCTTTTATTTCACCAGTTCTTTTTTTAGTTGTTTTAATAAATTCAGGACAGAATATTTTTCTTGAGTCATGAACACTTATTTTTTTAGGTATAACATCAAAAATTTCATATATTTTATATGATGCAATCCCATTAAATCCTAATAGCATTGCAGTTGTATTGATATTTTTTGGGGTGTTTGATAAAGGTGCTTCAATAAATATATTACTAACAACACATTTATACTCGTTTTCAACTCTATATTTAAATGAAATTAAATAGTCTCTAAATAAATTTGTTTTATAAACATATCTATCTTCAACAGGGATATTTTTATCTATCTTTAATTCAAGATGTTTTAATTCTTCTAATTTTCCATTTTCATCCCATAATGCAACACCAACATTGGTTGTTGATACATCTAAAGATAGTGAGTAGTTTTTCATTAAGCGTTATCTTTAACTTCATCAATTAATTTTTGTAATCTTTTGGGATCATGAAGATATAATCTTATTAAATCTTCGATAACACCACCAATCTTCAAACTCTTTCCTTTGCAAAATAGTTTGAATTCGCCATGAACATCACCATTGATGATCACAGATTTAGATTTTGTATTTGTCATAGTAAGTACATTTTCCATTATTATTATATTTTAGTTATAAATACTGTGTTTTATAAAAAATTATAAAAAAAGGTTGTATTTGTGAAATTTTATTTGTATAAGGATTTGAATATTCTATAATATGTGCTTTCTTCTCTTTCCATTGCATCAATTTCTTGTGGTCTATCATCATGTTCAATGATATTATTATTAATAGTATCACCTTTATAAATATAAATCCCACTATAAAAATTAAGTTGTCTTAAATCACCCGATTCAAATTGATCAAGATGTACTAACTCATGTCCTAATACAATACCTAATTTATGACCTGCTAAGTATCTTGATATGAAAATAGCATAATGATGTTTAAAAAAGAAATCTTCAACAATAAATGCTCCATATTTTTCAGCATATACATCATCCATATATTCAAATTTTATTGAAACACTATCAATACATAGGACATCACTTAACATTAATTTTACTGGTGGTTCTAAATTATATTGTGTATTGTTTATAATAGTAATTGATTCAGAAGAATAATCTGTAACATCTTTTTTTATTATTGAATTATTAATTGAAATAAGGAAGCTAATAAGTATTATTGCACCTATGGATAATAATGTTTTTATCTTATCTCTTACTTTCATTCATTAGAAATCTAATTGAAATGCAATTGTACGTGCAATTGTGGGATCTTTTTTTATTGGGTTATTTAATTTACCAATTGCAACTAGGTTATTATTATCATCATATATCCCAACTTCACTAATTGCAACCGATCCCATACCATCCCATGTTGGGTTTGTTGTTGAGTTAAATTCGTTAAGTGGTAATTGTATTGAGATATCTGTAGTATATACTGTTGCTCTAATATCTGTTCTAATAGTACCAAAGAAAAAAGCTTCTTCTCCATAACCCATTTCATCTTCAGAAGAAACTGAAGATGGATATGATAAATAATCTAAACTATATTCATTTGGGGATGTTAAATCAGTGAAATTAACAATAAAATTAGTATTAAGTAAATTTGATTTTGTAATACTATCACCAATTGTTTGACCAGAAATTTGATTTGTTACATCAACTTTAAACCATCCACCAGCATCTGGCGTTATTGTTAATCCAGAATCAGAAATACCATCAACAACTTGTGCTAAAATATTAAGTCTTGTTGCAGTAAAACCAGTACCATTACTACTAGTACTATCGGCTAAAAAAAATAATTCTTCTTCATTTAAAAAAAATGTATTTATTGACTTACCTGCAATAATATCTGTTTCCAATTTTTGTATATATGTACAATGTGTAGATCCAGATATACCATATACATTAGATGCATTTGCTGGTGCTCCTTCAAATTGATATGTTATAAATACTGTTTTTCCTGTTGCCATGATTTTATTATTGATTATAAATACTCCCATCTGTATTTAGTAAAATTATTCTATTTTCATCACTACCATTATAATCAGTAAATTGACCACTAATTAAATATTTATTATCGCTTGTTTCAATTAATGATTTAGGTGCATCATTAAACCCACTACCAATGTTGAATGAATTATCAACACTTCCATCTGTGTTTAATCTTATAATTCTATTTTTTGCATTTCCATTATAATTAGTAAATTGACCACCAATTAAATATTTATTATCGCTTGTTTCAATTAATTCCCAAACAAAAGAGTCAAACCCACTACCAATGTTGAATGAATTATCAACACTTCCATCTGTATTTAATCTTACAATTCTATTTTTTGCATTTCCATTATAATCAGTAAATTGACCACCAATTAAATATTTATTATCGCTTGTTTCAATTATTGATAAGACAGTACCATCAAACCCACTACCAATATTGAATGAATTATCAACACTTCCATCTGTATTTAATCTTACAATTCTATATTTTACATTTCCATTATAATCAGTAAATTGACCACCAATTAAATATTTATTATCGCTTGTTTCAATTAATTTCCAAACAGAAGTATTGAACCCACTACCAATGTTGAATGAATTATCAACACTTCCATCTGTGTTTAATCTTATAATTCTATTTTTTACATTTCCATTATAATTAGTAAATTGACCACCAATTAAATATTTATTATCGCTTGTTTCAATTATACTTGAAAGACTAAAATCAAACCCACTACCAATGTTGAATGAATTATCAACACTTCCATCTGTGTTTAATCTTATAATTCTATTTTTTGCATTTCCATTATAATTTATAAAAACACCACCAATTAAATATTTATTATTGCTTGTTTCAATTAATGATTTAGGTGCATCATTAAACCCACTACCAATGTTGAATGAATTATCAACACTTCCATCTGTGTTTAATCTTACAATTCTATTTTTTGCATTTCCATTATAGTAAATGAAAGGACCTATTGAAAGATATTTATTATCACTTGTTTCAATAATATTATCAACATCAGTTGAAAAACCACTTCCAAAATTTGGTGGTGGTGTTAGTGTTGTGGTTAGATTTTTAGTTCCTGTTTTTACCCCACTAGCAGTATCGTATATTGTTACACTATATTCACCAATATTAGATAAATTAGTAAACGAATAAATACCTTCCATATCATGTACTTGATTATCAATAACAGCACCATTCAATGCAAGTTCAACACCAAATGGTGGGTATGAACCTATTATTTTATATGTTATTGTTTGTGCCATAATATTTCATTTTAACATGGTGCTGATTGTTGACCTTGATTTATATAAAAACTAAAACTATCAACTTGATTACCATTATAATGTAATAATAAGGTAATTAATGCTTTAGATTGACTACTACCATTACCATTAATAAATTTAAATGAATTATTATTAAATAGACATCCATATCCACCATCAAAATTAACAGTATCATTATTAGATGCTAATGAATTTTGTCCAACACCTAAAATTATATATTCACCATCAACAAAAAACCCACCAGTATTATATTCTACACCAATTTGATTATCTAATGTTGTTGCAACTTCTATATAAAATTGTGCAGGGAAAGAACCATTTACACCACTATTACCTTTTACATCTACACTAATTTCTACCCCAGAAGGGAATGGGTCGTTAAAACCACCTGTAAGACCACCAATACTACCAGATTGATTTGTAAAATCCATATTAAATTCAATTGGATCTTGTGTTATTGTTATACTGCCTTGAGCAGTACAACCCTCAACAATTCCATTAGGTGTAATACCTTCAATAAGAATACTATATGTTGTTGGTTGAGACCCTACAAGTGCAGGTTTTGTGTAAGAACCATCACCAGATCCTATTGTTGGTAATCCAATAGGGTTACCTAATTGATTATATAATGTATATGTAAAATCTTCACCCTGTGTACCAATTACATCGAACACCAAATAAGGAGGTATATGTGATAAATTAAGCATTTGAAACCCTAAACAAGGATCAATTGTTGTGGTGGTGGTAGTAGTTGTGGTTGTTGTGGTTGTTGTGGGTGCTAACGTTGTTGTAGTTGTAGTGGTTGTGGGTACTAATGTAGTTGTTGTTGTAATACTATTACCAATAAAACTATTACTATAAAATCCCATTCCTGTATCATAAATCTCTAATTCATATATTAATTCATCAGGAACAATAAATGAACCACCATCACCAGAATTAGATAATAAATTACTATCAATAACATCCCCATTGTTATCTTTTACTAAAACCATAAAAGGAGTAAAAGTACCATCAACAATATATTCTACAAGTTTCCCCATTTAAATTTAAATTATGGTAATATCATTATTTCAAGATCACTATCAGGACAAGATGATGCATTGAACCCTGTATTAATTGGTGGTAGTGTCCAACTTCTATTTGATTTATATGACATTGCCTGAAGTAATTCTTGATCTTCAATTATGAATACTTTTAAATCATTAAATACTTTACCAACAACATTATCATATTGATCAACTAAATTAGCATATGATGTATTTAATTCAGGTAACTGACCTAGACTAGTAAAATCACCACTAAGTGTTATCCCAATCGTACCACTAGTGTTTTTATGCCACATAATTGTTGGTAGATCAATAGTTGGTGTTGTTGTATTTGTTAAAACAAACCCTTCACCATAATTATTTGAGGGTGAATTATTACTATAATGTATTAATCCAATATTTTTAACTTTTGGGCTTATTTTTTCTAGATATTGTATTAATCCACCAAAAGCAACGCTTGGATTCGCACTAATATTTCTCATTGGTGGTATAATATTACCACCAGTACCAATAACATCTTCAGTATATACAATTGACATATTCCAAACTGGTACATCAATTGTTGGTATATCATAATTTTCAATGAATGCAAGCATTGATTCAGATACAAAATCAGTTACAAAGGGCGATCCATAATAGTTTTGAATTGAGTCACCTGAAAAATGTCTACCATTATTATTTGGATATATTAATGCACCACTATCAAAACCAACGATTCCATTAAAATCAGGAATATTACGATCAACCGTAACTTGTAAATTATTATTGGTTAATGAACCTGTGATTGCTATTATTTTATACCATAAATATGGTATTGCTTTATCAACATCAAACCCAACAGTATGACCAACAACCTGATTTGCCCATCTAACAACCACATAATCACCAATTTCTGGTTCTGTTAAATTTGATGATGTTGCTGCCAATTTTAAAATATTCCCACCATCAACATTAGCACCAACAATTTTACAATTAGGTTGTTTTACATGAACAACATCATTAAAAATAGTTTTTGTTCCACCAGTAACATTAAACATACCCTTTTGCTGTATTGTATTTGTAATAATAGAAGTATTAGATACTACCGTTGGTAGATTAACTAAAGAATCTCCACTCACTACTTGAGTTATAAAACTAACAATTTCAGGATTTTTATCAACAGGTTTAAATATTGCAACATTAAAAGGGTCTAATGATACTTCATTATTATATTCATAATCTATTTCACTATCACCAATAGCAAATTTTTTAAATCTAAGTTCACCTCTAGATAATAGTTCTCTACCTTTATCTGTTAATTTTATTTGTAATACTGTTTGATCTACTGAAAATGCCATTTAAATAATCTTTAATATAAATACATTATAATTTTTTTATTAATTCATTGAAATTCCTTTTAGTATTTTGAATTTCTTCAACATATTTTATTGAACCACGTTCCTTATTAACATATGAAAAATCTTCATTAAATGGATGATTTTTAACATATTGTGTTTTATTAAATAAATATTTTTGATCAAACACACCTGCATTATGAAATATGTTTGTTTTATAATATTCACTTAAATTCCCCGTTGCCCATGAAAAATCCATATCATTATGTATTACTGTTATATGTCCTAATTTCCATGCATTCCATATTACTGCCCACATATCCGCTGTCCATGATTGTATTGGGTGTTTTGGATTAAATTTATGTATAGTACTTGTCATTAATTCATATAGGTTCTCAGAATCACTTTCAACATTTTCCCAAAATTCAGCATCAGCATTTTTCATTATATATTGTGCACCACCAGCATTACCATCCATATTTACAACTAATTCTGGATCAATATTCACAGTTTTACACATTAAATTAAATAATTCAGTACTTTTACTTTTAATATATGTTGAATTTAAATATGATTTCGTATTACTAACAAACCAATCAGGAGTTAAATAGATATAATCATCATATGTTGGTTTTTCTCTAAATAGTACATCTGGGTCTAAATAATAAAACATTCTAGACTCGTCTGGAAATTTAATAAAATGTTTTTTTAATATATGTGGTCTAATAGATGAGGAATACCTAGATTTTTCTCTTTCGTCTTTATATGTGAAAATTTTAACACCAGTTTCTTTTTGAATGTAATTTAACTTTGGACTTCTTCTATTTTTTATAGAAATCACATAACTTAAATCATCTAAAATTCCTAGTCTTTTAAAATTATTAATTTGAACCAACATTTGCCATCTAAAATATGGGGTATCTGAAGTTGCCACAACATATTTCATATTACATATTTTATTTGTTGAATAATTATATTGTGTTAGTGTTGATTTAACATCAACACTATATTCTTCAATATATTCAGGTGGTATTGTTGTTAGTTTTTTAGTTAAAAAAAATGACATAATTTATATGAAAGTAATGTTATTATTTATACTGTATGGTATTTCTTCTCTTTCTATTAACACACCACCATCAAATGTTTTATATAACCATTGTTTTTGTGATGAAAGATTATATGTTGTTGCCCACCAAGTATTTTCATCAAGAATATATGGTCTACCTGCTTGATTTATTTCAGGGTCAATACCTATTGGTAATTCATGTATTGTCCAAGTATCACCACCATCATTTGTTATTGCAACAGATGCAGGGTCGTTAGTATATGAGGATATTATACCAAGATCTGCGTTTGCAAAATATATTGATCTTGTAAAAAATGGTACAGTTACATCAAACCAAGTAGCACCACCATCTGTTGATTTTTTTAAATCAACTTGTGTTGAATATATTGTATTACTATCTCCAATAGATATTGCTGGTGATGTTACTTGAGTTGTTGGTGCATATAATGATGTTCTATCAACCCATGTAGCACCACCATCATTTGATATAAACATCCCTAATGGTTGATTAAACTGTGCAACAACTAAATCACCTAATGCATCAACAGCAATTACACCACCAAACCCAGTAAAAGGTATATCTGTTGTTGTTCTATTAAATGTAGCACCACCATCTGTTGATTTATATAAAAACCAAACATGAGAACTACTAATATTACCAACATATATGTTATTAACATCTTTAGTCGACATAACACCAAAACTTTCATTAAATGATAATGCAGTACCAAATGTTGGTTCTGTCCATGTTGCACCAGCATCTGTTGATCTTCTTACATGTGAATCAACACCATTTATTAATCCATCTGAAGTTCTTACAGCAACAATTGTATTTGTATTTACAGCAATCACACCATAACTACCAATATTTGGGTCATCTAATGTCCATGTTTCACCACCATCATTACTAAAAGTATTTGAAGTATCACCATTAATAAAACCAAATGTTGTTGTAGGTGCTGCCGTAGTTGTTGTGGTTGTGGTTGTTGTAGGTGCTATCGTAGTAGTTGTTGGTGCTGTGGTAGTCGTAGTTGTAGTTGTTGTAATTTGAACACATGCAGGTGTGTCAAATGTTGATAATAACAATAAATTATCTCTTTCTAATTGTGTTGACACACCAATGTAAATTAAAAAATCACTAACTCTTGTTGCATATGCAGAATCCGATAACCCACCTAAAGAAGTAAGTGATATTGCAGAATATGAAGAAAACGTATCATTAATATAATATATATTAGTTGTTACTATTGTTGAATTTCCACTTGGTTGTAATTCATTACACTTTAATTCGTGTCTTCTTGCATTAGTTGATGTTATTGTTGATACACAAATTAAATTAATTGACCATTCATATGTTGTTTGTGGTTGTACAACAATAAATGTACTTCCATCATCCCCTAAATATTCTAAGTTTGAATCAAAATTTACACCTCTAGGATATCTAAATTTTTGTCTAGTAAATGCAGTATTTCTAATCAATATACCACCCTTACCTAAAATTATTGTTGCTGGTAATAATTCATTTACAAATCTATTAAAGAATGCATTATATTGATTTATAAATGAATATAAATTACCGAAATTATAACCATTACTTTGTAATGGGTTACCATTGGGAAGAAAACTTCTTTTTAAATATTCATCATAAATATGTTGTACTGTTGGATAATATCCACCAGTATTATCAGTAATCGTTTTTCTTCTAGGTACATTAATTAATCTTCTAGTAATTAATTCAAGATATTCTAAGAAACTCATATCACCAATGTCAGGGAATGTTGAGTCTACAGGTAATAATGGTGGTACATAACTACCATCATCAATAATATAGTATGCACCAATAATAAAACCTAAATTTATTGATGATGGTAAGTATACTTGTTTTTTATTTAGTGGATTTAATGTAAAATCTGTTCCATTTTGCAACGTAATACCATTAACAGTTATTTTAATTGAGTCAAGATTAAATGCCGTAAAATCTAAAACATAGATATATTTATTAATACCTGCATTATAATAGAATTTAGATGAACTAAATGAATCCACTCTAAACGCTTCTGATCTTTTTTCAGCATTAGAAGGTAAACTACCATCTTTAATATACCATGTTCTAATAACTGGATTTGTTAATAAATATGCTTTTAAGTCGTTATTTTGTATAATTAATTTAGTGCGATCTAGAGTATCAATCATAAAATCACCACTAAATAATGTTGTACCTTTAGTCATTGTTATACCGTTAATAACTAATTGAACATCACCTTTAGGTTCTTCAGGAAGTTGAAGAACAGCACCAGCAGATAATACCGTAGGTGCTTGAACCAAATATTCTACTTGTGTATATCCAGTATTCCCAAGTCTATTATATAAATATGTTACAGTTATCACATCTTGACCTGTTGTTGCACTAACGGCAGTTGCAGGATTAATAGTAACAGTACCAAGGTTATTATCAAAATTATAATCTGTTGTTGGTGTTAATGTTACCCCATTATAATTCATTTGAATGGCACTCCCACTCATAGGTATTTCAGGTAAATTAAATGTTGTAGGATCATCTACTTCCAATTCCATATTAATATAGATATATGGACTTGTTGTACCTGTTGAAGTAATTGGTGAATCAATAAATTTATTATAACAAAATACGTCATATTCAATTCCACGTGCAGTATCTAATGTTACATCAACTTCCTTAGTATTTATAATTAATTTACTATCTTCCTGATAATAATTAGGTGTTGATGGATGAATCCTTTCAATAAATCCACCTTCTACCCATGATTTTTTATTATCAATAGTTCTATTTACATCAAATCCCATGTTTCTAAAATTATCGATATATGCTTGTCCATTATCACTATTACCAGATATTTGAAAATAGAAATCATCAGTTTCTACTGGTGCAATAGGATATCCATCCCCATCAAATGGAAATGATGCTGAAGGTATGTCTTCCAATGACAATTCTACATCATTAGGATTTATTTTACCATCAACAGTATAAACATATTCAGTAATATTAATAAATGGTTCAGGAATACCAATTAATTGAAACATCGATTTTATTGCATGTCTAGTACCTTTAGACTTCCAATAATAATTAGTATTAATTAAAATTCTTCTCCAAAGTTCAATATCGATTTCAGCAGGAAGTAAATCGTTTTCACCAAATTCTTTTTCAGATGAAAAGAATGCTTCGGTTACATCTTGTTCTGTTACTAAATCAAAAACATCCCAACCCATTGTTTTAGCTAAGTTTCTAACTAAAATATCTGGAATATTATTCTTTTTATCATATGTTGTTTTATTGATATTAACAATAGCATCAATAAATAATCTTAATTCATCAAATTCACGACCATATATTCTTAATAACTTAGTCATTTTACCTTCATCAGTAAGATCATAAAGTTTTAAAGAAGCTGGTGTTAAAAATCTTGCAATTAAATCGGTTTTTACTTTATCATATGAAGTACCAATACTTAATATTGTTGTTAAAAAGGTTTCAAATAGTGAACCTTGAATATTTGGATTATAATTATCTGTTGTATTCCATAATATATTTACATCACCATAAAAAACACCACCAGTATCTAAAATAGTTACTTTTTTTAATTTTATTTGAAACCCACTATAATCTGCTAATCTATTAGATATGAAATATGTTTCCAATTGATTTGAGTTCTTTAAAAATTTATTATATTCTAAAACATTTGGTTTCATATGAAAATTAACTGAACCAGTTGTTGCACCTGATAATGTTGGAAATGGATTACCTTGTACTGTTAATTCAATCCAAGGTGTATTTACTGTGTCACCAGTAAAACCAAGAACATTATGTGTATTATTTTCAGGATCAGTACTTTGCCAAATAACAAAATTTTCATAACTTAAATTAAGATTTCTTAATTTATTATCTATTGGATTTGATAAGTTCCCATTATCAAATATTATTGTAAATGTGTTTGAAACTACGGATGATAACATTCTAAAATTTGACGTATCAGTAAATGGATCATATGTAAAATTATAGAACGTATCAGTACCATTACCTTGTGAATCAAGATATATACTTGCAGGATAATTTTTTATAATTTCATCTATGGTTACTCTAAAAAGTTCAGCAGCAGAACCGAATCTAACATATGATTTAATATCCGATTTATCGAAATTTAATGTTACTGTATTTGTAAAATCAAATATATCTTGTGATTGATTATTATCAATACCTAATGTTTCTAATGTAATTGGATTTGAAAACGAACTTAAAGTATTTGAATAATCTCTAGTCTTTTTGCCTGTAAAATTTGACTTAACAACAAAATCACCCAATGAGAACACCGTTTCCGATGCTACATTAGTAAAATTTCCACCAATTAGGTCTTGATTCTGACCTTTATTTATAACCTTTTTTCTAGCCACTGATAATTTCTTTCATATAAATACAATTAAAGAAAAAACCCCAACATTTTTGTTAGGAATTTTTTTAATTATAAATACTATAAAATTTTATAAAAATTTATATTATAAGTAATTCTTTCTTTAAAACATTATTAATATCTTCATTATATTTAATATGTAATAACTTAATATTATTATTTTTAGCAAATTCACCATGTGCAGGACATATAATTTTAACTTTAGTTTTTGATGTATTATATTCAACAAATGAATAATAGTATTTATTTCCATGAATTTTTATTGATCTTTCAACATGTAAATATATACTAAGAAAATTTATAAAACCTATCCAACTGAATCTATTATGATATTTATGTCTTGACTATTATCAATCACATTTCTTTTTTCTTTCACTTCAAATAATGCATCATCAGTAACATCATCATCAATTTCAAATAAATTAAATTGTTTAAGAATATTTCTATCAGTATCATAATTAGTAAGAATACCACGTTTAACATCTTTGATTTGTTCACCAGCTACAACATCAACAACAGTATCTATTGTATTTTCAACAAATTCTACTTCAACAGTGAGGGGGTTTACATTTGTATTATACATTAAGATTGATTGATTAGGTTTTCCTATAAAGGGATTAACATTTGGTTTAACGTTTGAAGCCGAAGATGGTGTTAACTGTAAAAATATTAATGAACCAGAATCATCAAAACGATAACGTACTGCTGTTTGAGATGTGTTACCAATATTTTCTGTTACAGGAATTGCTCTATTAGATGTTACAACGTATCTTACAGTATTTCGTAGCTTAGTACCATCATCATTAATATATTCGATTCTATACCCATCTAAAGCACCGTTAGTGGTTAATTCAATAGGTAGTTGATTGGAGTCTAACACAATACCCTTTACTGTCGGTAAAGCCGATAGAACCCCACAATCTACAATTACAGTTCTTAATTGTTTTGGTCTAATAAATAAAGTATAAAATCCTAATTGATTAAATATTGTTGCAGGTAAAATTAGATTATATAATCCACCAAGCAAATTATCTTCACCACTAACTTGTTCGTCTGTTGGTGTAAGTATTGGTGCTAAGACTGAAGGTGCATCTAATCTAAATGTTTCATTTGAGTTATCTTCTCTTGATGGACTAAATGTATAGAATATATCCAAATCATTTACCGATATATCTGCTGCTCTTAAATTTCCATATGTTCCTATACTCACTTTTTATTGTTTTACTTCTTTTAATTTATTATTTCTTTTATCAACAATCATAATTTTAACTAGTCTCACATTCTCATTAACCCACTCATTTTTTTTCATATTGTTTTGATAAATACTCAATATATATATTTTCACATATGTACCATTACATTTTTCTATTCCTAGAATTACTTAATTTTCTTTAATTTCAATATCACTAAAAATAGGTTTCTTCATTATGTGTTGTTTAATATATTAAATTTAGCACCACCAGCATATTTTTCCAATTCAGAAATATTTCTAATATCTTGTAATCTATAGACATTTTGAAAAACTGGTAATGATTGTCTTATTATAAATACATTATTATCAATTTCTGGTTTATCAATAATATTTTGTTTTACTTCATCCTTAATAATTTTATAATCACTAAAATTATTCGGATCATCATATCCTAATGAATTAAACGAAAATGTTGTTGTTTTATTTATTACATCATCAACATAAGTAATTCCACCAATATAATATGTCCAAGTGGTGGGTGTTTGTGTTAATAATCCGTTAACACCATCATTTATATTTGGGTCAGTAGAAGTAAAATATAGTTCACTAAGCGTACCTGTAACTGTGAACTTTCTTAATTCAGATAATCGAGATGAAGATGTTCCTGTAACTATCATTATATTTTATTTAAATATTCAGATTCAAATTCTTTTATTATATGTGAATATTGTGGAAAAAATTTATTAATTTTAAATTTAATTTTTTCAATAACAATATCTTTATATTTAGTATAACTCCATAAATGAGCATAACCGATTTCATCGGCAATTTGAAACCAATTATAATTTCTTTTTTCAATCTCTTTAATGGGTATTATTTCAAACGGTTCTACATTATTTTCTTTTAAAATGTAATGTAAGAGTGATTGTTCCGCAATTAAAAACATACCTTCATATTTTTTTCGATTACTTTTAAAATCACCATTAGTTGAAATATCAACTAAAATTTCTTTTACTTTATTTGCATATATGTTTTTTAATTTCATATCACTAAATCCAACAACCCCACAATTATATGCTGCTAAATTATATTTATTCCAATCAATTCCATGATTATTCATTTTATCAAATGGATTTTTTGATCTCGAATAAATATCATGAAAATGATTACCAATTGTTTTATCATTTTCAAGTGATTGAACAGCCACTTTATACCTTCCACTAGTAATATTATCACCAATAATGTCTCGAAATAAAAGTACATCTCCATCGATATGTATATATGGTTCTGTCATTAATATATGTGTTTTAATTTTTCCCCAAATCCAAAACTTACTACTAACCCCATCCGAATCAAAATCAACAATATGTATTTTATCATACGGTATCATTGAATATAGATTATATGCATGTTTATCACAATATAATTCAATAACATATCCTAATTTTTTTATTAAAATTACACTCATTAAATAAGTGTAAAAGTTTTTATTTAAATATTTTATATCATAATCGTTATCAAAATTATCTTTTATTGATGGTGTTGACCATATTGAATGTATATATTTCATCCTTATTTATTATATAAAATTATCATCTAATAATAGTGATTCGCCAATACCCTGAGTAAACTCATCGTATTCACCATAGTACCCATAGGGTATTACAACATCGAAGAAACCAAAATCGATGTCTCTTGCAGTTAACATTATTTTAAAATTATATAATATAGATAAATCGGGAATTTCAACATAACAATCTATACAACCAGTTGTAGAACCCGTTGTCATAATTCTTTGTACTTGTTTTTTTATTAATTCCATTATTAAACACCAAGATTAACCTTTTTACGTAAAATTACTTTAATATCTTTTTCGGGATATTTTATTTCAAACATACTATCTTCTGCGGAATATATTGTTTGATTTACAACTTCAATTTCACCAGTTATTGGATTACTAATTGTTTGTTCAATTGGATTTACAGAATATTGACCACCAATCTTATTAAATATTTTAACTGAAAGAATATTTACCACATTAGTAACATTATTTATAACCTCAACTAATGGTGTTATAAATATATCTTCATTCATTTGATGATTATTAATATCAAAGTAATCTCTTACTGAAGTAATTACTGAATTAGCTATTTGATTATCATTATTTTCATTTACAAACAATTCAATAATAAACCCTAAATTGAAAATTCTACCGTCACGAACTTCAATATAGTCATTAACCATTCTAAATTCAGTAAGATATTCGGTCATATTAGATTTTAATAAACTATTAGAGGTGTTATTTAATTTACCATCAGAACCAACACCAAGAATTGGTATTATAATTTTATTATTTTCTCTAAATGCATTTGCTCTAAAAGGTGAACCAAATTTACCATCCATTTCAAATACTTGAAATAAATAATCATTTATTTGTACATTTCTTCTTTGTGATGAAAAATTATATTTAGTTAAATTTCTTATTTGTTCAATAGATAAACCATCATTTCCACCAATTGCTGGAATTGGGTTGTTTACGGTTAAACTTCTTTTTACTTGTTGATTAAAGTCTTGACGAGAACCGTTTACATTAATTGTTACAGTACCTAATGATGTTAATGTATTTGCACCTAAATTTGATGCACTACCACCACCTGTTTTATATCTAACAAATAACGTGAAACCTGCTTTTAATTTCTCACCTAATGCGGTATTTTCAAGATAGTTATTTAAAAATTGTTGATTTGTAACACCTGCCTTTAAAAATCCTTCTTTAAAAGCATCTAATTCACCATTACCCCCACCAAAAGTTAATTCACAAAAACCATCTGCTGTAAATTCTTTTATAAATTTTTGGGTTATGTCTATCCAAATACCTGCTTTTATTCCAGTATTTCCAATTGTTAAATTATTTGTACCACCATTAGGGTCTTCTACAAAAACTCTTTGTTGTGCTAACCAATCAACCTCTTCATATCTATTATCTTGATTATTAAATTCTGCTTCGTTGGGGTTTCCAGAGAAATTAGTACCAGCTAATAATATTACATCAGACACTACTAATACATCCGGATCTGGAAGTCTTAATATATAAAAAGGAACTACTTCATTAGTAGTAATTGATTTTCTTAATATACTAGATGCACCATTAATTACAACCTCTCTTTTGGTTATTTGATAATTACGAATAATACCATTAGAATCTAATTGTGGTATTATTGATCTATTTGGTGCTCCTAATGCTGAAAATGGGGATGCAAAATCAATTACTTCATCATTCTCAAATGTTTTACCACCACCAACTACTTGTGATTGTGGTGATATTGTTGGATAATAATCAGCATCTGGTTGGTCGCCTTTAACTGGTACAGTAACAATATAATCAACAACAGTAACTGAAGGTCTTTTAGCTGGAATATTAAACCCCATATTTTTAGCAATTCCAAGTACTGATTCGGTTTGTTGTGCATATTCTAATTGAGTTTCTTGGAATGCACGATCTGTGTTGGTTGCTAAATTATTTGCAACACCTGCATTAAGATCAATAAGCATTGATCCCACATTAGAATCAGTAAAATCAGTAAGAACTTCAGGATAGTATTCCTTAACTAATGTTATTAATTCTTCTTTTATTTCACTAAATGTTCTTTTTTGAAAATTTACTCTATTGTCTCCCATTTTTATATTGTTAACGTTATACTACCTGTTTCACTAAATACATCTTCTGAATATTTAAACTCTACAAGAATATTAATTTGATTATCACCAATATCATCACCAATATCATCAGTATCACTAAAAAATGTTACTTTTGATATTGTAAGTTGAGGTATAAACAATTTTACTGTTTCTCTTATTTCTTCTTCGATATCACTTTGTGTCACACCATCTTTAGGTTCAAAAAGATATTTTCTAATATTAACCCCATACTCAGGTTCATAATATCTCTCACCCTTTTCAGTTAATAATAATAATATTAAATTTGAAGTTAGTGCTTCTTTTGTAATACTATTCATTTTAAATAATCTGTTAGTTACGTTATCATCCTCTAATGGAAATTTAATATTTATTGTATTCATCTTTTTGTTTTTTATAAATACATATAAAGAAAAAATCCGACTATTTAGGTCGGATTTATAATAATATTTGTAGATTTTTATTCCATAATGACCATATATTCAAAATCAGATTCAAAAGTTGTATTTATTTTTGTTAAATATAAATAATTATAACCAGTATCATCATATATAAACCCATTTTCAGGGTAATTATCCTTCTCCATTTTCTTTTCTTTTTTTCTCTTCTTCCCCATCTTTATTATATTTTTCATTAAATTTATTTTTCATTTCTTCAATTAATTCCTCTTGTTTTTCAATAATTTCTAAATATTGTTTACTAACATCTTTAAATTCTTTATTTAATTCTTTTAGTTCTGTTTCACCATTTTCTATGTTAGCAACTAATCTTAATTTATGATCCTCTTCTTCTAATTTTAACATTCTTTCTTTTGCTCTTAAATTAAGTTGTTTTGCATCATTACCATCCATAGTGGATGCCAATTTATGTATTTCATTTATTTTATTGATTGAATCAACACCTTTACTTGCATCGCCACTTTCAACAGCTTGTTTTAAATTTTCTAAAAAATTATTTTGTGTTCCTTCTTGTAATTTTTTTTTCATTATCCTATTTTTTCTATTTTAGTTCCTCTTAATTTTACAACATGATATATTACTTGATCTTTATCTTTTGGGATACTTTCATCAAGTATTTCACTACGTTTATAATAACTCCCTATTTTATATCCATATCGATTATCATATTCATCTTTAATCCATACTAAATCAATATCGATAAGTTCCTCAAATATGCTACTTTTTTCTGAATATGTAAAGACTTTATATTTTGCAGGTATAAAAAATTCTAATATTTTATGACTATCATCAACTCTTTTAATATGAACATATTCAGCCAGTTGTTCAATCTTATTAAAACATTCTTCATTTTTTCTTTTAACTGTTAGAGGATATTTTCTTAATTTAGATTTCTCATAACTATTTAATTCTCTAAATCCCAACGATAAATCTTCAACAACTTCATGATTATTTCCAATTCCAATATTTGGTGGTTTATTTGAAAACATAAATTCTATGGGATATTTATTATCATCATTGGTTGTTCTTTCATGTATTTCTTCAACCATAACCTCTCCCATTGTTTTTCCATAGTTTTTATTCTTAGGATCATAAAACCCAAAATGATCATATCTTCTACCCCACTTATCTTTTTTTGGTTTTTCATTTTGTTTCCGACCAACATTTTTAAATTCTTCATCTGTTTTACCAACAGACATTCCCCACTTATTAGCAGCCATTTCCATTTGTTCTGGTGTGGAATTACGTAAAAATTTATCTGCACTTTTTAAAACTTCATAATAATCTTGAACAAACTTCTGATCACGTTGACCTTGAAGCATTTTTTCTGCAATACGATTTTTATGTCTAACTCTTTGATTTTGATTATTTTTTTCATTTAATACATTTGGGTCAGCTTTAAGTGTTTCTACTTCCGCATTATATAAACCAATACTAATTCGTATCATCAAAAGATGTAACGAAGTATATAACCACAATAAACCTAATTTAATATTATTCCAAATATATTTCATTAATATTCTAATAACCAATTTTTTCTAATCTTTTATATAATCTAACACCGTTATTAATAGATGCTGAAAAATCATTAAAAAGATGCGTTCCCTTATCATACCCATGTTTATTTATAAACATTGATTTATTATTTTTAAATGCTTTTCTAACTTTAACTTCATCTTTTTTTCTATTTAAAGCATATGATAATTTAGTAAAAATTTTATATTCTGCAATTGCCCAATATTGAATTTCTCTACCAAATTCTTTCATTAATTCCCAGCTTTCTTTTATTTTTAATTTAATCTTTTTAAACCATAATTTAAATTTACAGGTTTTTTTTATTTCTAATGGATTTGAAGCAAACGGATTATCTTCATACTCATTAGTAATTAATTTACTCCAATTTAACACATTTGTTGGTGTTTTAGCATTTTCATTAGCAATAGTATTTAATTCATCTACTTTACGTAGAACACTATTAAAATGTTTTTCATATGTTTCCTTATCTTTATTATATTGAATAGCATTCTTCAATCCTTTTAAAAAAACATTGTTTTTTCTTTTTTCTACCTTTTTAAAATTTCTTTTAAATATTTTCATAATTATAAGTTTTTATATTTTATTATTATTAACTATAAATAGTCATAACTTCTGAAACTAGATTAATTTAAAGTTGTAATTTTTTTTCTATCACACTTTCATAGAAATTTGCTCGATTATTTGTTACATTTTTTAAGTTGTATTTTACGCTGAATGTATCATATAATCCTTGACCAATTTTATTTCTATACTCTTCATCTAGAATTAATTTCTTTAATGCTTTGTACCAATACTTATCTGTATTCTTTTTATTTGGAATTAATACACAATTCACACCATCAACACCATCAACATTATATGGTGGAATATCTGTTGTAACAACAGGTATTTTTCTACTCCAACATTCTACTTGTTTTAGATTAGACTTCATCTTATTAAACATATTATCTGCAAGTGGTGCAATTGATATATCTGTTTCATTTAAAACTTCAGCATAAATATTAGCTTTTCTTGTCCAACGTCTAGCATATCTATCTTCGTTTGGATATGTATCTCTTTCAAATTTATCCAACCATTTAAGATATTCCTTATCAGTTATAAGATAATGATTATTTGTTAATATTTTTTCATATTCAAGATATACAGATTCTACCGATTTAATATCTCTTTTATTACTATGAAATATATTATCTTTAAATCTTTCAATTAAGTCAGCAGGTACATTAGGTATTTTATTAATATCACCACCACTTTTATTTATTGCTTTTACCATTTTACTATCCCAAAGTCTTCTTTTTTGAAGTTCTTTTCCAAAATCTTCATTAAACTTAACATCTGTTGTTGTTCCTTGGGTATCCCAACCAGCAACAATTATTTTAAATTTACCTTTAGTTTGTGAATCTGCTTCAAGCCTATTTATAGCACCAACTAATTGTTGAACATCATTCATGTGTGATGAACCAGCCATATAAGATATTCTAACAAGACCATCTGGATCTGGTTTTCTTTTATCTCTAAATTGTTTCATCCAAGTAGGATCAACAGAGTTAGGAAAAACCATAACATTATCTTTAGCTGTAATTTTTTTTATCTCACTAGCAAATAAATCACTTGTAGTGGTAACAAAATCAGCTAGTTTAATATTATCAACAATATCTTGATGTAATTTTTGATCGATTGATGCTCTATAAAATGGGTGTGTTTTATCTAAATGCCAGTAATCATCAATATCCATAACCATGATTACACCAGCAGCACTTAATTCATTTTTAAGTTTAATCATATTATCAACACCACCAATAAGTTGTCTATGATAATTAATTATATGAAAACCCTTTAAATATTCAACAACATTAGGGTCATTAAAATCTAAATCTGAATTTATTTCTACATGGAATTTATCTGAGTGATCTCTTTCTAATTGAATTGCAGGGGTATTAGTTCTGAAATAATTAACACCAGCAGCATCTTTGTTGTGAAATAATATTTTAATTCTATCATCCATATTTTATAATTTTTTATAATTTATTATAAATACGATGAAAATTTTAAAAATCACAATTTTTATCAAAAATAAATGATTTATTTTAAAACAGCAAAACTCGGTACATATCTTGATGTATCGAGTTTCGAATCCTTTTCTTCCTTATATGGTAAGATAGAGAAATTTATATTTCTTCTTTTACTGTTACAGTTGATTCTGTTTTCTTTTTAGAAGTCATTTTCTTTTTTGGAACTGGTTCTGTTTTAATTTTAGTTGAAATATGTTTTTTTATTGGTTCACTTTTAATTTTAGTTGATATTGGCTTCTTTACTGGTTTCTTTGCACTAGGCTTTTGAAGTCTATTGAACTCATTTTCACTTATTTCAATAACATTAATTAATTGTTTTGCTCTTAGACTTTGAATTGAAACTGGTAATTTTCTACATGAAAGAACAATTTCATTATCAGCATTTAATTCATGATATTTTTTTTGAAAACCAACATGATATTCGATTTTCACTTTCATATCTTTATTAATGTGTCTCTTAGGTAATTTACCTGTAACATTCTTTATTTTATAATATGACATATTTTTATATTTTTAATTTAAACCTTGTACCATAATATCACCATACTTAATACCATCATAACCCATCTGTTTTGCTTTTTCAGCAACAGCACGATTAATAATACTATCAGTACTTACATTATGATTTTTTGAAATTTTATTAAAATCAATATTAGGAAACCAACTATTCGCTAATACTGAAACAGGATTAATATCACTTTTAAATGTTAAATCTAAATCATTTGTATTGAGAATATTATCAAATTCCATTTCATATTTATTATATCCATCAACAGGTTTTAATGAAAAGAAGTTTCCAACCTTTGAAATTTCACTAATTTCATCTCTTCTATAACCTGTTATTTTCTTTGGTTTTTTACCAGATGTTTCATCGTGTAAAATTTCTTTATCATCATCTTCTAATTCACCTTCTAATGTTGTTAAAAAATCACCACCATCAGTACCTTCAGAATCAATATCATTCATTCCGTTAATTTGATCTTGTGCAACTACTTCCATTACACTTTCTTGATTTTCATATTCAAAAATGTCCTGTATTTTATTTAATAATCTTATGGCATCTTTTTGCGATAACATTATTTGAAGTGCTTTAATTGGGACTGCACGACTTAATGCAGCAACATATCTATGATGCCCATCTAACACTTTCATTTCTTTTGATATCCAAATAGGTTGAACATTATCCATATCTATTTGAGATACTTTATCTTGTGCTACTATTCCTTGTGATGGTATTAATTCATCTGGATCAATTTGAAGATACTTATAATCAACACCTTCCTTATCTAACATATTTAATGTATAATTAAAAGGAGCGTTCACTTGGGGTAACCACATTGGTTTATAACGTAGGTCTATACTCATTTTCTAATTTATTTTCTAATATTTTTTCAATGCTATTATATTCATAATATGGAATTCTAATTAAATGAATATTATTTTTTATTGAAAATTCGTTTTTTAATTTATCATTTATTTGTCTTTCTTTAAATCCCTTAAAACCCCCAAATATTTTTACTACTTCAAAATGTTGTTTACCATCATATTCAATTAAAATATTTCTATTGGGTAAATAAAAATCAAACAATAAATTTGATTTATTTATACAACCGTCAAATTTTTTTTGACCATTAAATACAATACCTCTTTTTACTAAATACTCTCTAATTCGTTTTTCACCTTTAGATTCCCTACATGTTGGACATCCTTGACCAGATAAATGTGAATTTGGTGTTTGTTTAAATATTCCATGTTTTAAACAAATAATTTCAACTTTTGTCATATAATTATAATATGACGAATTATCGTAATTATATTTATCACCATGTACTTCCTTTGCTTTTTTAATGAATTCTTCTTTTGTTAATGAAAACTTATCACTTAAAATATCTTTACCACATTTTAAACAACCATGTCTCATATGATTATTAGGTGTTTGTTTAAACATTCCATGTTCTAAACATATTATATTAACTTTCGTATTTGAGTTGATGTATTCAACTAAGGTATAATCATATTTATCACCATGTACTTCCTTTCCTTTTTTAATAAATTCTTCTTTTGTTAATGAAAATTTTTTTGATAAAATTTCGTTTCTACATTTAGAACAATTACTTCCTGTGTAATGATTCTTAGGATAAACACTAAATAATCCATGTTCTGGACATATAATATCAATCTTAGTACTAATATTAATATATCTAACTAAAGAATAGTCATATCTATTACCATGTATTTTTTTTGATTTTTCTATAAACTTTTCATTAGTAAGTCTTTTCACTATCATAAATACTCACTAATTGTTTTTTATTTAAACACTTTTGATTATATCTCATAAATTATCCAGTACTATCAATAAAATTGATATCTTTAATGGAAATTTTTTCAGGTGATTTATATGATTTGCTTCTTGCTCTATGAGTATAAACGAAGAATCCATTTTTATCCGCACCTAAACTAACCCCATCAATTTTTTGTGTTTTATTTTTTAATTCTTCTGATTTAATTAATCCATGAAGATAACCACCTTCCTTATATTTACTACCAGATGAAATATATGGTAATATCTTTTCTTTCATTTCTTTTGAAATTGATTTTGAACGTTTTAATGATTCTTTTGGGTTTACTTTAGATTCATTAATTAATATTTTCAACTCTTCAGAAATTATTTTATTTAACTTATTATTAGATTCTACTAATGCAAAACTACCATCAGTAACACGATAAACATTAATCTGATATAGGTCACCTAGTTCTTCTTTCATTTTTGCGAAAACTACCATTTCCTTTTCTCTATCATCATAAACATTTATCGTATCTACATCTGGATATCGATTAAGATATTGTCTTATTCGATCATCTTTCTCACCCCCACCTTGTTTTAAAGATAATTCATCAAACACAATATTGTGTGATTGTAATATCTTTTCTATTTCAGGTTGTAGTTTTTTTAGTCGTGAAGTGAGCATAATTGTTTTGGTGTCACTCTTAGTCGTATCACTTCTAAATTGGTTTAAAACACTTGGGATTGGGTTTATCTTAAATACTTTCATATTTAAGCTGTCAGGTCTACCCCACCATCCAACATGTGGATAATCTTTACCTGTTTTTGTTTTCCATAATTTCTTACCTTCATCAGGCATTGGTGTATCCATAAGAGTACCATCAAAATCATAAAAGGATAATGTTGTTATCATAATTCTTTATTTAAAGGTAACCAACTTCTGCAACTTTTCCACTTAATTCGATTGCGAATTGAATTGGTTTCCAATTAGTTATTTTATTTGACATAAAAGGTTTTCCACCTTCTTTTCTATTAACAGCTATTGTTATGTGTGGTATTACATTATCAGTAGGTACAATGGTTTCTACCATAGCTGCCATTGCTAAATCAGACATACCTATCTTAACAACTCTTAGTTGTGCTGTCATACCTAAATATTTTTCATATTCTTCTTTAATTTCACCCATGTTAAGTGTCATATGGTGTGCCACATTTTCCCAACCTTCAGGAATTTCAGAATATTGTAATAGCTTTGTTCTAGATGGTTCATCTAAAACCAATGCAGTATATGAAACCTTACCCATTATTTTATTTCGTTATATTTAACAATTCGTACTCTTTCGTTACCAACAACATCAATTACCTTAATTTTTAATTCTTGGTCTGTAATATCAATGAAAAATGGTTTTGTATATTCTTTAAATTTATCAACATTATTTAGTTGAACCATTATTTTACTTACACCTGATTTATTATCTATTGCAGTTAATGTTATTTTTCTCAAATTTGTTAATTCGTTTTTTATGATTTCTTCATTAACAAAAATTTCTGGTGGTATTGCATCTAAATAAAATTCAAATATATTTTCATTTTCTTTATTATTAATCCAATCATTAGAAAAATACCACAATATATGTTCACCATCATTTAGTTTATTTAATTTTATCGGTTCAATATATTTTATAAATTCTGTACTATCAAAATTATAATATGTTGAATTTACACCAACACCATCAATATCTTCACTAATTAAATTTATCACATCATTAGGTGATAGTAATATATTAACATCCCCTATATATGTTTTTGGTGGTGAATTGTCAATCCCAAAATTAAAATTATTATTATCATAGTCATACGATAATTCACTAATTTTTTCTACATTACCAACATTATCAACACTATAAAACTTTAAATCAATATCAATACCAGCCTCAAATATAATAAAATTTTCATATAATGTAAAGTTTTTTCCATTAATTGAGTAATAAATTTTATCAACACCAGATAATTCATCTTCTCCAACTAATTCAATTTTTAAATCATCACCATAATATCTTTTACCTCTAAAAACATATGTTTCTTTAGAAATAAAATTTACCTTTGTTTTTGGTGCTTTACTATCTGCATATATTTTCCATATTTGTTCTCCAAATGGATAAACATATTTACCTGTTGAATCCATTTCCCATTTAGTTCTTAAATAGTTTATTCCTTCGGTATCTAAATAAAAGGGTTTTTTTAACATTACACCATCTAAATTTGGTGATGATAATGTAATATATATGGGGAGTTTTTTATTCCAAAATATCTTTTCCCCATCAACATATGATTTTTCTATTTCTGTATGTTGTATTTGTGCTAAACCTATATTAGATAATAGTAAAAATATAATAAATAATATATATTTCATTAATTAAACTCTTTTTTTATTTTCTTTTTTATTTGCTCCAATTCTTTTTTTAATCTTGGATTTAAATTTTTTCCACCTTTGATTACTGTTATTGAATCAAGTCTTGGCTGTCCAATTATAACTTCACCGTTTTCTCTTACATATATAGAAATAAGATTATATTTATCTAATCTAGTAATGTAATTACCTGCTGGTAAATTTTCAAAAGTTGATGCTTCTATTGGTACTTTTACTTCTGGAACTGAAGTTTTGTCTTTTTTTACTATTTCATCACTTTCGCCTGATAATTTTCGTATTCTATCCAATTCTTTTTTTATACGATCAATTTCCGAAAGTAACTTTTTTTTTAGTTTATCGTTTTCTTTTTTTTTATATTCATAAGCAAGACTTTCCATCTTATCTGCTCTTTCATCTAATGAATCTAATTTAGATATTAAAGATAATTTTGTTAATAATATTTTATCTAAAATACTATTAACATTTTCCTTATTTTCATCAAAATCAATATTTAAATCTCTTGCTAATTGAATTATTGAATCTTCCTTTGTTAAAATACCACTAGAAAATTCAACATTTCTATCCTCATTAACCACTTCTGGTGATTTATCACAAGATATTAGTATAATAAGAAGACTATTTACTAAGAAGTATTTCCAGAACTTTATCAACTCTTTCATTAGTTTTATCTATTTTATCATTTAATTTAGTATTGGCATCTTGAATATTTTCTAATTGTTGTAAAAGCAACTCATAGTTTACCCCTTCAAGATTTTTAACCCTTCCATTTAGTTCAGCATAATTTTTATCATGTTCATCATGACGATAATTACTAACCATGTAATTACCAATACCAGTTCCTATAACAGCAACAATAAGTATTACATTATACCAATTTCCAATCTTATTGAACATACCTTTTACACCGCTATTTATCTTTTCTGTCATTATCAAATATTTAATTAAGAATAATATTATATTCTAATATAAATACCTTTATGATTTAGGATTATTCAATAAATTAAGTAAATCTTCTCTATTATTTTTTATTTTATCACCATAAACATTTATTAATGCTGACCTAAGACCATCACCAATTTCTTTACCTTTAAGACCCATCTCCATTAAATCATTACCATTAACAGCTAACTCTCCAATTGATTTAGGGTATAAACCCGAATCTAAATCTACAATACCTCTTTTCAATTTTTCTGGAAGAATTTGACTATTAAGTGATTCTGGTGATTTAGTAAACATGTTATGTGCAACTACACGATTTTTTACATTATCATTACTTACATTAGTGAATCCATTTGATAAGGCTTCAATCTCTTTAACTGTTGGTATATCACCTTTCAATGTTTTTCTAAATACTTCTGCTGGATTATCTAATTGTCTTGTTAATAAGTAAATAAATTCACCCATTGTATTTACTTTATTAAATGGACTTTCATCAATAATTGATTGATCTAAATCAACACCAAACATATTTTGAAATAATCCAGTATTTTTTAATAATTGTGCTCCAACCTTTTTATCACCCTTAGTTACAATTTTTTCTAATTCAATAAACATTCTTTCACCTGCAATTTCTTTAATCTTAGGTGCGTTTTGTTTAATTAAATCCATTGTATGTGGTTCGATTGTGAAACCAAACCTAGATGCGAATTGAACACCTCTAAGCATTCTAAGAGGATCATCAGCAAATGCTTCTGGATTAACAACTCTAATAATTTTATTTCTTAAATCATCCTGACCGTTATATGGGTCAATTAAATTACCGTTAACATCTTTTGCAATTGCATTAATTGTAAAATCTCTTCTTTTTAAATCATCTTCAATAGGTAATTCGTGATCTGATTTTACATCAAATCCTTTATGTCCATCACCAACCTTTTGTTCTGTTCTAGGAATTGCAATATCAATATCATCGGTTGCACCTTTAGGTACAAACTTAATAACACCAAATGACTTACCTACTGCATCTACTTTACCGTATTTAGTTAATAGTCTTTCTAGTTTATCCATAGGTATTCCAGTAATAAGAATATCTAAATCTTTAGAATCTTTTCCTAAAAATTTATCTCTTACTGCACCACCTACTGAAAATATTTTACCACCAAGTTTTTCAATTTCTTGTTTGAATGGTAAATCTTCTAAAGACATTATATTTGCTTCTTTAATCATATTTTTCTTATACGTACTATTCGACTCTTGGGTTACACTATTTACTTGTTCCCATATACATCTATGAAACTTATCATAATCCATGTTACTTAATTTAAGTGTAGGATTAACCTTTATTGTTAAATTCATATTTAAAGGTTTATTAAGTATTTTTGCTGCATAATATCTATGATGTCCATCTTGGATATAAAACCCTTCACTCCAACCATTAGGTTTATCATAATCAACTTCAATTGGTTCTGACAAATCAACAGATTGTGCATATTCGATATCTGATAAACCCTTTTGTTCTATTTCCCATTTAACATTTTCCAAATCATTTCTCCATCTAACCTTTAATTCATTTGGCATTATGGTATTTTTTTCTTGAGTGAATCCAAATGCCCATTGATCAAATAAATCATCAGGTAATCCACCGCTTCTTAATAAATCTTCATCACTCTTAAATTTTTTTAAATAGTTTGATACGTAATCAGGTATTTCAAGTTTTTCACATTCATTATTTTCTTCATTTATAGTATTTTCATATAAACTACTTCCTGAATCAGTTACATCTTCTCTTGTATGATTAGCAGGATATGTATTTTTTACCATTTTGATCTATTATATTAAGACCTGCTTCTTGTGCTACTTTTAATACCGTATTAGTATTATGATCTTCAGCAATTTCTTTTAATCGTTGTTTAGTTATAATCTCTTCATTAATAATATTTTTAATTAAGAATATTGATTCATCTAACATTTTATGTCTATCATTTACTGCTTTTTCAAAAGTATCTTCTAACCATTTCCAAGCAGATTTTTTATCTGCATCAGTAATTTTAATATCTTTTTCATCAATACCTACATCATTTATTGATTCATCTTGCCATGCAAAATATTTATATTTACCAGAATCACTTTCACCTTCAGTATATTTATTTCCAGCTTCTACTGGTGGAATCATTACATATTTATGATTCCAAGCTAAATTACCTTTAATATCCCAAGGATATTCAGGTTCTTTTTTTGCTTCTTTTTCTTTATCAGATAATTTCAACCCATAATCATGTGTTATTTCAACTTTAAAATACATAACGGGATATTCCCAATCACCACCAGCTTCCCATAGTTCAGCATTAATTTCATATTTTATTGGTTGGTTTTTACGTAAATCTTTATTAAAGTAAAAAGTTTTCTTTTGTTTAGTACTATCATTATTTTCTAAATCAAAATTAACTTTATAGAATTCTTGACCTTGTTTTATTGGATCACTCCATGCATCATTTATTATACTACTATAATCAAAAATTTCATCCTTTTCTTTTCTATTAATTATAGATTCAGTTAAATCATTTATTGTTTCGTTAATTTTTCTATCTATGTCTTGAAAATAATGTCTTTCTTTAACATCATCTTCAGCTACATTTGTAGTGTTTGCTTTTCTACGATGTTGATTATCATCATTAATATCTGTTAATACAACATTATTTATGTCTCCTTGATTACATGCTTTTGATGTTCCATTACCATTTCCACCTAATTGACATTCTTTTTTTATTGTAACTGCTTTAGATTTTGGCATCCAACTTGTTATTCTTTCGGTAATTATATTTGCAGTAATATCTAAAAACATTTCATTTAAATCCCAAATATCATCTTCTGCATTAACAGTACCTTGTGCATTAGTATATAATGAAGTCCCATCTTCATTTATACCTTGTCCACCTAACTTATATTTATCAGATTCTGAATCTGCACTACCATCAACACCCCAATATACTAAATCTTCCTTAATTAAGCCAACCCTTTTAAAGAATTTTTGAATCTTCATTAAATTATTAAAAAATTTAACATTATTATTAGATATTTTTAATGAGTTTTCAATATTTTGTGAACCAATTAAATAATTTTTCAATAATTTAGAAACCATTTCGCCTGTTGGTTTATAAATATTACCATGTGCTTCTATAAAATCGGTTGATTGTTTTAAATCCTCTGAAGAAATATCTCTATAATCTTCATATGCATATTCATTTAAGTCATCACCAACCAATTCATTAGATGATGTGAATGCATTACCACCATACCCACCATCTTTTATATTAGCATCTTCAGCAGCATTATCTAAAAAATCTTGCATTTGAAATTGTACTTCATTAATACTATCTTCTTTATTTTCAATCCCTTCTCTTTGTCTACTTTTATTATAATATGTATTATAAACATCATGAGATAAACCATAATCAATTACAACAATCTGAGGTTGACCATCCCTATTAACCTCACCGTATGATGATATTCTATCTAAATCACCAGCACTTTGAGCAAAATTAGCAATCATTTCACCTAAACTAGAGGTAAACTCATTTTCCCACATATCTTCTTCAATGGATTTATCTAATTCAGCACCATAATATTGACCACGACCATTTGCCTTATGATCATATAGTTTTAGAAATGCACCAACATCTTCAACACGATAACCCGTTAATTCTTTAAATCTGTTTTTACCTACTTTTTTTGCTCTTTCAGATTCAATCCATAAATCATTTGGATGACTATCAATAACTTTAGTAATTACATCATCATTCCATCCTTGTGTTGATACTGAAGTTTCTTCGGCATTTTGTGCTAAACCCTTTTGATTAGCTGCTAGTTTTAATGCCATTTTATCATCAACAGCATATACGTGTCTACCACTTCCACTTGCAATTTTTTCTAAGTGTTCATCAGCATATCTTTTTCTAGCAGCAAATGATGTTAAACCTTTAAATTCGTCCATATTAAATGATACTGGATAATCTTCTTCTAAATTATCTTCATTCATAGTCCAAATTTCTCTACGAATTATTTCATCTAAATTTTCATCTATTTCTTTTTTTGGTTCTCTAAACATAAGTTCCATTGTTTCATAATCTTTGTTTCTGCCTTTATTCATGATAAAACCTAGACTTTTATACCAATTAATTAGTTTATTTTTATTAGCACCAAAATCACTAGAAGGTGTTAACGCTAATATTTTACCTCTTTCGTTAGCATAATTTATTATTTGCTCCATAGTTTCTTGAGCATAACCACTACCTCTAAAATCAGGGTTTATTCTGATTTGATTTAACACAAGAAATTTACCTCTATCTGTTAAATAGAATTTCCCAACTTCTTGTCCATTAAAAAATATTGTTTCTGAATTAAAATCTAGATTTACCATAGTAATATAAAAAACCCATAGCAGTAACTATGGGTTTATTCTGCTTTCATATAAATACTATTGTTTTTTTGATTTATTAATTTTTTGTAAATCGATAATTGTTTCACGTACAATTTGTTCAATTACTGTACGATTTTCCTCTAATGCCTCTTTAATTACTTCTGCTTTATATGATTCAATGATTGAATTTTTCATTGCTTCAGCAAATAAATGTCCAAAATTTTCATTTAATAATTGTGTTGCAACATTATTAACTTGTTCGATAATTAATTGTGGTGGTGCACCAACAGCCATTTGATTTTGCATCATTTGCTGTTCATTTAAGATTCCACCTTGATTTCCCATAGGTGTTCCTACATGTCCCATTTGTTGATATTGTGATATTGCATCAGCAACACCAACAGTTGAAGTAGGTTGTCCCATTGGTTTGTTATAATTAGTATTAGATTGTTCTCTAATTCTTTTAGCCTCATTCATTCTTGCAACTTCAGCAGCAGAAGGAATATGCCCATTTGTTTGTTGTGGTTGAATACTTTGTGTTGGTGCACTTGAAGTAACATGTTCCAATATTGAAGGGTCTACCGTTTTACCTGCTAATTTCGCTTCAGCTACTTGATTTACTGTTTTTACTTTAACACTAGCACCTGTTTGTTCACCTGTTTGTCTTGTATGTACCAATTCTCTTAAAAATTGATCACCACTTACTGGAATGATTGTACTTTCACCTAGTGCTGTTTTTCTAACATTTTGTTCCTGCTTTGTCTTATCTATTGTTTCTCTTAGTTTTTCTAAGTCTAATTTTGACATATTCTATTTTTATAAAATTTTATTATTTTTTATAAATACTACAAAAAAGAAAAAAATTTAACTATTTTGTAAATTTCTTTCAAATTCTACCTTTTGTTTATTAAAAAAGGTTTTATCTATTGGTTTACTACGTTCACCACCTAGTAATGAACCAGAATTATTTAATTTATTTTGAAAATTTTCAAATGCACTTTGAGAAACCCTTTTGGTATCTTTAAGTCCTGCTACTTCTTTAAATAAATCATCTAAATTACCTACAATACTTTGAGAATCAAGCCTTACTTCCCAATTTTTAGTTTTATATTCTAATTGTCCATTAGGTTTTTGAACTACAATATAGTTTGCAGGGTTTTGTTTTCTACTAAATTTAACCCTACCAAACAAATTTGTAAGTTCCTTTTTAAATTGAAAATCATTGGTATCATTAACAAAACTCTTTAAACTAGCAGCTTGATTATCAAATACCGAACCTTCTCTTGATTGGAAATTTGGTTCTTCTATTGAATCTTGTCCTTTCATATTATCTTGAGGGATTTCTTCATCAGTATATGCTGCAATTACGTTCAATGCACTATCATTAGGATTAAAATTAGGTCTTGGTGTTACTGCATTTTTAAATTTTTCATTTGTTGGCATAAATGATGATATACCTTCAACATTAAATAATCTCCAACCACCTTTATTTAAACCACCGCTATTCCATTTATCTGGTCTAGTACGTTTAGTATCACTAGCACCTGCTTGTTGATACGATCTCAGCAATAAATTTCCTGTTGTTTTATGTGTTCCTAAGACATACGGTTCAATTGTACGATATCCACGATTAGTTGTATTATCACCTTGATAATATATATACATAACGTCTTTACCTTCAATAGCATCTACAATTGATTTTTGATCAACAGATTCTGTTAAAAGTCTAAGATTTTTAATATTATCCTTTATAAGGTGATTTTCATTTAACATGATTTTATGCTTTTGTTATATCATATGGGTCATTTTGAGTGAATTGGTTTTTTGCTTCCAATTGTTTTCTCTTTTTGATATCTGTTGCACTACCAATTGTTTCAGTTTCACCTTTACCATGTTCATCACCATCAGATAAAGCATTTTCATGTCCAACATTATATTCATCATTGTTTGTAAACTCATTTTTTGCTAACAATGGATTTCTATATTGTGGTGAATTTTCTAATAATCTACTCATTTCTCTTTATTTATTTTTAAATGTTATTTCTTATAAATACTTTTAAGTTTTAAATATGTTTCCATCTTTCTTTATCTACAATTGTAGATGATGATAGGTCTGATTCTAATATTCCATAAATAAACGAAGATTCACCATATTTATTATATGATCTTTGTAGAAGATTATTATAATGTTTACCTCTTCTTAATTCTGCAAAATGTTTGTTGATTCTTTTATAAATATTTAAAGAACTACCAACATATATTTTTTTATTAACATTATTTTTAATTAAATAAACACCAGAAAATTTTCTATTCATACTTTGTTAGTGCAATTTTAACATAATCCATAAGATTAGGTACTGTATCTAATTTATCTATTTCATCAATTGAATACCAACCATAATCTTGATGTTCATCATTCAATTCAACATCATCATTATCACCATCATATTTTGCAATAAACATATGTTCCACACTGTCTTCATTTCTTTGTAAAACAAACTTCTCAATAAACTTATTAATATCAAGACCTGTCTCTTCTTTTATTTCTCTTTGAACCGCTTCTACTGGTTCTTCACCTTCTTCGACACCACCACCAACTAATGCTATTTTTTCAGGCATCCATTGCTCTTTATAAGACGATCTCTGTAAGAGTAGTACTTCCATATCATTATTAAAAATAATCGCTAGAGCGTTCTTTGTGAGGTTATTATCAATTTCTTCACCTTCTAATATTTCACCTTCAGGAATTTTTTTTCTTCCAATTCTATCCAACCAACCTTCATGATTATGTAAAAGTCTTTGTTCTGATTCTCTTAAATTAACTTCACCATTTTGTGCAGTTAAATCTAATGAATTAGCCATAACCATTGTTGGTTTTTTTATTTCTTTTGATTTAGCAGTTCTATCTCTTTCATTTCCTAATTGTTGATCGATAAACATTTTCATTTCATTACCACCTGCATAATCAAGTTCATCTTTAGATGTTGTTTGTGCATTGAAATTATCGAAAAAGTTTTTTAACCTTTTCATTTGCTCATACGATATATTACCGCTATTAACAAGACCCTTTGCTCTTTTTATTCCATTACCTGTTGGGCTAGTATATATTTTAGCATTAATCTTATTTAAAATTTCTTTTGGTATTGGATATGTATTACCATATAACTCCGAATTCATATTATTTCTTTCTTTTTCCCTCCAATAGGTTAATTAATTTATCTAATTCTGCTTTAGGTAATTTACCTAATAAATCAGCAACTTTATCTACATTACCACCAACTAAATCTTTATTTTTTTTTTCTGGTGGAATTAATTTATCTTCCTTTTTAGGTGATATTTTATCTTCAACTACTTTACCCTCATTTATTGAACCATCTCCTTCAAATGCTTCTTCTAGGAATGGCTTAATGGTTTCCATAACAGCATTTGCTTTATCACCAACAACACCTTCTAATGCCTCAACAACAGCAGGTTTATCAGAACTATCAGACTCATAAAAATAAAACCCAAAACGACCTAAAAAATCATTTTTAAAATTCTGACCATGAACTTTTGCATTATAATCAGTTGTTTTAGTTGCTTGTGTTTCGTTATCTGGTGATGATTCAGGTCTATCTACACTACCAATAATATTACTTTCACTATCGATAATTTCTTGTATTTTATCTTTTGTTATTTTCATATTCAAATACTTTTATATAAATACTAAGAAAAGGGGAATTATTATAAATCCCCTTCATCAAAATAAATATCAGGTTCGAAATCAGCTTCCTTTTCATTAACATAATCATCAAAAGCTAATTTCACATTTGGTACTTTTTCAAACAATTCATCCATATCATAATGTGGTGGTATGTTATTATCTTTTACAAAAGACTTAAAATATTCAATTTTTTTCATTCTCTCTTTAACAATCTTCTCCTTTTGCACATTAATATAATTAACATCTTCCACTCTAAGTTTTTGTAATTCAGCTTCCTTTACCTTTTCAGCTTCTTCCCATTGATGTTCTGTTGGTGAAAGTGGTACTTTAACATCATCATACTTTTTCAATATTTCAATGAATTCACCATTATTATACCCAATTGTATATTTATCTCTAACCCAATGATTACCATTTTTATAAACATATTTATTTTCAATTTTTGGTTTAGATGCATTAACTACTAAAGGAGTAATATCACCAACCTTTATAATATTTTTAATTAAAACATAATCACCACGAATCGTTTTATCATTAATAGATTTAATCCTAGACTTACCAGACTTTTCCATTGCATCACTAAGATAGTTCAATGCATGATTATATATTTCATAATTAACTAATCCATATTTTTCAACATCTTTTGTTTTAAAACCATCCCATATTAATCTTGGATCATAACCAGTTTTATTCCAAAAATCAACTTCCCTATCTTCAAGATACATAGAGTCTTCATAATCATCATGATTAAAGTTTTTTAAGACTAATTGATCTGATTTAAATTCTCCCTTTTTAAGATCGATTTGCTCAACCTTTGCACCTGATGCATCTTCAATTTTTTTTCTAACTATTTTAACTAAAATTTCATCTCTTATTTCAGCATCAAATCCATCAAGTAATACTTTAACACGTTTATTAAATGCTGCAAGATATTTTTCTACATTATAATCACCTGTTGTTTCAGGATTTTCTTCTAAATCTTTTTGGTTGATTAATCTAGCTTTAATAATAGTTTCACCTGTTTTAGAATCACTTTTAACATCACCATGAGACTTACGTGTACCTGTGTTAACATAATAAACAGTAGTATCTAATTCAGGTTCAGGTGGCATATATGTTTCAACCTTCTCTATTATTGTCATTATATCATAATCACCAATTTCTCTATTATCATCATCTTTAAATTTTTCAAAATCATTTTCAAAGATTTTTCTAGCAATATTTTCACGTTCAGCAATAATAAGTTCCATATGTACTTGTTTTGCCTTTAATTTACCATTTTTATTTGTACCACGATTAAGATAATCATCTATTGAATTTTTAATTCTAGATTTAGATGCTATTTTTTTCAATGGTATTTGTTTATAAAAAATTGTTTCAGAATAATTATAATAATATTCTATAAAACCTTCACCATTACCATCTAAAATTAATTTCATGCTTTCATCAATAAAATCTTCAATGAATTCAGGCATTGTTTTAGACTTAATTGTATTACCAGTAAATTTAATTTTTTTCTTATTAATAAAACACCCATTAAAGTTTGGATCAGGGACTTGTTTTGGTTTACCTGTTTCTTTATCTATATCGTCTGACATTAAAGCATAATTAATTCTAGATAAATTTAAACATGAGTCAAACTCACCATCATTATCTACGGATAAATAAGAATTTTCACGACCTAACGAGGTATAATGATCTTTTAAATAATCATTGAACTTTTCTATCAATGCTGAAACACCTGTCTTATTATTATATTCCCACATTTCTTCAATTACACCCTCACTTACTCCCTCACTTACACCCTCATTAGTAGCTCTAATTGTTGTAGTATCTGGAATGCTAAAGTTAATACCATCTGTTACAGCAAGTAATGGAATTAATCCAAATTTATTAAACCAATCAATTGCTTGTCTTAAATATATTCTACCTGTTGTAGTAATTCTAGCAGCACATATATTATCTGACCAATTAAATGCATATCCTGAACCTAATGCACCAAATAATGAATTGTTAAGAATTTTAATAGGTAACTGCTTAACAATAAATATATTTATTTGTTCTTTAGTAAATTTACCACTAAAAAATATTTGATATGATTCATTATCGATTGTTTTTAATAATTCAATTTCATTATCTGTAAGTTTATCTTCATTTCCAAGTTTCTTATATATGTTACGAGTTGTTGTCATATAAGTAAGCATCTTCTTAATAACACCAGTAATATCAAACATAGGGAATACATCATGTGTCAACTGTATCATTGGATATAGTGATGCATAATCAATTTTAAGAAGTCTCTTAGTGTAACCTTTCTTATAACATCTTGCAAGACCACCTGAAAATCTTTCAACATCATCAGGATGTGGAATTGCTAAATCATTTTCATAACTCCATGCTGTCATGAGTAAGTTCCAAACGGCAGCATTGCCCATTGTTGCAACACGACTATATATTGTTGGAACAATTTTAGCAAGTAAGAATGATGATTGGTTGTATAAATTATCTACTTGTTCTGTTTCCCATAAATCATCCAATAAATATCTTCTTAAAATATTCTTACCGTTTTCAAATTTAAAATCTATTGTTGTTGATGAAAACTTATCAGGATTTAATTTAATAATATTAGGTCTTAACCATTCAACAAATTCAGGGTTTGGTTTTAATAATTCATTTCTAGCTACCTTATATTCATCATCACTGATTTTATCTTTATTTTCTTGTAAAAAATATAATTCACTCGATACATTATAGAATTTAGCAGGAATTTCAATATAATCATTATTTTCACTATTTAAAATAAACATAGGATTTTTATGCCAAAATCTTCCAATATCCTTACCATCATGTATATACATTCTATTAGGTTTGGCAATATCTTCATATTTACAAATATATTTTAATTTGTTATTTTTGATTTCACTATTAACTGCTGCTGTTTTTTTTACGGCATGTATAATATCTAATATTGTAAAACCATAGGCTATTGTTTGATTATATTTTTCAGTACTATTACCAAATTTAACAGTACTACCCTTTTTTCTCCATAAATCTTCTTCAGGTATTAAGGTAGTTTGTATTCTATTTTTAGGTATATCTTCTTTTTTTCTTTTTCTAGGAAACCCATTTTTAGTATATTCTGATTCAACATCCATTCCTAATAATCTAGCTCTACCCAATATAAAGTCATAATCAAACATTTCAGAGTTATAACCTGAAATAATTGCAGGATTAATATATGTAATTAAATTAAAAAAATCTTGTATTATTATTTTTTCTGATTCATCATCATCAGGTTTTTCAACTTCTAATACATGTTCAAATCCTTTATTATCTTTCATACCAATAGCAAAGATTCTTGAATGTTCGTATCTTAAACCAGTGGTTTCAATATCAAATGTTAATTTATGTACATCATTATATTCTTCAAATCCTTTAAATAATCTAATTCCTGTTGATATGAAAAATTGTTCATTTAGTTTTGGAAGATAAAATAAATCTCTATATTTAGAAACACTAAAACCTCTATTATCTTTAAGTATTTTACCTCTATCATCATAAATTTTTTGATATGGATTTAAACCAGCTTCTTCAAAAAATTTAATTAACATACTAAATGATTTAGTTGTAGATGCTTTATATGGATAACCATTTTCTAATCTTGGATGGTTACCTGTTTTCATTTTTGTAATCGTTACATCATACTTTTGTAGGATTGCCTTATATTTATCAACATTACCATCAAAGAGTTTATACCCAACCTTTTTAAGGTCTTTAAAATAGATGAATGATGTAAATGGTATTCGAACAATTTGTTTGGTTTTATTTGGTTCATGAATTACACATGTTGCATATTCATGATTATTGTCTGTTTCAACATTAACCAAATATTTTACATCATTATTTTTCCCTTCTAAAAATTCTTGAATTTCTTTAATAGTATTTTCAGTTGTCATTCTTTGTATTTGTTTTTAAGTTTGTTGATAACATCTCTAAGTACAGATTCTGAAATATTACTTTCATAATCTTCGTTATCCAATGCTTTCATTATTTCTTTTCGTTTAGATTCTATAACATCAAAAACATACTCATCGAGAGTATCTCTAAATATGATAGGATAGATGTTAACTGTGTTTTTCTGTGAGATTCTATGAAGCCTATCTGCAACCTGATCATATTGACCAACAGAGAATGGGAGTGTAATAATAATCATTTTTGATGATGCTGTCAAGGTTAAACCATAATTAGCTGTCTGAATTGATGCTAAAAATATTTTAACATTACTTTCAGGGTCTTGAAATTTAGCTACTAATGCTGCTCTATCTTCTACTGTTTGATCACCAGTATGTAATGCTGAATTTTCTGGATAAAGATCATGAAGATCATATAATGATTGTTTAAACATATCAACAACAACAACTTTTTCACCTTGTTCTAATATATTATCAATGATTTCTCTAATATAGTTAACCTTAATTGATGAAGTATATTGACGTAATCTCAACATTATAGTTAATGGATTTGATGTTGGTTTCTCATATATCTCATTAACAACATCTTCCTCAATTTGATCATATAATTTATCTTCCTTAGTATTAAGTTCTAAAATAATTTTTTGATAAATTTTATCAGGTAAATCGGTTAATACTTCTTCCTTTTTCTTTCTATATACATATGATGCAATTTTATGAAATAGTTCTTCCAATTTTTGATGTTGTACGTTTGTTGACCAACCACCAAAACCATCCATATCATAGGACATGCCACAATAATATTCATTAAAATGTTTTTTTGTTGCAAAATCAATCGGTGATATTTGATTTAGTACCGTATATAATTCATGTGCTCTATTTGGTGCAGGAGTACCTGAAAGAAATACTTTACTAACCTCTCCATTTTTGAATACCTTTTTATTAAATATTCTTTTGAAATTTTTGAATGTATTTGCTGAAGTATTTTTTAATGCTTGACAATTACTAACTAATATACTATTAGCAAAATAATTATGATTATCCGCTATTTCTAGATCATATACCCTTTTATTTTGTTCACCACTTCTTCCAAATTTTCGTCTATTTCCTGATTCCAAAATCTCAATACTTTCCACCCAAACAATTTCAATATCTCTGTTTTCCTTTTGTCTAGAAATTTCCATTTTTTTGTTTTGTGAGATTTTCCATCTATTTCTATTGATAATTTTATTGATGTAATTCCAATATCCACTTTGTAATGTGTTGGTGGAGATTTTATATTCGTAATACCCATTTCCTTTAATGGTTTCATTATTGGTATCACATGTTCCATTTCCATAAATGTAATGCCTGAAATTTCTCCAAATAATATTAATTGTTGTTTTGTCAATTTTCCATTTCCACCCCTTGATAAAAACGTTCTCCCAATCATTTTTTTTCTCATTTTTTCTACTGTTATTGGGTTTGACATTGGATTGTTCAATTTCATCCTCTCCGATTGATTCTTTCTCATTTGAGGGTTCTTTTTGTAAAACTCTATCATAGATAGACTCCTTTTTTTCGAAAGTTCCTTCATATATAATTTTTCTTTTATTTCTGGTAAAGACATTCTCCATTTTGCTGAACAACTTGTTGAACAAAATTTCTTTTTTCTTTTTTTCATTACTTGAAATTCCACGCCACATTGTTGACATATCCTTATCTCTCTCAATTGTAAATTGACTTCTTTTTTTCTTCCAGTGTATTTTGTTGAACATTTTCTTGAACAAAGTTTTTGTGTTCTTCTTTTCTGTTGAAATAGAGTGTTGCACTCTAGGCAATTTGTTTTTTTTATTAATTTTCCCTTTTCTTTCCATCTCTGCTTCATTGAACACGTTACAGTGCAACATTTCTTTTTCACATGTTCTTTTATTTGGAATTCTTTCTCGCAAAATTGGCAATTTCGTGTTATTATTTTGCTTTGTTTTCTTTTTAATAAGTTTTTCCCCATATTTAAAATTTTTAATAGGTTTATATTTATTTTCAGTAATTGAATAAAATTTGTGGTCTGGTGTACATTCGATTATTTCACCATTAGATAATTTTATTTTAATTACATCTTTATATCCGTTATATAAATACCTACTAATTGTTTTTGTTTCAATCTTTTTTAACGTATGATTATAGGATAAAACTTTTACATCTAATTTATCTTCAACAATTTTCCCAATTTTCATTTTCCCTTTATCAGTATCAATTAATGTATTATATGTAAAACATTCGTCTGCAATTAATACATCTATTAAACCAATATTTAAATCTTTAAATTTTTTATCAACTTTTTTCTTATCTCTAGAATTAAAATATTCATAATTAACAATAATATATTTAGATTCTTCCATTGTATGTTTATTCTTAAATTTACTAGATTTAGGAACAATTATATGTGCTTTAGAATGTGTAAATTTTTCAACTTCATTAAAGAAATTAAATTTTAATGAGTTAGGTGTTATTACAAACACCCTTTTAAAATTATTCATCTCAACATATGCAATTGCAGAAAGTGTATTGTGAGTTAAAATACAATTATCTGTAACATATAAATGATCTTCTGCATCAACCATTATACATTGTGCTTCTTTTTTACCAACATAATTAACTTCCTTTATTGCTCTATTAGGTAAATATTTTGTAGGTGATACATATCTTTCTATTTTACGTTTTAATTTGAAAGGTATTATATTGGGTGGTAATTTTATTGATAATCTATAATATGTTGGTTTTACTTCTATCTCTTCATACCATGAAGTTCTAGTTTTATACCTTGCAATACCACCTAATGATTGTACAATAAACTTTACATCATCTATTAATTGTTTTGATGCTAATGTTAAATCAATATTCATACCATCAGAACTAATAGTTCCATCCGTATCCATAATTCCCCTTAAAATTTCTAATCTATCTTCAATTGAAGAGAACATATAATCTTTAGGAATAAATTTTGTGTGTGAACCACACCCCTTTAAGTTATATTCTTTTAAATTTTGATTTATGTAATTATTTTTACCATCTGCCGTTAGATAATAATCTTTTTTACTATTTCCAGATAAAACTAACTGATGATTTTGTGGTAATTTAGAGTCTATCTCGTTAATAATTTCATTATCTATATTCGTAAAACTAACACCATATTTTGTTGTAATAGAGCCATCACCCAATAAACAACCTAAAATATATGGGTCTATTTTTAATTTTTTTTCTTTAAATTCAATTGGTTCAACAATGGGTATATAATGTTTATTATTACCATTATCAAACTGTAACCCCTCATTCATGATTTCTCTAAGTGTTTTTGTTTGATATGAATATTTTTTTATTCCTTTATTTGTTCTATGAATTCTAGTTGTTGAATTAACATTCCAAAGATGTTCATCACACGATCTTGCTGTTGTATTGTCATTAAATTTAATTTCATATATATCTTTTTTACCTTGAGGATAAACTCCAATAACTTTTGTTGATTTACCATTACTTCCAATCACATAATCACCAACTTTAACATCGCCCATTCTAATCCAACCATTAGGTGTAAGTAGTTTAGAATCTAAGTCTTGGCTTTTTCCTAAACCCATTTCTAGTGCTAATAAAACACTTTTAACTTCATCAATAAACATAGTACCAGCTATTTGATGTGGATATAATATTGTACCTTCTTTAAGATTTTTATGTGTTAGTTCTCTATATTTTTCAAAATCCTTATCTAATTCATCTTTTAATCTAATCCAAAGATTTTTCTTTTGTACAAGTAATTTTAATTCTAAGATTTTTCTCGCATCATCTTCATCAATTTTTTTGATTTGCTTAATAAATGCGTGTTTTTCTTCAACACCACCAAAATCAAATACGATTTTATTAGATTTACGATACCTCTTCATTAGTTCATAAAGACCTCTGGTATTCATAATCCAACAATTTTCAACAGAATCCCATTTACGCCAATCTACGTTGATTTCCTTTATTCTAGAAACAACTTCTTTATGATAATCGAAAAATACTTTATATTTTGATTGTCGTAATATTCTATGACAGGATACTTTAAAGGGCATATATTATTTTTAAATTTGTTTAATTATTAGTAGTTAAAAATCACGCTCAATTTCCATTCTTTTGATACAATCTAGTGGTGTTTCGTTATCTAGTAATTTATAACTACACCCAATCGTTCCACCTTTCCAACTCCATTTCTTTTTCCCAACTTCTTTTGAAAAATGTATATCAATAGTTTTATTTACTAACGCAAATACTTTAGTCCACTTTAACCATTTAGGTCGCCATTCTCTTTCTTCCACATATATTTTTGTGGGGATGATTTCGCCATCATATTTATCTTTGTAATCATATTCCCATACTGCTTGTTTAATCTTCCAATTATCTTCATAAAAATTTTTATGATTTCCATTTGTTTCGTGTTCCCAACTATTATTTTTTAATAAAATTGATGTTCTTATCCAATCTTTTGTAATAAATGGAATATCCCAAGTCCACCATTTACTACCACCATCCATATTACCCTTACCCCCTTTATAAACCCAAAATGTATTATTGTGAATTGCAATTCCCCATTTAGGACAATCACATTCATTCGTCCATTTGTTTCTAAAAGGGAGTATAATTGTTAAATTAAAAAATATAAAATCTAAATTAATTCTTGGTCTATTATCAAAATATCCACATATTTCAAAACTAATATCAAAAACTTTTGACCAATAAAATATTAACCATTTACTTTCATAAATCCATTTCTCTTTTTTCATATATTTATTTCTTAGTTCACAAAGATAATAATATTTCCATCAAAATGCAACCATATTAAAAACATATTCAAATTTACCACAATATTCATAAAGAAAATTAATTTTAATGTATTTATATACATGGAATCTGGAATATATAAAATATTAAATAATATAAACGGTAAATTTTATATTGGTAGTACTAAAAATTTTAATAAAAGATGGGTATCACATAAATACCTATTGAGGTTAAATAAACATGAGAATAAACATTTACAATATGCATGGAATAAGTATGGTGAAGAACATTTTCAGTTTATTAAATTTCAAGATGTTAAAATAGAAAATCTAATAATTTGGGAACAACATTATATTAATACGTTAGACGTATATAATAGAAATATTGGTTATAATTTATCACCAACAGCAAATAGTACATTGGGGTTTAAATTTAGTGAAGAATCTAAAATGAAAATGAGTCTAGCTAAAAAGGGTAAGCAATCATCAAGAAAAAATTATAAGCATTCAGAAGAAACTAAGAAAAAAATAGGTGAAAATAATAAAATTAGTCAATTGGGTAGAATACATAGTGAAGGTACAAAAATAAAAATGAGTAAATGGCATACCAATAAAATTGTAAGTGATGAAACTAAGAAAAAAATAAGTAAATATCGAACAGGTAAATTATTATGTGAAGAAACTAAAATAAAAATTTCACAAAAGATGATGGGTAATAAATATGCTTTAGGGCATAAACATACTGAAGAAACAAAAAAGAAAATATCTGAAATACTAAAAGGTCATAATGATAATAATAAACCTAGAAATATAGGAGAATCTAATGGTATGTCAAAAACTAACGAATTAGAAGTTTTATCAATTAGAGATGATTACAATAATAAAAATTTATCAATTAAAGAATTAATGGTAAAATATAATAAAAACTATCAGTTTATATATAAAATAATTAAACGATTAAGATGGAATTGGTTATAATACCGTTGTTTTGGTAATACTATCTCCGATAATAATCTGTATGGTATCATCAAGAGGTAATTTAATTTTTCCACATTCAGTTCCTAAAAAGTCGACCACAAATTCACCACTGTACAATCCATCTTTTTTAGTATCTTTTAATTTTAATCTTATTGCTAAAGTATAAATTGATTCATCTAATTTTTCATAAATATTTTCAACAATAATTAATTTAGCTTCTCTATTGGCTACTCTATAATTACCAGTATTTGTATCTATCATTGAAAATGTAACAGCTACATTCTTCATCATTTCATTGGAGATGTCTAATTTTTCCATCATCCATTGTTCTAATGGAAATTTAATTTCTGGAAGGGTACTATTTTTTTTTATAAAGATTGTCATTATACATATATGTTATTTTCTTCGTAATTAATATTTACTTCATTATATAAATACTCTCTAACTTTTGTTCCTTGTGCGTTAATTGGTGAATCTAACCAAGTATAATTACTATTGGTCATTATTGAATTTTTTAATGGCTCTAAAATACCTTCAATATATAAACCAATATTTGAAGATATTTCTCCTAAGAATTGAAATCCACTTGCCTCTGCATTATCTCTTGTCATACCAACTGCTGCTTGTAATAAATATAACGTAGCAATTTTCATATTAGAAATAATACTTCTTCTTCTTTTTTCACCTGCCGCAATTGATTCTTCAGGTGTATAGTATTTTGTTACGTGATTTATAGCACCTATTGTGTCTCCACTCATTACAGTACCACCACTATAATTAATATCACCATCACAATACCAATTAATAATCATCTCACGTCTATTAAGCATACGATTAACACGATAATAAGTTCTTGTTTCTTTAACTATTAATTCAGAATATATAGTACCATCATATTCACCGTAATATTCAATTGTTTTTAATTCACCCTTTTCCTTATTTTTCTTTCTATGTAATCCTAATATTGTATAATCAATATCAAATGGTGGATTATTAAAATCTATTGGATTACTGTTTTTTGTATAGTTGTATATTTTAAACATAATGTTAATATCTAAATCCTGTTATATAATATGCTCCAGAACCTGCTTGTGGAAGTAGAAATGGTGTTAATATAATGTCATCAGCAGGATTATTTGAAATCCATGTGTATAATACTGTTTCATTATCCCAGTCATTTTCATCGACTTCACATATGTGACATTCAGCACCATCACCACCAGAATTTTCAAATTTCAATTTATAAAATTTATTTACATCAAAACTTATTGTTTTACCTATATTCTGATTCCAATTAGTAACATCACCACCACCATAAAATGTATTAACACTATTATTATTATTATACATACCAATTTCTTGTTTATAATATGCGGAACTAATTGTTGAAATATCTAAAGATTTTGATGCTATACCTAGCATAAATAATACATCTGATGTTCTAGTAAAAATAATTTCAAATGTTATATTTTCAGTTCTATTCCAAAAATATGAACCAAACTTAACACCTCTATTCCACGATGATGTAGAAGATGAAAATCTAAGTCCATTAGTTGTATCTTGTTCAACATTTATTCCTGAAGTCATTTCTAATCCTAGATTAACTATTGGTTCACTTCTTAAATCAACAGTAATTTTAGTTTTTATTAAAATTTTATTGAATCCAGATTCTTTTGATTGTAAATCTGCATTATAAACAATTATATTAAATAATCCTTCATTTGTACCTACCGTAATCTCTACCCTTAATTGTTTTGGTGAATCAAAATAAACAGTATTTACGAAATTACCAACACCAGATATTTCAACGGTTGAAAATGGTGAAAAATTAATTCCCATTATTGATATTATTTTCGTAGCAGTTGGTTCAAAATCACTATTTACAATATTTTCAATATGTGGTTCTAAATCTAAACCACTTGCAGTTTCTTCATAGAATGTTCTAATTGTTTCTTCATCATTTATAACCACATTCATACCATCCCATTTATAGAACATTAAAGGTTGTGAAGTGGGAAAATCATAATCTGTTTCTATTTCAATTTCATTTGCTAATAAATCAAGAAATTTACCACCACTAATTTCAATGATTGTATTGTTTTTGTTAATATCTATTTTTATCCAATTCATTATCCTAAATATTTAATTCTAACAAATGAAGCATTTGGTTTTGTTAAAGTACTATTATTATCACCTAATCTAAACAATATAACATCTAATGTATCATTAATATTAAATTGTATTGTTGTAGTGGGTAATGAATTATGGTTATCATCATTAGAACTATTTCTAGTATAATTTGCTGTTAATGTTTTATCAATCACAGTACCATTTTTTCTAATTTGTACACCCGTTGTTGATCTACCATTTGTTTGATTATTAGAATTAACATTAAATGAGACTTCGTAGTAGCCACTCTTTAATATTGTGATAGTACTACCACTAATTATATGTGAATATGTTGTATTATCAATAAATTCATGAGTATCCCATTTCATTGGAATTGGTATTACATTGGTTATTTCTTGCCCACCAACACCATCAATTAATTCACATAAACCATCTAATGGATTAATAGATACTGGTGCTAATGATACTGTTGCTTTACCACCTGTATTATCTGTAACGGTAAAACCACTATCAAAATTAATTGTATCATGTGGTGTATTTGGAACATTAATGTTATTTGATTGTAAATTAACTGAACCACTATTACCAGTTATTGCAGACAATGAAATATTTGTATTATCTAAATTACCACTACTATTAAATGTTCCAAGATTACCAATTGCACCTGTAACTTTATCTATTTTTTGATCTGTTGTTGCAGATATTGTGTTAACTTTAGTATCGTTTGCAACAGTATAATCAATAAAAGATTGTAATGTCGCACCACCATCAACAAGATTACCACTTACATTAAACGTTCCTAAATTACCTGTTACACCAGTAACTATATTAATTTTATTATCTAAATTCGTTTGTGTTTGTGCTGTATAACCTATAAATGTGTTTTGAGAAACCACTGTTATTCCAGATGTACCAGAAATAGGTACGCCAAATACACCAACACTGTGGTCTAAATCAACTAAAACGTCTGGCAATGTACCATTATCACCCTGACCAATTTCAACTCTAAATCCTGTTGTTGATACAATTGATATTTGTGTGTTAGTATCTGTTGTTGATCCAAATGGTTGTGCAAATACACCATAATTTATTGATGATGTTGGTTGGTTAAATGTATAATCATATCTTCCTACACTTGTTCTTGTAACTGTTAACCCAAATCCTTCTGTTTGTGTACCATTTCCTAATGTTTTAGAAAATGCATATAATGCAGATTCAGAATTTAATCTATCTAATTCAGTTCTTGTTGTTGCAGTATATCCTGTAAATTGATTTTGATTAACATCATCCTCTCCAATTAATGGTTCTGTTGAATTTAAATAATTATTAATTGTTTGATCATCATTAACTATAATACTACCTGTTGATTCTTTATATAAATAAAGTGGCTGAATTTCAGGTATATCAAAATCAATAAATATTTCACCAGTATTAGGTGGTAGGGGAGCAAAACTATTTACACCCCTATCAATTAACGTATTATTAAAGTTTGTATCGTATAGAAAATATTCAAATGCCATATAATTTTACTGTTCACCATTTCAATATATTATTGAAGTTTATCTTTTTTCTTTATTAATATGCTACCATTTGGTGATGTTATTGCACTACCACTTCTAGCTGTTCTAAATCCAACCAAATCTAAACTATCACCTGCTGTTAAAGTAATTAATATTGTTGGTAAATTTATTGTACCAGCAGCGTTATTCCTAGAAGTCCAACCTGCTGATGTAGCATTATCGATTGTTGTGGCATTATTTAATATTAAATTAGTACCAATTGATTTATCTGTATTATTACCAGATTGATTAAATGGTATATTATAGTTAATTTCATAATCACCAGTATCATTAATTATTATTTGACTACCACCAGTCCATGAGTATGCTGAATCAATAATTACACTACTATCCCATAATATTGGAGTTGCAATAATACTATTTAAATTAGTACCACCAGTATGTATTAAGAATAATTCATTTGATTGTGTACTTGCGGTATAACCCGTAAATATTATGGTATCTAATTTAGTATCTGTAATTCCAGATATATTTGTGATATCAATAGTGTTTTGTGTTGTTTCAGCAGATATTGCTAGTATATCTATGATATTCTGATCTGTTTTTGCCGAAACAGCATCAATATCAATTCTCAATTGACCAGTATCAGCAGTTACAGTCGCTAACGTGTTTTCAATATTTGTTATTCTTGTATCGGTAATGGCACTATATGAGATAAATACACTTGTTTCCAACTTATTTGCTAACGCATCACCTAATGTATTTCCTGTTGAAATATCTATATTTAATTGTGTACCGCTCCAACTTATACTCTCACCAGCAACATTAGCACCATCAAATGTGATAACACCACTAGTAATATCTATACCAACACCTGCTGTTAATACACCAGCTTCACTAAATTGTGTAAAGTTTAATTCATCAACACCAATATTAACAGGATCTATGGCAAGCAATACCCAACCAGAACCCCCGTATGTTGTACCTGTTTCAGTAAATGTAAATGCACCTGCTGTAACATTTGGATTATCAAAATCATTTGCTCTTGCAAATGTATTAACACCAGATGAATAAATATATATACCATTATCAATTTTATTTGTTTGATCTTTAACTAATATTCTCCACCCATCTTGAATTGTAATACCATCAATAGAACCACCAAATGTACCTAATGTTAAGTCAATATTTGTGGTTGTTACAACTCTAACAGATTCTTTTAAATCTAAACCAGAACCTATTGCATCAACATATCCTTTATCTACTAATGATCTAACAGTAAAGTTTGTACTATAATCACCTCCATATTCAAGACCTTTTGCTAATATTCTTAAATCAGTAAACACAGCATTTGTACCACCAGTAACAGTAATATTCACATCACCAACAGCAGTATATGCATTTAAATCTAATTCAATTATATCATTATTAGTTAATTGATTAGAATTAATACCAGCACCACCACTTAAAATATCTTGTTTATTTGCTGTTGTTGCAGACAATATTACAATATTTGATGTGTTTATATCTGTTTGACCACTAACTATTTGTATATTAGTAGTGTTTTGAATAACATCCCCACTAATAGTAATTATATCCCCTTCAATATTTGTTATTCTACTATTTGTTGTTGCAGTATATCCAGTAAATTCATTTTTTGTTATATTATTATTTGTTAATCCAGATAATTCAATTGCAACATCTGATTCACCTTCGGTTCTTTGTAATTCTAATACTGTATTATTTAATGTACCACCAGACACATAAATATCAATAGGTGTTGACCCTGTTAAATCGGCAACACTATAACCACTATCAATTAAATTACCACTTACATCAAATTCACCAACATTACCAGTTGCACCTGTAACAATATTAATTTTATTATCTAAATCTGTTTGAGTTTGTGCTGTATACCCACTAAAAATTGTAAAGCTAACTTTAGTATCTATATCTGTTTGAGTTTGTGCAGTATATCCTGTAAATATATTATAATTAATTGAATCATCTGGCGATATAGGTGTAATATGATCTAACCAATTATTAATATTTTGGTCAGTATTTGGAACTACATCAGTACCCCCAGTTATTCTCCACAAATAAAGTGGTTGTATTTCAGGGATTACAAAATCACTAAATAATGATTGTTCAGTTCCACCTGTTGAATTATTAGTAGGGTTTTCTCTTACTATTGTATTACCAAAATCGGTACGATAAATTAAATATCTAAATGCCATTCCTTATATTATTTTTCTCTATATTATTTTCTCTATTTTAATCCATGATCCATCTGGGACTGTAAGTACACTACCAGATGACCCAATTCTAAATCCCATTAACTCAATGTAATTACCATTAATTAGGTCTACTTTATATTGAGGCATTGAATTTGTTGATGTATCATTAACAGTATTTCTACTATATGATGCACTACTTAATGGTGTTATTTCATTAACCCCATTTTTTCTTATAACACTTCCTATTATTTTTCTTGAATTTGATTGATTTTCTAAATTTAATAAATATGAAATCTCATATGAAGCAGTTTCTTGTATATAAATACGAGAACCTCCAGTAAAATTTAACGATGTTCCACTATATTCTTCTGTTGTCCAAATAATAGGTGTTTTAGCTATTGTATTTACTTCTGTATTACCTGAAATATCTTTTAATTGAAGCGAATCAGGTAGATTTATACTAATAGTATTACCGCTATCAATTAATATTCCTGAACCTGCAATTAATGTATCTTGCTTATTTTGAATTAGTGATAATGTTATACCACTATATGTATTAAAATTAGATATACCTAAATATGTGTTTGGTGCTGTTGTTCCAGTATAGTCTTGAAATGCTGATAAATTTACTTTAGAATCTAAATCAGTTAAATATGCTATTGTACCAGATGCATCTTGAATAGTAAGTGTTCTTGTTGTTCCAGATGTTATTCCAGATGTTTGTACTTCAATCCCCTTTGTATCATCACTACCATCATATATTTGAAAATTATCCGAATTTAAAAATGATGGTATATCACCTAATCTTCTCCAAACAATATTATTAGAATAATATAAACCAGCTTCTTTTCTATTTAAAACATATGAACCTGTTGATTGACGAACCAGATATGTTTTACCGTTATTACCAGCAGCACTTGGTAATTCTCCATACGTATTTACTTCAGGATATGTTGAACCTGAAGTTGTACCAGTATTACCACCACCAAAATCAGGAACAAATAAAAAAACGTTCCCTGAAATTAAATCTATTGCAAATGTTGCCATTAAATATTATTTTTTTATATAAATACTTAATATTTTTTCTTAAAAAGAAAAAAGGTGATTAAAAATCACCTTTAATTAAATTATTAATATTTTTCCCTTTATAGATATGTTAATGTTGCCCTATCATCCCATACATGTCGATAAAATTCCTCACCATTTACATATTTTTGCTCCCATACAGTACCAACTTGTTGAATTCTTCTAATTTTCCATAATGGTTCGCTTTCAAGAGTAGACAATTCTGCCCAACCTAAATAAAATAAACTATCACTTACTTCATCAATTCTTGTAGGTATTTCAGGTCGTGCTAAAACGATTTCACGTCCATTAGCATCTGTACCTTCAGTATCAAACTTAATAGGTGCTGTGTTAGTACCTATCGGTCTTAGTACCGTTCCTTTATTTCTACCAGTTGCATTTCTACTCATATGATTATATTTTTTATTATGAATTAATCACAACAGTACCAATACCTAAAAACCCTTCTAAATAATCTTTAATATGTTCATGTATTACTACTGGTGTTAAATTTACAAACTCTGAATCTGTTAATTGTTTATTATAATTCAATCTAGGTATTTCTACTAGATTAAGTGTTCTTAAACCATTATTTTTTGCTGCTTGATCTCTCCAAACTGAAATATTAACATTATATTCACCACCTTGTGTTGGAAAATATACGTCAAATTGTGCAAATGAACCTGTTGTTACTGTACCACCATCATTTGTTGTTAAAGGTGTGTTAATAGTTAAACTCATAATTTTTTTCTTTTAATTTATTATAAATACATATTTTTATTAAAATTATTTATGAACTAGCAATTGTTGTTATAGTACCTGATGATCCAACAAATTTTAATGCACCATTTTCAACATATAATGTTCCACCTCCTGTTGGTGTTGATGGTGTTGCACTTTGATTTATCATAAATACCGCACCTTCTAAATGTAATTTTTCTTGCCCTGTTTGTCCTGTGATTCCTGTTGCACCTGAACCTATAATTAAATTTCCAGTACCATTAATAAATTGACTTGCAGTTTGTGCAAATCTTACTCTAGGTTCTACTGCACACCATCCAAAAGCAATTGAATTTGTAGTATTATTTGTTACATATGTACCATCATTAATACCATTACCTATCATGAATGCACCTTGTGCACCTGCACATGCAAAATCACCTAATACTGTCGCATGTGTTCCATTTGCATGAGTAACCGCACCAATTGCTACTGCAAAATTACCTTGTGAACATGCTTCTCTACCTATTGATATCGAACAAACACCTAATGCTGCTGCTAAATGACCAATTGCCACACCACTAGATGTATTACTATATGATGAGACACCGACAACTGTTGAAGAATTACCATATGACCTATTTCCACTTCCAACACTTAATGATGATGCGTTTGTTGATCGTGAAGCGAAACCAATTGCAACAGCACAATTACCTACATTTGTTGTACATGCACCATCACCAATTGCAATTGATGTATTTGCACATGCAATTGCTGCTACGCCAATTCCAATAGTATTTACTCCAATAGATTTAGATAAATTACCTATTGCAATACTACCACTACCAATTGCTTGATTTGTTGTACTATAATTTGCTCTACGACCAATTGAAATGTTATTTATACCTGTTAACCCAGTCCCATTATTACCACTAAATATACCAATAGAAATAGATTCACTTGCACCAACATAAGCACTATTACCTATTGCTATTGAAGATGTTGTTGCATTTTCACATGCATTACTACCGATTGCAATACCAGCAGAACCAAACGCATTAGCACCTGAACCAAATGCATTAGCACCTGAACCTGTTGAATGTGCATTCCTACCCATTGCTAATGATGATGTGTTTGTTGCACATGAACTACTACCAATAACAACCGAATAACTACCAGATGCGTGTGTATCTGCACCCAAAGCAACACTTCTACTTCCAGATGAAATTGCAACTGAACCCAATGAAACCGAACACGTTGCTAATGCATCTGCTTGATAGCCTATTGCAAGTGATCTGTCACCAAATACTTGTGCAGAATGTCCTATTCCAACTGAACCTAACCCCCCATTTGTTGTTGTATTTTGACCTAGTTCTACCGAACTAAGTGTGTTATTACCTGCATTTAAAAATGAAGTACCACTAATTTGAAAACCAGAATCACTAGTTATTATTCCACCATTTTCTACTTGTAGTTCACCATGTACTTCTGTAATACCATTAAGTGTTAGTGTTTCTCCTGAAAATTGTTCAAATTTATCGTTACTTAAATTCGGTTTAGTATCGAATGCCATATTATTTCTATTTTTTCTCTAAATTCTTATCAGATTAATAATACCTTTCATTAACCTTTTCTATAAATACTTTTAAAGATTTTAGAAATAAAAAAAGTCCCAAATAAATTACATTATTGGGACTTATATTTGAAACATATTACTTTATTCCTTTTTTTAACGATTAAAAACATATTTTTTTTATAGATTTTTCACTATTTCTATCATTGTACTAACATATGTAAATTTTATTGTTTTTTCAATGATTCCATAATTTCATTAATATCAAATAAATTTATTGTATTATATGGAAATTCTTGAATTGTTCCCGTAATATTATATTGCTCTAAAAATGAAAACTTATTCATTTCATAAATTTTATCAGCACTAGGTCTTATATTATCATGAATTTCATAACCAAAAACTTTTGGATCATTTGAAATCCAACAAACTGTTGAAGGTAAATCTAATGCTGCTGCCACATGCTGCATAAATGAATCAATTAATAATCTCTTTTTAGAAAATGTCATTACTGCATATAATTCTCTATGTGGTAATGTTACTGCTTCAACATTTCTTAATGCTGGTTGTTCAGGTAATCTTATATGTAATATTCTATAAGATTTTGAATAATAATCAGCCAATTTTTGTGCAATTTCAATCGGCATATCTCTTGCCCACGATTTTTTTGAATATTGACTATTTGGTAATCCACCATGTGTTTGTAATATCATAATTGGTTTACCTTGTTCTGGTTTAATCTTATCTTTAGCTATTTCAATTTCTCTTGGATTTAAATATATTTTAGGCATCTCACCATTAAATGGGATATTAAACATATTTGCCCATATTTCATTTAAATGTTTTTCTCTCAATAAATAACTTTGCTCATGATAAGGGTCATGTTGAAAGATTAAAACATCTTTATTATGAATATAATCATCATAAAAATAATTATTTAATTGATCAAATGTATAAAATCTATATATGTTTTTATTATTTCCATAAAAAGGACCGTCCCAAGAAGAAATTACAATTATTTTTCTATCTGGATATTTTTTTTTCATTGCAGCAATTACTGCTGTACTCATGATACATTTACCATGTCCACCAGCCACGATTAGGCAAATGTACCTATCTTTTACTTCTTTCATAATTTTTAATTTTTCTCTAAAATAATAAGATTATAATCTATTTATATAATTCCTTTTACTATTGATATTTCATCAATAAAATTAGTAACATCTTGAAATCTTTCATTTTCAAGTTTTTCAATATAATCACCATTGAATACTGTTAAATCTCTTGTTCTAGGACGATCTAATTTACCTTCTCTTATAGTATGTAATGATTGTGGTGCAAACCCATGATGCATATCTTCTTCAAATAATGTTTGCTTAACATTTTCAAAATCATGTTCATATCTAGGAAGTCCTAATTCATCATAAATTCTATTAAATGTTTCTGTTGGATATGTTAACATGTCGTTGTAAGGAACAAACACAATTCTATCTCTATGATTCCTATACATCATCTCTCTTAGCTTTAATATTGATAATCCAAACACACCATCATCTTTAACAAAATTTTCAGCACGACCCACCGTAGTCTGTTCATTTAAAAAATTACCATTATCCCCATGATTATTTAATGTTGACTTTCTATTCATTTTTTCCATCGAGATAACACAGTCACCAATATGTCTAATTGGAAATATTATTTTAACATCACACCCAAATACTTCATCAAGAAAATCTTCCATTCCAGCCCACGCTCTATTTTTATCAATTGGTAACAACCCTTCTAATACTTCCTTTTCATAATACCCAATCATCATATTTTTGAGCATTGTTTTTATTTTAGGATATATATATTTTTCACCATTTGATTTATATATATCATTTACTCTCCAATTATCTCTAATTCCAATTACCGAACTAACTAATCCTGATGTTGGTGTTGGGGATAATTTGGGGTTTTGTGCTAAGATATTAGCTAATAATGTACTACCAGCTCTAGGAAATCCTGCCATGAACAATACTTTCTGTTTTTTATTCATATTATATTTTTTTATAATTTATTATAAATACTTATTTTAGTTAAAAAGACATAAAAAAAGGGGTTTTCTTTCAAAAACCCCTCAATTTTATTTATTATTATTTATTAGTTAATAAATGCTAAACTATACCATTCACTATCTATAAGACTATAAACAATTTCTAATGCACCATAATCAGTATTAATTGTAGCATTTGGTGCACCATCAATAATATTACCGTTACCATTAACAATAATATTATTAGTAAGAGCATTCCCCATATCCTTTATTTTATATGCTTGACCATTAATAGGTGAAGAAGGAAGTGTAATTGTTTGAGTTGTACCTGAAGTTTGAACTAATACCACATATTCAGCGGTGGTTAATGTTGAAGATGTTATTCCTGTTATATTATAAATATTATTAGCATCACCCAATTCAGAATTAGCAACAGTTTTCACAATACCAGTAGTTGGGTTTCTAACAAGTACACTATCTGATGTTGTACCAACAGAAGGAGTATCCCAGATTGCAACCGCATTTATAATTAAATGATTTTGATAATTAGTACCACCAGTTGCTTTAATTCCTGTCCCTAATATAGTTGCACAATTGTTTGTTGCACCTAAATTATTATTATATCCAAACACTAAACCTGTGGAAACAGTGTTTTTTATATTTCTACCAAATGACACTGAAAAATCTTCAGTACTACAAACTTTTCGACCAAATGCTAATGAACTTACACCACCTGCAAAAATATTATCATTTATTCCATCATCATATGTTGTATTACCCATTGCAAATGAACCAGAACCATTTGCACAAATTTTAGCACCACCAACATAACCCATTGCAAATGAACCAGAACCACCTGCACAAATAGAACCACCGTTTGTATTATAATTAGCACTACCCATTGCAAGAGAACCTGTTGTATATGATACAATTGAACTACCTTGATATGCACTACCCATTGCAAGAGAACCTGAACCTCTAGAATATATAGTTGCATTATTATAATTAGCACTACCCATTGCAAGAGAACCAGCACCATTTGGATGGTTTTTTATTGTACCATATGAATAACCAAATGCAATAGAATTTTCACCCGCAATAACAGTACCACCATTATATCCACATCCACCTGCAAATGAGTTATATGCATTTGAACAAGTATTTCCACCTATTGCTAACGAATTTTTACCAGTTGCTTTAGTATAACTACCAATCGCTAATGAGTTTGCACCACCTTCAAGTGTATTATAACCAATCCTTAAACTATGCGAATCGTTTGTACTAATTTCTGTGTTACCTGTTAATGTACCACCAAGCACTATATTATTACTTGTTTTTGTTAATCCATTAGAAGCTGTTGTAGGAACATTATCGAATTGTGATAAATCAACAGTTATATCACCACTAATTGTTCTAGATAATTCTAATGTACTTGCATTCATTGTACCACCACTAACAACATCAGCAGCTAATACTCCTGATGATAATGTTAATGCTGTACCTGCAATTGTACTTCCTACTCTTAATCTACCAGAAGTTGAATTACTATCAAAATCTAATCCTGAATTAGTTGCTAATTCAATAGAAACTGATCTATTACCACCAACAATTGAAACTGTTGTACCTGTACCCTCAACCAAGTCAAATAATTTACTAGCAATTGTAAAATTAATTTCTGTTATTCCTACTGTAATGGGATCTAGTGTTGTTACTAACCATGATGTACTAGATAATGTATTACCAGTTACAATGAATGTAAATGAACCTTGTGATACTTCACCTACAGGATCACCATTAAAATCTCCTGATCTTGTGAATCCAGAAGCAGATGCTGAATAATCATATATTCCATTTTCAACAATATTACTTTGATTTTTTATTAACACTCTCCAACCATCTTGAACAACAATACCATCTAATGTTGTACCCGATACGAAAGTACCACCACTAATATCAATATTACCATCAGAAGCAGTTGTAGCAACTATTGATGCATCTTTTGGATCTAATCCAGATGCAATTGCATCAACATATGCTTTATCAACCAATGATCTATCTGTATAATCTAAAGAATAATCAGCTACATATTGTAAACCAGCAGCAGTTGCTCTATTATCAGTTACTGAAAATAAATTTGAATTATAATCTAAATTAAATCCAACACCACTTGTAAAATCATCACCAGCTAAAGTACCTGATTGTGATTTAATTACTAATTGTGAATTAGATTTAGCATTTAAATCTAATATTCCTGAAGCACCTGTTGTCGAAAGAGTACCATTAGTTAAATCATTAATTGCTAATGAATATCCACCAGCACCAATTGTTGTATTACCACTTAATGTTCCACCTAATATTACATTACCATTTTCTACAGATAAACCATTAGTAGCACCAGTTACATTAGTAGATACACCACCAATTTTAACAACAAGATCACCATCCGTGACACCATTTTCATACCAATATTCTTCATTGTTTATATTTACCGTTAAACCTTCAAATCTTAATCCTTCAACAATCGTATTATTAACTTCAGTAACACTACTATATGGTATATTAAGTGTTGGATTTAAATATTTATTTTCAATTGGTTTCCCTAAGTTAGCTTGAATGTTATCATTTAAAATAATTGCCATTTTCTCTATTTTTTATTTTTTCTTTTATTTATTAACTATTTCTAAATTCCACATTTGTTTCAATGCTTTTAGCTTCTGAAATATAAAATTTATAATTTATACCACCCCAAAGAGTTGTTGGTGAATTTACATTTACTGTTGAAGGTGCTGGATATTTATTACCACTAGGGTATACGCCACCAATTATTCCATTTGATAATGCTGTTACATACCATATTACTTTTGTTGTTTCGCTTGCTGGATGTGCCATCCATGTCCATTCAGCACCTGAAGTATTAAAATTAGCATTTACAGTTCCACTTGAAGCTGCTACTACTTTAGTACCACTATCAATTAATGCTTGATTAGGTGTTGGTCTTGTTGCACCAGCATCTGTTCCATAAAACCAAGGGTATATACCTGTTACCGTTGTAGACTTTGAACCTGTTGTACCTGCTGCTAATGGTGTACTAAAATTACCACCAGCACTATCTAATGGTTGTTCACCAATATCATATGATACTGTTGAACTCCAAGTATTTGCACCTAACAATATCACATAATCAGTAATTGATGGTGATAAAGATAACGATGTGGATAATGTTGAAGATGGTAAACCTGTACCAGTAAAATTATATGTATTTGGTAATCCACTTCTAAATCCTGATGTGCCATAAGCTGGTGTTATTAAACCCCTATCAAATGTTGCAGTGAAATTAATTGTACCCAGGTGCAACTAATGTTGGAAATAATGTAGGAACTAAAAGTTCTTCTAACAATTCATTTGATGTTTTACCTGTTAAAACAGTACCTGTTGTAATTCCACCAACATCGATTGCTGCTGGTGAAGATAGATTATAAGTAATACCACTAGTACCACTAACAACATTATCATCAACATATTTTTTTGTTACAATTTCTTCATCATTAGTAAATGTTGGTTGTGAATTATATTTTAAACTACCATCATCACCAATAATATTATCACCTAATAAGTTTAATGTTGAACCTGTTTGTTGTTCAAATTTACTATTATCTAAATTTAATTTTGTGCTAAATGCCATTTTCTATATATTTTTATTTTAATATTTATTTGGTTTCAATTTAATATAAATAGTTTTTTTTTATCTATAACCCAATTATTTTTTTATTATTATGGTACTTGTGAAGTTACACTCCAAAACACTCCATTATAAACAATTGTAAATGAACCATAATCAGTATTAATTAATGCACTAATATCATTTAATATATTATTACCATTTCCATTAATTGTAATATTAGTTGTACCAGCAGTACCAACACCATCAATAAATGTAACCTCATTCCCAATTAGTGGAGATGAACTTAAAGTATATCCTGTTGTACCTGATGCGATATAAATTTTATCTGTTGTTGTTGTTGGGATGTTTATATTAATACCTGTTGTAACAAAAGTTTCTTTTGGTGTCCCACTTCCACCTGATAATGCACTTAAATCAGCAATAATATCTGGTAATCCAATAGTTCTACTTAAAATTAAATTACTACCAACTAATGTTGCTCCTGAAACAACACCATCTGTAACACCACTCACACCAATATTAACATTAATATCAGATAAACCTTGTGTTCTATGTAACAATAATGTTGAACCACTATATGTCGCACCAGATACATATATATCTTTAACTGTTTTTACTAATAAATCACCATCACTAATAGCAGTTTCATACCAATATTCAACATTACCAATATTAACAGTTAAACCAATATATCTTTCAGAAGATAATATTATACTATTAACTTCCGCAATTGAAGCATATGGTAAATTAGAGTTATTTAAGTATCTCTTATCTACTGGTTTCGGTGCTGATATTTTAAAATTATCGTTAAATGCTATTGCCATTTTATTTTATTTTAACTATTTTTAAATGTTAATGTATAAGGAACACCACCATCATATGATGATGTTTGAAAATTACTTATATATATTTTATAATTAATACCACTCCATAAAGAAGTTGGTGAATCAATATTTATTACATCAGGATCTGGAAATAAATTACCACCTCCTGAAACAGCACCACCAATTAATCCATTATTACTCGGTGAATTCGAACCTTCCCATTTAGTTTTTGATGTTGATATATTTGGTATTGCAAACCAAATCCACTCACCAGTTGCATTAAAATTACCAACAGATATTGTTCCAACACTACTAGTAACTTGTTTATTTATATCACCACTATCAATTAATGCTTGATTAGGTGTTGGTCTTGTTGCACCAGCAACAGTTCCATAAAACCAAGGGTATATACCTGTAATTGTATTTGAAACTGCACCTGTTGTACCTGCTGCTAATGGTGTACTAAAATTACCACCAGCACTATCTAATGGTTGTTCACCAATATCATATGATATACTACTTGTCCATGTATTACTACCTAATAAAATACTATAATTCGTTATTGACTGATTATCAGTTAATGCTGTTAATGCGACAGGTAAAACAGGTAAATCTGTTCCAGTATAATTATATGTATTTGGTAATCCACTTCTAAATCCTGATGTGCCATAAGCTGGTGTTATTAAACCCCTATCAAATGTTAAATAAAACCAACTTCCTTTATTGCAGTTTGATCATCTATAAACATATTACTTGGTGCAACCAATGTTGGTGTATAAACTGTTGTTACAATATCTTCAATTATTTCTGATAATGTTTTACCAATTAATGGTGTTCCCGAAACCATGCCACCAGCATCAATATTTGATGGTGATGCACCTGTATATATTGGTTGTGTGTTACCAGTGACTTGGGTAAATATTATTATCTCACTACCACTTGTTGTTACCACAGTATCACCAGAACCTTTAATTGTTCTTAATTCAGCAGTAGTACCACTTAATCCAGAATAAACTTGACCAGCACCAGTACCTGTATTTTGAATACCAACAATACTAGTTCCACCAGAAGCTGTAATTTTTTGAACTAATTGACCATCTGCAACACCGTCTTTATACCAATACTCTTCATTAGCTATGTTAACAGTTAGACCTAAATATCTTTGGGCAATACCAATAGTTGTATTAACCTCTAAAACGTCAACATAGGGTGTATTATCACCATTAAGATACTTATCATCTAATGGAGCACCAACTAATATTTTTAAATTATCATTTAATATAATTGCCATAATTAACTATTTCTAAATTCCATATAAGTCGCAGCTTGTTGTTTATTTGCGATATATATATCATAATTTACACCAGACCATAATCCTGTTGGTGAATTTATATTTATTCCAGCAGCACTATCACTTACAAGTGAAGGAAATAAATTACCACCTGCTGACACCAAACCACCAATTACACCATTTGATAATCCATTTACATACCAAATTAGTTTTGATGTTGATGTACTCGGTATTGCAAACCATACATAATCATCACCTGTTGCACCAAAATTATTTACTATTATTGTACCATCACTACCTGCAACTACTTTAGTACCACTATTAATTAATGTTTGATCTGGTAATGGTCTATTTCCACCAGCAACAGCACCACCAGAAGGAACAGTTCCATAAAACCAAGGATATATACCAGTTATATTTAATGACTTTGAACCTGTTGTACCTGCTGCTAATGGTGTACTAAAATTACCACCAGCACTATCTAATGGTTGTTCACCAATATCATATGATACTATTGAACTCCAAGTTTGTATACCTAATAGTATTATATAATTTGTAATTTGTTGGACATTAGTTAATGATGTCGATACTGCTGTTGTAGGTAAATCTGTTCCAGTATAATTATATGTATTTGGTAATCCACTTCTAAATCCTGATGTGCCATAAGCTGGTGTTATTAAACCCCTATCAAATGTT